GCATTACCGGATACTTTAGCATCATATCCGATAAAGCAGGTAGGTTCTACTGATGCAGAGTCAGCTACCCAACCACCTTCAAATCCATTTGGGTTTTTATGTCGTTTAGCTAGAACTGATCCTGCTCCATCTTCAAAATCGAATGTATTTTCCATTATTATCTCCTCTTTTTAGTATTCTAGTGAATTAATTATTTCTGGAAGTTATAATATCTTGGTAGAACAAACATAGTCATATTCATTTAATTTGACTGTTATGTATAAAGATTAAATCATTCCCATAAATTCATCTTCAGTTAGAATAATAACTCCAAGAGATTTTGCTTTGTCCAGTTTTCCACCAGCATCTGCACCAGCAAGAAGATAGTTAAGTTTTTTGCTAACAGATGAAATTGTGCCACCATTATCAGTGATCATCTTTTCAAACTCTTTTCTACCTTTAGTAAGTGTCCCTGTGATACAGAAACTTTTACCAGAGATAGAAGAATTTGTGTTAATATTGGTAGCTGTTTTGACTTCAGGTTTCCATCGTTTATCCTTAATAATGGAAAGCATAACATGAAGATTTGATTTCCAATCAGGAGCAATCTTGTCAATAATTTTCTGACCAATGCCTTCAGGATAACCAGTAATTGATTTGGTGACATAAAGCATATTCGATGTAAAAATAACATCGAGATTATTACCATCCCCGAATGAATAAAACTCAAGAATCTTCATAATATTCTTTCTACCAGCACCATTGAAGGTCATACAGGAGAAGATATCTTCTTGGCTTTTAGAAAAAACATTCTTCTTAATTTCTTTAACAAAATTGTCTTGAGATTTAGAACCATCAGACACAAATGAAAGCATATCATCAAATGTCAGAACGTTCCAGTTTTCGAGAGAAGTAGCAGTAACACCTTCAACTCCACATTTGATAAGAAAACTTTCAAGTGATTTGATTTGAGTTGCGCCACATGTCAGATTAGTACACTTCAGATCAACACCAGCCCAGATAAGAGCAGTGCCACAAGAAGGACAAATGGTAGGTAGAAATGAAAAATTAGACATGTATATCTCCTTTATTTTATATATACTCAATATATATTTCTATTGTTTATTTGTCAATTAAAAATCATCCGATAACTTTGATGATTTTGGGAATAACTTCACCAGATTTGATTAGGAGAACTTTAGTTCCTTTTTGGATTTTATTTTCCTGAATGAATTTGGCATTATAACCAGTTGCACGTTGAACGGTAGTTCCATCAATTTCAGTAGGTTCAACAAGGACTACTGGTTTAAGAAGACCACCTTTACTGATATTCCATTCAATACCAATAACTGTAGTTTCGACACCAGTTGAATTAATTTTGAAAGCAATTTTACTTTTAGGGTAAAAGGTATTTTCAGGAACATAATTAGCGTCAGAAATAACCAAACCATCCATTGCATACATAGCATTTGAACGACGATGATCATACCATACTTTAAGTTGTTCATGAAGATCATTAGTTACATCAAAAAAACCAATTCCTGAAGTTTTAAATCCAAGATTATCAAGAAAAGTGAATTGGGATTCGATAGTCATATTACCAGAAAGAACTTCGTAAGTATACGCATGAATATATTTGAGACGAGTAGGATCAACATCCTTAGCATTCATAATACCAGCAGTACCGGAACGTTTGTTTTTAAATCCAAGAACATCAACACCATCCTGATGAATAGTTACTTCACCACGAATATCAATAGGATCTGTATTGCTGATGGTTTGGGGAATATTGATATATGGTGCTTTTGGAGTCCAGTCAGTTCCTTCATCACCATCACCACGCGAAGTTAGAAGAGTCAGTTTTCCATTGCGATATTCTGCATAGAAAGAACAACCATCAATTTTATCAGATACAAAGACTTCATTGATTTTTTGATCTTTTAACCATTTGATGAATTTATCAGATTCTTCAAATTTGAATTTAGTGAGAGAACCAAGGACATAACTATTTGCTACAGTTCCTTTGGATTCAGTGAGTGTTTTTTGAAAGGAAACAAACTCAATAAAGTCAAGTTCAGATTCAAGATCTTCGAGAAGAGAATCATACTCTTCGTCTGAAATGATAGAGTTGCCGTTACGATAAGCATTGTTGGCATCAATAATTTGAGATTTAATAGAATCAATAGACATATATAACTCCTTCGTTGTTAGTATAAAAATATATTACACTATTATTATTTGTTTGTCTATTATAAATTTTTTTAATATTCAACTGTTATATAAGTATTACCGGATACTAGCATCACCAAATAATTTAGCATCACCGGATACTTTAGCATTACCGAATACCATAGCATAACCGAATACTCTAGCATTGTCGAATACTCTAGCATTGTCGAATACCATAGCATTACCGAATACTTTAGCATAACCGGATACTTTAGCTTTATCGGATACTTTAGCATTACCGGATACTTTAGCATCATATCCGATAAAGCAGGTAGGTTCTACTGATGCAGAGTCAGCTACCCAACCACCTTCAAATCCATTTGGGTTTTTATGTCGTTTAGCTAGAACTGATCCTGCTCCATCTTCAAAATCGAATGTATTTTCCATTATTATCTCCTTTGTTTAAAGACTATTTTTACATCAGTTTACGATATACTTTTGGAGGATAACCAAAATCAACCAAAGTTCGATTCATTTTTTCAAGAGAATTAATGACTTGTTGTATTGCCCAGTCAATCTGTTTGTCCTTGATTTCTTTAACAACAACTTCAATATCAATATTCCAAGTTTCAGGGACAGTACGTTTACCACCATCACGACCATACATCAATTTAAAAAAATTCTGCCACTGAACAGGAAGTTTATTAACATTATCAGTCAACCAGATTCGTTTGAAATTTTTCAATTCACTCGAAGACATATTATTTTCCTTTCAACATATCATTGAGTTCTTTTTTGATACGTCTTGCAGTCTCGCCCCGCCAGCTATTAGCATTAGCAAGAAAATATGCAACAACACTTTCTCCAGAATCATAATAGAACTTATCAGTGATTGAGTTGAGGGATTCCATTGCTTGAAGATATGGAACGGCTCCAAAATAAACATTCTTCCAATCTTGCCGAATTTCTTTTGCGATTTCATAGATAGGACGTTTCATAATTATCTCCTTGTTAGTTATTTAACTATAATATATTATGAATTATTTGATGATTTTTACTTCATACCCTAGAAGTTCAGAAATCTGTTTGATTGTAAGTTCTTTTACTGGATTCATTTCCTTATTAAATTCTTCTTCAGTATATTTTTCACCTTTGATATACCATTCCTTATATCCATTATGCCATTCGATAGCAGGACCATCAACACGATGGTGGTTCCCATTTTGACTCCAGCGGATAGTTCCAGTATTTTCAACAGTTACTTCGTAAGTTTCCATTTTGTTTTCTCCTTGGTTGAAATAAATATACTAGATATTGATTTAATTGTCAATTAAATAATTAACAAACCCTCCCAATACAAATATTTTCTTCATCGTAAATTTCAATAAATGAGCAACCTTTACCTGTGGGATCATGGACAGCTTTATATGTCCATTCAGGATCATTACTTTGTAGCATTTCGACAAATCCATCTACTTCAGTTCTTTTAAAAAGACGATATGTTAAATTGACTAATCTCATTTTATTTACCTCAATCATAATTCCAAGGATTTGAAACTTCACGTAGAATAGGGCATTCGCCTTCATCAAAAGTATCAATATCTTTTGATACTTTTTCAGTGAATTCATTACATTTACGTCTGAAAGTTCTATTGTCACTTTTAAGTGCTTTGTTAAAAGCAGTTCGTGATCTGTTATAATTATAATGTTTTGATCTACTCATTTGGAAGTACTCCTATTTTATAACACCAAGGATGATAAGGTTTCCCATCTTTTCCTTCACGAATTTCTCTATATACAGTATAGTCATGCTGATGCCATGAAATAGTACCTTCACAATATGCACAAATTTTAGTATCTGCAGTATCTTCACAGCCAAAAATTATTGAAATAATAACAATAATACAGAATAATTTAATTACATTTTTCATTTACAATTCTCCAATCTTTTGAGTTGTTTTCTTTTACGTTTTTCTTCTGCTTTACTTTCAATTTTTTCATAAGGAACTTTTGGTTTCTTTGCATATTTTCTGGAAATACGGTCTAACCCAGATGAAAATGATTCAAGACCCATTCCCATACATAATCCATCCATTGTAGCCATATATAAACTATCTGTTAATAATACTTTGGGCGTCCTATTTGTTACTGTTTCTATATTAGAATTTTCTTTATGCATTATATTATCTCCTAGTCAATGTTTGAATAAACATAAATACCTTTAATACCAGCCAAAGTGAATACTTTAGCAGCAGCATAAGCACATGCCTCATTCAGACCCCATTCTTGGCGACCAGAATATTTATGTTTGAGAAAAATTGCACCATTATAACCATTTTGGATTTTCTTAATATATTTGGAGAAAGCAGTGCGTTTATCAGTAATACGAATATGAACCATGCCGCACACATCAAGCATAGTTCCTAGACAAGGACCATATTGTTTGCCTGTCAGAACATCAGCATTATAAACAGCAAAAACTGGTTTGGTATGTTCATCCACCCATTTCTGACCTGCTTCTTCAGCCGCTTTCGTTGCCTGAGCAATTACATCATCAAATCCATTTTGAGTTTTCATAAGTCTCCTTTAAATTAAAAAGTCTTCTTAGTTAGTAGCTAAGAAGACTTTAAATTATAATTGAATTGTTGTCAATATTTATTTTTGATGAGATTTAAATCCTTTATATCTATTTGCTCCAGCGGCAACTAAGGTTGATTATAACATCAGATTCCAGATCTGTCAAATTTAAAGGCTGGATGTGATTGCACTTCCTTGCACTACTGTTCCTGAAAACCCACCAACAAATGAATCACCAACTCTAACTGCTTGTTTTCCTTCAATAAATAACACAGAAGAGGATGCGACAAGAGTTCCTGTATGACCACAATTACCTATAACTATATCACCATTTAACCCTGCTGGCAACCCATCAATAGATGCGATAGCTGAAGTGGCTAAAACAATTCCAGTCATAGGAATTGGTGAATTATGTAGAGTACAAACACCAACACAAGTATCACCATGTCGAGCTAAAGGAATCATGAGTTAACTCCTTTAATAGTCCAGTTATGCTTTTCTAATAATTCTGCATAACCATAATCTTCTAATAATATAGTTTTTACATCTAGACCAGTTAAAATAGTCTTAGGTTTCCCGTATACCTTATACACCATCAAATCTGTTGAAGAATTAAGTATACTTTGTTGTAAATTTATAAGATTAGTAATATCACTTGTTACGCTATCATCAATAATAACGTCAAGTGCTGATAATGATGCTGAGATATAACCTTTTGCAGTTATATAAGTTGCTGATGCTTCAGGAGTACTTAATTCTTCATCAGCATACCACATTTTATAGTTTAATAAATCTGTATTGGTAGAAATTGGATTGCCATCAAATCCAGAAACAGAAACACCTGTCATAACAAATCCAGTATAATCAGGTAATTCATAATTTATAGAATTAAAAATATCAATAGCACTAGCAGATACACTTTCAATTGGATCTGCACCTTCTGTAATCATTACATCTTTATTGTTGATATAAGAATATAAAGACAATAAAGTTTGTTTGAATGTATTTAATAGATTAGTGCTATTAATATAATTATTAAAATGAACTTCTGTATTATTTAATTCCGATGTTAATGTAGACAACATTTCTGATTCGTTAATATATTGTGGAGTACCTGCATAAGATGAATTTACACTGGTGACAGCATAACTATAAAAATCATTAACACCACTAGATACTGTTACAGTCCAATAATCAATTGCTTCTTGCTTCCATGTTTCAAAATCAATCAGTTTCATATATACTCCATTTTATTTTTATTTATCCAAATAAAAAGGGACTAGATTTCTCTAGTCCCTTTTGTTAAACTATGTTGGATGTTATTAAAATGAACCGACATACTCTTGGAAACTGGCTCCAGTAGGAACAACGATAGCACTTACGCGAATGAATTCTGCAACTTTAGTAGGTTGTAGATAGATATCAATAACAAGACCATTTGAATCAATAACTTGACTTGTATTGTTAGATTCATCGATAACTAGTTTGTAAGCATATAGACCTCTACGTGCTTGAACTGTACGTAGGAATGGGTCGATGATGTTAAACAAACGAGTTCTAGTGAATGTATCATTAAACTCGAAAAGACCAATATTTGAAGCAGTAGCAATTGATTTTTCAAGGTAGATAAGAAGTCTACGAACGTTAACTCTATCAAAAGCTGAAGGAGTTGCAGTAGCAGTCTTTTGACCCCAAACAATAGCAGAACCTTCACCTGCAATTGCCATGATTGGATTGATACTATTTACATATAGTTCATCTCTATTTTGTTTATTAGGGTTGAATGCAAGTTTAATAGCATTTTTGATAACACCGCGAAGTGTACCAGCAACAGCCCACCAAGGATCATTAGTATTATCAGTTTGTGCATATAGACCAGCAAGGTCGCCTGATACGTTAACCCAACGATTCACATTATTAAATTTATCATATTGATATTTCATGTTACCATAAACAGCAGTGTATGTACCAAATGTATAGAAAATTTTACCATCAAAATCTACTTGTGAACCAAAATTATCAAGAAGATAAGAAGTACAATCAGTGTTTGATTTTGTTGAAAGATAAGCATAATCAAAAGGAGCAACAATAGCCATACAGTCTTTACGAGATTCTGCTATAGTTGATGCATAGTTCATATCAAGTGCATGACAAATCAGAATATTAATGTCAAAAGATTCAGGATCAGCAAACATAGAATAAGCTTGCATGATATCACCTTGAGTATAACCAAAAGCATCATATACTACTTTGCCATATTCAACTTTTTGAGGATAAATTGTAGCTGAAAGAGCAGGAGTACTTAAAATTTTAGGCAAAGCAGTTGGACCTGTATCTACACGTTGACTAGTAGTGCTACCAATTTTACAATATAGTGATTCAGAAGTTTTGAAGAATAAATCTTCAGCATAAATCAAGCTACCATTAACGTCTCTAGCATCTGGTGTATATGAAGCAATACTTTGTTCAAAACTCTCATAAAGACCAGAATCATTTTTACGAAGTACAACTACAGCAAATTCACCATTTGCATAGTTAGGTGGATATTCAAAAATTTTATTAAAAGGTAGTAATGACTGAGCAATCACGCTAACAGGTTCGCCACCAGAAAGAGATAGAGTCATTCTAGTTTTTTGAATAAGACCAGCATCGTATACTTTATCAAAGTAGTTGATACCAGTAATTAAACTATCAAGAGTAATAATAGAAGTAGCAATAGATAAAGAAGATGAGACACTTACATCAAGAGGAGCAGGAGAAACAAATGTAATTTTATTTAATGTTTCATCAACAGAAGCAACAATTAGTGAAAAAGTTTCATCAATATCAACTACTACACCGGGTTCTAGAATAAAACCGGGTTGTAGATATAATTCAGTAGCACCAGCTTCAATACCAAATTGAACGTTAGCATTATTATATGCAGTATATGCAACATATTGTATTTCATTCAATGATAGTGGACCAGTAGATACTTCAGCAGAAGAATTATTTAAAGTTACTATATATTCTAGAGCATTGTTAGGATTATTTTGAATATTAGTAACATAAGCAGGTACAGCAAAAGCAGTAGCTGAATATGCACCTTTTTTTAAGGTAAATCCTTCTTTAAGAGCATAAAAATTAATACCACCAGCAACAGGAGTCTCACCAGAAACTACATTAGCCCACATAGGACCAATATCAACAGCATCAATAGTTCTATCAAAAGTAATAGTAGCAGTTGCACTAGTAGATTGACTAACAGTAGTAACAGTAGCTAATTTTGAACCATTAAGAATTACTTTAGAACCATTAGTTAAAGTAGGGACACCAGAAGCAGTAACGCTAGTAGTTCCAATTGCATTAGTAACATTAGCGAAAAATTCCAAACCAATTGGAGATTTGAAGTATTTTGGAGTTGAGCAGATACCAAGAGCATATCTTTGATTAGAAGTAATTTCTCTATTGAAGAAATATAGAGATTCAGCGGCATCACTGAAATTCTCAAGAGTATTTTCTGCAACGCGAGGATTGAAGAGATTTTCTTGAGCTAGATTTGATGAACCGGCAGTTCCAGTAATACCAATACCAGCATTTTTTACAGTAGTATTAGCATCGATAGGTCTAACGACATAAAGTGATGATGAATATTGTAAAAAATTCCAACATTGAAACCAATCTTGGTAGTTAGCAGTATTTGGCTTGCCAAATTTGCTAATTAAGTCAGTTTCATTTGTAATAGAAGTGATATCTAATGCTGGTCCTTGATCTGCTCTTAGTATCATACCTGTTTTAGCAGAAGGTAGATTAGGAACACTTCCTGTTAGATTGATTTCACGAACGGTAACTGCGGGACTTAGTGAAAATCCTAAAGCCATAATTATAATTCCTTTCTTGTTATGTTTCTATTTGTGTACATTTATTTATAAAAATAATTTTTAATTTTGGTAAAGAATATTTTTCATAAATAATAAGTTATAACCAATGGAAATCTCCTTTTGGAATTTCTAAATCATCATCAGGCATAACAATGTCTAATAGTGAATCATCTTCTTTTACCCCACTATCACCTATGATTTTTGCAAGTTCTGCGTTATTTTCAATCAAACCAACATCTAGACCTTCAGCCAATAAGAAAAATATGGAAGCAATCAATGACATAATTAAGTCATCTTGATATCCCTTCTCAGCTTCATATGACATTTTCTTTTTAATGAATGTACTTAATTGTGAAATAGTATCAAAATCTCTTAATATTAATTTACTGTGTTCAATTAATAATCTTAAGTTTTCACACCCAAGTCTTTTTGTTTTCTTTGTAGTTCTAAAACCGGGAAGACTACCTTTCTCGAAATACACATTTTCATATTCGAGATCGAAGTGAAGCATGTTTGCTACTTCTTGTCCTATTTCATTATTTTCAACAAACACAATCGCATTATTAAAGTAATGACCTAATGTAAAAATTATTTCTGGTGATTGTAAATATGACACTCCTTTTTTAGCAAAGAAAACGCATACCTGTCTAATAGGGAAAACAGTTATATCTAACACTTGCATACCTAAAGCATCACCAATACTTTCTTCTGTCATTTTTGCTGAGTCAGCGCCGATAACATATTGATGACCTTTTTTAACATCTTCATATAGTTTGAAATAAGGATGAAGTCTAGCATCAAACTTATCTAACAAAGTACTTTCGTTTAATGCTTCTGCGTGTTTCAATTCAGTTATAACTTTAGGATCTACAAGAGTAGTTATAGAACCTAATGCTTGATTACCATATTCCTGATTGAATCTTGTTTGTCCGATGTTAGCAATAGTTTCTGCTTTCCATTTTTCATCTCTACCGGGAACTTCCCACCAATCAACTCTAATTGGTTCGAATTCACTTGCTCCTTCTGTAGCATCATTCCAGTCACGATAGAAATGGTTTAGACCACAAAATGTAGAAACATATATTACTCTTGATGTAGGAGAAGATGAAACTGTAGGATAAACAGAAGATAAGAAAGCATCCCAAAGATTATGTGGAATGAAAGCACGTTCATCAATAATTAGACAATTATGTACACTTATACCATTACAAATAAATGAGTTGTTATCTTTGACATTTAGTAAGTCAAATACTTCATTATTTTCATAAAATATTTCCTTACAAATAATTTCATCTATACCATTTTCAGTAATGACGGTATCACCTATTTTAAGTTCAATAGCTTCAATAAAGTTATTGGGAGTTTCTATTAGATGTTCAATTGTACATGTTAAATTATAACCATTACTTGTTTCTATATATATCATTTCATTTCTGGAATTAATAGAAATTCCATCAAAATCTTTAAATCCATCTTTAGTTAAAACTTCATATATGTTATTTTCTTTTACCATACCCATACTTAAATCCTTCTGGTAATTCATCTGATTCTAAAATATATTTTCTTTCATTCGTTACTTCATTATAAATCCATTTCATTCCTTTATTTTTAGCTGGTGAATTTTCAAATCTTCTTTTTTGTGCTTCTTTCATATTTTGTTTTGCTTCTTCACTACGTTTCATTCCTCTGTGTGTGTCAGCAGTTTTTTTAATTTTTTCTGGATTGTTGTTTATTTTATTTTGCCAATCATGAATTCGACCTTCATGTTGTTCTCTTATTTGTTGTTTACTTTCTTCCGTATGATTGCCCCAAGATTTACCTAATCGTTTTTGTCTTAAGATTTCTTTTGTTTCATCTGTATGGTGTTTCCCTTTAAAACTGTTTGAACATTTTTGTTTAAATTCATCTGTTATAAATGATTTATCTCTATTAGAGAAAATGTCAATCATTCTATCTTTATTTTCATCCCAAAATTGTTTACTTGCTTTTGAAATTTTTTCTTTGTGTTCGTCTGTTGGTTTATACCAACTATTATTCTGTTGGATTGTAGCAATTGTTTCTTTAGAATGAGTTTTTCCATAGAAAGGATTGTTTTCACCATACATTACAGGATTTATATTCCCACCTTCTGAAATATTATAAGTATCTTCCCTTAATGTAAATTCCTTTGTTACATATTCTTTTTCTTTTTCAAACGCATGAGTTACTTCATCATTATTGAATATGTGTAAATATTCTCTTTTAAAATTTTCTTTTCCATATTTCTTTAGTGCTCGTTTTATTAACTTACCACTTCCATAATAATTATCATTTAAAATATCTGTTCTATGAACTCCAATATAAATTTTATTGTTTATTAAATTTGTTATCTTATACACAACTACCATAATGCACACTCCTGAATGTTTTATCTTATTTATAAAATTTAGATAAGTGTGCGTTTATTTAATTCATCAATTGAAATATTCTCAATCTTTCCTGTTAATTTGTTTTTAATTGTTACTATATTATCACCTGTCACACAAGAAATTGAGCGACCACGAATAGCAGTTGAGCTAGTTGATGCCGCAATTACCATTGAACCATTTTCTAAACGAATAGATCCAACGTTCCATAAAGTTGTACCTTGTTTCAACCACATTGGAAGTAGTTCATATGCTTCTTTAATTTTACGTAAAATATCTCTTGATTGTTCAGCTTTGTTTGCAAGTATAGCAACACGTTGATCTTTGTGAAAAAGTATTAACCAACAGACGAATATTTCGAAAGATGTTGATTTACCAGCCTGACGGGTAGCAAGAACAATATTAAATCTTTTATTGACGTAATTATCTATCATTTTTACTTGATAATCACGCAATATAGGAATGATCATACCTTCAGTTAGTGATAGAATCTTGTAAAAGTTTTCAGCAAAGAATCTCCAATCAGTAGCGCACTTCATAAACAATTCTATATGTTCTTCTGTATATGCTAAATCAGTTCCTTTGCCTTTCAAATTTGTGTTACCATTGAATGATAATTCTTCACCATTAATATCATATTGGAAATCAGATATAGATCTTGCTAATTCTTTGTAGTACTTTTTATTCTTTTTAATTTTTACAACTTCTGGTTCCATTTCATATTCCTTAATAAAAAAATCTCTTACTTTATTTAGTAAGAGATTTTTATGATATATACTATTTTATTTTTTTATTTTTTATTACTATGCTTTGCGGCTTGGATAGCATCAGCATGATCATCAAATACTGCTAAGATACCAGCATTTTTTAATCCTTGTCTTGGTTTAACTGCAACTCCATCTCCTGTGTCAACTAAAGCATACTTCCATGTATCTGATGTGCCGGGATGTTGATTATAAGTATTTTTATATTCATCTCTAAAATTACCATCAGAATCTTTTGTCAACTTTTCTTTCAATAGTTTTAGCATTTTGCTTATATTTGATTCAGCACGAATTGTTTGTTGTTTACCATCCTTTTCAGCAATCTCAAGAGCAATGTCATATCCTTTGACTTTTCTTTTAGGAAACATTTTTTGAAATATTTCTTGGGCCTTATTCTGTGCGTCGAGTTTACCCTTATCACTAGTCACTTCAATCTTTTTATTATCATAAAAAGCTATGTAGCCATAAACAGCTTCATTCATAGACTCATTTTTAGGACGCATTTTTTCATATTTACCACCCACAAATTCAGGAACAGATCTAAATTTAATTTCAACATCTTGGCCATACATTTCTACTGCTACTGCAATAGCATCTTCTTTATCATCAGAATAATAAGCACCATCTTCATAACCATCTTTAGCTGGAACTCTAAATTCTCCGTCAGCTTTTTCTATTGTAATTTTCATAATATACATTTCTTAATCAAATAATTCAGAATATTCTTCTTCTGCTTTTGAGGTAATGTTTCCTTTATTATCTAAAAACCCAAGTCTAACTAATTTAGAACGCTCAGAAGCAGATATTGTATCTCCATTTATAGCTTTGTCGATAATATCTTTAATGGAATTATTTGATGCTTCTGATAAATCCATAGCTTCTTTCATATCCTTTTTTCGTAACTCTGGATTATTAGGATATGTTGGTTTACTATTACAATATTTTGTTTTGCCACAAAGTTCACCATTTTTCTTCACAGCAAATTCAGTATTTTCGAGCCAATCTTTATCATCTTTAAAATGTAATGGATATGTTTTTCCATCTTTCCAAATTTGTTTAGTCCATTCTGGTTTGTTGTTACCAGTAAATCTATTTACAAATTTAGATTTTGCTTCTCGTTGTTGTTCAGGAGAAAGTCGTGAACCTTTTACCCATTGTTTTTCTGCTTCCATTATAAGTGATAGTGTTTTATTAAAATCCATTATATTATTCCTTATCTTGATTTTTCAGATTTGTATGTATCAGATGCTGATTTAGCTGCATCTTGAGGTGTCTTTCCACTATTAAATGCATGTGTTGCACTATCCCAACATACTCTTCCCGGTTGATAATCTTTGCGAGTAGATAATGCTTTCTCATAATCTAACATCCATTTTTGTTTCTTTGATGGTTTATTAGATGCTTCTTGTAGAAGTGCTAAAGTTTCTTTGAAATTCATAATAGTATCCCTTTAATTTATTTTTTCTACTTTAATTGCTTTTCTTTTAGTTTCTTTGCCATTTTTGGTTTCAACAGTAAAAGGTTTACCAATAAAATATTTTTTAGCATCTGCTAAAGTAATATCAGCAGCCATATCAGTTGTACTAGTAGTACCATCATCATATGTAATTTTATATGCAGTTAATGGTTTAGATTTTTCCATTAGATATTTATCAAATTTGCTCATAATTTATCCTTCGTAGTATTGTAATTCTTTATCTGATGCTTCGAGATACCCATGTTTATTATCATCAAATGGAATAATTTTAGTCTTATTCCAATCAATTAATTTAGACGCATTATCATTAAATATTAAAATTTGATGTGGAACTTGTGTTATTCCATTTTTGTCATACACTCCATCAAATCCTTTTTCTTTTAATTCACTTTTATCAATACCTCTTTTAAGAATTGCTAGTTTCAATGGTTTATTAAAAATGAATTCTATAAATGCTCCTTCTTTATCTTTTTTTGCTGAATGAACCCAAGGTGATGTTCTATTCATTGAAGGGTGAACATAAAAACCTGAACCTATTTCATTAACACCAGTAGAATCTTTCATTACTTTTGTGTCTAATATATTTTTAGCTATAGCTAAAGATGTACCATGAAACAAAGATTTATCCTCCCATTGAATTTCTTCAATGGGAGTTGACAATTCAACTAAAAATCTTTTAAAATTTAGCATTAAAATTCAGTTCTAAATTGTTCTGGGAAGTTAGGAACAATAACGTTAGGGTCATAATAATTTACAGAGAAAATTCTAAAGAAATCAGAATCTCCATCACCAGTACCTGAATCTTGTGGATGTTGTGTAAATCCGTAACGATTCATAACCATAAAGTTTTGACTGAAAGGGATAACATCATTTGCAGTATCACCAGAAGTTAACTCATGAATAGTAGTAGTGTAAGGACAGAAGAATAGTCCTGAATCATGTTTCTCTTTTGATTTATGTTTGTATCCAATAACAACATAATGATCTATAGAGAAAGGATCGCAATACAAATCATATGCTCCAATTTTACCAACATAATATGGATTACTTTCTTCTGGTGAAGCTTGAGTGTGTATAGGATTTAAAAGTAAAAAAGCACAAGTAGCTGAGTCAGCCAAAACAAACATAGTACGATTACGTTTTGTTGCTTTAACAATTTCTTCAGCGGCTAAAAAGATAGACCCAAATAAATCATAAGTCAAATCTCCTAAACTAGAACCCATACCAATTGATAAAGGTAGAACAATATCAGATTGCATAGGAGTAGCGATTAATTTGAGATATTCAATAATTTCTCTATCAACTTCTTGTCTAATTTCATTTGATATTGCTTCTGCAACTATATCATATGCCTTTTCTTTGTAAAGAGCTAGTAAATCTTGTAGCTTTTCTTGAGAGAATTTAGAACGAATCTTTCTAGAGATAGTTTCGATTGTTTTAGTAGCTGGTTCAAAGTTAATTTCACGTAAATCACTATTTGTTTCAAGAACCTTAGAATAATTTTTAAATACTTTTTTGATTGTATTTTTATTTGTAGTTGTGTAAAGGATTGTTTCGCCTCCAATAGTATTACCGGCAATAACAGCCCCAATTGGATTTAGTGTTCCTAATGTAGTTGTGTCAAACCCAAGAGAACCAGTTACACAAGCAGCAAGAATATTCCAATACTTATCAACTGAACTTACTGATTGAGTTTGACTTAATCCGGCAGAACTTTCATAAGTAACAAATTCTTGTTTCATCTCTCCATAATATACTGTTAAATAAATGTTTGGAGTTGTATTTACCAAATAAGTTCCACCAGCAGTTACTGATGAAGATGCAGATGCAGCTAAAGTTAATAGACGGGAGTTAGTCCAGTGAACATCATTTTCAATATTTGATTTATCACCAGTGTATATAGCGTTAAGATAAGTGATTTTAGCTCTTGGTGATTTTGTTGGTTGAACAGACGCGATTTGCTCAACTAATGATTCAGGATATATCTTATGAATCAAAGGAAAAATCAAAGGTTCCCATTTAGCGATATCATCAGCCATAGAAACTTCATTTAATGTATTTTGGTACAAAGCGTCACCTAGTGCTTCTGTAAAAAGTTTATCCATATTTAATACCTCTTTGTTTTTATTTTATTTATGATTTTCTTTTATAATATCTAATAATGCTGATGTATTCCCAGAAAATACTATTGTGTTATTAGTTGTTGTACTACCATGACGTTGTTCAACTGATCCATCTGGAACTTTACCTGAAATACCTAATCTCATTTTTTCTATTTCACAAATCTCTTTGTAAATACTAACCATCAATTTTAAATTACTACCAACAGTTTGTTGTAATGTAGCTAAAGCACTTAATGTAGCTGGTTTTAAGTCACCAACATCTAACACAGAAGCAGATTCTAAAATACGTTGTCCTGTTGTAATAAGTTTCATTACATTATTTCTAATTAAAATAAAATCACTTTTAAGTGAATCAATTGAAAATATTTCATGTGAATCAGCAGAAACACTAGCAACAATAGATGGTGTAATATCTATCGAAGGTAACATACTTAATTCATGACTTTCAATATCAAGTTCATCAATAAGTTCTGTAGCTATATTTAACTTTTTTTCTAGTAAGGCGAAATCAAATTCTTTCATATATTATCCAATTATGCGATTAAAAAATCAACTAAAGAAGGAGCATCAGGATCAGGAATAGTAGCTTCTCCGATTGAAGGTGGAATAATATATGTTTTTCCAACTACATCATATGTATACTCATCACCATTATATGTTTGGATTATCCAAGCATTTATCGTAGTACTTTCTTCTATTAATACAGGGCCAAGGTATTCAGTTTCATTTTGATTTTGTGAAGTAGTATATACAGTTCTGAAATTACTATCACCAGATATATCTGGTGTAGAAGTTATTATCATATTAAATGCTGATGGTTGAAATGTTTCTAATGGAGTAATATCTAATGTATAAGCAGATCTAACTAAAATGTAAGTTGAGTTATAAAGGGCGCTAATAGTACCATCAGAAAGTACACAATAATAAAACAAATCAAAATCATCAGTAAATGTCAAAGTTCCAGTATATCGAATAAATTCACCAGCACTACCAGTAATAGAATAATAGATAGGTGCATTATTTGCAAAACAAATGAGATCAATATCGAATGCAAATCCATTATTAACATAAGTTGGATATGTTCCAGCAGACACAGAAGGAATTACATAATTACTAATAGGAGTAAGAATGATATCTTTCTTTAGATGAAAAATAGTTCCATTCATATTAGCAATACAATTTATTTTATAATTACCAGCATATGTATATGTATGTTCTGGAACATCTAAAATAGAATTGAATACGTATTCATTGGTAGCAGAGAACGGATCACCAAAATGCCATATAACTGAAGTATTTTTATCTTTGCCTTGATCTAGTTTAGCAAAATCAATTGATATCACTTTTTTAACAGGACTAGCTACATCAAACAATAATGAAGATGCCATTGTTGCTGATGTAGCTGGTGTTATTTTATATATATCTTGTATTAATGCCATAATTATTATCTTTAATTAATAGTAAAATCTGCTGATGTTGGAACAAGTGGATCACCTACTAACCAGAATCCTACTCCATTTACAAGAATATCTATGTTACTAAATTGAGAAACTGAAGTTCCATTAGAGAAATCAACCCAACAATATAAACGAGTCATACTATTAGTAATTTCTATTGGTCCTTCATATTTATGCGCTGTAAAATCATCATCAATTCTATAATACATGAAGAAACTATTTTGATATGCAGACGCAGAATCATTTGTCAAATATACTAATGAAGAAGGACCACTATCATCAACGAAGGCATGAATAAATGGTGTTGGCAATCCTGATATAGCATCACTTATATATTGTAGTTCTTTTAAAGTTTCAAATTGTTTAATTTTATTTGCATCTGTATAATTAATTTCAGAAGTAGAATTAAGATTGATTAGAGGATTCATTCTATCTGCATTAGATATATATTCTGTGAATTTTGTTTGCATTTTGTTTTGAGCTTCAAGCCATACAGTATCAATTCTTACTATTTCAGTGCCATTTTGCATGTTAATAGTAACACCAGTAATGAAACTCTGAATCTTTTTCATCATATAATAATTTATTTTTATTTGAAAAGTATATACATTAGTAAAAATGCGTTCATCAAATTCTGGTAGATCGGTTGGATTATCTAAACTAACATTAGACAAAGTAATAGGAACAGATTCCGTTAATCGATTATCATAAAGATTTAAATTCAAATTCATAGTAGGAGAGAAGAAAGGTAAAATTTGTTCCATAATTTGGAAATTATCATCTAAATGTCTAGCAATAGAAGCAATTTCAAAATTAAGAATATAAGGAGCAGGAGTGTAAACTTTACCAGTACTATTACTTGTACTATGAGCATAATCTTCTACGATTTGTGTTTTAATTAATCGTCTACTTGCGTCATATTCTAATCCAGATAAATTACATGAAATTCTAGGAAGAATCCATTGCATTTCAATAGGATTTAAATCACGCATAGCAGGGTCCATTGCTTTTCGTCCAGCAGATGAACGAACAATTTCAACCCACTTTTCTCTAGTTGCCCATTGAATAGGAACAGGAATTACTTTGCGTTGTGCATATACAGACTCACCAGATACAGAAATTGTTTTGTATTTTTCAATAGAAATTCTACTAAACCAATCCATTAATGCGATAGAAACCATTCTGGTTATGCTTTGATTAAAAAATTCCATAATTATCCTAGAGGATCGTCTTCTGTGTTATTTATTATAGGAACTGAACTTTGAATTATTTTAGCATTATTCTGGTTGAATTCTTTTGTAGGTAGATCAACTAAATTACCATCCATATCATTAAGTAAGTTATCAAGAGCTTGAACAGCAGATGGAATACCACCAGAAGTTGATTGTGAAATCTCTTCATGATTATAAGCAAATAATTTACATTGAATTTTAAATCCACTACGATTTCCTAGTAAATAGAATGAAGGCTGGATTTCATCTTCAATATGACTGATTTGAAATAATTTCTGTGATTTACCAACATAAACAAGATCACCTTGTTTAGGATATACACCAGATGTTTGTTGAGTGAAAAATGATTTAGTACACCATAAAGTACATTCGTCGGTAACTTGTAATCCAAATTTAGAATACATATCACCATTACCAGACCATGCTTGAACTTCTTCAATAAACATTCTCATTGGATATCCTCTTTCATATGTTGCTGAAAGATATTCACCAAAAGTTGTTTCTTCTTTGTTAACTTCTCGGGGTAAGAAATTCATATCAGTACCATAAAGAAAGTACCATTCAGATGCAATAGCATCCATAGTACTTGCTTCATTCGTTGCTGATAATGCATATGTTTCATTTAAAAGATATGGATGAAATGCAGCAGATACCCCATAGCTATTATAATTTGCAAATATACTCATTTGTTAACCTTTAAGAAAATCAATCTTATTTTATAAATAGTATTATACTAACTTTATTTATAAGGAATGAAAATATGAAAATTTGTAAAACTACTACATTTATAACAAAAGCAAAAAAGATTCATGGTGACACTTATAATTATTCTGAAACGGAATATGTGCATGTAATGGATAAAGTTAAAATACTTTGCAGTATTCATGGAATATTTGAAATAACTGCTAATAAACATTTAAATGGTAGAGGTTGTAATATTTGTGGTAATATTAGAACAGCAGATTCGAAACTTTCAAATGTTAATGAATTTATTAATAAAGCTAATAAAGTTCATAATTATATTTATGAATATAATTTGGTTAAATATAAAAAGTCATCAATTAAAGTAAAAATAAATTGTAAAACTCATGGAATATTTGAATGCACTCCAAATAATCATTTGAGTGGTAAAGGTTGTCCTATGTGCAGATTATCAAAAGGTGAAATTAGAGTAAAAAATTTTTTAGATATTCATAAAATTAATTATAATACTCAGTATAGATTTTTAAATTGTAAAAACATCAGACCATTACCATTTGATTTCTATTTACCAGATCATAATATTTGTATTGAATATGATGGGAAACAACATTATATTAAGGATTGTTGGAGTTTAGATAAAATAAAAAACGAAACAAGATATAAACAAACACAACTGACAGATAAAATAAAAGATGAATATTGTAAGGATAACAATATTCATCTTATTAGGATATCTTATTTAAAATTTGATGAAATTGAAAATATATTAAAAGATTTAATTATTTAACTAAGCTACAAAAAAATCGACAGGTAGTTCGTAACGGTCATGTAGTTCTGCTTCTAGTTTTTCAATTTGAGTATTAGCTAAATTCATAATACCATCACCATTCAAAGATCCTCCATTTGGTAGTGCAGATCCAAGATATTTAAGTCCAATATTTTTTCCCCATTGAAGCATAGCTTTGGCAGTTGCCATTCTTTTAACCCATCTATCGTTGTAAATGTTATTTTCAACATAAGTCATACTACCAGCAGATACTTCAGTAGTATCAACAGTTAAAGTTTGATAACATTGGAGAATAATATTTTCATCATCATGAACTTTACCATGTAAATGTAATACTTTAGAAACACAGTTAAAATCAAATGTTTTCTTTTTAGCAAAAATGATATCGATACTTGAAGTTAATTGATTAATCATTTCATAACCAGCTAAGTCGATCTTTGCAACTCCCGGTCTATATAAGTCAGCAGCAATAAATTGATTCATAGAAAACATATTACTTGGTAGATTAGCACCAATCATTGACATATTTGCATCATTAACACCTAGCACAGCAAAAATTTCATAAGGTAATATATAATCTTGAACATCTTTGATGACAGTAATTGGAATATATATTTCAGTTACACCAGAATATGCAAATTGTACATAATCTTGTACTGTATCATCAATAACATCATCAAGCTGTTCATCTGTAATTTCTATAGTATGAGCAGGATAACCGAGGCTTCTTAATATATATTGTTTCAAACCACCTATTGAATTTATTTTTGGTTGTGCCATAAGTATTAACCTTTAGTAAATGGTATTTTTTTAGGAACGGAAACTTTTGTTAATTTAGGAGCCTTTTGTGTTTTAGGAGCCTTTTGTGCCTTTGGTGTCTTTTGTGCCTTTGGTGGTTTAGGAGCCTCTGGTTGTGTTTCGACTGTTTCTTTCACCGGAGCAATAGGATCTGGAATATGAATAAAATAAGAAGGATATAATGCAATTAATTGTTTGTTATTAACAACATCACCATGACTTAACGTTACAGTTCCAAATGGAAGAGATAAGTGAATTTGACCACCTTTAGGTGCATTAACGATATATGACATTATTTTTTACCTTTCTTAGTTAGTTCTTTATCTGATTCTTCTATGGCATCCTCTACAACAACTGTAGGAGCCACAACAGTAATTACATTAACATGTTGGCTAAAAAGTTTTCCGATATGTTCAGGAACCTCTTGTCCTTCAACTATATCAAAAGGTCCGTATATAGATCTTAATTGAGTCGTTCTTTTTGCGATATACTTTTTCATTTTATATCCTTATTTAATTTGTTTGTGTACATCACCACATTTAACAATTATTTGAGTGGTACGATTATTAGACATCATATATTGTGCTAATTCAATAGTTTCCGCATCACGTTGCCAGTGACGGCGATCATTAGGATCTTGAGCTTTTAATCCAGATAGAAAGTTTTGCTTACCATTGTCTGTTTCTAATTCGATTGTTGAGAAATTTCCGTTATCTGTTACTTTCATTTGTGTTCTCCTTTAATGTATTGGTGTTCCATACTTATTTATAGTAAATTTAGACTTGCCACGTTTCTTTCTTTTCTTTTTAACCTTTTTAGTCTTTTTCCCTAGATATTGTCCATGTTGAGCAATGTCAGCAGCTACTGTACCTTTGAATGCAACAGGAGCATCCCCAACAGGAGCATCACCACCACCTTCATCCTCAAATATAAGTCGTATTGCTGGATTATCTACAAGACATTTTTCTATAATACTCATATATTTAAACATCAAGAGTTCTACATTGTCTTCAGTAAGTTTTTCAACTATAGGAAGTTTTTTCATAAATGTATGTAGATTTAATTGTTTGCTATATGTAATATCACTAAGCAAAGTTTCATTTAAATATTCTATATTACGATTAATATAAAAAAGATTAATAGAATCTTTAAGAAGATAGGCGGCAGTAAAGTAAGATACAAATTTTGATTTACCTATAAACTTCATTGTTATTTTCTTGAGATTCCAACAAAAGCGTGTTAATATATCCCATGCTTCGCGTTCTCTTGAGTTAACAGGTGATTTTAGTTTGTTTCCATTTTTATCAATGATACCTAATTTAAACGCATCCCATTCTGTGAATTCAGTCATGAGACGTTTTAATATCATATAGATAGAAACACTTCCTATTAAAGATTCAGTTAAAAGATAGTTTTTAGGATTCGTCATCTGCAAGTTCCTGTACCTTTTTGATAAATTTTTCAAACGAATAAACATTCATATTTTTATTGAGAAGAATCATAGTAGAATGAAATCTAATATCAACTAACTCACAAAGAGCAGGATACAACACATCAAAATCAAATACATTATTCAACTGACGTAATATATTAATTGATTCAAGGATATATCGCTCCTTTTCAGTTCTTTCAAGCTTGGATAAAACTTGATTCAACTTCTTAATCAATTTAATATCTTCAATTATAAATTTAGTTATCCTTGGAACTTTGTAAGCAAGAGCCAAACTAATATTCAAATCATTCATTATTTTTTCTCGATAGTGGTTATCATAGCGGCGATAATTGGTGCCAGCATTTGTAAGTTAACATCTTCTTTTTTAGAAGATCCGATTGTTTGTTTATATTTAGTGATGATAGAATCAAGAGATTTATATTTTTCTCCATTAACTGTTTCACCTTTTTTCAAAAATGAATTAAGAAAGCCAATAGAATCGTTATCAATCTTATCAACTATTTCTTTTTCCATTTTGCTGTCAGTTGCCATTTTTTCTAAAAGTCTTTGAATTCTCATGGTGTCTCCATATTTTTAATTGACATTATCAAATAAGTAAAGTATTATCATTACTAACAGTATTTATATAAATCAAAATAAGGAGTTATACCTATGTGTGACGAACTAGATTCTCAAGGTTTGATCCCGGTACAAGTAGTAAAACCTTTTGAAGCTACCAGAACTCCTTGTCCTCCTAAAGGAACTTATGGAGAGATTTATAGATTTGATGGTGACTATGTATGTGTTCGTTTTCCTCTTCCTATGATAGATACTGATGGTGATGTGTGGCATTCTCATGGAGACAATACTGACTTCATGAGACTTAAGTTTAAATTTAACGAAATTTCAGAGATTTAATTAAGGAGATAAAATATGGCAAATGTAAAGATTAGAACTATCATGGAACTTATTGAAAAGAATTTCAAAGAAGTTATTGAAACAAAGAATAGTTGGAGAAAGAATGAAATTAGTAGAGCATTAGATAGTAGTATTGACAAAGCATTAATTCAGATATATGATGATATGGTTGAAAGCGAACGAGTAGTGAAAGAAATTTGACGTAATAAGTATAAGGAGATACATCATGGCTGTCAAAATCGTATGGACTCATCAAGTATTTGGAGATTTTGTAGAAGTAATGGCTATTGCAAAAGTGAATGAATTTGCATTTGCTATGAGTATTGATGAAGAAGGAAACCATTCCTGTGTATTTGGAGATAAATCATTACATGAAAATCTTAAGGATGCGTTTGACTTTATTAAAGAACGTAGCAAACCAGTATATTACCAGCATTTCAATTTGAATTATGAATTAGAATATGTCGATAAGACTTCTCAAGAATGGTATGATGCTCATACACGATACAATACTACAATGGAATTGATTCGTGAATTCAACAAACAACAAGAATTTAACAAACTTCCATGGTATAAAAAACTATTTAAAAGGATATAATATGGATGAATTGATAAATGATATTAATGAAATCATAAGTAGAATTGAATTTAAGTGTGATGTTTTGCCAGTAGAGATCTTAAATAAGTACACTGCTGTTATATCATATATATTATCATTAGCAGAGATTAAAAGTGATTGGAAGACAGAAACAATACCTAAATCACTTTTAATACTCAATAATAATCTCTGGGTACATAGAGATAAATATTTAAGTTCTAGTTGTATGAGACGTAATAAAATGGGTGATCATTCTAGTGCATATCATAAATATCAACTAACTTTTATGTTATCAACTATAAAAACTCTTAAAGAGTTACAAACCTTATAGAAAAAGGAGGATCTAAATTAGATCCTCCTTTTCTTTTTGCCTGTGGTGCTATGTTATTAAACAACTCTGTCGCTTCTACCAACCTTACCAAATCCATCAGTTCTTTTTCCTGTTGGTAGATTTTTTGCTAACAGGAGATTGTCTATTAGGCGAATGTCATTGTCATTGATTTTAGAGAATCCTTTTGATTTCAAAAAAGCCAATTTATTTACAACTTTATTTTTGTTGAAATAATTAGACAATGCTTTAGCTACTTCTTGTGGAGTGGCCCTTGTTATGTCCAAGCCAAGTTCTTTCATAAAACTATTATTTTCTCTATTAGAAGTATCGACTGCAACCACACTTTCAAGTAAATGATCTACTTGTTCTTGTTGTTCAGTTAAAAATTGATCGAATTTAGGCATTGCATTCTCCTTTAGAGTGGGCTAACGATTCTTTTGCCTTTAACTCTGCCCATCCCTTTATAAATTTTCTTATGAAGACCAGAAACTTTTTGACCAATTTCAGATGCTCTCCATTTAGCATTACGTGCAGAAATCTTACCTTTATTCTTGCGATAGAATTCACGCATTTTAGAACGTGCTGCTAGTGCGGCTGGACCTTTTTTAGCTTTATTGAAAAATGAAGCACCTTCAGTAACAATTGATTCAAGCATGGTATCTTCAATTTCAAACATATCTTTTAAGTCATCTACTAATTGATTGATGACAGTTTCAGGAAGTAGATCTGCGTATTCATAGATAAGATCTAGACCAATCTCACCAATATCATCGCCACCTTTTTTATTACCTTCTTCGTCATCATCATCTTCGTCATTTTCTTCTTTTAGAAGATCACGAACATAATCGATAATTTCACGAAGATCATCAGCAGTATAATGTCCTTTACCATCAGGAGTATGATCGCTGATTTTTTCATCTTCTTCGTCTTCATCTTCATCCCCAGTAGTAACAGGTTTCTTTGTTGCCATAGCAGCGGTTTCTTCTTCTTCAGCTTCGATTAAAGCTACTTGTAATTCTTCTAGCATTTCTAAAATATTTTTTTTCATGAGAACTCCTTGATGTGTTATATAAACAATAATCTTACGTTTATTTATATTTATAAAAAGTCAATAAAAAAAGGTCAAAGAAAAATATCCTTGACCTGATTGTATTTTAATGTCATTCATCTTAATCTGGTTATTGCGAAATATAAGAAAATCACATATAAAATTATCATATTATATTTCCTTACTAATTATTACATTTAATGAAATCAATGTAGTATTCATCACCTATATTGAATTTGCCAATTAATTGAGTATTAGTTATAGTCAAACTAAATCTAGCTGATGGAGTCCATTTTGCAAATGTGTTATTTTCATCAGTACCAGTATCATCATATGCATCTTTACTTACTGCACGTAATTCGATATCTTCCCATACAGGAGGAAATAGTGAATCTTTACGTGTATCTGTTACTTTCATTTTTGCTCTACATACTTTATCTTCCATGAATGTTATTCTCCCTAATATAGTTTCTGCATGAAATATTTTCCTTCTTCCCCGCATGTATCTTTAAACCATTTATCTTTTCTTTCATCATTACAATAAAGATTAATTGAATTGTATTTTGGTTCTCCTGTAATAAGTGAAAATCCATTTATAGTATTTTTCCTTATACAAGTATGAATCTTCCAAATTTCAATATTTTCATGATATTTACAATTGACACACAATTCCATTTGTATATTTCCTTATTAATTAAATTTCTGTGATTTGAACACAATCTTCAAATAAAAATCTATGATCATTTGGAATTTGTTCCCAAACTTTCCGAGCAAGTTCTCTAATTTCAAAATGTGCTCGAACTGAATCACGTAAACAAAAGAAGTTTCTAAGTGAACGAGCATTAATTGTCCAAAACAAATCAGTTTTATAGCATTCAGGTAATGCATATTTTGTATAGTCATTTGAATAAAATTCGCTTTTAACTAATACACGTAAAGATTCTAATGCATGTAAAGATGCAATATCAATTTCTTTGATTCCAGTTAAATTAATATACTTAGAAGCTGTGTCAAAGTAGTAAGAAGGATTTGGTACACCAAAATCCATAAAAGATTCTTCTTTCATTAATTCTTTTAATGTATATCTGGTAGATTTTACGGAAAGACTAGCCATACGGTGTCGAGCAAGTTCCTGAAGAACTAAACGTGATATTCCTTTGATATGGAAATTATAGGTTAGATGCTCAAGTGTGCTAGTGTGACCTGATTTGATAATAGCTTGAACTAATGCTTTATCTTTAGGTCCAATAAGATATACAGCCCCATGATATTCTTTTGGTTTGTACGTATCAATAAATCCATATACGGAGTCACTTTTATCTTGTGATTCATAACATTGTCTGATTGCTTTAACTGCAATTTCTAGTGGTGTTGAGTTTAATAATTCTACTTTAATATCCATGTATTATCCTTTATTATTTTTATTCATTGCAAATGATACTTCAAATGGTATAACTGTTGTTATTAGTTGTGGTGCGAATCTATTTTTGAAAGTTAATTGTCCAACCCAAATCCTTTTATTTTTAATAAGATCTTTAATATCTTCTTCGTCTAGTTCCCAACATGACCACACTGTGCCTTCAGTGTCATTACATACTAATGCTGGTAGTTCTAGATATTCTGGTTGACCTTTACCTAAAGTGAGATTCTGCCCTTCAAATGATGTAGGTTTCATTATATTCCTTTGTTATTTTGAAAGTATGAATGATGTATTGAAATCAGTAATGACTAAATATTTTTTATTTAGTTTGACGTATTCTTTAGTTTGTATAAATTTAATAATTGATTGTTTGCAATCTTCCCATGTTTCATATGGAATATTGGATGGTACAGGATTAAACCAATCAACTAAAAGCATTGTACATGCGATTGGACCATTAAAACAATAATCATCTGGATATCTAGATGGAAGTTCAAATACTCTACAAAAATTTTCTTCTTCACTTACCTCAAACATTTTATCTCCTTATCCATACCAAGAATGGTTTATAGTACGGTGATTAAATTGTTTTTTGCAAATTACACATTCATACCAATAATCTGTATATGCAGTATCATTATAAGATCCACTATTATATGATTGTTTGGGTACTAATTGTTTACAAGGACATTGTAACAATATTTCATTGAGATAAGCTAAAGCAATTCTCAATTCATCTTGTTTGCATTTATATATTTCTCTAGCACGTTCAACTTTTTCCTCAAATTCTAGAGGGAATAGATTTAATTGATCTTCCATATTTATCCTTTCATTAATCATCATCATCAAAATCTTCTATTCCAATTCCTCCAATAATAAGTGCCCCACTTTGGAATTTTGATATTAATTCGATTGCTTCATCGCCACTACATACACTTAATTTCTTTAAAAATTCATAAAAGGTTATATCTTGCATTTCGTCTCCATATTAAATAATAATTCCGTTCAGATGATCTAGTTCATGTTGGAAGCCTCTTGCTTCATCGCCACGAAGAACAATAGGCTTAAGAGAATAAGCATCTTTCACAATGATTTCTTTATGACGTTTTACTGTGGATTGTTTGCCGGGAAAAGAGAAACAACCTTCAGTAGAAGAAATCTTCTGCGTTCCAGAAAGAAGTTCGGGATTAACGAATGCGCGATATTTGCCATTCTTCTTACGAAGCACAAAAATACGAACATCGTAACCAAGTTGATTTGCAGCAAGTCCCAGACAAGATTGTTTTTTAGAACTATTCAGATCCATAGCAGTAATCGTTAGATCGTAAATAACGTCACTGATAAGTTGAGGGTCATCATGAAGATCCAGAAGTCTACAAGGAATTTTCAGTTGTTCCACATCAGTAACGATACATTTGATTGCAGATTCGAATGCACTTTCAGGGATTGCCATGGTCATGTTAAATCTCCTTTTGATATATTACTAATATACACGTAACTTTATTTCTTGTCAAATTTTTAATCGTTAAGATGAACTACCTGACCAATACCAGCTTCCATACAATGACGAACTTCATGTCCAAATACATAGAATCTGAATGTATCTTTCCAACCAGTCCATTCTGAAATATAGATTCTGCTAAAATACGTACCACCAGTTCTAGCCAATCCATAAATTGGAGGTTGATTTATGTAATTAGGACCATAATACCTCTCCATAATTTCTTCATGAGTTTCAAATTCAATAAGGATAGATAGTTTGTTATCAGTTAGATCTTTATAGTCATGTGTAGCTACTGCATCACCTTCATATGTAATGCTTTCGATATAAAATTTCACATGATTATCTATCACAATTTCATCAGGAACAGCAGGTGTTTCAGTAGTATCAACAACATCACTTCCACAACCAACCAGCATAAGAACAAATAGGATATAGATAAAAAATTTCATGATATCTCCTTAGTTAAAGTCCGGTGAAGTTCCGCTATTTGGTTCAATACAAATTCTCAATGCTTGCCCAAAGTAAATAAAAGGATAAAGATCATTCCAATCTTTCCATTCAACAATAAAGATATCACAAGTGTTATTTGTAGGATAAATCATTGCCATTATTGACGTAGGATCATTAAAATATTGGCTTGAAAGATCCAATAAATTTTCAGATGTTATAAAATGAATTCGAACATTCATATTTGTTAGATATTCGTTATTAACGACTACTGGATCATTTGTGTTGTTGTAATCAAAACCAACTGGTTCAATCCCAGTTGGAATATTGATTTCTGCATGACCATAAGTTACGACCATAAAAACTGCAAGTAGAACAACAAGACCACTATAAATGTGTTTCATTTTTTCCTCCCTTTGTTATAATGACTATAATTCAAAGGGATTTATTTGTCAATTTAAATCTATGAGTTTCATATAGCGCATAGTTTATTGAAATGCGAAGAATCTATAATTATTTCCTCAAGAAATGTTTACCATTAATTTTTTTGATGGTGCTATCAATTTTAATTCTGGTAGATTCACTTACAACTACATTAGTATAGTTAATAATAAAATACCATTTAAAATTGAAGTCATAAGAACCATTAATTGCTTTACCTGCACCTAGCCAGTCACATAGCATTTCTTCAATAAAAACATCAGGAATTTCTAAAGGAATCAATAGACCACTATCCATTGCCCTATTGCATGGAATCGATTGTAATTCTTTTGTTACAACACATTTATCACCATGTCCCATGCAAGTACATCTAGTGAAATGTTTTCTAGCTCTTAGGAGTTTTGGCATACTAATTTTCCACTTGGTCAACATGTAAGATTGATAGATCATCACGATCTGCGAATTTAACAGCAACCATATACGAATCTGCGTTGCTACGAATATTAGGATACTTGGCAACTACTAAAGGATCTTTAAAATCCAATTGAGTTACGATAGTTCCTTTGGGATAAAGAACTTTTCCAATTCTAGTAGGATATTTTAATTTCATTTTTATTTCCTATTCTTAATTTAGGTTTGATATTCCAATCAAGTATTGGGTATAATCCTGCAATTTTTCTTAATACATTATAACGTATTCTTGCTACTCTAAGTATTTCACGAATAGGAGCATCTTTAGATGCAAATCTAAGATTTGATGCAGAATATGCTCCACCATCGAATAATCTACTTTCATATTCTAGTGCTTCTTTATATTGTCTTTCACTTAACATGTTTATTCCTTGAATTAATATGAATAAATTAAATAGGTTCTGATATCTTTAACAATACCAGAACCTATTCAATGTTAGATAAATTTTAGTCAAATTAAAATTGCCAACGAGGAATAACAGCATATGTCATTACCATACTAGTATCAATTGGTGGATATTGCATTTTAATAAAAGTAATAGGCTCTATAGGAGAATGTGTTATGACTGGCTCTACGTTAACTTCTTTGCAAATATTACAATGTTCTTTACAAGAGTTAAAACATTTGAATCTATAATCTTTAAATTGGTTTTCCCAAATATCTTGCAACGAAGTAATTGATAAATTGCCTTGATATGAATTATTGAGTTGTTCAGTAGTCATCCAGCTTACCATTGATAAACAAGGAATAACATAACCATTTGCACATATACCAAGAGAATGAACACCAGCAGTACATTTTGTTTTAGGATTCATATTATCACCAAGAACAATATTTGCTTTGGAATTAGAAATCAATTGACGTAGATATGAGTCAGAAGTAGAATTTGCATAGATTGCTTGTTTATAATTATCTTCAGTATACATTGTGTATTGAATTTGCCAAATGATGTCATTATCAATGACAAACTTTTCAATTAAGCCAAAGTCAAAAATATTTGAAATATTGAAATTAGTAATAACTGTAAATTTATTTCTAATATCTTGTATTGACCCTTCCATTGCCATTACCAATGGAAGTGATTCGACTTCATGCCTGTTATTAATAGAAATTCCAACCCAATCATATAATTTAATTATATCAAAATCAGTATCAATACTTATATTAAATGGATTGATAATTAGCTTACATTTAACTCCTTTTGCTTTGAGTTTGGTGACTAGCGATTCATGAATTGTATAGTCAACCAGCAAAGGATTTCCACCTGAAATATTAATTTCTTCTGGTGGATAATTTGCGATAGTTGTGACAATATTATTGATTCTAGATCCATCAATTTTTGTTTTATTGATATGATCTTTAGATCCGCAGTAAGAACAATTCTGATAACAATTATCAGTAATCTCATAAATAATTTCTTTTAATTTTAAGCTAGGCTCTTGCATATTTATTTCCTTTATGTTGCGTTTCTATTAAGATCAATAATATCTTTTTTGAGTTTTGCATGGTCTAGATCACGTTTAGTTCTTGAATCATATAGATATACTTTAACAGTCAATTTAGAATCTTTATCTATAAAGGTAAGTCTAATTTTATCTTTAGTTTCAACATCATATCTACCATCAATACTACCATCAAATGACTCAACATAAAGTAGAGTATGGAATGGTGAATGAATATTAATAATATCATCTTGAATTTTTATTAATTGCATTAACATAATTTATTCCTTTATATGATGTTTGAAAATAGATCTTCATATGCATCACGATCAGCAAGATAACAACCGCCGCGAGAAGTCTTATTAATAATACCAACTTCTAACAAAAAATCTTCAATAACACCATCATAAATGCATATAGCATTAAAATATCCATCGGTTTCATTAAGTGCATCCAAAACATCAATCAAAGTATGCATATGTAATTCATAATTGTTATATTTGATATATTTAACTGGTTGTAGTTTTGTTATGATTTCAAATCCAATACTCATTAGTTCCTCTTAGTAAATTGATATAATTTGTTTAGGACCATGATACGATTCTTCTGCTTCATCCCAAGCAAGATTTCCTGCTTCTTCTTCATCAAAAGCTATAACTTCATATTCATAGATATGATTTTCAGTATTCAAAATAGAAACTGTGTAATGTTGTTTATCCATTAGTTTTAGATTCATTCACAATTTTATTCACGAACTTTTGAGCAACAGGAGAACCCCAGAATTCTCTAACTTCTGCGATCATTTCGTCTCTTGTTTTGTGTTGTTGATCTTCTGGTGTGTTAGCAATCAGAATGTCAACAAAACGATTAATTTTTTTAACAGTTTTACCGTTCATATGATGATCTTTCATTTGGTTTGTTGTAATGTGATTCATTAAATTTACTTGCACCTATTGAAATTAGAATACACAGAATAGCAAGTACAATCAATAGTTCAATAAATGTGAACCCGTTATCTGATTTCATTTTTTATAATTTCTATTATTAGTTTTTTTAAACCACTGTATATAGAATGTTTCTTTTGTTGAATAATTGGTAATTTTGATTGGCATACCACAGATCCACGCAATTAAAAAAATACAAACACCAATTAACAGGATGGGAATAAAAGAAACAGCAACAATACAAAAAATAATTACTGCACCTATAAATTCTAAAAAATTCATTTTATCTCCTTAAAAAGTTATCCAGTTTCGATTTATCCAGAAATATGTATTTCCTTTATTTTCTTTGACAGGTGGCATATAGCAAGTGATAACTGCTAAATCTCTCACCACAATAACCCAATCAGTATATTTGTACATTTTATCCGTAGATTCTTTTGCTAGAATGAATTTACCTTTATCATAGATCTGTTGAATTCTTCTTTTTGTTTCTTCAACTGGAATATTCAAACCAGCACGTTGTTGAAATCGAGTAACAGCATGATCTGTAATTTTAATAGTTCCTCTTCGCATTAGATCCTCACATTTTGATAGAGATTCTTGACCCAAAAATATCAACCCAAAAGCTAAGTTTATAATCTTCCAATACCTCAATTACTATATCACGCATTATACTAGAATGTCCAGTTATAATGTCAACAACATCATCACAATCCCAATGATCTTCTATAAAATAAGTAACATATCTAGATACATCTTCATGCTTAACACCATGAAGATCAAGTACTTTCTTCATGGTGTCAATTCTCCATTTGTTACTAATCTGATTCCGTTTAAATAAACTGCTTTAAATTTACTAATTGGGTGTTCTGTATACACATTTTGGTAAATGACATAATGAGAATCAGGATTTACTTGGTGAACTGAAAAACGAATAATACTATCGCAAATTAGTTTGTTAAGATTTTTTCGTCCATAATCCCCTACAATTTCAACATCAGCAACAACACCATCATAAGTAACTGTAGTCAATCTGTTCATATATTCCTCCATAAAAATATCAATAATCTTCTGTAAAACATTTGATAAGAATGTTAATCTTCTCAAATGTTTCCATTGTTACTTTATGGGCTTGTCCATTAATATTAACTATTTCATATTTCGGTTCATTTGATTTTTTATAAACATTGGTTTTCTTCCAATCCAAATAGTCATCTGTATCTTTATTGTAAATAACATATCTATCATTATGTTCCGCAATAAAGATTACATTAGCATCAAGCTTAATGCCTTTAACGATAACATCAACTTCTTCCCCATATTTGGGAATCCATTCCATTTCTTTCCATACTTTTTTAAGTTCATCTAAAGTATAGATAGTTGCTCCATTTTCCAAACAAAAACTTTTTGATCTTGGAGTAAACGTATTATCAATACTTATACAAAATCCAATATCTCTATTATACAAATAAACATAAGATCCTGTTAAATCTTTAGGCCAAATCAATCCATTTTCTTCACATAGATTAATATAATTCAAGTATTCAATATAATTTGCTAGAAATACGTAAGCATTTGGAATGGACTTATCCATAATTAGATTCCTTTATTCTTGGTGCAGAGTTGTTCCGCATCACAACTATAACAGACATCATTATCAGTTGTCAATTTATTATTTTCTAGAATTTTACGTTCGGTCACAAGGTCACGATTCTCCGCATGAAATTCAGTAAACTTATCAGGATAACGTGCTTTAAGTTTAGCAATATTGACTGACATAACATCGTCTAGAGTTGTTTGGAGGATATCAACAGCAAGAGCGATGTACCACATTGAATCACCAATTTCTTCCCCAAGATTGACAAGATCAAGTGGTTTGCCATAGAATAGATGTTTCTTAAGCATATCAACAAATTCACCAGCTTCAGTTACCATGCCCATACCAGCATGAAGAAGCCTAATATTAGTTGGATCTGAAAAACGTGCAATCATTTCAGGAGTGATTGGAGATTCAGTTGCAGTTGCATTTTTTACGTAAGTTGAGCTATTAATCATATTAGTTTCCTTTTTAGTAAATTGCAATTCGATCTAGATAATCTTCAATTAGATTAGAATCGTGTTCAATACTTTCTAATACACTTCGCATTTCGTTAAAATAAGATGGGTACACTCGATATGCCACATCAGTTACTTTTGTTGTTGGTAATTCTTCAAATGGCAACATTATAGGTCTTAATTGGGATTCAATTCTAATTTGAATTGAGTTAATTCTTTCTGAAGCATAACGTAATCGTTCAAGCATTTGATATCCAATAGATATTTCAACATCGACTTCTGATACAGTATCTCTTTTTGGTGTGCATTTATTCATTTTTTATCTCCTTAATTTTATATGGTATCTTACCATAATTTTCGTTATGTTGCAATTTAGTCTTTAAAGATGTTTCCGAGGATTTGAGTCTGAAATTGTTCTGGGGATAAATGTTTATATTTAAAGGGATCATGACTATACACATATGTAAAATCAGGATGAACTATTAAGTTATACATTAATTCTTTTGAATATATATCAACCATTTCATCTAAATCTTTTAAAATAGGACCAAGTTCTTTTTTATTTTTCCACCATGCACGACATAAAGTTATGTCAGTAGTATAGAATTGTTTTGAAGGTGTTCCAAAAGCAGTAGTACTACATATAGTTTTATATTCATTTAAATTAAATATTTTTTCTTTAATATTCATGGGTAGATCAAAATAATCATCAATATATAAATGGGTTGTTAAAGTTGCCACATGACCAACAAAACATTCATTAGTACAAAAAATAACTTGATCTTTATTTACAAAATTATCACCAACAAATCTTCTATACATTTCTCCATGAGCAACAATAACTTTAGCATTTGGATTTTTCTTCAATTCTTCAAGAATAAAAGTTGTTTTTCCAGTCATTCTAGGTTTAATAACTAGTTGATTTTTCATTTTACGCCTCTCTTCTCATATATATCTCTAATTTGTTTCATTTCTATATCATCAATAAGATTACTATATTCTTTAGCTACTTGATGTGAACAATTATAATACTGCATCAAATAGAATACATCTTGATCTTTTTTTGCTTTAGCTGCATTATACTTTATAAACCGTTTGCCTTGTGGAAGACCATGATATAGGCAATCGAAATACATTTTATTTGAAATTTTAAGTTTAGACATTTCATGAGCAATACCAGCAAATAATTTATCACAGGATAAGGTCATATTAATAATGTATTGATTACAATCTTTATTAATTTCTTCTGTGGAAGGAATTGATTTCTTTTCGAAGAAAATATTTAGAAAGTCGAAAGGTTTCATTTAAACTCACAATCGCGCATGATTTCAGTAATACATGCACATAGAGAAATTTCAGGAGCAATCGATAGAGAAGCCTCATATACAAATCTACCTAAAATCATAATAGCAGTAGGTTTAGATTTATCCACAAGAATTTCATCCAACTTAGAATAAAATTCAGTATAGAAAGTGGAATGGTCAATTTGAGTTACAAGTTTTCTAACGTTATTGAATTTTTTATTCTTGATTTCTTCCAGAATATTACCAAAGATTGCACCATCAATGTTACGAAAGATAGCGTCATCAATTTTCCCAAACATTTTATAAAACTTCTGCAATTCGTTTAATGTTTTTCTGAAGTCAGGATAGATTTGTTGAACAAACTCTGCTAGGATTTGTTTATCATATTGGACACCTTCTTGATCGAGAATCCAGCATACACGTTTAAAGTATGCAACTACCATTGATTTCTTTTCTTTTTGATTGAAATTGAAATCAATCAACTGGCATCTAGATTTGATCTGATCAATAATTTGTGACATATTATTAGTTGTTAAAATAAATCGACAGTTTGATTCTGTTTGTTCTATCAAAGCTTTCATTGCATCTTGTGCTTGTGGACTTAAACGGTCGCATTCGTCAATGAAACAGATTTTTCCGTTATCAGAGAAAGAAGATGTGTTAGCGAACTGTGTGACTTCATATCGCAAGGTATCAATTGAGGTGCTAACAGATCCATTTAAAAAAAGTTTATCAGCTTTAAGATCATGAATTAAAGAAAATCCAGCAGAAGTTTTTCCTCTACCAGCAGAAGATGAAAATAAAAGATTAGGGATATCACCATCTTTAACAAAATTATCAAATAGATTTTTGATATCTGTAGGTAAGATTAGATCTTTTACAGTTTTGGGTCTGTATTTTTCTACCCATAAACTTGATTTACCGATTAGTTCCATGTATTGTTTTCCTTGTTAAAAAATTCCCGCATAGGTTATTCTATACGGGAATATGTTAATTAGAATGATATGTACCACAAGTAGGGCATCTATGCTGAAAAATTGGAATACCTTTTTCAGAAAGATATATTACATATTCCTCGCCACATTTTAAGCATATAACTACTTTAGTTCGCATTTGGATCTACGATATTAGTAGCAATAAAGTAAGTCACTCCATTTAAATTAGACCATTTAGAGAGATACTTAGTTTTACCTTTTACTTGTTTGCTACCAACGTTTAGAGTATACTCACCACCAATAAGTTTAAAATCTTCCATAGAGATACGAACTGGTTCAGTTAGATTATTAATGGTGGCGTCATCAATAACAAGTTCATAACTGTTCGCAGAAGTTTCTAGTTCATCGCCAATAGTGATACGAACTAACTTTTTAGTGTTAAATGTGATGGATTCAATGAACATGTATTTTGATTTGAATTGAGCAGATGCTTTCATGATAATAGCGATACGATCAGCAGGAAGAGATAGCGCAACACTTTCATCTAAAGTTTTGAATAGTGAATTAGTATCTGGAACAATTGGTACTAATTCTTTAGCTGTCGTATAATATGTAATTTTATCACTTTTTGCAGTTATTGATAGAAATTTATCTTTGACTTCAATTTCTGCTTGCTTCATAATTGAAAGGATACCAATGAAGTCACTTGTATTATACAATCCAAATGGTTCAAAATCAAATGGAGTAGTGAAAGGATAATTAGCAATAACTGATTTACTGCTACTAATAACTGAAAACTTATCTGGTTCTACTAACATTTGTTGACTGATACTTGAGAAGTTAGCCAATATTTTTAATTGGACTTCATCAAAATTAAACTTAGTTGTCATTTAAATCTCCTTGTGGTTGAAATTTATGTTTGTTGTTCTTCATAAATTTCTTAACTTTTTTAGTGGCGATAGAGTTAAGATAACGTCTAGCCTTACGTGGCTGATAACCTTGAGCCAGTAAATTTTCATATGCTTTTTTATACCCTTCAGAAAAGGCATCTTCTTGTTTTGGTTCTTCTTGTTTTGTTTCTTCAAGTGGTTCTACATTAATTTCCATTTAATTTCCTTCATCTAGAATAAATTCTAGCTCGGTTAATGTTTCAAATTGTTTACCAATTACTTTCCAACTACCATCATAAATATAATACAGATCGTCAGAAAAGTCAACTGAGTCCTCTAAGTCCTTGAAATTGATGTATTCTTCATACACTCTGGAAATGACAGAATCCCCATCATCCTCGAATTCAGTATAAAATTCAATTTCACCATCTTCAATGAAATCAACTGTAGTCTTAACAATTAATTTTGATTCAGAGATATCTTTAAAATAATCATACAATTCAATACCTAGATATTCAATTTCACCATCACCTAGATATTCAACAACTTTGATTGATCCTTTTTTCTTTGTTACACCGATAAAAGTACCCATAATTAATCTCCTTTAAAAAACAGTACTTGAACATTTATCAATTACGAATAATTTTTTACATCTAATCTTTCCTGCTTGTACTGTGATAATATCATCTACATGAACTTTACAAAATAAAACTACTCGACCCCCATTTCCTTCCCAATATGTCGCATTAGATACATGAAGTCCTTTTGCACAAGATCTATTAGATAGATCGGCTGAATCTTCGCTAATATATGAATCCAATTTATAAAAGAAATTTGAGTTATATAGTGAACTTAAATCCTCATTAACATGTTTATAACAATAAACATAATTACCTACAGTTTCAAGTCCAGTTTGGACTTTAATATTTTCTCTAATGTTTTTGGGATCTGTAAGATCAACTACACACTTAGAATAACTAACTTTCATGTTTTCAGATACAATAGCATTACCGAATACTCTAGCATTATCGAATACTACAACATCACCGTATACTCTAGCATTATCGTATACTCTAGCATTATCGTATACCCAAGCATCACCGTATACTCTAGCATCACCGTATACTCTAGCATTATCGTATACTCTAGCATTATCGTATACCCAAGCATTACCGAATACCCAAGCATTACCGGATACTCTAGCATTACCGGATACTTTAGCATCATATCCAATAAAACAGGTAGGTTCTACTGATGCAGTGTCAGCTACCCAACCACCTTCAGATCCATCTGAATTTTTATGTCGTTTAGCTGGAACTGCACCTGCTCCATCTTCAAAATCGAATGTAGTTTTCATTAGATATCCTCATTTCGCATTTTGGTACGTTTTGTGTGTGGAGTATTTTCATATTCATATTCATGGTCATCGCACTGAAATACAATATAACGACCATTAATATACTCACATTTACATCCACATTCTAATTCATATGTTCCGTTTTCAGCCGACACTTTTTGTTCTCCTTGAGTTTGTTTAAGATTATTCATATTTCACGAAAATTGCATCAATAATATCTGTATAGTACTCGAAAAATGCAGCTACAACCATCTTCCCATTCTTCAATGATATATGCAATGGGAAATAAAATTGGGGATAAAATAAAGATAACAATTCCAGCAATAGGTAATAGCCAAATATGTTTCTGAAAAAATGGGCGAAGAGTTTCTTTTTTATTCATATTACCTCTCATGATGTTTAATTAATGGTACGTCTTTAAATCTAAGAATCAGTTGATCCATTGATACTGGCTTATAATTCCAAGCATCAACTCCTACATCACATGACCTACAATAATCAGGCATTCCACCATGTGAATGTCCAAATGCATGATAGACTCCATAATGCGCTCTATTCCAAACTCTATGAGCATAATGAGAAAGGAAAATAAACTCTTTTTCTACTTTGATAGTTGCTACCTCACGGCACCATTTGAATCCGGCATCTTTCCAGTCATTGCCTTCATGATTACCTTTAATAAGATAATGTGTTCCATTTAGTTGTCGGAGATATTGTTTGTGATTTTTGAAAGCAAAGTCGCCTAGATGATAAACTTCATCTTCTGGTTTGACTACAGCATTATGATTTAGAATAAATGTTTTGTGCATTTCTTCTAAATTGACAAATGGCCGATTACAATACTTAATAATATTGTTGTGGTTGAAATGTTGATCTGATGCGAACCATACTTTTGACATTAGAAATTTACCCACCTTACTAGATCTAGAATAATTAAAACAGAATACATAAAGACAAAAAATAAACAAATATTATAAATCCATTTGGTTTCTTGTAATTTAGGTTCATTCACAGCCCACAGATAGGCAATAAAAAGGAAAGCATCCAAAAAATATTTGAGAATAACGGCAGTTAGTGTCATATTATTTTCCTTTAAATGTGATGAACATAATTATAGAGTTTGACAATCATAAGGATAGTATGCATATTTACAAAAAATACACTAATTGCTAGAGTATACACCTTTTCTTTTGAAGTTGTTTCAAAAATGTAAAGCCATACGATAAACATAAAGGCACTTAAAAAATACTCAATCAATGGTTCCATTATTCGTTCCCCTTTTGTAGTATATTTGCGTCATTTGTCGAATAATACACATTTCGGATACCTACATAATCGATAAATTCTTGGCAAAATTCACACGGTTTAGCCATACGAAGTTCACCATTTGAATTTATGCGAACTACTAGTATATTATAATCTTTTAGATTTCGTCTGGCTTTGATGATAGCATGTGCTTCTGCGTGACTTGATTCCAAATAGTTCTTAAATTTATAAGGAATTTTATTAGATCTTACCGCATTATGAGCTATAGCGATAACTCGTTTCCCCTTAAAAATAACAGCGGCTATCTTATGCTGTTTATAGGTTGAAAGCTTTGCCTCTTCAATTGCAAGCTTCAAGATAGGAGAAAATATAAATTTTTTGGTTACGTTGATTTCCATATACAGAATATAACAGAGAGGGAGATATTTGTCAATTTAAAATATCTCCCTCTCAATTAATTACCCATCGTAACTAGCACCATACGAAATATCAAGGTGAGTGATTCCTTTTGCTTTTGCTTCTTCTAGTTGTTTCATGAGTGAATTGATTTCAAGTCGTGTAGTATCTACCTTATTTACCTCGCAATCTTCGTCATACCCTTCATTCAAAATTTCATCTTCTCCAAGACTAATAAGAATGAAACTAGAACTTGAACTATTTGCTACAAATGATTGTCTTGTTTTCATTTATTCTCCATTCTACACCATTCCATAAATTCAGTGTAATTTTTAAATTGTGTTTTGATTTCTTCTTCTACTTGTGTTGATGTGATATTAAAATTACGATAGACATAATCAATATATTCACAATTGTAGAGTTTCTTCCTGCGTTTATTCATTTCTTTGATTCCAGCAAATACAATTGCACGATCAACTTTGTATTTTGCTGTGAGATATGATGTGATATCACTTTCAGCAAAATTTAGAAATTGACAGAAAGGACAGTTTTCTTCTGGTGCTTCATACATACAGATTTCTTCACCATCAACAGGTACATTTACCAAACCTTCATCACAGAAGATATGCCCATGTTCACATTGATAATGATCGAATTGTGATGGAGAAGCATCCCAACCTGTAAAAGTTTCTCCACATAGATCACAAATAAAACTTGAACTTGAACTATTAGCTACAAACGATTGTCTTACTTTCATTTTTAATTATCTCCTTCTAGTTTAAACATACCATCGCCTCGATCTTTATCTGACATATAATCATAGAAATCACTATCTTCATTATTATCAATTTCAATAAATGCAATTGAATATTTGTCATTAATGGTCTTCACGTATGTATTATATTTTTCTTTATAATCTGGATCTGAGCATATTGATTCTACGGTATCTGTATCACAATATCCATATCGCTCAATAAAATGCACATTCAATTCTTCAATATTATCCGCAATACTATTACCTAATAATTTAGTTGCTGTTTTTTTGATTTGCTTCTTAGCCCAATCTGGTAGATTGTCAAAATTAGGAGCAGTAGTAGGATTTTTGAATGCAATAACAAATGAAGATGAACTTGAATTAGCTACAAATGATTGTCTAATTTTCATAATGATTCCTTTATTGTTGGTATATATTTTAAAAATTGGGTTAAATGACCAGTGTTATAACGACCTGTTGTTGCGCAACGTGTACAATCAACATCTTCTGCATCGTTATGATAGATACTATGTGTGGTATATCCTTTGCCTTCACAAGAAGGGCATATATCATGAATTCTATACAAATCTTCTCTAAGAATTTTAAACTTATTTTCCGCTACAAATTTACGGATTCTTTCATATTCTTCAAGTTCATCCACTTTCAATAGATCTTTTTTTAATTCTGCAAGCTTATTCATAATTATCCTTAATGATTACTAAATCTTACTGCTGTATTGATTTTATCCCAATGTCCACCATGTTCCAGTTCGCTACCCAAAGATCCATCTTCATCACAAAAAGTTCCATATAAAAAATTAGTGAATTTGTCAGGTTGATATCCTTGGATTTTATGGATGAAACTTTCTACATTTAATAAGAAATTTTCTTTGATTCTTTTAAGTTTAAAGTAATCATTTATAATTTCAAAACGTTTCATATCTGGAATATCATATTCAGAATATCTATCAAGTTCTTCTTCTGATTTATTAGGAAATTGTTTGGTTAATATTTTTCTAACTCGTTTATCGATATAATTGTCATAGTCTGTATCATCATATCTAAACGAAAAATGAGTAGACAACTTATACAGAATTTTCCATTCATTATCCATTGTGATATCATCGTACTCATTTTCTGCAAATTTAGGTGCTTCTTCCCACACTCTATTAATACATTTGATATTTTGTGCGATAGATCTTAATTTATTCAGATCAAGTGGGAATGGTGTGAGTCCAGAGAAAAGATTTTCCATAATAATAGGAGCGACATATTCTTTGGTACGACCAAATACAATATCACCAAATTCTCCTATTGTATTTGGAATAGCTGATACTCCAATGATGAAACTAGAACTTGAACTATTTGCTACAAATGATTGTCTTGTTTTCATGAGTCGATTCCTTTCCACCAAGAAGTATAAGTAATCCAAAACGAAGGACGTTCATCCAAATCACGTAGAATTTTATCTGTAATTGGAATTAGCTTAGGGCCTTCTGTTGGACGGGAATCCCCCAGACGAGGCTCAATACCACCGTAACAAATATGAAGAAATTTATGTAATTCAATCAGATCACGATGAATACTTGTTCCATCACAATATGTATTACCATTAGTATGATACCCCATCCAATTCAAAATATATGCAGTTGGTTGATTATTTGTTGGTGTGATATCAAGTTTCGTAGTGGAAATATCAGTAAAACAAGATTCAGTCATAGTAAAACAATCATATCCATCTAAATCAACTTTGATAGTAGGTTCCAGAATATAGATATTTACTGGACCTATATATGAAACTCCTTTAACTTTAGCCACAAGTCCATCTAAAATTGGAGATCCTGTTGAATGAATTTTTACCAGTGTGCCATTAGTGTATTTCATACTAATTTTCCTTTATAAATTTAAAGAACTTCGGTGAGAATTCGCCATGATTTAAGTGTCATCCCATCAAATGTTAGTTCAACAGGTTTACCTCGTAGATTAGTGATATCATCAACTTTAGCATCACTCATAATAGTTTCAATTCGGTTAATCATTTCAAGCCGTGACTTCGAACGATCTTCTTCTGTCCATTTAGTATATTCTGATATAGTTATTGTATTTACCCATCCACCGGAAATGAAATCTCCACAACCACAACAACCATTAAATGTGAAATTAAAATTACATCCAAACATTGCTTCATTATATCCACCAACCCCAAACTGAATACTATCAATTTTTCCTAGTTTCTTTTCCATTATAATTTTTATACTCCTATATCAACTGTTGGTTGTATATTACAACCAACAGTTGTATATTACAACCATAAGCTTCATTAAAATGATCCAATCGAACTAATCCATCAAACATAATGTCCATATCTCTAAAAAACTTAGTTGAATATTGCTCTCCTGTAATAGGATTAAGATAAACGATATATGGTGGGCTAAGATCCATTTAAACCTCAAAATACGGGCATGATCTACCATTATCCATGATACGTTTACGTTCAACACATGTTAATTTATTATGCCATACCTGTTCCTGAAAGTCAATTACTTCCAACATATCAATTCCGGTAGTAACATCTTCAGCAAAAGAGCAAGGAAAGAAGCGACAATCAACACTAGTATACATACTAAAAGCAGTTGATTCACATGGTTCGATAAACTGGTCGTATTTTTCAAAAATACCCATCTTTTTAAATACTTGGGATACTTTGTTTGCTGAACATGAATCAAATCCAATAGGAACTTTACCATGCATCGCATATTTGATTAGAAATTCAAAATTAGAATCATCAAGCACATGATAGCTTTCACCACGACCTTTTTGTTTCAACCCAAGAAACACAATGGCATTCAGTTGTTCTAGACGAGGATCATTTAGATACGAAGTAACTACAGAAAGACAATTATTAAAGGTTTCTTTTGAAACCATTTGATGGATATTAACATACTTCATACCAGCATCAGTAAGACGCTTTACCGCATCATAACAAACGTTAGCGTCATCGTAACAAGAAACAGAGATAGCACCACAAAAACTAACTAGCTTTTCAACTAGACGATCAGTTAGACGATCCCCATTGATTGTAATATTTGGAATAACACCATTGTCACGGCAATACTGCATCATAAGCCATAGATCAGGATTGGAATCAATATCTCCAATTCCAAATGCAACTTGAGTTAGAAAAGGAATACCATCATATTTTGGGAGTTTGTCAAACATTTTAATGAAATCAAAATATGAAGTATTGCGACCTTTATTACCAACATTACCTTTATAGCAGAAAGGACAAGGAATATTATTAACACCATGACATTTCTCTGAAACTTCAGCATCCCAGATTTCAGGACCAAAAGGAGAATATGTAGGATCTTCTTCTACAGTTTTCCCCCATCGTTCAAAGTATCCTGTTTTGACATTGAAGTTGTAATTATATTCTGGTGAACGAAATTGTTTAACATCACCAACCATGACAAGAGACACATTTTCCAGATTCATTTTTTTCTCCATTTTATTGAAAATTATTTTGTTGGCTTCCATAGTTTGAAAAATTTGAATGGCTTCACATCTTCTGTTGGAAACACACCAATAGCAACCTCTCTACCACCAAGAGCAGATTCTGTGAATACCTTATGTTTATACTCTGATTTTTTAATATTGTCAAATTCTTTTTGATTTACTGTACAAACAACTTTCTTAAATGAAAATTTCTTCCATACAACCATATCAATATCATATTCAAATACAAGATAAGTACCTAATGCAGTATGGGCAGCGATAACAGGAACAAAATTATCAGGAACATCGTCTTTTATAAGAATATACATTTTTAGGTTAGAATCATTTTTATAAGTTTCCATTTTCAATTAAGTCTCCCCTTATGTTATTTGTATTCCTTTGGATTTTTTTTGTTCATGTAAGCGAACATTAGCAATAAATTCATCGTGTCTTTTTTGTTCTTTTTCTTTATATGTGATAACTTTTTCAATAGTATTAAATCGTTCTGATACGCTATCAAAATCTTGTTCTTTAAATAAATATATGGACCAACTTGCTACACTGGAATTAATAACTCCAATATGAAACCAATATCGCACTTTATGATATATCGGAAAAAGTCTATAGTATGCATATTCTACACAATAATACTGATCCCCACCATAATATCTAATTCTACTTTTAAATTTATACTTAGGAATCATTATTAGCTCCATTAATATTGATTGATGGACTTTTCACTTTTGCCATAGCTTGTCCGACTGTGATATTTTTACCAGTATGAGTTATAGAAACTCCACCAACAATTGAATATCCCATATTCATATATGCGGTGACTGTTTGTGTAAATTCATCCCAATCTTCATCTGTATTTTCTATATTAATTCTTCGAACGACAATATACTCATTTTTTTGCTTTTCTACAACTTGAACATCTAGAACAGCAATTTGATGATTACAATTATTTTGCTTTTCGTTCACAAACTTACAAACTTGACTGTCAGTATATCCATAACAACCATCACATAAGTTGCCCAGATTGGGAATTAGTTTAAAATTTTTATCATTGTATTTAAAAGTTTTACCACTCATAAATATGTTCTCCTTTTTAGTTTAGGTATGATAACAAAAAACTCCTTCAAAGTGACTGTTAAGTACACTCTAAAGGAGTTTGAATTGTTTGTCAATTTTTATTTAAGAATTAATCGATATAATCAAGGAAACGTTTATATGATTCTTTCACAGGAGGTTCATCACCAGTTAATTTATCAGTATCAACTGGTTCAGTGCATTTTGACACACCTTTGACACCACATTTTGCTTTACAGTGATGACATTTTCCTCCTGCTGCTTTTCCTTCACTTTCACCAGCACAGCACATTTTATTTTCCATTTTACTAATCAAATGTTTAGCATCTTCATCAGTAAACACATGAGTAAATGGAGGATTTATATGATCAAACTCTTCTTCTATATTAGGAATTACATTTGCTTTTGTTTCAGTGCGGGTTCCATCTGTAGAAGTTGTTACTTGTTTCCAAATATCTCCTTCACGAACTAAAGTAGTAACTACATTATGATGTGTTTCAGGATTGAATGCTTCTTCTATTTCTGCTTCTTCTTGATCTTTACCTTTACCTACATTAACTTCTAGAACTTTTATAGTTCCTTTTTTAAGAGCAGAACTAGCAGCGTCTCTTAATTTATTATATCTTTTAGCATAATCATTTAGTGCATCAGTAACAGCACTAATACTAGGATATTTAACATCACCGTCTAACCAATGCATGAGTTTAGCAGGGAAGTTTGCTTGCATGATTATTGTCTTAGGTGAAAAAGGTTCTTTCGGTTTCGATGGAGTAAATCTAACTCCATTACCGGGAATATCATGAGCAGATGTTATAACTCCAATATGTGCATCATCCCCTTTAGATTCAAGAATTTTTGTTAAATCAAATGGGGTATGTGTTACTGTTCTTCCAATAACTTTATCGGAATGTTTCTTAATATTTTTAGCATCTTCTTTAGATAATTTTGATTTCAAATGTTCTTTGTCAGCATCAGATAACTCTTTATGATCATGATTACCATGTCTCAAAGCTTTAACTGCTTCATGAGAAAGTCCAAATACTTGAGCATTCATAGAAACATCAACACCCTTTAATGCAGGATGATGAATATGGTCTTTAAGAAATGAGATTTCTTTAGTAATAGCTTTTACATGCCAACCATGTTGTTTTGCATCATCTAAGAAAGCAGTAACATTATGTCTAAAGTAGTCTTTATCTGTTACGTTATATTCTTTCATCAATTCAGCATAGAAAGGATCTGATGAATCAGGATAATCGGCTGCACTAAACATGCGAATTCCGCCATTTGCATTGATTTGTTTTTTAGTGTCTTCTAGAATTTTTTTATTTTCAGGATTCTTATTTCCCCATTCTTCCCATTTATTAATATCCCCTTTATATTCTTTGATAGGTAAATCTTTTACTGCATTACATGCAATTTCTTTTGCTCTATCTACATAACAACCGGGACAACCACGATTGCATCTATTGGTCAAGTCAAAAGAGTAAAACATATTTTTACCATTATGAGTTAATGCAGTAGGAATGCCAGCATGTAGTTTACGCCCCCTTGAATACTTATCACCTTCTTTTGCTGATACTAATGCAGGTTCAAATATTTTAATGGCTCCTGTTTTATCTTTCTTCCAACCTTCGAAAATAAATTTAGTTAATGGTTTGATATCCATAGTGTTACTCCTAATAATTTGATGTTTTAATTATTTAGGAAAGTTTGAATTTGATGTTTTCTTTAAAATAATCATAAACTTTATTTGCAAATTTATCAGGATTTATTAAGGAAAGATCATTACCAAATTCTGTTTTACCTTGCAATAAGAAATAATTTAAATTTGTATTCTTATTGAATTCTGTTTCTATTGTTTGTGCTTTAGACCATTCCCATAGCAAACCAAATCCATCCCATGTTGAGAAGTCAGTTAATTTATCTTCATCAATATCTTGATTGCATTTAATACAATGAATAGTTCCATAATTATTAAATCCTTCATGAACGCAATTATTCATCAATTCAATAATAAAGTTATCTCTTTCAGAATTTATTTGCATAATAAAATACTCTTCTACGATAATGGTTAGGATCAAATTTCAATCCATGTTTATTAACATTTCCCGGTCCTACGTTATACGCCAATACAGCTTTTTTAATATCACCATGATAATATCCAATTAGATATTTAATATAACGTGAACCTACCATAATATTAAAATCATCATCATATCGCAATGCCTGCGCTAATTGTTTGTCAGTACCATAAAAGTTAAAGAGTTTCTTTTTAATCATAAATTTTGCAGTAGCCAATTGAACTTGCATAACACCAAAGGATCTACCATCATCCCCAATTCGCCCAAGTTTACCTGCAAGAGTTTCTTGCATCAAAACACCTTTTACTGTTTTGGGATACCCAAACATAGCTCCATACTTACCAGCAATAGATAACAGATAATTTTGTTGATCTGTAAATGCAAAACAAATACTCGGAATGAAACTAAGGATACAAAAAATTATAACAATTTTCTTTTTCATCGTTTTTCCTTTCAGTTGTATTTGACAAACTATATTTGATATCAATTTGTTTGTCAATATAAAAAGTCCCAAAGACTTATAATAGTTACTTTGGGACTTTTTATTAAATAAAATTTAGAGTAACAGTATTATACCCAATCAGTCATAATACGATCCAAATCAAAAGGACTTAGATCCCCATCTTCTGCAATAACATAATCTGCATCAGATCTACGATAAACGATATCTGCACCTTGAGCAATAATATTTGAAACAAAAATATCATATAGAGAAGCAGATGTGTTTGCCATTTGTGTTGCTTTAGCAGCAGTAGCAACAGTAATTGGAAGAGTATTCTCTACACGAAATCCACTACCATCAATAGTAGTAGCTAGATCACACCAAATAATTTGATTATTTCTAATATCAACAATCAAAGGACTGGTTGAAGTAGCGTCAGCAGTTAAATCACAACGACCTTTGACAGATTTTGGTTCAAAGATTTCTCCTGAATTTACAGAAGAACGTTCCATCCATCCCATAAAACCAACTTCTAATTGATTCATTTTTTGACCAGTATAGCTATTAACATTACATACAACGTAAGCAACATTTGGATCAAGAGAGTTAAGATTTACATCAATAAATTCACTTGCACCAGTAGGAGCATCAACAATATCTCCAGAATGGTAGTAAGCATTATTACTACCACGTAGGTGTGTCCAAGAACAATTACCTAAGTAATTCCAATCTGCGTCAAATGTAACAGCAGAAAGATCTAAATCAACTCTATTAGAGCCAATATTCTGCCAGTACATGAACAATCTAACAGTAGGTGCAGTCAAATCAAAACGTGAACCTCGTCCAACTTGACGTAGTGCTGATGATGCACTACGATTACTAGAAGGAATTAACAGATTTTGACAGATATCATCAATAAATACGTTTTTTCCCTTGATTTCAGTTTTGTCTTTATATTTTTCAATGATGGCATCAATAATAACTCTGACGATTCGATGCGTAATATCGTCTGTAAGTGGTTTTAAATTATTTTCAATGGTAATCACAGCATGAGATTTTTTAGGTAAAAAGATCCTATTTTTATAAGAACAAAGTTCATTACGACCACGGAAATATCCATATAGTTGCCAAAGGACAGTTGTTGAAACTGAATTTGCAACTTTAGCAAATTCATTAATAACCTTATTAGGATTTGTTGCTTTATTAATTAAAGCATTCAAACGTCTAGCGAAGTCACCGGGACGAGTTGCACATTTAGACAGAACTTCATCAATTAATCCAAGTTCAATGAAATATTCAATAATAGAATTATAAGTCTTACAACCTTCATTACGAAGAGCATGAAAACAATCTACTGTTTGTGGGAATTGGGTTGAATATTCTCTTGGATGAAGCTTTTCAGCAACACGAATCCATTTGTTGCGATGACGCATCAAATCTTCCCCAACATTGCTTGGATTCATTGATTCAAGTTTAGATAGAATCAATCTACGAAGTGAACGAGGGATATTTTTATATTTGGTGTTTTTACCGAGAGATACATCACCACCAGACAGACTTGTAATGAAACGAAGAACATCAGTTGCAGTGGTTACTTGAGTATCCCAAACATTCATAATCATTTTGCGTTGATTTGATGTCGCTGTTTTACCATCACCAATAATACCAAATAGAGTTGCCATTCTTTCTTTATTGGTGAAGATTGCGTTACAAGAGAATCCAAATTCTACAAAGGTTTCAATATCAGAAACATCCTGAACTGAAGGAGAAGCTTTGGATTCGAGAATAGTTTTAAAACAATCAACAATATCCTCCATAACACCTAAACCAATCCATTTTGCTTCGGTGATATCAGTGAAAGGAAAACGATATGATGTGTTATAATTTGGAATAAAGGAAGGATTGAGATAATGACAAATAGCATTAATATAAAGTTCTTCCTCAGAAGCGGTAGCTACTTGTACAGGAAAATTACGATACATAGGACGATGATATACTATCCCATTTTGCTCTTTGATAATAGAAACAACAAAGTCATACAATGACTTTAACGTAGAAGAACTGGCAAGTTTCATTTCACCAATAAATTTTTCATCAAACACATAACCTAGATCAGCAACATTCGCTATAATTGCACCAACCATACCGATAGGTGCTACATTTTCAGTAGACTCCGCACTGAAAACAATTTTAGATTTACGGCGAAAAATGATTGCATCGATTGAGTTAGTCATTAGTTTATTCCTTAATTAGTTAGTTAGTATGTGGTGATTGTCAGGCGAACCGTACAGGGTGAAACTCCAATGATAGAATATAGAAGGATGCCCTTGGTAAAACCCCTGTAACAGTTAACATAGCCACATTCTTAATATAGAACAGTTTTGAAAATTTGTCAAATCCAAATATCTTTAAGATCGATTCCTAGAGTTCTCATTTTGAAAAACATGTATTCAGAGAAGTTAGGGTGAGTTGCTGGTTTGATCAAAGTCATATTTGTCTGATGAAGCAATTTATCATCCTTCCAATTATTGCAGGTTTTACAAGCAGTTACACAGTTAAGGTAAGAACTTTTGCCACCTTTTGAAACAGGAAGAACGTGGTCAATGGTGCAAGTTTTTGGAGTTAGAACTTTACCACAGTATTGACAAGTATGGTTATCTCTAACCAAAACAGTTTTCTTTGAGAATGGAATTTTTTTATTCAAAGATTGTTTGACTGCTTTAAGTAAGCGAATAACCTTTGGTAGATACATACCACCATGAATCAATCTATCAGTATTTTTAACAACTTCTACTCGATTTTTCACGACTAGTTTAATTGCTTTTTTGATAGATACAACATTCAAAAATTGGTAATCATGAGTTAGAAGAAGTACGGTTGCCATGATAGATTTTCCTTAATTAGTTTGCGGTGATTAATAGGCTGATTTAGTTTAATAATATTAAGTAGAAGGATGCCTTAATATAGCCGCAATGTCTTCTCTATTTAACAATACTCAATGGATTTGGTTTTACTGTTCCTTTAATGACAATACCTGTAGTTGATTCGATATATGCATTTTCTAATTCTTTAGGGCAAGGCATTTTACGAATGATATGTTTAATATCAATATCGCAACCAACAGTTTCAAATGGATACATATACGGAACTAATTCAATTCCAACTCGACCTTCATGTGAAGGAGCAAAATTAACCATAAAAACATTTTCGAGGTATTCAGGATTCGTATCATATGTACGACCAATAACAATTTCTCCTGTACAAAGTTTTACAACTACAATTTCATTCATTATATTTTCCTTTGTTTGTGTTAATAACTTTTACTTTCTTCGTATCGTTGTCTTCTATAAAATCTACCATTACCTATATTTTTTGATCTATGGTTATCAGTTTGAGTATGACAATTAGGACACAAAATTTCTAAGTTATCTGGTTTGTTATTAGAAGAATTCCCATCTTTATGATGTATTTCGAGTGTTAAGGCAATACCATTCCATTCTGAAATATTACACTTACAACAAGATGAATATATTTCTTTGATATATTTTCTTACCGTAGCAGGATCTAATACTTCCCCTAAGCGAAATTTATTTCTATAATATTCTTTATTTTTTACTACCTTATTTTCTTTAATTTTTGAAATAGTCCTACAAACACCTAAGTTATTAAAAGAAGCAGCACATGAATGATTGCAATATGTTAATTTCTTTTTTTCATATGATAATGGAGTCAGGCAAAACTTGCACAATTTTGGATCTTTATTATAATCTTCGATTCGTTTTGACTTTTTTGTTGCTTGTGTTTCTCTTCCTCGTTTAGCCGCTTCTTCAATTTTATTTTTGTTTTCTTCTGATATGCTTCTCATAAAAATCTCCTATAAATGTTTCTTATAGTTATTTATAAAAAGCCCATCAGTTTATTCGGACTTGAGCCGGAAGAGGGATTCGAACCCCCGATGTAGTTTCCATACCTGATTACAAGTCAGGTGCAATCGACCAACTATGCGATTCCGGCATTTTAAGGATTTGAACAAATATGTTGTTCTCTCATTGATTCTGTATCTAATATATTAGACCTCGTAGAATTCCTTTTACAACAGCAACGAGTTTTATTTAAATAATTTATCCCATTCATCTACTATTTTTTGCATTTTTTCTTCCTGATAATCCCAAAAACCAATAAATTCAGCTTCTTCAAATAATCGATTACCTTCTGTCATAAATGGTTCTTCTGCATATAAAATCTTACATGGATCGACACTACATCCTTTATTAAGGACAAGGATATCACCCTCACTAAAAAAATCTTTCCAACAATTAATAGCGCACTCAATTACTTGTGATTCTGAATCAAATCGTTCAGTTTCATCACCCTCACGATAAAAACCACGCTCTTTAAACTTGTTTAATTTTGCAGCACTTTCTTTATCTAGAACACGATTTAATGTAATCTTTTCAAGATCATTGTTAGAAAATAGTTGCAAATATCCATAATAATGAATAGCACCGGGACAAATACCAGCATAGCTTGAAGTTTCTAAACTAACTATTTTTGATGACATTTCGATAGTCCTTTAACTTAGCGGGGATAGTAGGAGTTGAACCTACATGTGTCCAATTACACTTTCAAGTGGGTAGAAGCCACAGGTGATATATCCCCAAATTATTAATTTTTTGGTAGGGAAGGAGGGGATCGAACCCTCACCCAATTAAGGACAGGATTTTGAGTCCTGCGCGTCTGCCAGTTCCGCCACTTCCCCATGAAAACTGGTCTTTTTAAGGTATGACCAAACCTATCAAGGCTGTGTTAGCCTTGACCAACACTTAGTTTCTTGCCACGTTTTTTATCTCTTTTCTTACGAATTTTAGTATTGGTTGATTTACCAATAGAAGTAACTTTAGTTGATTTCCGTTTGACTTGCTTAGTCGCATCTGATGCTTTAACTGCCATTGTATAACTCCTTTGGTTGTTTGTCAATTTAATTAAAAATTGGTACTCCGTGAGGGACTTGAACCCCCATCATGCGATAATCTGTCGCCAAGCCTGTGTATAAAACAGGTGCTTTGCCATTAAGCTAACGGAGCATGATCTTTGGTAGGGAAGGAGGGACTCGAACCCTCAAGCAATTAAGCGACGGATTTTAAGTCCGTTGTGAATACCAATTCCACCACAACCCCATGTTATTACCTTGAATGTGGTGGATGCAGACCAGTAGCAGATCGTGCCAGATCAACTAGATCTTTTGCTTCCTTAAGTCTAAAAGAAAAATTTGAACTAAGTTCTTTGATACAAGGAATCGGCGCATTCCCTTCTTTCAGAAGACGAACAGCAAGAACATAAGCTTCTTGATCTTCGCTTTTAACACCATCAGGAAGACGATATTCGGATACTTGTGAATCAGCGAAATATGCACAGAAACATGCCGGATCTTCTTTAGCGAGACGAATAGCAATTTTCTTGTAATCAACTGCAACATCACCAGTAAGGATATCGATAGCTTTTTTGTACATTATGAACCTCCGTTAGTTAGTTATAAGACATTGTAAACTAAGTTTACTTTTTTGTCAATTTAATTTGTGCGGAATGTAGGGATCGAACCTACTTATCAAGATCTTCAATCTCGCGCATTGACCACAATTGCTTATTCCGCAGATATTAACCTTCTACCATATAGATGAAATGTTTGATTGAGTTACAACGTTCACACATACCACGTTTAGCATAACCAATATTCATCATTGTTTCTAATTCTTTATGACATTCTAAACACAACCAAGTACCAGTATGAATTGTCGGATTCTTTACAGTATCTAGCATTTTTAGTTCCTTAGTTAAATTTGGCAGACGCAGGGGGAGTCGAACCCACAACACAAGTTTTGGAGACTTGCCTAACTCGCCCGGTTAGATGAAGTTCCTGCATCTATTTTTGGTAGTTTACCTTGGAATTGAACCAAGCTATATTTCGATATGAGCGAAACATGATCCCAGATCGTAAACCGTGATACTTCGGGCCAGTAGAAGGATTCGAACCTCCAAAGATCATTAGAATACAACCGCCAGATACGTCTATCTACTTTATGCATTCCCGATCCAACTGTAGCCTTTCATATACTTTCAGTCATGACTCCTGCCATATATGAACACTTTCTGTCTGCGTCTTCCAATTCCGCCATACTCGCCATGTTTGTATTTAAATAATTCTACTATACTTTTTTATTCTTGTCAATATTTCTTTGCAACAAATTTGATTATCGTCAAAAGATGATTCTATCCTAATTAAGATTCTTTCGTATGTCCAACCAACTGAAATTCCGGTCAAATAAAATTCATACCAATCAATAACCATATCATTATTATAAATTGAATTCACTATTAAGTCAAGTGGTATTCCTAACGAATCCGACATTTTAAAAGCATCAAACCCAGAAATAACCATTTTATCTTCAGTAGTTATTCCTACAGATCTTAAACCGTAACATTTTTTCCATTTGCGTTTAGCTGTTTCATTTGTACCTCGCCTATTCTATTAAATATTTGGAGCTAACATTCGGAATCAAACCGAAATCCAGACTGTACCAGAGTCTTATTCTATCATTGAACTATGCCAGCATTGCGGAGAGTGAGGGATTTGAACCCCCAGATGTTTTACCACCGGACTGTTTAGCAAACAGCGTCCCTACCAGATTAGGCCAACTCTCCAAATGTTCTAATTCCTACTTGATTCCCTATATCCCAAGCATAATACATTTCATAATCGTTAAAGAAATTATAAGGATTTTCGACTAAACTTTTCAATCCTGCTTGGTATCCATCATTATATTCTTGTGTTAGATCTAGTCTAACTGCTTTCCCTTTTGGAACACCGGGATATTTCCTACTCATTATTTTAATTCCTTTAGTATAAATAGGCTCGATTTGCTGATAGATTATCTTCACACCTATTTTGCCAAGGGAGTTGGATTCGAACCAACATTCTTCTTATTACTTGATATTACCCTCTCTTATCTAAAATCAGTGATATCAACTCTGATTTGTCCATTGAGCAATAATACCTTTCATAAGGTGCTTTCCAGTCAGCTATCCCCCGAAAGTTAATCTATTATATTTGGTAGCTCTGGGGAGACTCGAACTCCCAATCCTTTCGGCAACTGCTTCTAAGACAGTCATGTATACATTCCAACACAGAGCCATGTTAATTAAAAATTTTTAATCTGTTTAAAATATCCACGATATAGACGTTTCATGCTTGCAGGATGAACAGTTTTACTACATCTATCACATGCTTTAGTTTTACTAGTAATTCTTCCACATACAACACAAAAACATTTAGAATGTGATTTCATTAAACCTCCTAGTGTGACGTGTCGGTATTGATCCGACTAACAACTGATTCACAGTCAGTCTGCTCACTTTTTGCACTACGTCACCACAACTGTAGTAAATAGTCTCAGGTCGCTACATCGTCTCATACATATTAGTTAATTTAAATTTCATGCCTGAAAGATAATTAGAAAAAAATAAGTGCGTACTTTAATGCCCCTCAATGAACTATAATTAGTATCTCATTCTCCGTGATCAGTTAGAGCGATACCTGTTAATTCAGGTCAACTGGTGCGCTGTCTTGTATATATGATAAATCATATCACATCTTTAGCGTTTGAGATTATAAGAGCCGATAGTCGGAGTCGAACCAACGCTTGTCTTATCAATGATTTCTTAGATTTAACTAGTCATCTAAAAGCTATCTAAAGACATTATAACAGGATTTTGCAGTCCCTGCTCTAGCCACTGAGCTATACCGGCAATATTTTTAGCTTTTGATTGTAATCGAACCAATCTATACAAAACCTCAAGGTGACTAGTCTTGATTCAAGCCTTTAGTTGTCAACTACCTGCATTTAGTTTTGTATAAAATCCATCTTTAAAAGCTTGAGCAGAATGGGAGAATCGAACTCCTAATTGTCAGCTTGGAAGGCTGATGTTGCTACCTTACAACTTATCATTCTGCATTGCGGTAGATATGTCAGGTCTACCTTCCTTATTCCAGAGTCGCGTCATGGAAAACCAGAGGACTATTTAAGTTTTCGTATCCTTTAAGACCAGTTGCCAATTCTGGTCAGGATACTTATTTACCTTAGACGAAAGGTGGTTAATAGTCAAACCTTTAACATAAAATCATTTATTATAATGGTGGGTGTGGAGGGATTCGAACCCACGCTGGCGTAAACGCCTCCTGATTAAAAGTCAGGTATATTACCACTATATTTACACACCCCAAAAAGGGTGGATGCGGTGAGGTTCGAACTCACGGCGTATCGGTTAAAAGCCGATTACTCTACCAACTGAGTTACGCATCCATAATATTAAGTCATTTTCGTGACTACATACTATGAATGCATGTAGTCACGAAAATGACTACATACTATGAATGCATGTAGTCACTATTGTTTATATTTTTTCATAATTTCATCATATTCCTTTTCTTCTTTGCTTTTAATTGAAAGGTTAGCTGCATTATCTAAGGTACAAGCAACAATAACAACCAACGTTGCCTCCCATGAAATAAAAAACCCAATGATAAGACAAATAATACCAATAAACCATAGAATGCTACTTTTAATCATTTCAGTATCCTTTTTATTGTTTGGTAGCTCCTGCCGGTTACGATCCGACTGCTTCATCTTATCAGGATGATGTGTTACCATTATACCAAGGAGCTATGTTTTATATAAGACACTTTAACATCTTTATTCTAGTCTGTCAATTTATAAATCATGACATAAACTTTTAAACCTTTTTTAGTTGCATAATCAATCATACCTTTTGTCCCGGCAGACTTTCCGTCCCAAATAGCAATGAGCGCATCTGCATAGTCTACCATTTCTCTATTTCGGATATGACCAGCGGCTTTACCTTTACCATCCCAATCAGGAATAAAAAACTTTATAGAAATATGATTCTTTTCTGCAAACTCTTTACCTAGTCTATCTACCCCTCTAGCACCACCACAAACAACTTCAGTTATAACAAATCTAGCTTCTTTAACAGCTTTGAGTATTAGATTATAGTCCGTTATATCTCTACTACCTGCGATGATTACTTTCATTCTTTTCCTTTGAGATTACCTCTTCAAAAAACCCATGACAAGTTTGATTATTTCTCAAATGAGGAACAGGAAATCTCATTTTATCATTATTTTTCGTATTGAAGTTTCTTCTTAATTTAATTACAGTTCCGCATATTTTACAAATATATATCATCTTAGCATCATCTTATATACCTTTGATATATAATCTTCCATTCCTAAATCTTTTAAAACAATACCTTCATTGATATATCGTTCAACTAATTCTGCTTCTATAGGATACCATTTACCTTGTTTGATATACCATCGTGTTCTACCTGATGGATAAGTTCTACATTCTACCTTTTCAAGATACGAATTAATCGTGACATATTTTTCTATTTGAGTCATGGTGTCCTTTCGGGATCGAACCGTTGCAATTATATTATTATAGCTATACACCCCGTATTAGCATTAAATATAATCTCTTGTCCATCATCTACTCTACCATTACTTAACATGTATTTCATGATATTTCAACTTTGCCCAAGTATCACATAGGAGTTGAACCTATGAGGGACATAATATGGTGGGGCTTATCAGACGCTACCCTGATCCTTGTCCCTGATGTACGGTCAGGTTGTGCTACTTACACCATCACCCCATATTTGTTATATTGAGATTGCAAAGGGAGTCGAACCCTTTATTCGAAGTTTTGCAGACTAAGCCCATTACCACAATGAGGAAATGCAATCATTTTTTTGTTCTAGATATTTTGTTATCTCTGAGAGGACCAGTCAGATGAACCACTGTCGATACAGACTAATGTATTGCAATAGTGTTCTTCTACATGACATCTACAACATAATGGAACACAATTTTGAATCTCTTTTAATATTCTATCCCAAGACCATCCTCTTAGGTTTTTAAATTTACTGTCTTTCTTTGTTGGGTCTACATGATGTAAATCAATAGCTCCATAATACTTATCATACCCACATTTAATACATTTTCCACCTAAATATTCAATAGCTTTTTTACGTTTTTCATTACCAACTTTTATTGTATATTTGTTGTGACATTTCGAACAAAATGATCGTTTTTTCCCATAAAATTTATCTGGATTTGTTTCACCACAAATGCATTTATGTGTTATATTTCTAGGTGAAATTTCTATCTGTTTAGTATTATGTTCCCCATAAGGAGAGCATTCCAAACAATATTTTCTTGTATTAATTATTTTAATCTTCCCATCAATATTAACTCTATTTGGGAATTCTTTATTACATTTAGTACAGATTGGCATAACAGCATCCTTTGTAAGATAGATACTATTATTTATAAAAAATTTATCTTACATTCTCATAATATTATCCTTAGTTGAATTGGCGGGGGATGAAAGAATCGAACTTTCGTCTTCTGGGTCAAAGCCAGATATGTTACCACTACAATACAATCCCCTATGGTCGGTGAGGCAGGGATCGAACCTGCATGATCTACGCCCCAAACGTAGTGGTCAGCCATTGACCCACTCACCGAATTACTAATTAACTTTACCATATTGTCGCGGAAGCAGGATTCGAACCTGCGACCTCTTGGTTATGAGCCAAGCAAGATAGCCTCTTCTCTATTCCGCAATAATTTTAAATAATTCTTTATTGAGTCTATCTTTTTGAACCCTTCGTACACTTCTTGAAATTAATTTTCTTTCTTTCCCATGATAGACATTACAACAGTAACATTTAAGTCCACCAATTCCACAACGAGAATTCATTTCTTGCCTAAAAATATCAGACATTATAATCTCCTATTTGGCACTCCTGATCGGGATCGAACCGACAATTTTTGCCTTGAAAGGGCAACGACTTTAACCAATTTGTCTACAGGAGCATGTTTAGGGATAGAATAATTGAGGGATTGAACCTCATATTTGGCACTCCTGATCGGGATCGAACCGACAATTTTTGCCTTGAAAGGGCAACGACTTTAACCAATTTGTCTACAGGAGCATGTTTAGGGATAGAATAATTGAGGGATTGAACCTCATATTTCGAACCATCAATATAAAGACCCATTTTCTTTATACACAAAGGGAATCGAACCCTTACTTGATACGACCAGTATTTAATAGGAATTGAACCTAACTACTCACCAAGTTATTCTATGCGCCCTAGACGGGGATCGAACCCGCTACTTTCTGCTCGACAGGCAGACTCCACTACCAAATGGACTCTAAGGCATTATTAAATTATTGGCTCCAGTGACAGGCTTCGAACCTGTAAGTTCCTTGCGAGAACGCTTGATTAACAGTCAAGTGGGTTTGCCAATTCTCCTACACTGGAATGATATTAATTTTGGCTCCGAGAGCAGGGATCGAACCTGCGACAGGGTGGGTAACAGCCACCTACTCTACCACTGAGTTACCTCGGAATGTTATGCTACCGATTTACATTAGGCTGATAAAGTGAAATAATCATTTCCTAACTATCTTGTAGCGATGGAAATTCTATCACAATGAATAAGCAGTCTCACATGGAGTTAAAGTATTCAATTGTGACTTAAGATTGTAGCCGTATTCTTTGGTGGAGCGACTAGGACTTGAACCTAGAATTGATGGGTTACAGCCATGCGTGATACCAATTTCACTCCAAAATTTGGTGGGTATGGTAGGACTCGAACCTACATGCTTTCGCTACGGTGTTACAGACCGCTGGACCACCAATTGTCCAACATACCCAAAGTATGGAGACTAGTTATCGGACTAATCTTTATCCACATTTACTGATCCGATTCAGACTTAAGTTTATATTATTGTTAGACTACACACAGATCATTGTCCAGAGTTAATAGGCTCCTTCCTCCCTGATATCATCTTCAAATATAATTCAAAAGATTTAAGTTTTCGGGCATACCCAAGGTACTTATTACCTTAAAACTGAAGTATAGCAAATAGGTAAATCTAAAATCTAACAACAATGGCTTTGACAGGGAGTTAGTTCCCTCCGGTAGGTATCATGTTGCAAATCATCGAATAGCCACTATTCATCGAATGATATTGAGAGTTTATTATTGGGATTGGGAAACTCTCTCTTTTACGCAACTGCTTAATAAGCATGGACCCAATTTTGATGTAAGATATTTTAATATCTCTTGGAGGGCTTTTCATCCTCGTCGTTATCTTACATCTTGTAATAAGATTACTACTTAATCATTTGGTTGTCAATTTAAATCTTCAAGTTTTCAGGCATACCCAAGGGACTTGATACCTTGTATCTGAGAATTGAGAATTTTGATTTCAGGTGGTTATTCCAAGGACGTCTCCATTCTAATTAGCATTAGAACTTCACAGACTCACCACTATCCTATACATCCATCAAAACTTATCACTTTTGAAATTATAAACCGTGTCGTAATCTTTTCAGACCCAACAACCATACCTCAATAAATAATGGCTGGCTTATAATTCTAGTCAAGCTACTCAATTTTTTCAAATAACTCGTTCAACATTGAAATAATCTTACTACTTAACCATTTGATTGTCAATTTAATTCCAAAATAAATTAATTAAGTTAGAGTTCACATCACACACCTTCCTTTCACAAAAGTAGGAGTTATTGATTTTTGATTTTCTCTATCGTAACATGATGATTTTACTTTGTCAATTTATTTGTATAAACAGATAGTCATTGATTGCATTTAAACTAAACTCTGCAAAGTTAGATCGCACCTACCTATCGTCAAGCCTTATTGTCGCCCCCTCTGGTTATCGTCAGGCTCTATTGTCGTATACATCTATCCACTTCTATTGAGTGGGTTTTATTTCTGATTGCAGTCAGAAGGCACTTCAATCAATGACTTTCTGTTTATACAAATAAATTGTCTTGTCAAATAACTCGTTCAACATTGAAATAATCTTACTACTTAACCATTTGATTGTCAATTTAAATTTTGATATGCGCCCCGAGTAGGACTTGAACCTACATGTATCCAATTAACCTTTCAATCGGTTCGTAGCCGAAGGGTATACCGAGACAATAAACTAGTTTGCAGCGAGTGAAGGCATCGAACCATTGACGCTATTAACGTCACCACTGTTTTCAAGACAGCTTGGGGAGCCAACCCCGGCACTCGCCATTGATTAAACTTTACTACATCTTTATTCAGTTGTCAAATTAAATATAGTAATTTCAACCCTAGAAGGACTTTCGTTAAACACTGCTAAAGCATTTTAAGTGTTAGTTGAAATCTTTACTGTCCATTAACTATATTATTGCTGTTTGTAGCTCTTAACAGAATCGAACTGTTGTTTATGGTATGTAAAACCACCACTCTACCATTGAGTTAAAGAGCTATATTACTTGTGGAGATAGGCGGAATCGAACCCCCTGCTGAGATTTGCAAGACCTCTGCCCTTTACCAAAACATACCCCCAAAACTAAAAAACCCTTGTCACATAAGCAACAAGGGTGATAAATCTAACTATCCCTGTTACCGTTTACATTGTATCCCCACCAAATGCCCAAATAAGATATGAGCGCACATCAGCTTTAAAGGATGCAGTCATAGCACTCTCTAAATTGACTTTATTAATTGTGGGTTGATTTATATTCATATATATTTTTCCGTGTAAATTGGTTATCTTTATTTATAAAAGATAAATTTTATCTATTCATGAAATAGCGTAACTAGTTGAAATAGTTATTTAAATTATTGATTTTTTCTATTCATTATAATCGATGCAATATAACTCACCAGTACCATGTAAATATTTTTGTAATGCTACAATTAACCCAAAACTTTCATTTTCTAGCTCACCATATATAACAGAACAATTTATTTCAGCCATAACTTTGTTGCATCGTTCATGTAACTTTAATGCTTCTTTTTGTCGTTCTTCTGGTTTGTTAGTTAAATAGTTGAATTCCATATTATCCTTAATTAAGACTAGTGGAGATTAGCAGGCTTATATCAATTAACAGTTGAGTCCCCGAAGGGAGTAGAAGGATGCCTCTTACTATAGCCACTAGCTTTAAATAATTGTAGCATGTTTTTATTTAGGTGTCAATTTAAATATCTATAATTCCGAAAACAACGTAATCTGGTTGTTGCTGAAAACTAGTAACATAGGAAATCTGTTTGTTAATTTCTCTTCCAGTATAAAATCGGTCATCTGAAAGAATTTTATATTCTTTTAAAATTACAAAATCACCTTTGTTGAAGGTACGATCACCGTTATAACGAATTTCGAATGTCTTTTCACCACGTAGAATAGCTTCAAAAAATTCAGGTAGTTCTTTTAGTTCATGTGTTTGTCTCTTCTTAATTGGTTCTTTATATGCACATGGAGCACAAGTAAATGCTCGTTTATCACCTAAAAAAATTTGTTTACAAATATGACATACATTTGAGTAGTTTCCACCAGCCCATCCTGCTCTAGGTGGTCTTTTATCACAATTAAATGTATCATAGAATGGTATATTCATATAATTACTTCCTACGTTATAAACCAACTAACTCCAAATAAACAATATTACCGATACAATTAACGACATAAATGATAACGCACCAATTGCAGCGACAATACGTGATACTGTGTTGCTTACATCGTCAAAACACAATGCAATAAAAACACAAGCAAATATAATAATAAATGATGTCTGCATTATTTTAATTAACATTATTATTTTTCATCCATAGTATTAATATCTTTAACAGACAGTTTTCTAAATTTAGAAGCATGAACATCATAAAGAAGTAGAGTATCATCATCAGTTAGTGCTGATTTACCAGAACCAATATAATTACCGAGATACTTAGATTCAAGGGAAAATGTTTTAAAGAAATTCATACCATTATGTGAGTACGAAACTTCATAAGTACCAGAGCGAAGTTTAGTAAGAACTTCTTCCTTGGTGAAGCCATTCCCAATATTGGCAGAAGTTACTGCTTGAGTAGAATTCAGAGGAGCCGACATGAATTTTCCACAAATAGAACAACGACCTTGATGTTTATAAGTATTAGCGATACAGGTATGCATTATGATTTCCTTTCGTTGATTGATTTAATTAAATGTAACATGAATATTGGTTCTTGTCAATTTAATTATTATCTATAATATTTTCTTTTGGTAACATTGCGTGAATAGAATCAATTTCTATTTCAGATCCATGTGCATCTTGTTTCTTCAGATCTTCTAGTGACATGTTTCGACGTTTTGCTCTAGTTTCATCTGATGCGACAACACCATAAATCTTAACAGAATAACCAGTATATTTACCAAATTTCAATAAAGATTCATATTCATTTACAAATCTACAATCCGATATAATAGCATAAGTTGCTAATTTTTCATCGAATGCTTTTTTAATTTTATTAAATGCTGTATCAATCCAGATAGTATCATTAACATATCTACCTAATTCCGTACCTAATAGTTGACCTAATTTACGGAATGAATTATTATAATCAATATTCATTGCACAATTATTTACATTCTTAACAAATTCTTCTTGATAAATTTCATAATTTGTTCTTATGCTTTGTAAACGATATTGTTTATTTTGTGTAATATATGTTGTAGTATCTAGGTTTTCCAACAATGACAATATATTTTTAATGGTATGGTGAGTAATATAATTATGAGTAAAATTAGATCTAATTGGGGTTGATGTATTTGATTTAGTAAACCCAAAAGAATCATATAAAATTTGTTTGATTGGATCAGCAAACGAAATCATCAATATTGAATTACCATCATCTTTAAGTTTTTCAATTTGTCTCATTGCACTATAATCTTTACCTGAGCCTAATTTTCCAGAAAAGGCTAAAACTTTATTCATAAGCATTCCTTAATTATTTGTTTAATTTCTTCGTAACTACCAGCAGATTTAAATTTAGACATATCAATATTATTCTCCATAATTAGAGGAAGATGATTATTAATATTTGACCAACCATTGTTATGTAAGTTGATGCATATACCTAAGTTATTGTTTTTATTGATATGTTGTAAAATATGATACGGGTAATCATCAACTAAAATACATTTTTTAGTAAAGTTATATTTTTCGATAATATTATTAGAAAACTGGATATCAGTTATACCATAATTATATTTAACAAACTTACTTTTTGCTTCTTTATTTTTATATGTGTCTGCATGACTTAATATAGAAACTTCATCAAAATTTTCTTTACACCATTCTACAAATTCTTTTGAACCTTCATATGGTTGAATTAGTTTACCATAGATGAAATGGGGATCTTCAAGATAAAAATCAGATGCTCCCTTTCCAAAAGAACGACATAGGAAATCATAGGTAGTAACTTCAGGTAAAGTTAAAATCCTATCAGCATATCCTTCAGAGTATAACCAAACTAACCAAGTTTCAATGAAATCACATAGAGTATTATCTAGATCAAGTATAATTCTTTTCAAGCGTATTCTCTCCTTAATTTTACTTTACCACACTTAGTACATTCTTTCGATTGTAATACAAATTGAGCAGTTACAATGCCTTCTGATGTTCCTGTATCAGTTTCGGTGACAAGCTTTTCTGATTTCCATTTTGAATAATTGTGTAAACAAATCATCAATCCCACCATTCTCTCATTTTACTTAAATTTTTTATATATAAGTTCCATACCTTTTCATCAAGTGCATGTGCTTTTTTAGAATCTTCCCGATATAATTCAGCAACATCATCTGGCATCCCTCTCATTTCAAAATAAAGAGGATTTACAACACCATCTTTTTTAAGTGGTAAGAAATCAAAATAAGATGATTGGTAATGTTTATCAAAAACAAGCATCGAATAATATTCATCTTTATACATTTGCTGTAGTTTTCGAGTCCATCTAATACGTTTTGCTATATGATATTTTCCACAAGTCATTGGATTATCTGATGCCCAAAACTTCTCCATTTCTTGAAGTTGTTTATCAATTAGTGCAGATAGATAATAATGGTCAAAAACATCATTATTCCAGATTAATTTACCCCAGACAAAAATATTTCGAATTCCTCGTTTAACCCAATACCAAGGGTATACGAATAAACGATCTAAAAATGCATCAAATTTATATTTGAATTCATTAGTCATTTATACATCCTTTTTCTTTTTATGAAATTTTTTATATACAGTTCTATAGTTAGAACGTGACATTGAAATTTTACAAAGTAAACGCCAAGCTTCTTTGATTTCAAATACTAGATGGTTTGTTGTTTTATGTATCACAGAAACAATAACACAAATTAAAATTAATGGTAACAACATAATTACTATAAAACACCAGACATAATAATTTAGTGTTATTAATTGAAAAATATTCATATTAATCTCTAGTTGCTTTTTCTGCCGCCCAATGTTCTAGAGCAAGACGAAGTTTTGGAAGTGAATCAATAAGACGAACAAGATTTTTATTTTTAGCGCCGTCAAAGCTTACGTCAGCAGAAGTTCCAGTTCCTTCTTCTTCGCTTTGATGATAAAAACTAAGAGTATCAGGAAATGCGTAATTGATTTCTTCCCCATCATCCATTTCAAAACTAATTGAAACTGTTACTGGTGTTCTATTGCTTCCCGGTGAAGCTGAATTTTCGCTAAGATGTTTCATAAATTTTTCTGATGCCATGTCATTCTCCTTAAGTAATATTATCTATTATAGCGACAATCCATATGATTGTCAACTTTATTTATTAATAGATAATCAATCCTTATAGAAAGAAACAACACAGGAATTTACCATTTCAGGATAATACCCAGTTCCAGCAAAGGCATCGTGAAATTTGGTGTGAACACCCCAACCGAATTCACCAGACAGATAAGAATACAGATCTGATGACTCGAAGATCAGACAAATAGGATGACCATCCCAGTTAACTCTGATGATACATCCCTCACTGCAATCAACTTCAGAAAAAAACTTATTCAGTGCTTTCTTCAGTTTAGCCGGAACTTTACCACCTTGATCCATCATTTTCTCGACATAATCAATCATAAAAAATCTCCTTTGGTTGAATTAAATATACCAAAGGAGATTTTTATTGTCAATTTTTTTCTTTGTATACTTTATATAATGGATATAGATTTTTTGTATGCTTAAAAAATTCAATATTCACTGGTTTCCAGTATGTAAAAAACATTTGATTATATGAAACTGTATGAAATTCAGATAATAGATCTTTATAAGAAATATCATCATGTGATTCGTCATTAAAAATAAAAGTAATCAAATCTTGTCTAAAATTAAAAACTTTATCATTACGTAATTCTACATATTTAACCCATACAATACACATCAAAACAGTGACAGTTAAAATACCAACAAATACTAACCAAACTAAAAGTATATCCATTTCAATCTCCTTTATTTACGATAGAGTTCATATTCTACTTTTTTATTAAAAGCGACAAGTTTCTTATTACATCCATACTTACATTTATCATGAAGTGGAGTAAACGCATATCTATCTTTAGCTTTGAAGAAAACCTGTGATAGAGACATATCGCTAATGTTTAATCCAGTGTGACCAACTCCATCCCGATATAGATGTGAGCAATTAGAAGCGTCACCATCTTCGTTTACAGTTAACTCTGATAATTGTAGATAACAAGGCATATGCATGTTTTCTCGGAATCTAACTTTGCTATCAAATGTATTTTCATCATGACTAGCATGAAACAAGAAACGAGATTCAGTATCACCTGCACTTTCCATAACATGATTTAAAATTGGAACAATTTCATCAAACAAACTACCAATATCAGTAGGAGTGAAAGTAAATCTTTCGTTGGTTCCTTTATATGCAGAAAAGAATACAGCATATAGATGTGGAAGTTCTTTGTAATACATTTCCAGAAAATTAGGGATATGTTTATAATTTTCTCTTGTCATCGTATAAGTGATACTTACGATTGGACCCTCATTACGAGAATTAAGTTCATTAATTTTCTTAAGATTTTTCATGACTAATTGGTGTGCATTTGGAATACCAACCAGCGAATCGAAATATTCTGCATCATGACTATCCAAAGAAACTTTAAGTCTCTTGATGCGTGGAATAACATCATCAGGAAGATTAGTCATAAGATTTGTGTTAAGATGAATATCAACATTATCATAATATACAGTATCACGAATAACATCAAATAGATATGGAACACAAGTAGGCTCACCACCAGTAATATGAAGTATACCCCCACCCATTTGAGAATATTCTTTAATAAGCTTAAAGAACAATTCTTTAGATAGTTGTTTAGGAGAATGACATTCATTACAATAACTACATTTCATATTACATTTATTTGTAATATGAAGAGAAAGTCTACGCAAAGGAGGAAGAGTATTCTCCCTAAGAGCATTATGAGTTTCATCAATACGTTGTTCAAATAAATCCCAATATTTACTTCCAATTGCTTCTAACATTATTCGCTCCTTTTTGTATTTCGTTGTCTTAATGCATCTAATTCAAAACAAATTTCAACATGAATAATTGAAGGAATTTGGTTATCGATACCAATTTCATGTTGAAATTCATACATAACTTTATCAAATTCACTTTTAGTCATACATGTTCTAAATTTAGGTTTCCATATATTATTAAAAATATCATTCATTTGAAGATTTATATTTAAATTAAGTTCGATAAGATCTTTAAAGGTATTCATTGCAATCTCCTTACCTAGGAAGTATACATTTCCATTTCGCACATAATTTTAGATAGTCGCTTATAAGCTTTGCCACAAATATTGACTAGACTATATGTTTCATCACCTTTATACCATGTGATATATACAATCCATTCGTTAAATTGAGGGATAATAAATGCAGTGCCATCGTGAATTTGCGTAATGAAAATCTCTTTTCCTTCAGCTTCTTCTTCAGTAAGATAGTCAATTAAAGCCTGTGGATATACGTACATAATTTCTCCTTAGTTCAGCCAGCAAAATTTAATAAATTTAACAATACCATAAAAGATACAACAAAGTAACCCCATTTTAAAAATAAAACTAAACATTGAAAAAGTAAGATCAATAAAAGAGTTCCATGCTTTTTTAGCATTTCGATGGCTAACCCATGCATGGAGTTCTTTTTCTGATTTAAATGAAATACCCTTATACTGAGGACTCCAAAACTTATGACTTTCCGTTGAATATAAAACTGTATAATCTCGTTTCATAAAAAACTCCTTTGGTTGAATTGAATATACCAAAGGAGTTTTTTCTTGTCAATTTAATTATTACTTAAAACGAAGAAACTAGTGCATCTAGAATAGGGATTTGTTTAGGATTAATAATATCATACGCTTCGTCAATATCAACCCATTTATAATCATCAATTTCTTTAATCATAAGTCCAGACCCAATAGGGTATTCACACTCATTAGAAAAACATTCTTCTGGGTCAACATCCATATTGATTCCGTATGCACAAACCATTTTATTTGGATTTTGTTGTACTTGCCCTAGATATTTGTAATATTGTCTATTTCTTGTACGAAGAGTTGTTCCAGTTTCCTCTTCAAACTCTCGACATGCAGCATCTAATTTATTCTCCCCTTCTTCTAGTTCACCTTTAGGGAATGACCAGAAAGGAAACACATTAGTTGAATGTGCTAGAAAAACATTAAGTTGGTTATTAACAAATTTATAACAAATAATCCCGGCTGAAAATTTCATTTTTTCTCCATTAAAGTTTTTCTATTATGATTTGGGTTTTTTAGTTCACCACGTCTACGTTTGGCCCATACCTCTTTCATTTTTAGACTTCTATCTTTTTTTTGTTCTTTTGTTAGTTCTAATCCAATCAATTTATTTCTAATTTTAATTTTAACTTCTTCTGATCGTGGTATACCAAACGAATGATGGTTTTCTCCTGATGTTTTTTCTTTAAAGGATTGGATACCTTTATCACTTCTACACCATTTATCCCCAAACATTGGATTTTTATCTCCCAATCTAGCTTGTCTAAGTATTTCTTTGGTTTTAGCTGAATGTTTTTTTCCTAGAAAAGCTTTAACCCCTAATACTCCTTGACCACCATAAGTAATATTTGTTAAATTATCTTTACCAATTTCTAAAATAATTTCTCTTTCTTTTAGCAATGATTCTGAATGTGATAAATTACAATAGAGGTATGTAATAATAGGCATTAATCCATCATTAAAAATATCCTTTATCAATCTATTTTTTTCAGTATCTTTTGCTAATTGATTAGGATATAAATGTTGTTTTGCTCTATATTTTTTACCTTTACCTATATAAAAAATCTTACTATCTCTGGGGTCAATGTACGCATACACATAAAAAATATTATTCATATAAAAATCTCCTTTATTTTATTTATAAAAAAATTAGATTTTTATATGAATACATCCTTCCATTATAGTTTATACTCCCGATTAATAATTTTAAAAGACCACCAATCACGACTACATTTACTAATGAAAGGTTCACAAGGACGAACAACAATTCCTTCTGCAATTTCACCATTCAAATAAACCTGTTTATCAGCAAGTTCCTGTAGTTCATCAAAAGTCATGTTGAAATTATCAACAATCATAACAAGAGGAACAGCAGGGATTCCCAACCACTGCATAACGGTACGAGAGTCATCATAATCCAAAGGTTTTTTAGTTCCTTTTTCAATGATGTTAAAGGTAGCCATATCAACACCTTCAATACCAAGTTTGTTCTTTTTAATACCAGAACCATAACATTCTGCTTGAATAGCTATATTGATATTAGGTTCTTTCAGTTTTTCTTTAAGATTATATTTATTGACTGCTTGCCAAAACTTATTAGTTTCATGTTCACCAATTTGATTATTACGTGAACAAACCATCAATTCATCTTGTTCATTATCCCAAAGAGTAGTAAGAGAACTACCTTCAATCTTTAGAGTAATATAGACTCGCATTCCTTGAATTTCATCAAGTGCTCGAACCTTAGAAGCAAGATTCACTTCATCAGTCTTGGATACAAGATAATTAGGAAAATCACCTTTAGTTTGCATTTGACCAAACCCAGATCCCCCGCCTTTTTGAACAGGAGCGATATATTTTTTGACACCTAGTTCGTGAGTCAAGTCAAGGCCACATTCCTGATTTTGATTATAAATAGTTCCATCACTATCAGGAAGAGTATTCAAATAATCAAGAACCAATTTCAAAGGAAGCACAATTCCTTGGCTATAGATTTTACGAATAATGAAATCTTCATCATCACGTTCAGTAAATGATTTCTGTTTAACTCGATATTTGGTTTCTTTCATAAAATCAAACATTTCGATTTTAGGTAGAACGGAATCATACTTAACAAACATGACAAGATCACCAACCTGATGACCTTTCTCACAAATTGCATCATATCCAAAATTTTTAAATTTTACTAATTCAATTCTATCTTTATTTGGAATAGCAATTAGTTCATCAATCATAGCAACTACTGCTAAATTATTACGATCAATTACTTCTGTCATTTCAATTTCAGTATTCATTTGTTATTCCTTTGTCTCAAAGTTTTAGCAATTTCATCGCCGTATATTTCTTCGTATGTTTTACCTTTTGTTATATTTGATTTTTTTCTTTTTTTTCTTATATTTTTAGGTTGTTTATTTTTTAACATAAATTCTTGTAATATTTTTTCTATATGATCTTTATTATAGGATTTAATTTTATTACAATTTTCAATATCAGTCAATTTTATTATATCTAATATTACCCAATTAGTTTTAAATCCTTTTATTCTATAAAATGTATCATTACATACAAATTCAAGTTCTTTTCTATCATCTATATATAAATATTCTTTTGTTATTATGTTAATAATGAAATATAATTTTCGATTTATATTCTTTGTTTTTTTTCTTGTATAATCTGATACCTCTCTATTTTTCATTTGAATACTTCTTAATTGTTTTAATCTAATGGATTCATCTTTTCCAAATATTTCTTCGTATGTTTTTCCTTTTCTTATATTTGATAATTTATTTCTTATTTCATTTTCATATGGGTGATCTTTTAAATTATATGAATATCGTTCACCACCAAGAGTCATATTATATCCATTACTATTATCAAATCCTATATATGAATTAAAATATTTTATATAAAATATTTCTCTATTACATAAATCATTTTTTGTTTTACATTCTTCTAATATTTCCCATATAAAATTATTAAATCCATATTTACGAATAGCTTCATGGAAAGCTTTATATTTTTCACTTTTTCTTTTTGATTGTAGATAATGTCGTCTTTGATATTTCTTAAAATCTTGAGTCGTTATGCCTATATAACATTTATCATTAATTGTATTTGTTACTTTATAAACTATACCAAACATAAAAATTCTCCATAAATAGATATAAATTCTGTATACTTCTATTTATGAAAAACTACTATTTTCCTTTTTAATATTTAAATTTTCCTTTTCTTTTAATAGTTCAAGATATAGTTTCATAAGTTCAGGCGCATGAATAATATCTGCTTTTTCTTTTATTTTCACAGTACCATCCCTGAAATATCCAGTACCCATATATACATATTTGCTGTAATCTTTCATATTATCACAATAAGTATTTTATCTTGTTTGAGTAAAATTGCTACATGCCTCGCATGGCTGTATCAACACTGTACATGAACAATCTGCACAACACAACGATTTCTCAATTTTTCTATATTGACACAAGAAAAAAGAGTCATCTTCTTGACATTCTATAGTTATATACGGACAATCACCATAATAAATACACTTCATATTCATGATTTTTTCCTTGAAAGTTGTGGGCCTTGTAGGACTCGAACCTACACAAAACCTGTTATGAGCAGGCTGATCTACCAATTGAACTAAAGGCCCGGTTAAATATTACAAACAGGCTCCATTTAGCGAATCTGCTTTTGCTTTCTCTTCTATAATTTCTTGTTCAATTATGCCAGAATCCAAACGCAAACCAAATTCTTTCATAGTCTGTTGAAGTTTTAATGCCAACTTATCAAGAATTGCAATAGAAGGCATTGGATGTTTTGGGTTGTCCATTGTAAATCCATTTTTACAATGACATGACCTCATGTGGTCACATCCACTCTTACCCAGACCATAATATTGATCTTTACAGTCAGGACAAGAATTTACATAATAATAACCATTACCTTTACATGTAGGACAAATTTTTGTATATGTTGGATTTGATTCAACCCAACCACATTTACCATCATTAAATACTACATGCCAGCCATCTTTTTCAACAAATGGTTTATACATTATATACTCCCATTAATAAGTAACTGCGATATTCAAAGCACAAGCAGCCGACCAGTAAAGAATTTTTCGCCAATCAGTCCAATCTACCAATGTATAATTGATAGCAGAAATAGCACAAAGAATTATCATAATCGTTGGAAATATTTTAGGATTCATTAATCTTGACCAAACTGAACAAATACTTTTCCGTATCGATCCCCATATTTTTCTTTATCCTTATAGATGTCTTCTCTATAGTCAAGAATATAAAATCCATCAGAATATTCATCAACCCCTTCAAGAGGAACAAATTCTGAACATGTCTGATATCCTGAAGTATATGTTTTCAGAACTTCAACAATCGCACCTTTAGGCAGACTTTGGAGTTTTTCTATGAGTTGTTCAACTGTTACTTCCATATAATTCCCTCCTTATTTGTTCCTTACAATAACAACAAATAAATTTATTGTCTATTTAATTATGCGTACCATGACATATAATGTTTGGATGTTTCGGTTGTTGATTGCATCGACCCGTACTTAGTCGAGAAATAAGCCTTAGATCCATAACATTTAATACGTTTCTGCATAGGGTCATCATTCGTAAAATTATCTTTATCAGGGGATACTTGACAACTCATAAATCCATCGCTACCATTAACATGTTTACCATGGATACGTTTGATCGTAGCAGTTTTGCCTTTGACTTCAATGACTTGGTAGAAGTCAACGTTGGTTTGATCGTATCCCCATGAATGACAAAAGATATCACCAACATTAACAATGATATTATCATTATCTACTTTTTCTTTTGCTTTCTTTTCAGCTTTTGCTTCGAATGTGGATTTTACAAATTCAAACTGATCATTGATATATGATCGCATTTTATCTTCTGAATTGAACCTAATATAGAAATCATGTTTAGTACGTTTTCCACCATAACCAATCGCAAAGAAATAACCATTAACCGCAGCTACAGTATAGAATACTTCGTATTTAACGGTAGAGTCTTCACGATGACCGTTACAGAAACTAGGAACCATGCGGTTTGGATTGATTTCGGATTTCATGTTTATCTCCTTTGGTTGGTGTGAAATCAATATACCAAAAGAATATTTTATTGTCTATTTAAAAAGTTGCAATTGCTGGAATAGAATCTAAAAGAATTTTAACAATCTTCAAAGCATATTCACTTACCTCTGGCATAAACATTGATAAAATTGAGATAATAATTACTACACCAACAATTGAGACAAGAATAATATTTTTTATTTTTGACCATTTAGATGTATCTTCTTCTTTTGTCATATAATCTCCTTATAGGTTTTAGATATTGTTAAAAATTAATTTCGTATTTGTCTCTATCTTGTTTCATTGATTCTGGAATCATATCTTCGAATTTTCTGGTTACTGTATTGAAACACATGAATTTATCACAATCTACACAGACATGCATTGTAACCAATCCTTCTGTTGATAACTGTAGTGTAGATCTAGGTTCTTTTTTATGTGTATGACCACATACTATATTAAACCGTTCATCGAATTTATCATATCCATAACTAGCCCAGAAAACACCAGAAAATGCATCATTTCCGCCTCTGAAACTATTAATATTAAAAATAATAGATGGATTTGTTTCTACTATAGGTAAATTTTTAAATTTATCAAATTCAGAATTACAAAAATCATTCATATCTTCAATTGTATTAAATTTTTCGCCAAACAAATATTGAACACCACCATGACAAATAAAAAATCCATCACGAATACAAGAAGCATTAATTTTATGTTTATTCTTTTCAACAAGAGTTTGAAATATTTGAATCATTCCATACCTACAACCACTACACATGGTAAAATCACCAGAAGATTTGAAATACTGATTGTCATGATTACCACTTAAAATAGTTGCATTTGAATTATAAATCATTTCTGCTGTCGTTAATATAGTATAATCTGTTGCTGTATAAGAATCATATAAATCACCAACAAAAATATGTTCCTCTTCTGGTTTATAATCTAAGAAAGCTTTAGCTTTAGCGTAATTACCGTGAATATCTCCTACTATTAATGCACACATATATTATCCTTTATTTAATTTTGTTTTTTAGTTCCTTAAGATCATTTAGCCACATATCTTCCAATGAAGTTTCTGTGATAATTTTAAGTTCTTCTTTTTTGTTGGATATTTGTTTCTTTAATTCATCAATTGTGTCAGATGAAAAACTATGGATTGGCATTCTCAATAGATAATCAAATGAATCATCTACTTTATAAAAAGGGAAATCTTTATTATCTTCAATCTGTTTTATGATAATTGATTTGCTTGTTTTAAATACTTTAATCTTTTCTTCAAGAATAAACTTGACAAAATAAAATTTACTTCCAATTACCATTAATTCTTTTTTTACTTTTTCAATTAAATGTATTTTACGCAGATCATAATAATGCAATCTAACTTCCATGTACTTATCTAGTATTTCTTTAATACTATCAAATTCAACAATTTCATTATTAATACCAATACATGTATAGTTTTCTGTGATCTTACGTACTAATTTTAATTTATCAATAATATATTCATCATCTTTTTTTGTAAATTCTCTAGGAACTTTAATTTCGAACAGAAATTTATTTTGTTTTGGTTCTGACATATCAGTATAGTCAGCTATAACTTTATCTTCTTCTAATTTGGTTAGTATATCATTATATTTTTTAAGATTATATCCAACAGGAAGTTCGGTAACTAAAATAGTTGTAGTATTTTTAATTTCATATGTACCAAAAATTTCAAATGTATTTGGACTAGTCTGTAAGATTCTACCCTTAAAGCCATTAAAATAAGGCAACAGAATTTTAGGAGTCTGTCTCCTACCTTTGCCAGAGATTTTATCAACTAAAGTTTCTATAATTTCTAAAGGATTTCGAGATAGAATCTTTTGGCTGAACCCTGTTCCGATACCTTCAGATCCATTGACAAGTATAATAGGTATAATAGGAACATAATACTTAGGTTCAATACGCTTACCTTCAAATTCTTGTTCAATCAAAATAGCTTCATCTTCAGGATGGAAAATGGATTCAAACATTTTTTCTTTTGTCACGTAGATATATCTAGATGAACCTGCTTCTGGAATACACACAGATCCAAAGTTACCTTTTGGTTCAATTAGATTAATATTATTTGTACCTACGAAACTTTGAGCCATTCCTGTAATTACATCTTCAAGAGACTTTTGCCCATGAAGATATTCGAGCATATCAGTAACTCTAGCTGCTAATGATGCTACTTTTGTTTTTTCTTTGAGAGTATTTGCTGAACATAATGCTTTGCGAGAAGATGGTTTCTGTCCATCCATAAAATTACCAAGTCCACGAAAGGCAGAATAGGTAGCAAAAGCACTAAAATCATCACGGAAGAAATGTTTTATTTTCATTTATTATCCTTAAAGTGTGTTGATATTAAATTCAATACCACGCATTTGTTCTTTTCTAAAGTCAACTGCTTTAGAGTGCATCCAATTATATATAACTTCATCATCACCTTCTTCATATTCAAAATCTTGAATAAAGTGATCAATTCCATATGTAGTAATCAATTTACTTAGATCACTAGCTTCCCATGTCGCCAATCCTTTATAATAAGTATATTTTAATCCTGCTTTTTTATTAGTATTATAATCAGTTAAAGTAAAATAGAAATCTTTAATATTTCCAGATTTATCAAAACCAGCAACAATTGGTGTTCGAAGGAATTTAATTTTATTAGCTTTCAGTAATGATTTCCCATATTTGAAGAAAAATACCAACAATAATCCACGAATCGCCATACCATCCAAATCTTGGTCTGATGCTATCAAAACATATTGATAGTTTAACTCAGTTTGGATATCTTTGTCAAGTCGCATGTTCAAAATTTGAGAAATGTTTCGAATTTCATCATTAGATTTGAGTTTGTCAATCTTAACTTCCAATACATTTAATGGTTTACCTTTGAGAGGAAAGAAAGAAAATGTATCCCTTCCAAGCACACTCATAAGACCATTATTTGCAGAATCACCTTCTGTGAGAACGAGATATTTTTTTTCCTTAATAGCAGGATAATATTTCTCAACTCTCATTTTCTTTTTTTGTTGATTTAATTTCCGTAGCTCGACATTCTCCTTAGTTTGTAGTTTCAATTTATATGATTCTACAATAGGAAGAATGATTTCATCGTTTTTAATAATTGATTTCAAAAGAGTTTCGTTGATCAGATCATCAATTAACTCTTTGAAATTATTAGATGAAATCAATCTCTCTTTAGTTTGACTGTCAAACTGAGGATTACTCATTCGAATTGAAAGTAAAAGAAATATTTTAGATTTAATATCAATAGGCTTTACTTCGAGTTTATGTTTCTTTTTCAAGAATACTCTAATATATTCAACGATTTTGGCCACTGCGTACTCGACATGAGTACCACCACGAATAGTATAAGCACCATTGACAAAACTCATTTGCTGAAATTCTGTATCTGAATAAAACAAAGCAACACGACCATTATTAATCTCATTTGATTCATAGATAGGGTAAATCTTCTCAACAAAACCTTTCAGTTTCGGAACTGCTATTTTAGTGTACATTAATTTTTCCTTAATAAATTTAATATATTTTTAACATCGATAAGTGATGATATTCTTATTAATTTAATATTATTTTCATTACAAAATTTTGTTTTTATCTTATCACGTTTTTTTACTAATTCAAAACTTTTTAAGGCATTATCAGTATTAGAATATATAACAGGCTTGAAATGATGAATACCATCATATTCAATACATATATTATATTCTGGTAGATAAAAATCAAATGGTAATGGTAAAATATTTCTACATTCTTTAAATCTCTTTTGTTCTTCAAATATTAAATTATTTTTTAATAAAATTTCACGTATTAAAGTTTCACCTACTGACTTATTATTTACTGGATAACACTTATTGCATATTCTATTATTAATTATTTGTTCTGGTGTTTTAATATATATTTTTTTACATTTTAAACATTCTATTTCAATTTTTGTAAATGTATCAACATATTTTGTTTTTAAATTAAAATTTTCAACATCAACTAATTTAACAAAATCAAAATGAGACTTTCTTTTGGAACATACTTTACATCTAATGTGGGTATCAATGTGGTATTTAAAAGTCTGTTTAAATTCAACACCACAAATATTACATTTTATTATTGAAGGGGAATTAGAATTTTTATAGTCAAATTTAGAATAATCATAAATATTTCCAAATTTATTAATAGCAAGATTTGTCATTTCATCAAATGATAAATTACCATATTTACTATCATTTCGTAATGAACATATTGGACACCCATGACCTTGTAAATGTAAATTAGGTGTTCTATTAAATTCGCTAAAACATTTTAAACATTTTATACTAATTTTAATATTTGCGCTTTTATATTCCTCCAAATATTCAAATGATTCTATACCATATATATTTTCTGTTTCAGCAATAAAATCAATATGAGATTTTCTCTGATTATTTGATCTTTTTTCTATATTACATAGAGAGCAAATACTTCCTCTTATGTGATCATTAGGTATTTGTTTAAATATTCCGTGTTTTTTACATTTTATTTGTACTTTCGTTTGTGAGTTTACATATTCAACAAAGGAATAATCATACATGTTTTTATGTACTGTATTTGATTTTTGAATAAATTCATCTGTATTTAATTTTCTTCCCATATGACATTCTCCCCATCTTTTATGTTATTTATAAAAGATGTGAAAAAAGTAATTTCTGGATAACAAAATGCCAAATCTCTAATACGTTTTTCATACAGTATTGGTAAATATTTTATAACTTCATCAGATACTTTAAAATAATCATAATTTGGATCATATGATATCGAAGTATAATTATCTTTTGATTTTGTTATTACTGGGTTATGTTTGATTGCTAAATGATTCTCAAAAGTTTGTTTGTATTTTTTCTGTCCATTTGCTGTGTCAATAGAGAAGTTACGTGAAAAGATAGGAACTAAAGATCCACCAACACCATATTGACCTACTAACATTTCTTTGTTGGTATCATCGAAGTTAGAACCAGCTTTAAGGTGAGTGAATATAATTTCAGGAGTCCATTTTTTTAATGCCTCATTATACTCAATAGGAAGACCACGACCATTATCTTCTACTGTGACTGTTCCAATTTTATTATCAAATGTAACTTTGATTTTAGTAGCATATTTAAATGATGTTCGGATAGCTTCATCTATACTATTTGATACAATTTCATCAAATAATTTAAGAAGTGCTGGAATTTGTGGGATATCTTTCAATACAATTTTGTTATTTTCATAAATGTATGTTGGATAAATTTCTTCATTCACATTACCACAATACATTCCCGGTCGTTTTAGAACGTGTTCAATATCTGATAAAACTTGAATATCATCTTCTCTTAATGGTTTCATATTTTTCCTTATCTAATTCTGTCACAGTCATGTAAATGATATGGTGCGTATAATTTTTCTGAATCAATAACTTTTCGTACTGGTCTACCTTTACTAAAAAATGATCTAATCTCAGATGAATTACCAAAAAAGTTTTTCATATATGATGGATATGTCATGAATACTTTTGGAAATTCAACATTTTGTTCAGTACAATATACTCTGCCTCTAATAATACACTTAGCCCTATTTCCCATAGGGATGAATAAAATCTCAATTCTCATATTATTTCATTCCTTTCAATTTGTTGAGTTCAAGCTTTTTGAACATCCAATGTGTATCAGTCACCACATGGTTTTCACGAACATATTTAGCGATGGATTTATTGAAATCTTCGTATTCGAATCCATCACTAAGTCTTAACACGAAACCTTCTTGTTTGTCAACATTTAATGTTTCAATAAGATTTCTAATAACATTTTCATCATAGATTCCCTCATACATAACAGGAACGGTAATGAGATTTAAAAGTTCGCAATATTCGATAGTTTCAGCCCATGATAGACATTGTGTTTCATTCCAAATTGAAAAAACTTCAAAATATGAATCAAGATCATCATAATAGATTGAATGTGTAGCAAAAAGATTTTCACCACAAATTCTCATTTTTTCGGGAATATGGTGTCTCATTTCTCCCCAACAACGTTTTACAAAACGCCTTGAAATATGATCTTTTGAATCAATAGAACGAGCATGATAATACTCTCTAGCGATGGTAGTATTTTCACCATCACGTTTTTCTGTAATAACAACTGATTTGCCAATAAAATGATCCATTGATTTTAGAATCTTATCGTCAGAAGTTGTGGTCTTTGATTCAGGAAAATGAAATGTTTTTGGATATTTGAATTTCATAATTTCATCCTTATATACTTTAGCAATGGTTTCGTTGATAATTTCGTTAGATGTTTTTATTGGTTTCTCCTTTAAGCCAAGATATACCATTACGATTTAAATGTCAACTTTAAAAAAGAAAAGCACCCTTTAATTAAAAAAGAGTGCTTTGTCCCTATTTGGGTATTATCGTTCCTTATTTGGGTATTATTTGTCTTTTCTTCCTAGACTGAATGATGAGTCTGAATCATCAGATCCGTCATCGGTAGTGTCATACATATGACTTTCTGCATCATCATCAACTTCATTTTCACCAATTTTCTTGGTGATTTTGATATCATCAGCATCATATTTATATTTTTTGTGAAGAGCTTTTTCATATTTTTTGATTTCTGCATCAAGGGCATCCATTTCAACACCATCGATTTTGACTTTTTTATTCATATCAAAATCTTTTAATACTTTAGTATCTTCTTCTTTTTGCCCATCAATTTTGATTTTTGCAGTCAAAGTTATAGTACGAATACCTTCTTTACCAGAATCATCATTATCGTCATCAGATTTCTTAGGGCGACCACGTTTACCTTTTTCTTTAGGAATTTCATCCTCTTCAGTTTTTTCTTTTTTAGGGCGACCACGCCCTTCATCTAGCATTTGTACGAATTTTTGATTCATTTTATTTTTCTCCTATTTAAATTTGACAGATCTGAAATCTGATGTTATAATCAACCTTAGTTGCCGCTGGAGCAGATAGATATAAGGTTAGCCAGTCTTTCCTTCTAAGTATTTAGCTATAAAATATGCATCTGTTAAATCTGCTCCACCTTTATCAAATCCAACTTCTTCCTCGAAGACTGAACGGATATTAGCAGGTAACTTCAACCATGTCAAATATTTTATATCAGAATTTAAAACTATTTCCATATTATCTAATTTAAGCTGTTTCTTATCTTTTAAAGTTTTCAATGCTTTAATTTTTACCTTCAAAGATTTCATTTTAATTGAATATTCTTTGAGTAACTTTCTATCTTCTTTTGTGAATAGAGGACTGCGCCATGTTAGAACAGGAATAATTTCAACATGGCGATTTAATTCTTTAAAAATTTCAGTTCTTAAATACCAAAAATTACCAGCAATAATATCTTTTGCTCCTGATAAAGATCCAAAAGATAATCCTTCCAATCCAATCTTTTCAGGATCATGCTTCTTGATAAAATCAATAACTTCTTTAGCAATATGAATCAATAACTGTTCATCGTTTAATATTTTTGAATCGGTTTTTATTAATTTATATTCAAATTTATCACCATCAACAAAAGATAATCCTGTTCCTCTCATTGATAAATCTATTCCAATTGTTTTCATACAATTTCATTCGCAATAAAAAAAATTTCATCAACTTCATGATAAGACATATTTAACATTTTTCCTAATTGTAATATAAAAGTATTCAATCTGTCAAATGAAGTAGCATAATCCCACCCATCCTTAATATCTTGTGTTGAATTTTTAACTATAATTTCAATTTGATCTCTCAATCCTAATCTATTTAAAGCCAATCTGAACTTCCATGGAGTTGCTGTTAATGTCTCCCTATATTTATAAATGATTTCATTACCAGAAGTTGATACACTAGAAATCTGATTAGGTTGAATATTATTAATATAATAATATATGTCTCCTGATAAAATTCCTAATCTATCTGATAATTCTTGTTCAGAATTGACAATTTCTAAATTTTTTTGTCCCGTTGTTAATACTTTATTTGGATGTAAACTACCGAATTGAATCGAATTGAATTTGATATTATTATAAATTATCCAAAATTGTATATTAGATGTTTCATTTTTATATATTTGCATATTATATCCTTATTATATTCTTAAACCTATATTATACACCAACGGAATCACCAACAAATGTCCAACCTTTATAAGTTATAAGAAAACCTCTAGCTTCTTCTGCTGTTCCTGCTGGTTCTTCACTACCGTAAGTATAAACAAGTCCATTTACACCTACTGTCATATTATCAGGTAGATTAGCTTCATTTGCCCACCAAGCAAGTAATAATGAGCTATAATATAATTCTGACATTGCTGTATTATCTAACATATTAAGTAGAGAGTTTGAACCACTTAAATTATTAAAATTCCATCCTGAAATATCTTGATTAAATAAAGTAGCATTATTGAACATAGAAACCATATCAGTGACATTAGAGACATTCCAAGAATTTAATGGTTGATTGAATGATGTAGCATTATTGAACATAAGCACCATAAAAGTTACATTAGAAACATTCCAAGAATTTAATGGTTGATTGAATGATGTAGCACCATTAAATAAACTAGCAACATATATAAGAGAATCAGTATTCCACCCAGAAATATCTTGATTGAATGATGTAGCATTCTTGAACATTTCAAACATATTATTTACATTACTAGTATCCCACCCAGAAATATCAGAATTAAATGATGCAGCATCATAGAACATAGCAGACATATTAGTTACATTACTAGTATCCCACCCAGAAATATCAGAATTAAATGATGTAGCAGTGCGGAATATGCTATCCATAGTAGTTACATTTTTAGTCCATATAGGATTATTTTCAATGAATGTTAGATTAGAACATCCATAAAATCCACCAGCTAAACTAGTTAAACCTGAGTAGCCACCTGATAATACTGATGTTATTTTAAGTTTATCTCCTGTATTATTAAAACTCCAATGTGTCATTAAACCTGTGACAGATACAGTTTTAATACCACTAGTAGCATATGTATGTTGATTGCCAGAGTTATACGCTGTTACTGGGTTAGTATTACCATCACCCCAATCTACGATAAAATCATAAGTTCCAGCTACAGGTAGTGGTAATGTAACAGAGTTATCAGTAGTTAATGACCATTCTGTTATCATTGGTTCATATCCAGCTTCCAATCCACCATCAGTAATAATCCATCCTTTAGTATTAATTAAATAATCTCTAGAAGCTGAACCAGCCTCTGTATATGCAGTAGGTCCACAGTCAAAATATACTCCTGTTTGTACTGGTTGAGAAGCCCATGAGTTTAAAGCTAGATCGTAATTTAAAGATATCCACGCTGTTGATTCAATCATATGACTCATACTATAACTTAATGTATTATCTATTGAAGATACAGACCATGATGAAATATCTTGATTAAAATTACTATCAGAATAAAACATAAATGCCATACTTGAAACACTACTAGTATTTAATATGATAGATGCATTAAATGTAGATCTATAGAACATATAAGAAGTATCATTTATAGACGAAGTGTTCCAGTTTATAGGTTGATTATAAGCAGTAGGACCTTTAAACATTCCATTCATTGAAACTACATTACTAAAATCCCATGAATTTAGTGATTGATTAAATGCTGTTGGATTAGTTGATACACCAGCAGCACTAAACATATTGGTCATATTAGTTACATTACCTACATCCCAAGATGAAATATCTTGATTGAATGCATGTGCCGAAGAAAACATATACTGCATATTAATTACATTACTTACATCCCATGATGAAATATCTTGATTAAATGCAAACGCCCCATTGAACATATCTTGCATTGCAGTAACAGAACTAGTATTCCATAAATTTAATGGTTGATTAAATATGTTAGCTTCATCAAATGTTTCCTGCATATTATTTACATTACTTACATCCCAATTATTAATATTTCCATTAAAATTGGATAGTGAGAAAGTACCATATAAATTATTAACATTAGATACATCCCAAGAATACAAATCTTTATCAAAAAGAGTAGCTTCATAAAACATAAAACTAATATCAGTTACATTATGGACATTCCAACTATTGAGAGGTTGATTAAAAACAGAAGCACCTCTAAACATTTGATACATATTTGTTACTTTAGATACATCCCAAGAATCTATAGATTGATTAAAAGAAGTAGCACCAAAAAACATACCAGACATATCAGTTACATTACTAGTATTCCAGTCAGAAATATCAGAATTAAATGAAGTACAACTTCTTAACATATCTCCCATGTTTGTAACATTTTTAGTCCATATAGGATCATTTTCTATATATATTAGATTTTGACATAGAAAAAATCCTTGGTATAAACTGGTTAAACCAGTGTATCCAGTTTTAACTACGTGAGTTAATTTTTCTGCGGAATAATGAAACATAGGAAATCTCCATTGAGTCATTAGACCAGTTATAGTTACTGTTTTAACTCCACTAGTAGCATATGTATGACTATTACCGGAGTCATATGCAGTAACAGCATTAGTATTACCATCACCCCAATCGACAATAAAATCATAAGATCCAGCTATAGGTAATGGTAATTCAATTTCGTTATCATCAGTCAATAACCATTTAGTTACCATCGGAGTATATTTATCAATCAAATTAGTAGCAGACACAGCAAGTCCAGCTACTTCGGCGTAATATACATCACTGATATCAGTAGTTTCACCAAATTCAATTAGACCTCTGTAAATTGAAGTGTATTTAATAGTGATATCAACATCAGATCCTGTAGGATTTGATATATTAAAATATACACCACCTGAAACTTCAACAACATTTGTAGAAAATTGGATTACATATTTGGACGCAGAAGTAACATCAGCAGTAATTGTAGCTGAATTTATTTCAGTAGATCCTTGTTGTAAATTAAAAATTTGAGAATCATTATCAGCAGTGACAGAAAACTCAATTCCAGTTACAGGCATACTTGCATACACTAATACTGTATAAGGAGTATTAGGTAATAGTTTTTCTGAAATATTTTGAGAAAATGAAGATCCAGTACCAATAGAACCAGACGCAGTATTACTGTCAATATATTGGAAATATCCAGTACCTGTTAGATCCCATTGCAAAGGAGTTCCACTAATAGCAGGAGGCTCAAACAAATTTAAACGTTGATTCTTTACAATACTTTTTGGTGATGTATTAGAAATATCATCAAAGAATCTATCAAGACTTTGTTTTAAATTATAAGGAGACGCTATACCAGAACTTTTATATCTATCATTAATATTCATATTTTTACCTTAAATTATAATTTTGAATTGTTCATTTGTGCTTGCCCATTTGCGATAGATTGGAACTTTGTTTGATATATAAATTATAAGACCATTATCATAGCTCCAAGTATCTTGATTGAAGTTTACACCATACACACTTAAATCCCCATTATAAGTATCAGCAGTAAGATAATTTCCACTTGAATCTTTAGGTCTATAAGCAATGAATAATTGTCTGTAAATATTTTCAGTAGGGCTATTAGCGCCAATCAAATCAACTTCTTTTGAAATCAAAACGTTAAAAAATCCATAACGTAATGCTTTATCTTTATCTTTTGTTTTTGCTACAGTAATAATTGCATTGATATCAGTTTCAGTTGATGATAGAACTGTATTAGTATTTATAGGAGTAGAAATTACGATATTTAAACCAGCATCACTATTATTAACCAAAGTTATACTATTACTTCCGGGTGTGTAATCAACAGCAGAAACAGTGTATGTTAGAGATTCAATTGCAATTTGATCACTAACAACAAATCCATTAAAATCAAATAGATTAATAATACTATCACCATTTGATACGGTTGATTTAACAATTCCATTATGTACTGATGGAGAACCATTAAGAATTAATTGTTCAATAGTAAAACCAGCGGCTGAATAAAAAGCTTGCTCACTACCATTATTTACTTCTTTAACAAAATCAACATCAGCAGTTACTACTTTACTAAATCCATTAATATCAAAAAGAGAAGATCCTACTAAACTATTCTTTAAATATGATACATCTAGTGCTGGTGGATTACCATCAGAAGTAGGTATAATTGATTCATAAGGTAGAGCTTCATTCCAAATTCCAAATTCATCATATTGATTTGGTCCAATTATCATCTTGATATATTGTAATTCATTATTTGCAAATGAATAACTAAATGTAGTATATTTTTGTGAATTTCCTAAACTAGTTACTTCAGTATAAATTGCAGTAGAACTAGTTTCTTCCGCATTCACAAATTTCATATCATTTAGAATAATAGATCCAGATTCATCAACCAAAGAGAATGCATAAGAATTTATAAGAATATTTTTATGTTCTTCTGCACTAACAGCATCATTGAAAATAGATTCATCTGATTGTAGTTCAGATGCAGGTAATCCTGTTATATAAGTTTCGCCTAACACATTAATTGTTCTTTGTAGACCAGATGCAGCTAAACTCCAAGCACCACCAGAAACTGACTGAACATACATATCACAGTTAGACACGTAGTAAGGTGAATTTGCCAAGCTTTTTTCTAATATTTTTACAGGAAGATTTGTATTATTATTGTAGTTAAATAGGTAGTATGACCCTGATGAACTTGGAGTTAAATACTGATAGTAATATTTACTTAATCCTTGAATGATAGCCCAATTTTTTCCCATATACATTAATTTGAGATCACCAATAGTTTGAACAGTCTGAACGTTACTAAATGTAACATCAGAGGTTTCTACAAATCCAATAGTAATTGTTTGTTGACCTTCTGTTGATCCAGCAATATCAATAATAGAATTTCTATCAAAATATAAATCAGAACTAGCGGAAGCACTATTAAAAGTATTAGCCATGTTAGCTGGAAATGATTCATTTTCTAAAAGAAGAAGAGTATTAACTCCCCATTGCATATCTGGAGTTCCTTTTGAAAATCCTAGATAACAGTCCTCTGACAACATTGCGTCAAAAATGAACTGAGTATAGTTGTCAATAGTTGAACCACTCATGTAGTTATATAATGTCATAATAAATCCTTATGCGTTTAGTTTATCTTATTTATACTAATTTATTTGATGCTATTTAAGGTGCTAATCCACCATCACTTATAATCCATCCTTTAGTATTAACTAGAGAATCTTTAGAAGCAGAACCACCCGCTGAATATTTTGTTGGAGAACATCCAAATGCTACATTAGAATTTACATTTTGTGATGCCCATGAATTCAATAATAAGTCATAGTTAGTTGTTGAGAATGATGTATTTGATAAAATTGAAGCCATACTAGTAACGGAAGAAACAGACCAAGAAGAAATATCTTGGTTAAATGAAGTTGCATTAGACAATGTATAATTCATATTTGTTACTTTAGAAATGTCCCAAGAGTTTAAAGGCTGATTAAATGAAGTAGCACTATCCAACATACCAGACATATTTGTTACATTGGATACATTCCAAGAATTTAAAGGCTGATTGAAATTAGTTGCACTTAAAAACATATAACCCATATCTATTACATTACTAACATTCCAAGCAGAAATATCTTGATTAAATGGTGAATTATCAAATAATTGATGCATGTTACTTACATTACCAGTGTCCCAAGAATTTAAAGGTTGATTAAATCCAGATAATCTAAACATTTGATTCATATTTGTTACATTAGAAACATTCCAAGAATTTAAAGGCTGATTGAAATTAGTTGCACTTAAAAACATTGATGACATATCTGTTACATTACTTACATTCCAACTAGAAATATCTTGGTTAAAGGAAGTAGCATTATTGAACATAGAAACCATATCAGTGACATTAGAGACATTCCAAGAAGAAATATCTGAATTAAATGATGTTCCTGATAACATTCCAGTCATAGTAATTACATTACTGGTATTCCACCCAGAAATATTTTGATTAAAGGAAGTTGCTCCACCAAACATATAATACATATCAGTAACATTAGATACATTCCAATTAGAAATATCTGAATTAAATGCAGTTGCAATATGAAACATAAGATACATAGTATTAACGTTTCTTGTCCATATTGGATTATTTTCTATAAATGTTAGATTTGAACAACCACGAAATCCACCTGATAAATTAGTTAAACCAGTATAACCACCACTAAGAACTGAAGTAATTTTTAATTTATCTCCTGCGTTATTAAAACTCCAATGAGTCATTAAACCAGAAACAGATACTGTTTTAATTCCACTAGTAGCATATGTATGTTGATTTCCAACATTATAAGCAGAAACTGTATTGGAGTTACCATCACCCCAATCTACAATAAAATCATAAGTTCCAGTAGAAGGTAGAGGTAATGTAATAGAATTATTAGTAGTTAAACTCCATTCTGTTATCATTGGAGAATATGATATAGGTTTTGTATAAACAAAATCATTAATTAATTGATAACTACCACCTTTATAAAATATAGTTAATTTGATTCTTATTTCTGAATCAACTATATGGTCAGGTATATTAAATATAATATTGTTTAATACTGTATTTTTTGTTTGATAAAAAATACCATCAACATATAAATCCCATTGATAACTATTAGCAATACCAACTTTTTCATATGATACAGATATTTTTAGTGCATTAATAGACATATACGCTCACTTCTCCAATTATACTTGTAGGTGTATCAAATTCAGCAATAAATTCAGCAAGACTACTTTCAAAAGTATAATCAAAATCATTAGTAATAGATAGTCTAGCCGCAGTTTTTTCACTATTAAATGAATCAAACGATAAGAAATCAAAATACACATTATTATAATTTCTTATATTATTAAATTTGAACGAATTATTTTTAGATACCCAAGACTCGAATAATGATATATATTGAATATATCTAGTATTATCATATTTAAGAGTACTAGTAATCCAATCATTATTTTTAAGTTTTAGAATAACATATTCATCCTTATTTATAGTAGTATCATAGTAGTTTAAAAAAGTATGTTGTATATCAAGCAGTGTATTACCTTTATATTTTTCCCAAATATAACTATGAGCAATACCAGTTTGTTTATATGTAAATCTAGTGATATTATCTATACTTGTATATGATGTTATAAAATTAGATGTATCATGAGTAACTTTAAGCAAAGGATTTGCTGATACTGGCGCAATATAAAAATCAGTATCATGGTATGACATACCAACCTTTAAATTAAAATTATATTGATCTAAAACATTTATAAATTTACAATTTGAATGCCCTGTGAAAATGTGAGCAGAAACATTATATGATTCCAATGCACCTTGATTATGAAACACTTTTCTTAATTTAAAGAAATGAGGATCTATAGGTAGGGATGTTGAATAATATTCAGCGTCTAGATAAGACACAGAATTGATATTCCAGTTCAAATGTCTTAGCTTTTGTTGATAGTTTATTAAATCAAAATCAGCATAGGTATCTCCGGTAAAAGAAGTAATTTCATTATATACTGAGTTCCATCCAATAGGGTGAACAACTGGTTTAATATATTTATTCCAGAAGGATTTTGGTAGAGAAGTAGAAACACGGTATACAAAATTATTAGACAAATCTTCTACAACAGAAATAAAGTTATAACCAAGAAATTTAGTATATAATCCCAAAACGAATGATATAAGATAAATATTACCTTTAAGTGCCCCATACCTAACAATATTTTTCATAATTGCTAAGTTAATATTATTAAGATATTCATCGCTATAATCTTCAATTGTTATATCAGGATTATCGGCATTCAAGTAGTTTTTATTTTTTATATTATAGAATAAAGTATTAAATTCAGAAAAATATTGATTAATATAATTTTCTAAAACCAATTGATTACTATTAATTAATAATGTGTTATCATCATACTCATATTTTTTGGTTACAATATTATAAGAAGATGGAGTTAAATTAAAATCATAATGATCACTTTCAGTCACAACATTATCAATTGATATAATGTTATCGATATTTCTTAATTGGTGATATATATCATTATAGTTACGTTCAAATACATCATCAAAAACAAAGAAACGTTTTATATCAACAGTCAATAAATCATCTAGAGTAATTGAATTTATCATATTAGATATCAGAACATAAATTTTATTATGTTCCAAAATTTCTGGTACGATTGTTATAACACTTCCAGAAGAAGATGCGTTAACTACAATAGGTGTATAATCACCACCATCAACTCTATATAATTCAAAATTAGAAGCTGATACTGGATAAACATCAACATCAGAATTTAAAATAATAGATTCTGATGTTGAGTAAGTTTTCTTCGATAGTGTTAAATTCATATATTTACTCTATTGTGTTTAGAAAAATATCACTTGATAATATATTAACAAGCTCACTTGTTGTCCCGTTTGATTCCAACATTTTTGAATAATTACTTAAAAGATCAGGAAAAAGATTCTCTTCCTCGAATATCTTTTGTTTGTATAGTAATGGTGCTTTTATCTCTAGTAAATTTGATTGTATAAATTTATCGTCATAAAAATCATCAACTAATATTTCAAATGAAGTAAATCGTATTGGTGAAAATACAGATGGTATCAAATTACTAAGTTCAAATTTTATATATTTAAATTCTAGATTATCATAAATGTATTCATATTCGTTACTGAATTCATTTAGTCTTTTGAATATATATGGAAATGTTGAAGTGTCATCATCATACGATAAAGTTGACATATTAAGAAATACATTTTCATCTACTCTTTTATATAGATATTTATGGTCATCAATTCCTTCTTTAAAAGGCAATTCATACCAATTGATATAATCAATAGAAGTATAAATTTTATAAATTTGTTCAGAGTTATTGACTCCACCAATAATATCATAAGTTATATCGGATAAAGTAATAGTATTACTAGAAGATATAATAATTTCAACGGAACTTACTGATGGATTAATTAATCTCCAAGATAATATATCACTTGAAGATTTTACTGAATATCCTAGTGAGACAACATTACTAGAAATAACATCATAATCTGAAACTATTATATTATTTTGTTTTTCAGTTAATAAATCGATTATCATTTAATCACCGTTGCATCGTTAACATTAATAAATGTGAAGTTATTGAAAGATGTATCAAAATCTGTAATTGTATCATTTGTAATATTACCAGATGAATCAAGTTTATTTTTTGGTAATATTCTAATAAGATTCAAATCAGATTCATCCTCAAATAAAGATGTAAGTGGAACTAGATCAGTCGTTTCTACTAAGTTATACATACCTCTAACACTTGAATAGAATTTCATTTTACCTACTTCGAATAATTCAGTTAATGAAGTCGATAAGGATTGATATCTAAAAGTACCAATTTCAGTTCCGTTGAAAATATCATCAAAATAGAATTCATATAACATTGTTGTTGTATTATATACATAATAGAAATTAGATTGAAATCCTATATTATTGATATAATCTTGTCCTGTTAATTCAACATTAATATCTACATATTCAATAGTATAATCTCTCATTTTTGTCCAATTTGTTCCGTTGAAAATGATATAATCACCACGAACAAAAGTATCACCAGTAGGAGAAATAATAGTTGAAAGACTAAAATCTCCATCTTCTGTAACCAAAGCAACATCTCCAACATTAGCTACTACTGGTAAATTACTAGCAGAGGAAGCATCTAAACTACCAACGGATATTAATTTTTTCCAATTATTAGATCCAATATAAATTATTGAATCCCCTATTTCATATACTTCAGGTAATATACCATTAAAATCTCCAGATGCAGCAATAACAAATATATTTCCATACTCCAAATTTACAGGTAAAGTGTTTCCAACAGTACCATCAATATTAAAAGTTAATGGATAAGAAGGTTGATAAATGTTCCACTTACCATTACCAATATACAATAATACATCGTTTTCATATGCTTCGATGTAATTTAAGTTATTCCAGTTTACTCTATCGTATGAAGATCCAAAGTCACCAATACCAACTACTTTAAAAGAAGTTCCGATTGGAAGTCCAGTTACACTATAATCGAAAATTTCTAATGATCCACCAGAAACAGGATCAGCATCAATTCCAGAGAGTGCAGATGTTTCAAATGAATTGATAATTAGTTTCCATTTATTAGTATCAATTGATTCTTCTGGATCATAATATATGATATCACTATCTGCAAAGTTGCCACTTCTACCACCAAAGTTAGTAGTTCCGATAACATTAGTAACAATTTTTATTTCATAATCAATAGCGGCTGTAGGAAGATCAATACCAGCATCCAATCCATTTAGTGCATCATATGTTATGAATTTATAATTTAATTTTTCCCATTTATTAGAAGGATTCACAGTTGAATTTACATTAAAAATAATATAATCACCTGCTGATACTGTTTCAGTTAAAGTACCATCAAAATCACCACTGGCGCTAATTTGATATACAACATCATTGCCAATTGATTTGAATAGTTCAGTATCATCTTCTGCTGAAATATTTCCTAAATCAGTTGTTTTAGTCCAAATACCACCACTTAATGAAGAATTATATATTATATATTCTCCTTTGGTAACTGAAGTAAAGTTTGTAGCTGATAATGCAACAGAGAAAGTAGCTATAGCTTCATGAAAATCACCATTTGAAGGCACTGTTGTAATGTCAGCTTCTTTGCGAATGAATCCTTTATAGCCATTTTCTTTATTAAATGTACGTTTAATAATAGCAAACTCTGGATCAGCACCGATATTAATAGTATAATTATCTTTTTGGTATGGATAAGTTCCAGTAACTGACATAGTAGCAACCAAAGGAGAATCTTCATTATTAATAATGAATTCTTTTTGGTTTCCTACTATATTAGAATTATTATCGGATTCAAATCTATAAACAGTAAAAAACTTATCAACTCCACCAATTTTTATTTTACATGTTTCTACATTTTCAGTCGAATCATCTTCATTATAAATGAATCTGTCGATATTAGTATTTGCAATATTCCCATAGATAGTTCTTTGATTGTAAGGTAGAAAATCATTAACTCCTAAAGATAGTAATTGTTTTTGTTCAGCATTTGTTTTAACAAAATTTGTTATAGCACTTGGATATCCATATTGATCTTTTTCAGTAATCTTGATAGGAAGAAATATAATATTAATATCTTCATCACCAGTAGGATATAAACTATTTTTTGATATAATAAAATTATATTCATAATTTATATTAGATGATATAACATTATCGTAACCACCTATAACACTATTCAAACGTGAAGATCTAAGTGAAGTATTAAATTGATTATAATTAGAAACAATATAATCTTTCAATGCAGTTGTAGTTTCATTGATCAATTTTTGAGTTTCAAAATCATTTAAATCTGTAGAAATTTCTAGTTCAGGAGTAGCAGTAACATATATATATGAAGGTTTCATGAATGCTAATTTAGTAGAAATAATTCTATATTTGTTAAATTCAGATAAGATAGCAATTTCTTGTGCAAGGGTTAAATAAATTTCAGAACTTGATAATACATCTGATGTATTAACGTATAATGGAATAGCAGTTAAGAAAATATTACCTAATTTAGACGCATCTCCACGAAACAATTCATCACCACCAATAACATTAGATCTATAGATATATGCATTTTGTGATAATAATGTATTATAGTCATTCTTTGTCACTGCTCTACCAGCCATTGAGAAACTTTTAGGTGCTGATAGTTTGATTACTTCAAGAGTTTCATAAGGAGAACCACCATATGAAGCAATAGTAGTTGTTGAAATATCATTAAAGTTACTCACATCAAAAGGGAATGATGCTGATAAAGTAGATGTATTAAATGATACCAAAGAAAGACCATTAGCCAATTCTCCACTGGTTTCAAGATAATCTATATTTACAATTTGATTATTTGCAGGGTAATCGCTAATATTTCCATCTCCAAATGCAATTTTAACATGACCTTCAACAGAGATATCTTCTTCTACGAAGTAAGACAAAGGTGATAGTAAATTGAAAGATTGTTTTACTTCCTCCCATTTAACGCTGTTGGCATCGTTATTATTTTTTACATATAAAAAGAATACATTTTCTTCAACGTTTTTTGCAGGAATAATGAATGTTTGGAAGGGCAACCCAGTTCCAAGGTATGAGAAAGTTTTGAACATACCTTCAAATAATTCAATATCAGCAACTAGCATTCTGTTATCATCAGGAGATACAGTTAAAGTAATATTAGTAAAGTTGTTATACTGGAATCCGCCAGTAGCAGTGAATATAGTTTTTGCAGGAATAATGATTTTATCTGTATCAGTAAAAGATGCAGTTGAATCATAGTATTTAATTTTTCCAGTAATTTTAGATGAAGTTGCACGTTTAGGTCTATATCCCATAGTTTTTGCTATAGATACAGCATTCTTTCTTAAGGTAGTTGTATCAAGAAAAAAGTTATTAGTTGTATTTGATAATTGATATGACATTAACATTGAAATATATGCCATACTATCAACAATCATTGACATATTAGATGCAGTGAAATCAAATACAGCAGAATATTCAGAATTATCTTTTAGATATTTAATTATTTCACTTCTAACATCTTCAAATTTAAGTGCATTTAATGCAAATTGACTCATATAATACCTCGTTTAGCGAATCTTGTTCAATGTAATATTTATTGTTTGTGTTTGACTTGATGTTTTCATCGTGAAGATAACACTAATATCAAATGTATTAGTGTTATCATTAGTAGATATAAAAACATTTAATTTATCAATTCTTGATTCAAATTTTTGGATACTATCAATAATTGCAGATTCAATTTGCGTAGCTGTAATATTATCCAATGGTTCAAAAATAAATCTATGCAAAGGACAACCAAATTCGGGGTTCATAATTCGTTCACCCGGTTCAGTAGATAAAATGTTAATTACTGATTCAAGTAAAGCTTGTTCATTAGTAATGATAGAAATATCTTTCTTACCAACAAAGTCTTTGCCTAATTTAGATATATCGTAGTAATAAATTATTTTTTCCATATATAATATCCTCGGTTTTATTTAGGTAATAAAAAAAGGTTGAGAAATTAATCTCAACCTTTTTGTCTTCTTGATACTATTTAGTTTTATTTTAGATTCTTGAAAAAATCTTCATCGTCACTATCTACATCATCCCCGCCACTATTATCACTTTGATCATCTGTTCCAGATGCTGTAGGGAAAGAATCAGGAATGTTATTATCATCGGTAAATAGATCTGAGTTATCATCTTTTTTTGGTTCAGGCTTCTGATTTGTATCAGAAGCAGTCAATCCAAGAATCGCCCCTAAAGTTGAAATAACCTTTTCGTTGGTAGGAAATTTATCTTCTTCCATGAATGGTGAAAGATCATACACTTTACTCATTACAGCACCAATTTTTTCTTCATTACCAAGAGGTCTTCTAACATCGAATTTGCTGTTGTCGAAGTTAGGATAATCACCTTGTTTCTTTTGAACATAAATGAAGTTAGCGCCATCATAAAGATCGAATGGAATATATTCTTCATACATACCTTCACCAAGAGACTTCATTTCGTCAGATGGGAACATTTTCTCTTTGATTTTATCGAAGATTTTTATCCCATATTTCAAAAGGAATACCTTACCTTCATCTTCTGGGTTTGCGGGATTTTTGATTACTAGAATATTTGAAGTGTATTCTAATTTACGTTTACGAGCAGACGCAATTTTCTTATCACTATCAAATGATGAATTCCAATATTCTTGATTTTTCTTGCAGATAGGACATTCACGATCATATCCAAAAGTGTTGAGACAATTTTGAATCCAATATTTCTTTACACCATCAGCCATGTAATTGAAATTGTGGGTGTAGATCTTTGCCCAAGGAGTACCATCTTGATCAGGGAGGAAACGAATAATAGCAGTTGCATTTCCTTTGTCATCTAGAGTTGGACGCCAAAAGCGTTCATCTTTAACAAAACCTTTTTTATCTTGTTGCTTTACATCTTCTTTAACTTTGTTCCAGTCAAATTTGTACTTACCAGTAGCCATATGTTTTCTCCTTGTATAACCCATTTCTAGGGTGTCTAGTTTACTTTCCTACCATAGGAAAGTGTTATTATACTTTTATTTAGGTTTTTCTATATTCAGAAAAAATCTAAAATATTATTATCCTTCTTCAACTTAGGGATAAATCCCTTGTCGATGAATTCTTGTTTTATTTTTGGAATTATTGATTTATCTAGGACTTCGGTGAGGTCTTCATAATCATGAATACCATTTTGTTCGCAGAATTCGATAATTGCAATAATATATGATTTATTTTTATATGCAGATTCTTCTATCTGTAGTGATACATTATCAATCATTTTCTTTACCGTAAACAATATATTCAAACATTTGGTTGACTTTTTTGATAATTAATTCTTGTATTTCAATCTCTAATAAATCACCGCTATATTTATAGTCTATTGTTATTTCTCCTTCCTTTGATATTTCAGATATATCGGATACCTTAACTAATTCTTTATTTGTGACATATAATAAAGTTTCTTTCATATTAATCCTAAATTAGATTGCTAATTGCTTCTAAAAACTTTTCATTATCATCATATGATATAGTTATAGCGCCAACTTTATCATGTCCTCCTGATGTAATAACATTTATTCCCATTTGTTTTATTATAGCAAACAATTCTTGGATTGTCAAATTTAAGTCCTCGTTATATAAGCGTATTGAATAACTAAACTGATCTTCCTGACATTGTTTTAGAATAACGTAGTTTTTGACATCTTTAAATACTAATGTGAAATGGTTAGTGTATTTACAAGCAGGATTTAAAATAAAAACAGTTGAAGTTTCATCTGATCCAGCAAAATAATTATCAATTGTGTCTTTGACATATAATTCTCTATCTTTTTTAAGATCATTTATAATCTTTTTGTCTTCATCGTCTAATTTATAACCATATTTGAATTTGCTAAAAAATTTCTCGAAATTATATTCCCAAAATAAATCATTCAATCCATATGCATTATTCCAGTCTTTATCTGTTTTCATCCATGTATCATATATATTAATCATTCCATTCAAATCATATAAATCAGAATAATTATGGTTTGGATTGATTTGATGTAAAACTTCAAGAGTTAATAAACTGGCACACTTCGTTTTATCAATGATACTTATAAAGTTTCCATCAAAACCATAACTTTCAATTAATGCTGTTAGATTGTATTCATATACATGGTGATCAATCATTATAATCTTTTTTAGATTTAATTTAATATATACATCATGTAATGATTTAATATGTTCTTCTTTTAAATTTAGATCAGTAATCCATAATACATCTGCTGTTTCTTTTTCTAACTTCTTAATCTTTTTAGATAAAGAAGTATAACCGCCTAATAAGTATTGGAAGTCACGTTCTTTATTTTTTATTGAGTTATAGATATTAATAACACAACCTATACCATCCAGATCATAATGGGAAAGTATTAAATGTTTCATAAGAAAAAATCCTCCAGTGTTTCTTTAACCTCTGTTTGCCAATTAATACATTCTAGAATATTATTTAATGGATCGAGAAATGTTTTCTCAAATTGTGTTTCGTAATCGATTTCGAATTTTGTTTGTAATTCTTCTGGAAATTTAGTAACAAATCCAATAACATGAGAATGCATAATATTAGGTTCTTTGATATAACAAAACTTAATCTTATCACCATCAGCAATGAGTTGTAGTTTATCTTCTAGGTTTTCTTTTTTAATAATTGAATTGTATGTCAATGCAGCTCTAGCACCAATAGGTAGTTTTGGAGAATTTAAAGTATAAGTTCCAATAGTAACTGAACGAGGAAAAGCAACTATTTCAATAGGAGAATTAAAGAATTCTTTTTTGAATGTATTCACTAATTTAATTAGTTCCTCGTTGGAAGCTGTTGTAAATATAATTTCAACAGCTTCTTTAAGCTTGTTTCTGACTATTTGTGGAGTTGATGATCTTACAATTTCAACTCCCCTAATTTTACGTTTTGGGTTGTCAAGCATATAAGTACCTTCATCCCAAATTTTATTCATGATATATTTTTTCTTTGCAACGAATATTGATAAGTCAGCAACACATTCAAGTTCCATATTGATTGTGTTTTCTCTGAAATTCATATATGATCCCATTTTTTTAAAGAATTCAGCAATAACAGGATCTAGACACTTATCATAGAATGAAAGAATAAAATCTAATTTAACTTTTTCAGTAGGTTCAATGTCACCAAATCTTTTCTTTATTACTTCTTCACAAGAAAGAAAGCATGAGTCAGTATCATTATATACATTTTTAATTATTGGATATGCATCGATTGTTGCTTTTGTTGCGCCTCTAACAGAGACTTGTCCATTAGAAGTAATAGCTTCTGCAATTCTGATATCAAAGTAACGACTATAAATGTTAGATAGGAATCCATACCCAGAGTTGAGAAGAATTTTTAGAGTATATTGATAACTATCTGCAATTTTATACTCTCTAGTTTTACCTTCTTTTTTATATTGTTTAGCTAATATTTTATACTCTTGTCTTTCAGCGAAAAACTTAGAGAATAATTCTGGAATTATACCTTTTTTATCTCTTCTAAAAAATTGACCATTGCTAGTGAAAGAGTAATTATATTTACGCAAAATAGGAGCAATTTCAGCTAGATTGTCTATGTCTATACATTTCTTGATACTACCATATTCAGTTCTAATACGCAATAACTCAGGAGTTAGATCTATATCATTAACTATCGTTTCAGGTGACATATTTGCTGAAATATCTTGGTTAGGATAAGAACTCACAATATCATTTACCAAAAGTGATTTATAAAATCCTTTAATTGGTTCGCCTACATAACCACCAATAAAGTCTACTTTGGTATGGTGAATTATAGGAGGACAAAGTATCTTACGATGAAGTAAATCATTATAAATGATACTATCCCAAGGTTTAACAGTTCCATATATATCTTCTGGTTGGCATTTAGCTTTCTGCATTAACGATAATGCAACGTTGATAAAATCAAGTTTATCATCTAGTTCATATATTAATGCTGTATCTTTAATATTATATTCTATAAATTTTTGTGGGTTTTGTTCATATAGCCCAACGAGTGAGCCATATTCTTTTTCATATTCTATTTTTTTCTTGTTAAGTTCGATAAAACATACATGGTCAAGAGTGTATGCTTCTAAGTTTTCTTTAGCATATTTTATATACAGATCCATATAGTCCCATATAATGTGACCTTGTAGTTTATATGTTACATTTTCTTGACCTAATTTATTAGTAGATGTATGTTTTGTTATATTTCTATCTATTGATAGTTGTTTGGTGAAAGAGGCCCCCATAACTTTAGTGATTCTATTTACTAGATACGGAATATCGAATGTGTCAATATTCCATCCGGTAATAATTTGGGGATTCATTTCATTCCAAAAAGCTAAAAATTTAACAATAAGATCAGATTCATCTTTACATTTGATATATGTTTCATTAGTGTTTTGAACTATGTAATCTTTAATACCAAACGTAAAATAAGTATTTGTGATCATTTCATTTATGGTTATTGCGTTAATGGGATAAGCTGCTTTGTCGGGAAAACAGAAACCACCACCTTTAACATAAACTTCAATATCTAAGTTAGCTATCGACATTCCTGTTTTATCTAAAACAATATCATTCATGTATTGTGAAGCAATGAATTGGTTTACTGGTGAGATATCACCTAGAATTTGAAATACATCACGATTTTGTTTTTTCCAATAATTAAACGCATCAATATTGTCAAATACTTTAACAACTACTGGTTTGCCATAAATGTCATGCCATTTTGTTTTTTCTGTTGGATTTGCGTGATAACCAGCAAAAGGTTTGAAGTTTACTTTATCTGTATATACTTTACCATTTTCTGTATATATATGCGTGATTACATTCCTATCAGACTGATAGGCATTAATGAGGGATTTTCCCATAAACATTCCTTAGTTAAATTAGTTATTTTACTTATTATAATACGAAGTAATCAGATAAGCAAATTTTAATGGAAATCGTGATCTTCTTGGGAATCGATATGTTCTTCTGGGGTAGGTTGAGGCGCAGGTTCACCTGACCATAATAGGAGGACAGGTTTAAATATAAACATAATACCAGTAATTCTAAAAAGAAACAATAGACAATTACCAAGTAGGAATGCTAATAATTTTAATGTTTGAAAAATACCCAAACATAATGCAGGAATAGTCAAAGCGAGTTTTACAATATAAGATTTTTTATTCATTTGTTATTCTTTCATTTAGTATTGGTTAATAACCGATGTAATTTACCGGGATGATAGTGATATGCTTTAAGATTTGGATATTTGCCTATTTGCTGTAAAGCAGCTAAACATACTTCAGAACAAAACCATCTAGTTCTTGATTGAAAAGATAGAGGGATTATTTGAGTCAAAAATATACCTGACCAATCATATCCACATTTATCTTCAGAAAGACACCATTGGAAGATAATACCATCTTCTTCTTCAGTTGTTGGGATATCAATAATATCCCAACAACTTAAATCAAAAGAATGTTTTGTAAATGCTGTTCTATTTTTTTCAGGATAAGCTGAAAATGAAATACCTGATTCAAAAATTATTTCAACGTGGAAGTAAGGGCTTGCAGTCCACCAGCAAATAGATTTTTCTATTAATGTTTCAGGATTCTTTTTAAATGCTATCTTCATAGTATAATAACTTTTCTTGTTCAATATCTATTTGTTCATGTTTCAACTCTTGTCGTGTTTTACCCTGTAATCTTCTTTGATTTCCACACATCCAACAAGAACAAGGAGTTGGTGTATTTACTACGCTAGATAATATTTTACTTTCTTGTGAAATATCATAACCAAAATGATATTTTCTTTTATTTCTCAATCTATGATTGTGGTGTCTTCTAATCTCTCGTTTGGATTTTGGATACAGTCGTGGTAGAATTTCTTCTTCGAACATATTTTACTCCAATCTTGGTTATCTGCTTCCTAATTCATTATCAATAATAAGAATGTTGTTTGCTGACATTAGTACACGTTTTTGGATATCTTCTACAGTTTTAACTTCTTCTACTTGTTCTTTTAGAAACCAAAGTAGCAATTCATAAGTCTGATCATCTTTTAGATCAACACAAATACGTGCTAATGTTTTAAGGTTTTCGAGAGTCTTGTTTTCTAACTGAACAGTTAGCATAAACATTTGTTCCAGAGAAAGAATTTGCGGTGCGATTTCAGCTAGAGGTTTTAAATGAGGGATATGTCCTTTGTCGCTAATATAAGTAAAAAACTTATTAAAGTGAGTATACTCTTCTACTGATTGTTTATCAAACCAAGAAGTTGTCCCGATAAGAGAAAGATAATCTGCAATCCCAGAAAATGATTTATACTGATATGAATTAGCTAATTCATTCCCCATTTGAATTTGTAATGCTTCTAAAATTTTTTCATTTAACATAATAATATCCTTAAGTTACAATTTTAACGTTAGGTCCAAGCATTTGATTCGCTTTTGTCTGCATCTTTGTATCAATTTTCTTCCAGCCTTTTTTAAGATCTTTTGAATCAACTGGTTCAATATCATCGGTGTCAGCTAATTGTTTCTTAGCTAAAAGTTGTTTCTTAGCTAATTGTTTAGCGGCCTCGTATTCTTTTTGTTGTTGTGTTTGAATAACCTCATTCATACGCATTTTTTCTAACACTTTATTAAAATCCATGATTTGCTCCTTTATCTATTTACTTTCAAAAGTATTTATATTATTTATTAAATTTTGATTGGTAAATATTGTTCATAGATTTTAGCTGATTTGACTCTATTCTCTTCCCATGCGATAGATAATTGTCCACCTGAATCATGTAAAAGTTGAATTGTTTCTGTCACTGCTATCTTTTTACCATGAATATGATTTTCAATACAAAAAGAAATGTCATAAAAATGGAATCCATCAAAATCTTCATCAAAATCGATACAAGTATCTGGATTAAATGCAATAAATACTCCATCGATTACAGCTACAGGTTGTAATTTACCACAAACTTTGTCATTCGTAAAATCAGATTTCCATTGTTTTTTTCCATCAGTATGCCATACTTTACCCCATAGATTATTTTGATTTGGTGCGTTCTTTTCGTCTAACCACCAAACACAATGAGGATGTAACAAGTCAGTACCAGCCAAACCTAAAATATCTACCTCATTATTGTTAAAGATATTAAGGATATTTTTCCCCCAACCTTGTGATTTGAAGTGGACATCATGGTGAATAAAAAGAACAACACAATCAATGTATTTTGTTATGGTATCAGCCAGTATTTTATTATAAGATTGTGTTAGTGAAAATTCACCATTGTTAATAAATGGTATCATAATGATTTCGTCTTTCTTTTGTGAAAGACCAGATGATTTGATAATTTCTTTGTTGAATTTCTTGATGAATCGTTCGTCTCTATTGGTAGAATAGCCAACAATTAATTTAGTTTTAATTGGATCTTTGTAAAAATAATGATTTAATGATTCACCACATTTAGGACAAATATCAACAATATAATCAGGGTATTCCCAACCATCACTTTCAACTTCAGTAGTGCATTCATATAGAAATGGTTCATACCCACATCCGTCACAAATACCTGCATTTGGTTTCCCTATATTATATGCTTCTTCGCATTCCAGTTCTTTTAATACATCATTCATTGTTAATCCTTTACTAGTTTACGTTCTTTTACACGTTCAACCCAAGCTAATAGTTGTTGTAGATCCCCACCGGGAACTTTTAAATCAGGAACAGCATAAATGAAAGTTAAGTCACTCTGTGTTAATCCATAAGTAGCTAATATTGCGGCATATTTCCATTGCCATAACATAGTTTTAATACGATGATAAGCAACTAACGGTGCAATTATACCACTTACAAGTACGGTTACTATAGACGTACTAAGGATAATCCACCAAATAATTCTACCAGTCCATTCGAAAATTTCAATTCCCATTTTTCTTTGCCTTTCTGAAATTAGCAAGAACAGATCCAAATAGAGCAGAGTGAGATAGAATCCATTCAAACATTTCATCGTCTTCTTTTTTATCTAGTTGGTATTTTGCTTGCATAGTTAAAAAATATCGATATTTTGTTTCTAGCCACCATTCAAATGATTCCATATCAACAACTTCTACTGCTGATAACCATGCATCCAATTCAGTTCCAGCTAACATTTCATCAATTGTTGCCATTCCTGCTTGTTTCATTCGTTCATCTAAAGTCATTAGTATTCCCCATTATTCTAATAAAATCTGGCCACATAATACAAATCCTCCTTTCTAGAAGTATAACCCAGAAAGGAGGATTTTGTCAAGTGCAATTTTCCATTTTTTACTGAATACCTTTTTCAGTGTTTACTATGACTTCTTCAAAAGTGATAGTTCTAACAATAGGAATATTATTATAATCATCAAGTTTGAATACTTCTTTGAGAGCAATAACTTCATTACCTACTTCATCTAGTCTACAAGTAGTAAGACCTTCGTTAGTTTCAATGAGAGTTAATCTACCTTTTTTGCTATTTTTACCGGGAGCAATTTTGAACACATCTTGCCATTCTCCATCAATAAGAATAGCACAACATTTCATTGCAAATCCAAAGGTATCACGGTTAGAATGTTGTAGTAGTGCGCCACCCATACCAAATCCAACATTATCAGCAGCAAATCCTTTCCATTTGAGAAGAGATAGGATTTCTTCAATAGAATCACGATTGATTCCATCGCCTTGAATAACTCTAACACAACTAGGAAGAACTTTATATCCTTTGCTATTAATAGTGAAACCAAAATGTTTCATTAGGATTTCAACACAACGAGCAACGGTTTGTGCTGGATCACCAGAGTCAGGACGAATGACCAGAGTGCCGCCCATATTAATTACTTCTTCTTTTAGTTCAGTTCCCCACATTTCACAGGCATTGAAAATATTGTAACTATCAGATACACATGCTACAATATTCCCCGGCCCACCATATTGCTGAAGCATATTGCGATATGCTTCGACTTCTTTATCCTGACCCCAAGATGTGATTGTGCTGTGTTCAGATGCTGGAATGCTAAAACCAGCCATAGCACAATTATAGTATTCATTAGCATACAGAATACCTTCAACAGTATCACTTCCCATGAAGTTGACAAGGTGAGCAGATCCACCAATTCCAGCAGATTCACTAGAACTTACGCCCCTTGCACCAAAATCATGAAGTTTGAACATAACTTGATCTTGATCATCAGAAGTCAGTTCCAGATACTTCTTGATTGTTTGCTTACAATCATAGGAAATAGTGGCAACAGAAGAAGGATACCAAATAGCACGTAGTAGTGCAGTTTCAAGGAAACTAGCAATCCAGAAACATTTTGGATCTGTACATTCGATAGTAAGGAGGACATTACTATTACGAAGAACAGTACCTTCTGGTACAGCTTTGATAATTACTGGCATAAAGCCATTATATGTTTTAAGAATATATTCCCATCCTTCACGATTGAAGGGTTCCCCATGACTAGCAAAAAAGATAGCGGCTTGATCAATATCTTTTTGCGTGATGGGGTTTAGAAGATGGTCTTTGATGAAAATCTGAAGACCATAAAATAGTAGATGACTTCCGGCTCTTGCCTCAATATAAGACATCATTCCTTGGGTCTTAGGAGGGTATTGTTTCCAGTGACTACTTTTATAGCTATCACTTTTGAGAATTAGATTGTTGACCATTTAAATGCACTCCTTTTTATTGTCTTCTTCAACAATTAGGCTAAGTTGGCCGCAAGCAGCACCTGCATTGATTTCAGCCTCAGTAGCAATAGCAGTAGCAAAATCGAAACCAGCTTCTTTGAGTTGTTCTTGTACAGTTTTCATAGTATCACTTCCTTTCTGTTATAGGATTATTCCCAATAGATTGTATATCTAAATATTTCCTTCTGATCTTTGCATCAATTATGGTCTACTACCTTAATGAAGATAGTTTTAGTGAAGGACTGTTGACCGTTAGGATCAACATATCTTGGTTGATGAATCGCAGTAAACTCATATGTTCCATCAACCAAAGCAACGAATTCGACAATAAGATCCCGGTTATCAACCCTAAATTGATCACATACCATCTGAGCAACAACTGAGTTTTTCATATATCTCCTTGTTTAAATAGAATACGATAATTTTAGTTTTATGTCAATTAAAAAATTCAATTCCATTTATATGATAATTTCTCCACCAAATCCAGTTCGAAGGTAGGAACCATCAAACACCAAGTTTGATTCATTTCCTTTAGCAAAATCACTATTATATCTAGCATAAATTTTAACTAAACTGTCACCATCTTTAGGATTGAAGACATAGTTTCTGCATTCACAACTACCTTTATTATTCCATGTTTGGTAGTGTAAGATATTTTCTTTATTGGATAAATCAATATCACGAAAGTCAATATGATTATCAGTACAATAATCATTAACTTTCATTAGTGTAACAAATCCAACATCACGAACACCGACAGATGCAGACCATTCCAGATATTTACACATTTCTTCATAAGAGTCAATATAACCTTTAACTAAATTACAAGAAAAATGAATTTTGTGTTTATTGTGAAGATTATTCAATTCATTATTTGTGGGAATATTAATGAACGAATTGATGCCAAATATTTCTGAATTTTTACGTTCATTATAATGATGTCGGGACAAAGCAACACTATCAATTTCATCCATATCCATTAATTCACTAATATTGTAACCATTAGTATTAGCCACAATAAATGATTTTGGACTAACTTCTTTTGTTTTGATTAGGATAGATTTGAAGTTATCAATATCCAGAGAAAGTTCACCACCAGTAAAACTGATTTTATTGATGATAATTTTTTTCTGTAATTCTGACATAACATAATAAAATTTATGCAAATCAAATTCTGTATTTTCCTGACTACAAAACTCACAGAATTTACATTTCGCCTGACACTTTTCAGTTACTTTTACGTAGATATTTACATAAGGATCTTTGACATGCCATAGATCATTGCAAAGATTCTTCTGACAATGATAATCCTTTGTCATGATTGTTTTATTAAAAATATCGATTTTCATAATAGTCCTCTTAATTAACAACCACCAGTTCTACTTCCAGAATATCCTCTAGAACAAGGATCTACGGTAGTAGGTTTGTTCTTGGTTTTTACATTTGATGCATCTTGCTCTACTTTGACGTGAAGAACAATATCAAACATAGCAAATACAATATTTAGAGCATCTTTAGAAATAATTGTAGACATTTCAGTAGATGTACAGATATCCATAAAAAGATCATTGATTTTTGTTGTCGGAACACCAGAGGCAACAATTTTCTTACGCATACCGATTAGGAATAGAACTTCATCTTTAAGTGCCATGATTTGTCTCCTTTTGATTATAAAATTCTTCTCTATTAATTTTTTCAGACTTCCACACTTTATTTGTTTCTCTAAGACCTTTTGGAATCATAATAACTCTTCTTTCTTTTTAAAATATTGTTCCTTTGTAAGAATTATACAATTCCACCCTTTATAAGATTCTCTTAATCCCTTTGCTACATTTTTTAAAAATTGTGGTGTTTTAATTCCTAATTCTTTACATTTTTTAACAAAATCACCACAAAAAATTATTTCTTCACCAGTAGGAGTTATTATAATATAATAACCTACATTATTAGCACTTTCACCTATAATCCCTTTATGCGAATTGCTCATTTTTTTCTTTACATCATCTGATAACTTTTTCAATATCAGACTAGATTATTACCTTTTATAATCCCTTCACCTAAGTTATTAGATTCACTAATAGAATTTAAATTTATAGGGCTAATTTTTATGAAAAAATAATCAGGATCAAAATATTTACGAAGTTTATTTATATCGAAATCACAGTAATCAACGAGAGTTAAATTAACTGTAGTTTTGAGATTACTCTTAGTACGAATCTGGCCGAGTTCTTCAATACTCATGAGATTATTGATAGGAATCAATTCATGCCGCCGATCTTCATCAAGAGAGTGAAGACTGATTTGAAGGGTAATATTTCCTTCAATCCAAGAGAAGTCAGAATCACGAATACCAACAGTAGAAACGTAGTGGTGAACATTAGGATATGCTTCTGAAAGTTGATTAATAGCATATTTTACATTTTCGATATTTAGAAATGGTTCACCCATTCGTGTCCAGTTAATTTTGAATTCTTCCGAATATGAAGGATGAATATGAGAGTTTTTATCAACAACAAAAAAAACTTGATCAAACATTTCATTTGGAGTAAGATTTCTCCAACCTTTCATTTGACCAGTTGCACAGAATTTGCAGCCAACAGGACAACCACTCATAGTCGAAACACCAACCATCCAACGTTCAGACCGACTTCCGATATCTTTGGAGTAAAGAGCATTAGTATTATTAGGGCAGTTCTTAGTATAGAATGGAAGAAATGTATCAGTAGTTTCAATCAACATCCCATCTTCAAGTTGAAGACAATGAACAGATCCATTAGTAAATTTACGATTACGAAGTTCTTTCATTTGATATACTCCTATTTAATAACCGAACAGTTGTCAATTCTCCAAGAGCAAACACCGTCAGTCACTCGAACTTTACTGTTTTTCTCACCAGAGGCATCAACACCAACAGAAGTGATCTTGACAACTTTATAATCGCAGTCACAATAGCTAAAAACGAGGACTAAATCACCTTTCTTTATGGTCATATCTTCCATAATGAATTCACCAATTACGGAGAAATCTCTCTCGCTGTGATATTTCACGAAGTTATGATTAATTTTAGATGCTTCCTCTTTAGTGATAGTTCCGAGTTCCATAAATCCTCCTGTCGTTAGGTGAGTTAACTATACGACAGGAGGATTTAATTGTCAATTTAAAAATATGAATAATTATCTGGCGAGTGGTGCTGATTTGATTGTATGAATTAGTTTGAATGTATCAGTATCCTCGCTATCCTTATTATAAATAATTTCTTTGCCATTTTCATTATCATATATATATGTTTCATTTAGTCTATCATACTTTACATCATAAATCTCTTTTGGAAGAATAATACCAACAGCAGTCAATGCTCCATCAAGAGAATCATCATCTTCTCTAAAATAAGCCCAAGGATATTTTGCAGTAGAAAATAATAATCTTAGCTCACGTAGATCTTTATTATTACCACCATTACAAACAATCATAGTTTTATGATTTTCTAACCAATCAAAATACATCAAAATAGGTTTCGAATATATGGCAGACTGAATATTTTTTCCATGTGAAATAGCAAGTTCACCAAGAACATGAGCAGATTGGATTCCTTGTTGGATAGATGAAAGATAATAATTCACGAAAGTATATAGTCTCATTTTAATTCCTTTGCAATTAAGCGTAATAGTTCAGTAGATGCATCATCAGGATGCATTGTTTCACCTTGATATGTTTCGCCATATTGCATCCAATGTGCATTATACAATTTTTTCATTTTATCTGGTGTTCGGTCCCAAATATCACGTTTTAATGCACTAGAGTCTGGTGTCCATAGAGAATACATGTTACGAATATATCTACCTACACTATGATGAAGCACATTTAGTCCTCTTTTTTCTTTTACCATTTGAAGATATTCTAACTCTTCTGGTTCTAATTCTTTGAAAAAATCTTCAATAACTTCTTGTACTTTAGTGTATTGTTTCATGTGTATGTATCTCCTATATGTTATAACTGTTAATTAAAAATACAATTTCATATATGCAAAATAAAACAATATATACCAAAAAAACAAGACTGACACCAAACATAAAATTGCTCATAATAATCTCCTTAATAAGTTGCTAATATAACAAACATAAAGCATGTTAACAAAAAGCATATAATAGTATATAATATATATTTTACTCTAATAGAGCATAATAATAATAAAATACTACTTATCAAAAGACCAAATCCGAAACCAAATATGAAATTGCTCATAATAATATCCTATATGTATCTACCATGTTTCAAGTTTTCCGGATTCATAGTCATCAAAGCACTTATCACAAGCATCGAATCCGCCCCACTCTTTGTCCCAATCATGAGGCACTGGTATTCCTTCGTACATAGGGATACCTTTTTTACAGTTATACACTTTTTCGCTACAGATACAGCATTCGCTTTCGTGAGGCCAAAAAGGTTCTGGTATAATAATGTAATTAATCGGTGCATCGTCAACTACAAATGTATATTCCAAATCATTAATGTTCATTATATTATTATCACCATGTAAAGTTTTATAAACTTGTAATTGATATTGGAAACTTTCTTTTGTTGCTTTAATTGGTGTTTTCATTTAAATACCCAACATATCCTTAATGATAAAATAATGGTCTTCAAACATATTTTCAGCAGTTAGTTCAGAAATAGGCAACCATACTGCTTTAGCCGCATCATCAGATCCTTTGATACGTGCTTTGATATTACTAGGAGGCAATTCAATTAAAAAAGCATGAGTTAGAATTCTTCCTCTTGTAGATCTATATGGATCGTCATACACACCTTTTTTTGTGATATATTTGCGAAGAATTGAAACTGGAATTTTGATCTTAGTTTCTTCATTCAATTCTCGAAGCATTCCATCTTCAAGTTGTTCATCTGTATCTAGAAATCCACCCGGCATTGCCCAAAGACCTTTTCCCGGTACATTCTTTCGTTGAATTAGAAGAATATGATCATTTTGAGTAACAATAGCATCAGTAGTTATAAAATTACAAGGATATGGTGCAGATTCCCAAGCTTTCTTGTATTTTTTAATATAATCATGTTCTTCTTTGAGAATAAGCCAATTAGAATCAAGCATTCTAAATCTTCCCATAGTTTCTAACACATTTATTGGAACAACGCCATATAATTCAAAAAGTCTATCATGGGAATCAAAAAGAATTTCTCTGATATCAGTTGAGTGAATATGATTAATGGTTTCATCGAACCCAACTGGTTCAATATAATCCCAATCTTTGAAAAAATCAATATAAAAACTAGTTTTATCATTTTTGTTTCCAGTGATGCAAATAGAAACATCATCAGGATCATTACCATCTTGTTGAATCATAGAATCAACAATGCTTTGAGTATTCATTACCCAACGCGAATTCTCTTTAATATCTATAAGAGATCCAAACATAATTCTATCGGAATTATATGTTTTACTAATCATTGCTTCACGATAATTAATATCGAATGGATTTTTTGAACTTAAAGGTCTATTTGCAGATCCAAATAGAACAATAACTTTATCTGCTACATTCAACAGATTATCAATGATTGCTTTGTGATTATTGTGAAACCCCTGAAATCGTCCGATAATTATACCATATTGATATTTCTTTGACATTTAAATTTCCTTAAAAGTATATTTGTTAGATATTTGATCAATATTAAGTTTAACGAATTCTTTTGCTAGATCTTTAGTAGCAAAATTTACTTTCATTGTTATCCATTTCCAGTTACAGTTTGGATTATCATCTATCTCTGTTTTTAAAACACTAAACATAACTTTCCAATATGAAGAGAAATGTTTAGGTGATGTGATAAGTCCGATAATTTGTTTGTTGAGTTTAATATCAACATCCGTATATGGATGGGCAACAGCTCTCAATCCTGTCTCTTTTTCATGATTTTTAAATGTAATTGATAATTTTTTATTAGAAATATTCTTCATCATCAGAACCCTTTCCTCTTTTGATAAGATATGCTTGATAATATTTTTCTTGATTAATTTTATTGATTGACAATGATCCTACCATAATCATTAGGTAAGGAATGCCAATAACAAATCCAATAACAAACCAAAACATGAAATCATTATTCATCAATAACATACCAAAATCTTTTAGATGCAATGCTCCCCAAAAGTTAATGAAGAAAAATAGAACTCCGAAAATAATTCCATATTTATTATGAATCATAAGTTATGTCCTTTACCATGTTTAGATTCAATGATATTCATCTTGACACACCTTAAATTGTTTGTCAATAAGTAATCGTTGTTTATTGCAATATGCTTTCAACTCGCAATATAGATCAAAATTACGGAACCAAACATCACTATCCTCGAACTTAGTTTTCAGGAAAAGTTCGATCATATTATTAATAGCTTCAAAGTGTTGTGGTTTATTATCTGGATGATTGATAACCCTAATAATTTTTTTATATACATCAAATGATTTCATTATTATTCTCCTTAGTTTTACCTTTAGCAATAGAATAATGCATCCATAAGTCAACCTTGATTTTTTTAGCTTCAATAGCCTTTGGATCTATATAATTAAATTCTTTATAATCATTTAATTCATGTAGCATTTCCATGACACCAAGGAGGTCATTAAATTCTCCAATCAGTAATTCGTAATTACTTTTACCAATAGTAGGATATATATCACTCAAACCAAAGATAGCACTCTTCAAAGCTATTTGAGCAATCTCACTTGCTTCCTCTGCTATCTTACATAATATATGTTGTTCTTTATTCATAGTTATTCTTTCTATTTAAGATTTCCATACAACTTGTTTGGCTTTACGTTTTGCTTCGCTTATTCTATCTTTATCATTTTGAATAGCTCTATGTGCATTTAAAATATACATAGATTTATAATTCGATGCCCCAGTACAAAAATCATCAGTATAACTAAAATAAAGAGCAATCCAAATAAAACATACACGTTTTTGTGGATAATAATCATCTTTTGAAATAATTCTATACTTATCTTTATTATCACCCAATAGAAAACGTACTCCAGATATACCAATCCCTACAATTCCTATAAAAACACAAGATATATAAACAAAAATACCGATTTCTTTATCAAGAGGATAGTATATAATGAGATACATAATAAGTATCAGATAAAATAGATAACAAAACATATGCACCAGATATTTTGGATTGTATTTATCTTCGTTATTCATTACAGAGACTACTTATCAAATTTTTTAAATGCAAAATCATATAGTTTGTTATGTTTAAGAACCAAGGAAGTCCAGATTAATCCACCTTCTTCAATGATTCCAGTTTTTTTAGCAGTAAAAAATACATCACGGAATTCAAATTGGAAGGAGTTCAATTTGATAGCAAACTCTTTCTGGTCTTCGATGAAGACAACACCATCCCAAACTTTAACAAATCGTTCTCGTACTTCCGAAAGGATATTAACCATCTGGCTAATTTTTGGTTCAAGTTCAGGATAGTAAGTAAGAATTTCATCAGTTTCACCATCAAGAATGAAAGGAAGAAGATTTTTCATGGTGAATCCAGACTCTCCACGCATCCTATGGAGAGATAGATATTTCTTATTTTTTACCTTAATTCTATTAAGGTTTTTGTCTACTAAAACTAGACCTTCGATGGTTGGATTATTCAATTCCAGATCTTCGATATGTTGAATGACTTCATCGATAGATTTGAAGTTATAATATTTTGGATGTCCTGCGCCATATACTCCATATTTTCGTTGTTCATTATTTGGTTTATCGTAATAATTCAGACAGAACAATCTTGGAATTTTATAATCAGTAACAATTTTATTATAAGGAGAACATAGTTCATATGTATATGAAAATTCTTTGCGTAGATTTTCTAGGACAAAATTATTTTCATCATCATGGGAATAACTATCTTTAAAAAATTCTGCCATACAATCAAAAGTTTTCCAGAAAAGTTCTTTCCAAGAAAAATCACAGTTTTCCATCAGTTGATCACCGAAAGAACCTCTAGTTGCCATATGCCATTCACCTGCATAGAAGAACATATTACAAAGAGAACCATCAACCTTTTCAAGAGCATAAAAATTACTCCAATCAAAGTCTTTTTGGAGATTTTCAGCTTCACCAAGATTGAAGAAACGATCAAATGAACGAGCAACAATGTTCCATGTGTTTAATTCTAAAATTAAACCTCTACAACATATAGTAATTGGATTAATTTTTGGGCTATCAATTTGACAATAATTTAAAATAACTAATGGAAGTGTTGAATGATAGCATAGCTTAATTCCAAATTCTTTATTTAAATCTTCAAGGGTTTTCCCATTGTGTAAATATTCTTGAACAGCTATCATTTTTTATTACCTTTCATAAATAAGTATAGTGAGTAATTCATAATGCTAGTAACATAATGAAAACAGTCAGGAGAACTGCTGTCCTCACTCAATTCTTTTCAGGAGCTAATCTATGTATCATATCGTATATCAAACAACGAACCTTGTCAATTTAAAAATTTATATAGGAATTCATTCAACTAATAATTTAGATGATGGTTATATAGGCTCTGGTAAAACTATGATAAAAGCAATTAAAAAATATGGAAAAGAAAATTTTAAAAAAGAAATTTTACATTATTGTAAATCTAGAGAAGAAGCTTGTGATGTTGAGTTATATCTAGTTAATGAACAATTTGTTGAAAGACCTGATGTTTATAATATTAGATTAGGCGGTGGAAATAAAGGAGTAATGTCTAAAGAATCTAAAATTAAATTATCAAATTCTTTAAAGAAAACATATTCAAATAATAATTATATCAATAAACATATAGGAAGAAAAAGATCAGAAGAAACAAAAGAAAAAATGTTAATTAAAAATAAAAGATCATTTAAAGAAAAATATGGAGAAAGATATCTAGAAATGATTGATAAATGTTGCCGAAAATTTAAAGAAGAAAATGGATTTTATGGTAAAAATCATACGGAAAAAACTAAAAAAATATTATCAGAAATTCGTTCTAAAAACTATATTATAAAATCTCCATTAAATGAAGTTATTAATTTTAAAGGTATATTAAGAGATTTTTGTAATAATAATGATCTTTCATTTTCATGTTTATATAGAAATATCAATAAAGGTATAATTCAAGAGACTTCATATACAAAACGCTCACAACTAACAACAAATTGTGTTGGGTGGGAGATTAAATCAAACTAACATTATTATTGTCTCCTATCGATGTTTAAATCGTCAAAGTATTTTCTTGCAATTTTTCTCGACAAACGATCTGCTTCTTGATGAACATCACAAAAAGCATCATGACCTTTGATCCACTCAAAACAGATATTGTTAAACTTACTTTTAATTTTTCAATTTTTTTGGATTACTTTTCTTGCTTCGCCATTAAGTTTTTCAACCTGACCAGAACAATCAGAAAAAATAGTAACGTTTGTATTAGCAGGAAGATTCTCAATTGCTAATTCAATGGCCTGACGCTCTGTTTTCGCTGACGTTCCAAATCTAGCACCTTTAGAATAAATGATCTTTTCACCTGTATCGACATTTATACAGATGGCAACTCCAACCCCATATCCACGAACACCTTTTGGCGTTATACCTACCCCAAATAGATTTTATTTTTACACTCTGGACAAATTAACATTTTGTAGATGTCCGACCCACCAGTGTAATCAGTTCTCGTTTCTCTTTGGGTATCCGCGTCAGTGTAAACCAGCACACTCGCGCAATTTCGACAGGTTGTTTTCTTCTTTGCACTCTCGTCTTTCCCAATTACCTCGATTGCCATTTTATATCCTTTCCGCCCAGAAGGGCATAACTAACAATAATATACCATTCTTTTGTTGTCAAATTATTTTTACATAATCCCCATCAAAAGAATTACTATTCCAGCTAGTGAGTACACGCAAGTCAGGACAACTATAGTTGATTTTTCCTCACTATCATAATTACTATATTTTTCATCATGTGTTACATATTTTTTCTCTTTTGTTTTTTTCCCTTTATCATCATAAACAGGGCAAACTTCAGTCCACCCATACATGATTCTAGTATTCCAACGCCACGTTAAGAATAAAATAACAATACCACAAGGAGAAAGTAAAAATAGTTCTTTAAAGTAAGTAATGATAGCTCCTGAATCTACATCAAGAACCTTATAAAGAACAATACCAGTAGTAATCATACCAACAGGAGTTTTAATAAATTCATTCACTTCAATAGAAAGAACACTACACACTTCTTTTAAACCAACTGCAAATGTGTTCATATATTTTGTTACATTTTCAGTATCTACCAACACCTTTTCAATAACATCAGCAGTGTTAGTTTTTGTATTCATTTCAGCAATAACCTGATTTCTGAGATTATCTGGAAGCTTGCTTAAATCAACATTAACAATAAGGGGTTCTTGATCAGTTCCTGCGTGTGCAGTTGTGTAAGTAATTCCAATTAGAACACAAAGCACTAGTACAACCATAAATCGTTTCATTTTATTTCTCCTTAGTTGAAATGAATATATTAATTATTTGATGATTTTTATTTCATAACCTAGAAGTTCTGAAATCTGTTTGACTGAAAGTTCTTTGACTGGATTGATTTTCTTATTAAATTCTTCTTCAGTATATTTTTTACCTTCAATATACCAGAACTTAGCTCCATCAGGGTATTCGATAGCTGGCCCATCTAGTCTATGGGGTTTCCCATTCTGATACCATGCCTTAAATCCATTTGCCCATTCAACAGCAGGACCATCAACACGATGATAGACACCATTTTGATACCAGAACTTAGATCCACTAACATATTCAAAAGCAGGACCATCTAGTCGATGTAGTTGACCATTCTGATACCACAGAATAGATCCATCATTTTCAACAGTGACTTCATAAGTTTCCATTTTAGTTTTCTCCTTAGTTAAGCTTAATTCCATTTTCTACGCCACTATCGAATGCTTCATTTGAGTATCCTGACTTAACAATCTTGATTTCCTTGACTTTATTTGTAGGGAAACCAAACATTTTAAGTAGAAGACCTTTAGGAACGGTTCCGATCATATCTTGATATACACGTTGACGATCAATCAGTTTCTTTTGTTCATTTTCAAATTTATCTCTACCAATTACCATAGCATCTTGAATTTTTCCATATAGAGAGGAATCAAAGTTAATTTCGTGTTCTTTAAGAAACTGAAACATTGCCTGTGAACCATCTTTACCATATCGCCCTTGAAGTGCGCCAGTAATTACTTCTTTGTAATCATTTTTGTACATTGTTGGAATTTGAACCATTTCCCCAATTTTGTTTGAGTATTGAGAAAGGTTGTTTTGATTTTGTTCATACTGTGCAACTAGAGAATTTTCAGTTTTGATAGCTCCGTTGTATGCAGATACACCATACATAACAAAAGATCCAACACAAACCAGCATAGCTACGAATACTGCCCCTACGATCATCCACGTTTTCATTTAAATCTCCTTCTTGAGTTATAGTTTCTTTGATTTTCATCACCAAACACATCTTCGGTGTGAAAGAAATAAGTTAGTCCAATACTAATTACCAATGATAACACAAATGCTAGAATGATAACCCATAATGGAGGTTCAATTTGATCTTTGAGATATGCATAATCTTCCATCTTCATTAGTTTATAATGAAGAATAATATTATCACTAATTGTACTAAGCGCATATTCTCGATATTCATCATTCAACGTATTGAATAGCTCTAATTGAGCCTTCAGATAATGTTTTATTGATTCATTTTCCCAACCTACAACTCTAACAAAATCAATAGTCGGATATTTACTGACACCAAAAACAATAATAACATCGTTCTTTTTACCATTCAACCATTTTCGTTCTAGCGCAAATTGATAGGTAGGATCTGCAACATTTACAAATTGAATAATTGGATTGACTTTATATTTACTACCAAGTTTTTTTGCAATCTCTGCCAAACCATCATTCCACTGTTTCTTATCGTTCAATGATACACCTACTACCTGAACTCTGTCAATTTTATAATAATCATAAACAGTAGGATAATTTGGAACCTTTTTGACCATTTCATCGTCTTGTGAATATTGCTCACCAAAAATAGATTCAGGTACGGCTTTGACGTAGTTTGTATATCCTTTTTCTGTTGCATATGGTTCGCCTACTACAACTTGCGCCCATCGTTTAGGAGTAATTAGTCCTTGCCTATCTTCTCTATGGATATTAAAACTACCATCAATGTTAGTATCAACCCGCCAATTGTTATCATAATCATGGTCATAACATGTTTGGCAGACTTGTGTAGTACAATCTTTTCCACAAGAAACTGTCACACAAAAACAATCATAAGAATGAGAACAACTAACCCTAACCTTTTCTTTATTTGTGATTTGACCATTCCAAACTTCAGTATCTGATGTTTGTGAAAACAAACCACATCCAATTACAATAGCTACGATAACCACTGAAATAAGAATCTGAATTAGCATTTCTTTCCATGTGATTGTATGATGAAGTTTGAACTTTGCACCCCATGCAATTAGAAGGGGAATTAGTAGGATGAACCAATACATATCTATTCCTTTCAGGAGTTAAGAGATTTTCTCAACATGTTAGTTATATTTTCAAATACTTCATCTTTTTCCATAGTGACAATAATCGTATGAAATTCCGACAATTTATGATAAAGAGATTCAATAAAAAGATTTTTATCGGAATGCCCCATTTCATCAAGATATCTCATATTCAAAATAATATCAGAAATTGACATTTTTTTAAAATCAAATTTTTTAAAATCAAATTTCATATATTGTTCAGCCATATCAGTATCTTCGCAATATGCAGAACATTTATAATTTAGTTTATCATATGACTTTGTTTCATAGATAGCAAGAGTAGGTTGACCATTATCATCATAATAATCATGCTTCCAAAATTGTTTATTATATTCTTCATGGTCCCTGAAGTCAAAAATAACTTCAATTGACTCTGCACTAACATTATCTTCAATTCGAATAATTTTTGCTTTACAACCAGCATCCAGTTCAAATTCATCCCAAAGAGGTTGTTTAATCGTAACTTCAATAGGAAGAACAATCTCACCGCTAAAACATTTTTCATATAGTTCACGATAGTTCATAGTGTTTCTCCTTGGTTGAAATAAATATACTAGATATTGATTTAATTGTCAATTTAATTATTTGATGATTTTTACTTCATACCCTAGAAGTTCTGAAATCTGTTTGACTGAAAGTTCTTTGACTGGATTGATTTTCTTATTAAATTCTTCTTCAGTATATTTTTACCTTCAATATACCATGATTTATATCCATCTGCCCTCACAATAGCAGGACCATCTAGTCGATGCCTTTGTCCATTCTGAAACCAGTACTTAGATCCATCTGCACGTTCCACAGCAGGACCATCTAGTCGATGTAGTTTCCCATTCTGAAACCATTCCTTATATCCATCTGCACGTTCCACAGCAGGACCATCTAGTCGATGTAGTTTCCCATTTTGACTCCAACAAATAGTTCCATCATCATCAATAGTGACTTTATAAGTTTCCATTTTGTTTTCTCCTTTAAGTATTTTATTTTTGTCAATGATTAAATATATTTCTCTTCTTTTACTGAAATAGTTCCAAAATTGGTTTTAATTAATGTATCATACTTTTCTTTATATTCATTAAGGATATAAAGAAAATTAAATTTAGAACCATTTAAGAAATGGCGGTATTGATATGCCCATTCCTTCCTGTATAAGAAAGATCCCATGTTATAGTCATATTCGTAACAATCTTTTTTGGTGAATAATTCCAATCCTTCTGTCAACGCAACTGTCTGAGTAAGTTGAAAAGCGAAAAATTTATAAATATCTGCAATTGATCCTTTCCCTGAAAAATCATATTCTTTAGTAAAATCAATCTTATCTAGAACATTGATTTTGTCTTGGAGACTTTCTGATCGAAGGGCATGTTTGATTTCAGTTCTCATTTCAGTTTTTGAAAACATTGACAAAATACCGCGAGTTGTACGCAGAACTTTCATTTCTACATGCCGTGGTACGCGATAAATAACGGGTAATTGATACACCTGATCATGCAGATGATAAGTAGATAACATACCGTTATTTACTTCATCAATAGTTCCTTTATATGCTTTAACCACAACTCCATCTAGAACTGATACAATATTTCCATTAGCCTGATGTTTTGTTGAAAGATTCTCACAAAGAATTTTACAATCTTGAATTGATGTGGGGGAATTATAAGGCGGAACGATAAAGAAAATATCCTTATCAAGTGAATCATGTGACCCATGAATAATATATGGAGTTTGCATATTTAAAGTCCTAATTCGCGTTTAATATAAGTATCATATTTTCTAATTTTTTCATGTTCAGAGTTGATATTATTATAAATTTCCTTACAATTTGAATATACAAGATCACCCTCAAGATCACCCTCAAGTAAAACAATATTACGACGATGAACGTCAATTAGATTATATAGATTAGCAATTCGCTCAATTTTCTTAGTGAACTTCTTATTTTTAATTTCGGATTTCTTTTGTTGTTGTTTGTTAATAAATCCAATAATACGATTTACCGCTACTTTAATACCACAAATTTCTTTACAATCTTGATAATAATCATAACCAATATAAACGTTATCATCTATAATTCGAAATAGTTTGTCTGCATATTTGTCAGCCATAAAAATACTCCCTTCAAGTTTATTATGAAGGGAGTATATCGTACATATATATTATTGTCAATTTATTTTATGCACATTTTGTCCAAGAACAGTCCAAAGAAGAACATTTTATACATCCTTCAGTATATAGTAAATCAGAATTACATACAGGACATTTTTCTTTTTGATTTACCTGCTTGCAGTACTTATTAATTGATCTAATGATTGCTTTATCAAAATCAACAATACTTCCGTTTGATTTCTGAAGTACAGATTTCAAGTATTCGATACTAGCTCCATGACGTAGAGCTAATGACATTAAACGAGTTACGTATTCACGTAGATCATTTACATAAGCACTAGAGATATCATCTACTAATACCTCACCATTATGAACAAATTGATATACTTTCTTTCCATCTTTTTTACTCTTAACCATTTCACCTTCAGTAATACTAGTGTCAAAATCAACAGCTTCTATCTTACCTGCGATAATCTCATATGGATCATCATTTAGCAATCCAATGAATACAATCCATTTCTCACCAGCATTAGTATGTCTATTGATAATAGAAACTCTAAACACATTACAAGGTAAAGATTTTGGTCTTTTAGGTGCATTAGTTTTAATTATACTATCACCTTTATCTTTTGTATTACTGTGAACTAAAATACCATCACGACAACCATCACGATATACAGTAACACCAATAACTCCTAGATCATGCGCTTTAAGATATACATCACTGATTTCTTCTCTAGTTGCTGTAGAAGGAAGATTAATTGTTTTAGATACACTTAAAGAAGTATTTCTAGCAACAATACCTAGTGAGTTCAAATGTTCCATTGGAGTTAAATCAGAAGCGACAACAAATATCGCTCTATCTTTTTCTGACATTTCCAAAACATTTTGACAAGATCCTTTGTTGTCTGAAACTTGTTTGAGAATTTTTACTTTAGTTTTTTCATCAAAAGTATCAGTTAAATACTTATCGAAGATAGGATCACTAATATAAACAGTTTCATATTCACGATTGAGTTTTTCAATTTTTCTAGCATAAGTCAATGCAAAAACTGGCTCAATACCACCTGTTGTGTTCGCTAGATAAGAAATACTCCCATTTGGAGCAATTGAGGTAAAACAAGAGTTAGCAATTCCATATTTTTTGATTTTTTCTTTTAGAACATTGGTCAATGACATTCTAGAATCATTAAAAAATCTTGAATTTGCTTTCATAAAAAGATCGTAATCATATGCAGGATAAGATTTACCTTCTTCTTTAGCAATTTCACATGATTCATCCATACTAATTAGTGTTAATTTATTGAAAATTACATCAGTAATGGAATCTGCTTCAGGAGAATTAAAAGGAATACCAAGTAGATATAACATATGAGCATATCCCATCGCACCTAAACCAATAGGACGAACTTGTTTGGTTACTTCTTCAATTTTAAGCAAAGGGTAATTATTAATATCAATTACATTATTAAGAAATCTAGTTGCAGTTCTAATAGCCTTTTCATATGCATCAAAATCAAATTCGCCATTAATAACAAAATTAACTAGATTGAGAGATCCTAAATTACATGAACTATATGGAATAGATACATATTCTGCACAAGGATTTGATAGAACATATTCTCCAATGTTGGTTACAGTACATTGACGGGTTGCAATATCAATATTAAAAATACCGGGTTCAGCACAAAGCCAAGCATATTCGATAATTTCATCCCAAAGCATTTGTGTTGTTACTGGTTTCCCATTATCAAGTAATGGAAACCATTCACCTTTTTGTGTACATACCATATGAGGAGAATCTGGAGAATTTTTTAACTTAAAGTAGAATTCATCAGTCATACGAACAGAGAAATTCAATCTCTCCATTACACCTTTTTTAGATTTTTCTCTGATAAAATCGAGAATATTAGGATGATTGACATTAAATTGAGCCATTCCAGCACCACGACGAACACCACCTTGTTGTATCCCATCCAGCATTGTATTAAATGATGCTGCAAAAGGTAAAGGACCAGAAGATTGACGTTCTAATGATTTAATATTTTCATATGAAGATCTAAGTCTAGAAAATACATATCCAACACCGCCAGATGCTTTAGTAACTAAAGCACCTTCTTTAAGAGCATCAAATATTCCTTCAATAGAATCTTCAATTCCCATAGTAAAACAAGAAGATAATGTACCTTTACGTTTACCACCAGTATTTGCATTCATAAGAGTTGGGGATGAAGGAATAAAGGTTTTGTTATTAATATCATCATATGATGGGGGAAAGATAGCAGAAATTCTTTTTGCTAATTGTGACCATGATCTTTCTTCTGGGAGGTAATATCGCTCATTAAGAAGATTTTGTATGTTTTGTTCCATTAAATAATATCCTTATTTTGTAGTCGATTAAAAGTTCTAATTCTATGACATATAGCGCAAACAACTTCACATTTTTCTATTTCACTAATTGCAGATTTTATACTAGAAGAATTACATACATTAAATTTTTTATCTCCAATAACATGATCAAATTCCAATGCGGCATGATGTTTGTTATATCCACATTCAATACATCCCTTTTCTAATTTATATTGTCGTAAAAAATCTTGAATTTTTATTCTTCTTTTATTTGATATTTTATTTACTCTAATTTTATATGATGGGTCTTTTTCTATTTTTTCTTTATACCATTGTCTTCTTTTTTTGAATCATATGGTCTAACTGTACCTAATCTTTTAATATTATTATCATATTGATATTTTTTTATCTTGTCTTGATTATTTGAATCCCAAAAAATTCGTTTGCATTTATTTGAACAAAAAGTTGATTTTGAGTTTGTTGGTATAAATTCTAACGCACAATTTTTACATATCAAAATTTTATTTTTAAAAAATATTCCACACCCACATGATTTTACTTTATTATGTGTTAAATCTGAACTTCTAATTTTTACTTCTTTCCCACAATCACAGACACATAATAAATTTTTTCTTCCATCATATTCATGCAATTCCAAACTTCTCAATACTAATAAATTATTAAATTTAATACCAATATATTTTTTTGTTGTCTTCATAACATTAACCTTTCATAAATAGTTTATATGTATTTATGAAAGTTTTTCTTTACACTTTTTTTCTTTTATTTTTTCATAATTTTTTAGAAATATTGCTTCTTTTATTGCCCAAACATCATTACAATTCCCATGTACGATGTAATCACCTTCCATAACATAATGACAAGATTCTTCGGTATCTTCAAGAGTTCTTATTTTACCAACAAAAATCATATCACCAACAACATGTTCTTTTTCTAATAAAGTTACATCTGTAAAATTGTTTGATTCTTTGAACCATTGATAAGCTTCTACCGCTATCGGTTTCTTTCTCCATTTAGCCATCGTTACTCCATTTCATATAAATTGTTATTCGTCTTTATCTTGATAATTATTAGCGATATCTTCAACTCTTTTTTCTAAATCGAGATTACCATCTAATTCTCGTTGTGTTATTGCATATGGATGTTCAATAGCATCTGAACATTTACCAAACCAACCTTCCCCCATCATTCTAAAATTAGGTTTAGATACTGTTTGATATGCAGGTTTGCCACACTCACAAACCATTTTATTTTTCTTTTCTTCATGTTCAGTAAAGGATAATTTTACTTCCCATCTAACTTTACATTCATCACAAGCAAACTGATATTGAGGACTCATTTTTTTCTCCAAACGTTAAGGGGTGATGATATTTAGATTTAAAATTTTCTACTTCTTTTGATTAGCTTTAATTTGACTACCGCTTGGAATCCTTCAAAAATATTAGAATCAACCATATCTTTTAGTTCTTTTTTTGGCATACCAGCACAAACTGCTTCATTAAAATCTTTATATTTGAAAGAATTGGGGTATATAAATATTTTTTTATTCTCTTCTGCATATTTAATAGATGTATCTATTCCACGTTTATCATTATCAAGAATAAATATTTGATCTTTAATTTTATTGGATACTGCTTCACTTATAGTAACACCTAACATTGCAATAGAATTTTCCAACATTAATGAATCAATGATAGATTCAAAAATATAAACAGGATCATCTAATTCAACATTGAATAGATTAAATATTTTAGCGGAATCATTTTTTGAATGAGTATGAAATTTTTTTGTTGTTGTATGTCTTCCTTGAAATCCATACAGACTTTCATCACCAGTTTGAAAGGGAAAGATAATCATCCCAGAAAGCACATGATTAGGATGAATATTATAATAAAATCTATCTATATGTTCAATTATATTACGTTTTTTGCAAAAATCAAAACAAGCAGAATATTCCCTAGCAGGTTTGAAATATGTTTTATTAAGATTAAAAATATATTTAAAATCTAATTCTTTACAAACACCATTATCAATTTCTTTAGCTTTTTTCTGTAAGGTGCCATTTCTCAAATCTGCTAGTAATTCTATTCGTTCCTCTTTTTTATAATCCTCAAAAAGGTAAGGATTGATCTGTTTAATAAAACTTTTTAGATTGGTATCATATCCACAGTTTTGACAGAACACGGTAATAAATGATTTATTCTGTGTTAGAATGAATAGTCTGGTTTTCCAAGGGGATCTACCTTCATGACAAATAGGACAAGAACAAACATATCCAGATGAAATTTGTTTTAATTTAGGCAATCCCAACATTGGAATATATTTTATTTCATTATATTTTTCCATAATCACTTCGGTATATTAATAGTTTATTTTTCCTAGTCTATCATAGTTAGACTTGCCTTTAATCTTAGCATCTATATAAACAACTCGTTTACTTTTATATCTTTTTTGTTTTATATCATCAATACAAACAAATTCGTTGTCTTCCCAATTAATGTATTTTTTATAGTCATTACGAAGTTTATCAATTTCAGACTGTGTAAGTTGATAATCCCAATTATTATTATCTCGTTGCCGTTCAAATTGTATCATTTGGCAGTAATGATCAAAAGTTTCCTTTATTAAATTTCCTTCGATTAATGTTGGTGATATATCAACCCAATCACAAACTAACCCATTCCAGAGAATGATATCAGGATCACCATCTAATTCTTGTAAAAGTGAAATTAGTTTTGATTTTTTCATTATACAGAGAATTCACAATACTCGTCTAGTCCGATATCAGATACTACACAAGGTTTAATTTTACTCTTATTTTTCTTAATACATTCTTCGGTTTTATCACAATATAGGCAACAAATGTTATTGTTTGTTTTATGTGATTTAGCTTTTAGACAATCTGGACGCATTTTAGCGTTACAAAAATAATTATTACCAGTAAATTTGAGTTTTTCTTTCATATGATTTCCTTTCAGGAGAAAAAATCTTCTAGATTAGATTCTGATTTTTCTGAGTCATTTTTAATTTCATCAAAAAACTTTGTGGTTTTTGTTTTACTTGCAGTTTCTGATAGTTTGAATGAATATATATCTTCAGCATGTTTTGACAACCCATATTTCATGAATGTCTTCATTAGATTCATATTATTAAAACTAAAAGTTTGATTGTTGAATTCAGTTAGGATAATAGTCTTAATTTCAGAAGGGATATTCTCAAATAGGATCAAATCAGCATTGAATTTATATCTGGCTCTTAAGATAGGATCACTTGCTAATAATTCATCTAAATCTTTTACAATTTTTAAAGCAGTTTTCTCTCCTAAACGACTTCTGATAGCTGGAATATTATCAGTCTTATCTCCAATCATTGTGTGGATCTTTTTGAATAAATCAATATTTTGTTCTGGTTTGAAAGTTTGCTTCAATGGATCAAATATTTTGACATTTTCTGTTTGAAGTTGAACAAAGTCTTTGTCAGAAGATACAACCCAAACATCTGAATCCCCAAACTTTTCTGCTAGTACTGCAATTATATCATCTGCCTCACATTTGTCAATTTTTAATACATAGAAATCCGAATATGCTTGAAGTGCCATGCAAATTTCTGTTGAGATTTGTTTAATCTTATCCCAAGGTAACACATCGTCTGTCTTACGATTACCTTTGTATTTCATTTCTTTTAGATCATCGAATTGACTACAATTTTTAATATAATAATCATGTCTCCATGATGGGGAAGAATCCATACAAATAACGAATGGATTTTGTTTTGATACTGCTAATTTTCTAGAATAAGATACTACTTGCGTAAGAATCAAATGAGCTACAAAATTTGGATTGATAATTACTTCTTCTTGGTTCATATGCACAGTACGATGAAGTGCATGGGATAGATCAAAAAGTATAATAAACACCTACCATTTCTTCATATATTTATTCATAAAAATATAAATAAACATATGATGTTAAAAATTAAAATTAAGGATACTAAAATGAATAATACCATAATAGAACCAACAAGTCAAATATATTATAATTATCTTTACACAGACCCTAGAAAATCAGGTCGTTATACATATGAAGGATTGAATTTTAGTTTATTATATGAACCATTTTATATTGGGAAAGGATATGGTTATAGATATAAAAAACATTTAGAACCATATCAATTAAATAAAAAGTCACATAAGAATAATAAAATTAATAAAATTAAGCAAACACATAATATGTTAGATTATATTATTATATTTAATAAAAATTCAACAAATAATGAAGCTATACATAATGAAATTAAAATAATAAAATCAATCGGTAGAATTGATCTTAACACTGGAACATTAACTAATTTAACTGATGGTGGTGAAGGATCTTGTGTTTATTCTTCAAAATACATACAAAAATTATCACTAAGAATGTCAGGTAATAATAATCCAATGTCAAAATTCTATTTAATGAACTCTGGAATGGATGAAGAGCAAGCAATTGTATATTTAAAAGCAAAAGGAAAAAAATCAGGAGATTCAAAACGTGGCATACCATTAACAAAGATTCATAAAAAAAATATTAGTTTATCAACAAAAGGCAAATCATATGAAGAACGATATGGCAAACTCAAAACTATAAAATTAAAAAAAGAACGATCTATACAAACAAAAAGCAAATCATATGAAGAAATGTATGGAAAAAACAAATCTACACAGCTAAAAAATAATTTAAAAATTAAAATGGCTGGTCGAATAAAAACAACCAACGAAAAAGAAAAACGAAAAAATACATTAAAGAAAAATGGTTCATTAAATGGAATAAAAAATCCTATGGCAAAAACGTATATAGTGAAAAATCATACAACTGGTATTGAAACTATTTTTTATGGATCATTCACTAAATATTGTGAAAACGACAAATTTCGAATATCAGATATTAAAAATTTCTATTTAAATGAAGGAAAAATTACTGAAGATATGATTCGAGAAAAATTATCGTATTTACGTCCTCAAAACTTCTCATTAAAATGTAAATTTCATATTAAAAAATACTTAATGTTGGAGTTCATTTGTAATTAAGTGAACTCAAACATTAAATTGCTAAGAAATCAAAAATTTCCATATATTTTGCTTCAATGTTTTTAGAATCACCTTCATAGGTCCAGTTAGTCTTAACATTTTCATACGCATTATTTGCTATTGTTTTTCGAAGAGTATCATCTTCAATTAACTTATAAAGGTATTCCCCCCAATCTTTCTTTTCATTCTCCACTAAAAGTCCATCAACTCCATGAGTGATAGTAGTTGAATATGGGTATACTGCATGACCAACTGGAGCGCATTTAGTAGAACCATATTCTAAAAACTTAAGATTACTTTTACATCGGTTAAACATATTATCTTTTGCTACCATGATACCAATATCCCAATTTTGTTGTGCAAAAGTTTTATGAAAATCTTTTGTTTCAGCCCAAGGAATAGAGGTAGCGAACGATTTAGCAAAAGTTGGTGTGTATCCCATCATATATAAATCAACTTTATCATGAGGTAAATTACGTAACACATCAGCTAGATAGTGTCCAAAATCTCCCTTATGAGTATAACTTCCAGCCCAACCAATTTTCAATCTTTCATTTTCAATTTTTCCATCAAATGAAAGTTCATTCATCCATAATTTATTAGGAACAATAAATGTTGGTTTGTTGAATTTTTTGCGGAGGAAGTCGCCCAAAGGAACAGTTGAAGTAGTAATACAATCTACTAATTTCATTACCTTTTCTACTCGTTTGAGTTCTTTTGGTGGATAATGATTATGTGCTAAATTAGATGCTGGAATATCCCATAAAGTATCATCTAGATCATAGATAATCTTTTTACCATTGGCTTGCATATGAGGAATCCAGTCTAGAAAATATTCATGTAATGCTCGTTGAATAACAATGACATCTGCTTCAAAAATACGTTTATCATTAGCAGGGAATCCAGAATTATATTCACACCACTCAAAACTATCTTTAAGAAACATATAAGGAGAATAAATTCTATGATAACCACAGCCGGTATTATCGGATGAAGTTAACATAATTTTTTTATGGCCGTATTTTGTTTTTAAGTTTTCTAATACCATAGCTCAACCTAACAGTAGATTTGTTTGAGAATCGTACATTGCTCGTTCATAACAATCTTGGCAAATCAATAGAGGAACGCCAGTTGGTGATGATTCAGTTTGTAATGTAACAAGTTGAAATGATTCGCTTTGTTCTTCAGTATATAATTTTCTACATTTACCACATGCAATTAATAACATATTTACTCCTTTACGGTGTGAAATCAAAACCACTAGAAAGTTCAGTTTCAGTTTGACTTTGATTAAATTTAGATTCCTCATATCTTAATTTATCTTTAATATGAGCAGGAATTTCTTGTTCGGATTCGTCCAGATTTAATAGTTTCATTTTAGCATATTCTACGCCAATTGTACATATATCGTTCGAATTTTCATCCCATCTGGTTAAAACGGTCTTCAGTAGGAATTTTCTAGCTTCTCTTAATTCATCTGTTTGAATAATAGTTCCGCCCCAATCGACATTCATAGCAATTGAGAAAGCATCTGCTAAATCATCCATACCAGTATCAGTAGTTTTCTTGACAGATCCTCTATTATTCTGAACAGCAGAAAGCATAGCAATATTAAATTCTTGCGATATTGCTCTCATTTCAATTACAATTTTACCAACATATAAATTGGTATTACTGGCATGTGAACTGTTTAATGAAGAAGAAGCACAAATATTCAAATAGTCAATAATAATTACATCAGGAATGAAATTTTTCTTTCCTTTTAATTCCCTCAACAAAGATCTAATGTGAGTTGATGTAAGTGAACCAGTTGGGTATTCTTTTATAATTAATTCGCCGTGAGCCTTGCTTACTAAAGCCTTAAAATTATTCTTAAATGTTGTTTTGTTAAGAGTGGTATTTAACTCACTCATTGGAATATCTAATAAGTTGGCATCAATCCTTTTACCAACCATTTTTTCAGACAATTCACATGTCAAATATAATACATTATTACCATTACGAATAAGAGAAGCAGCACAATGACTTAGAAATAAAGATTTACCACGTTTAGGTGGTGCCATGAATACAGCTAAACCTTTTCTTCTAATTCCTCCACCCATTGCAGTATTCAAAACTTCAATATCAAATGGAATAACTTCTTGATCTTCTAGATACCATTTTAATCGTTCCATTGTATCCACAAAGTAATCATGGCCTACACGGATATCAAAACAGACAGCAAGAGCGTCTTTAATCTTTTCTTCGATCTTTCCTGCATTATCAGTTTTTTTCTGTAAAATTTCAACAGAATCAATGATAGCATTTTCTAATGCTCTATTTTTGAAGAATACTTCTACTTCATTAATGAGTAATTCTTCATCACGCACTAAGTCAACTGTTTTTAGTGAATCAATAAAAGACAACACACTGATAGTATCAATTTCTGAAATATCAGTATCTGTATTGATTAGGAGTTTGATATCTGTAATAGAGGGTTGTTTTGTGTATCTCTCGTAATATTCCTTTATTTTTTTAAATACAATTTCATGCTCTCGATCAACTAAGTATCGTATATCCATATGAGGATATACGATAGCAAAGAAAGCTTCACTCTTAAATAAAGAGGAAAATAAATTTTCAATTAACATAGGCAAATCGTTTCTTATGCACTTGCGTCAATCTTTTGACTCAATTCATATTTTAGCTGTTTAATTTCTTCTTGTAATGTAGTAATTTCAATCAATACATTATAAGCTTCGAGTTGACTTAATGCTTGATATTTAGAATGTTCTAGATTCAGACTTTCATTCATCTGAACCATCCATTAATTTATGTACAGCATGTACTGCACATTGTTGATTATTAATCTTATCTTCAATATCAGAAGTAGCTTCGGTAATTTCAACAGCTTTGATTTTTGATTTGATAATAATTGAATCAATCATTTTGATAACATCATGACTATATTCAGATTGTGATGCAGTGATATCATTAAGTGAATCTTTAACTTCTTCATTTTCGAGAGTGAACTGTTGAGTTAATGCTTTGATAGCTGAAAGAATCTTATGAAGAGCATCAGTTGCTTTGAATGGTTTTTCTTCAAGAAAATAACTATTGTACATATCAGCAAATTTACCAGCTTTTTTACCTTTGGTTACATAACTGATAGGAACTTCATTTGAAGGATAAGATACAACGATGCCGTGAGTGACCATCATGTAGTCTGCAAATTTTTCAAAGTTACCAGTGATATGAAGGCCATTGATAGAACTGGCGAGGGAATCATAAAATTTCTTGATTTTTTCTTCATCATTAGAAGCAAATACTTTAGAAACCTTTTCCATTCCTACTGGTTTGGATTCAAATCCAATTTTGATCATACGAGATAGTTGACCAATTTCTTGCTTAAGTTCATGATTTTCTACTTGTTTTAGAGCTAGTTCTTCGATTTTTTTCATTAGTTCGTTCATAGGGATTCCTTAGATAAGTTAGTTTTATTGCATCGTTCATATAATTGACAGAATGCAGATAGGGTTATTTTAGGGGGATTGTTGTAGGTAATGTCCATATCTCTACGATTTCGTTCTACTATCGCAGGGCAATCGCAATTCGAGATATGGACATTAAACAGAATGCAGAATCTATCTTTCTTGTTTTCTAATGATAATTTCATTGTCATAATCTTGAAACCTATTTTTCATTCGGTCGAGTGTAACTTGAGGAACAATATGAATGGACCCAAAATCATCCATACATCGGAGTACAGTTACAGTATAGCCCATAGTGTTTGCCATGTCAATTAATCCAGAAAAATGACTTACCTTCGTGTATACATTAGAAACCACAATATCAATACCACTATTCATAGCTGATTTAATCGTATTATAGCACCAGTGGTGTGAAGGTGTTACCTTCTCTTGAGTCCATTCATAAATTCCGTCTCTCATATAATACATATCAGTTTCAACAAAAAAGCACCCTAGCGACTTAGCATGAGTACTTTTGCCACTTCCCGGCAGACCACGAATAATTGTTAATTTTGGCATTTACCTTACTCCCAATTTTTTAATTTGATAGGAAGATACAGATTCACTGGCGAACTTATTAAGTAAGCCTCCACCATATCTTCAACCCTACTATCATCGGGGCATGACTTAGGCTGTCGCACTGCCCTTTTTAATGGGTAGTTACCCACTTCTCTTCATTAGGTTTAGTCCTAACTATTCGCCTACTAAAGCGACACGTCTCTTATTCTTGGCTACAGTGATGGTGGTTTTCTGTTCCACTCTATCCAACTATCAAGAAGGATTCACTATCCCAAGGTACATTTTTATGGATTCTCCCCACTTCTATCATCGGTTGCGTTCCGACTAGCCAGTTACAATTGGCATCTATTTAATTTCGAATTTGGTTCCCATAACGGTCAGGTTGATAACAGAATCAACATTGAAAGAACGGTAAGCATTTGCTTGTGCATCAAATACACGAACGATATCTTTAGGGCATTCAGTAGCTTCCCGCTTGCGATTTTCATCAGAAACCAGATGACAAGTGACGCCAGTACGACCATTCAGCCTACGAAGTTCACCATTTTTCTTGGTGAAAAGAACCGAGAAAAAAGAACCATTGGTCATTCCAAGGACAGTTTTGACATCAGCGGCATTGAGAGTTTGAGTTTTCATGGTGTATCTCCTTTTGGTTGTTGGTTATGTACTAACTATAAACTATCTTTTATTTCTTGTCTATTTAACTATTTGTTATAATCGAAAACAAAGATATCTGTTTTGTTTTCGTAAGGAACACCCAGTTGACGATAATGGTTACAGAGAAAAAGTGCCTGTTTCAGAGTATAGTTTTCAGTGAGATTGTTTTCTCCATCTGAGAAATAAAAAGGCTTCGATTTCATGCTGTTGTCAAGTTTGAGGATCGTCATGAGTTATCTCCTTGGTTAGTTATTCAAAGATAATCTATTCCGAATTATTTGTCAATTAAAAAGTTACTAAAACGAGAATAATTAAAAATACAGCAAAAAATATAAAGAACATTAGAACCTCCTATTATTTGACAATTAAAAATAACTATTACTTTTAAACTCCTTAAGTTAAAAATAAAATTAGTAAACCAATAATACCAACTAATGTGATCAGGTAATATTTCGAATTCTTTGTTTCCATTACCAAAATAATACCGACTACCTCAAGTATCGCAAAAAATAATCCAAGTAAGTTTTTCATATTTTCTCTCTTTCAGGTGGTTCTGGTAGATACATCCAATGGGTAACTTCATCAAGAATTGGTCCCCATGATGTATTTCCATTTTCAATATACATCATAAGAAAATCTTCTTCAATATCATATCCATCATACATTTCAAACTTTTCCCCATGTTTATTTCTGGTATAACCATAATTAGTTTCATATACCGATGATCCCTTACCGGGACTTATTTCTTCAAAAGTATGATCAAATTCAACAACCAATACTGAAACTCCATATTTTCCTTCAGGAATTTTTGGTAGTCTATCCTTTACTGAAATCCATTCATTCATTTTTTATCCTTAAAGTTATACTGAATATCGTTGAGTCGAAAAAAGTATGGAACATCAATGATTGGATAAATTTCTCTATCCAGTAGATTTGAAAACACTATACGATCACCTTTTCTTTTATTACAAGCAATACAGGTAACTACATAGTTTTCTTGATTATACTCATTCACTTCCATTGCATTCAAAGGAATTATGTGATCAAGACTTGGTTTGCCTTTGATTAGTCGCTTACAATATGCACAAACTCCATTTTGTGATTTATAGAGTTTTGCTCTCATGGCAATTCGAAAAGATCCTGATTCCCTCATAACGTTCTCCTTATAAAATAAGGATACAATATAGAAATTAAATTGTCAATTTAATTATTCGAAGAGTTAGACCAAGCTACTACCATATTCTGAAATGATTTGCCATCAGTCATTGTCGGAAGAGATATAGGAATTATTTGTTTTCTCAAAGCAAATGCCATTCCTAGATCAAATAAACTACCTTGGCTTTGCCCATCCCAAACAATATGAATAACATCAGCAGTTTCTATTGCTTTTCTATTATCAGAACAGATACGCAATCCAGTTGTATCATTTTGATTAGTATCTCTATGCGGCCAATGAACATCATAACCTTCTGATTCTAATTGTTTAACGACATCAAATGTATCTTCTGGTGATTTTCCACGAACCGGACAAATTAAAAATGTTTTCTTCATGATAATTTAATTCCACAAAAAGGACAGAAATTAAAAGGCAAAAATGTATGTTCTTCATCTTCAATGTAAATTTCATCGATTGAAATTCCGTATTGATTTACTTCAAACATATCAATTGTACCATTCCAATTATCTTTTTTGTACTTATAATCATATTTGTAAAATTCACAACCATCTGCATGTTTTGCTAGTTCTTCGTTTGTCATTTAAAGTCTCCTTTAGATGCGAACCATTCTTGGTTCAGTTTTACCAACATATCATTAATAGTATTATATTGTGGTTTATCTGGAAGTTCAGTTTCTGTTGCTACGGTATTGATATCATTTTCAATATCATCAGCCATTTCTGAAACTTCAGCTAATGAGTATTCACCATTGCGAATTTTCATTAGTAGTGGTTTGTCTACCAACGGAAAGATCAAATTTCCTGTTTCAAGAAGTTCTTTTCCTTCGAGTAGAAGTCTAATAAGATGCATTGCAAATTTGGTATCATAACCATATTCATCCACCATTTCTTTTCTACCAGAGAATTTTGATTTTCTGATTTCTAGTTGTTCTAATGCTTTTTCAATAGTAATATTTTTCTGAATATTAATATCTCCACATTTCATATGGATACTATTAATAGGAAACTCAAAAATATGCTTGCCATCATCATTAAGAAAAAAACAAAGATCTGTAATATTTTCGGCTACATATGTTTTAGGTTGCAATTTACGGAGAATATTGATCGCTTCCTCAATATTGAACATATTATTTCGTTTAACAAACATGTTTTTCTTCTGACCAATAGCGTAACCAATAAATCTATTCTTGAGTCCTTTATGTAAAAAATTGAATCTATTTTCAAGAAGTTGATCGCCATACCAGTTTTTATAGATAATATTTTCAGGTGTCACGAACAATTGTTCAATGATATTTGGATTATTATCTAATGCTAGTTTCACGAATTTACGAACTTCATAAAATTTACGATCAATAGCATCAGAAGCATTCCTGCCATTTTCAAGCTTTGATACTGTAGATAGATCTACTTCTTCGACTTTATCCAAACCAAAGAAATAATTAATAGGAGGAACAAAGATACCAGAATAATCTTCATCAGATTCAGGACGATTCAACCCATAAAGATGTGAACCAACTTTAATTTCCAGAACTTTATTTTTTAATACGATTTGTTTAATCATTGTTAGCTCCTAGTTCTAGACAAATATTCATATATGTCTTAATGGTTTCCATATCATGTTGACCCATAATAGTTCTGGTTGATTCTGCTAAAGATGGAATACATTTCACAGAAAAACAAATACCATCTTTAGAAATCATATCAACAGAAATCAGCCCATCCATTTTTTCTTTAGCAGATTTCATCATAATTCCCTTTTTTATTGATTTGAGGTTATTTGGTGCAGGACAACTACCACAATTACATCTAAAAAATTGAGTTGATTTATCAGTGAAGTATCCACATTCATAACATTCTGGTTTGATATTTCTCATAATGAATCCTTTAATTTATGTGATTCTTCATATTGATACCAAGCATTGAAAATTTTACTAACATCATTATCATAAAATCCTGATGAATTGATGCAATTAAATTCTATAACTTTGAGTTCATCATCAACCAGAGCCAAATCCATACAAACACAAGGACTTGGCAACCATTTATCAGCAAACTTCTGGGCTTCTGCTAATACATCAGGATCTGTTTCTCTTTTAGAGAATAAATTACCACGATACCGATACATACTTCCATCAATAACTTTATGATCAATTATAAAATATCGCCATTCTGCTTGGATTACTTTTGGTTCAGCAAGCACGATGATCATATCTTCTTCCATTTTATACGTACCAGAAGAACCACAAACCATTGCATCAGTCAACCATAACCAAAGTTCTTTGGATTCCATCACTGTGCCAGTAAAATGTTTCAAGTCTTTATCAGGTCTTACAAACCACAATTTATCATCTGGACTTGATTGTAGAAACTTTATAGCATCTTCGACTTGTAGGATATGTTCAGCATTCATCATATCATCACGATTTGATGCCGCAGTTTTGTAACTGAAATTGGTCATATCAAAGTGTAATCCTTTATATCCTCTTTGATATGATATAGTAGTTAACGAAGTTGAACCATATGGAATATAATCTACTCCTACCAATTCTTCATTAGCAGTTATTTCATCACTGAAAGGAATAACACCAACATATAGATTTGGCTTATCCGCAATAGCATAGCTAATTTCGAGTAATGATTGTACATTAATTAGATTGTGCTGAATTAGAAACTTCATAATGATTAACAGTTACTGTCGTAACTTGATTTTGATTTGGTTACATCTTTAATCAAATTAGCGACTAGTTTGCGAAATGCCGCATCACTTAAATTTGTTTTAATGACTGTTTCCAGAACTTCATAAAATTCATCAGTTGTAATTTTGCTCATTTTTAAACCTCCATCAATTTATCTAATTCAGCCCACATTTTTGCATGAATATCATTATTTTTATAAAGAGTTTCCTTAAAATACGCATATTCTTTTTTATACATTTTGTAGATATCTTTTCCTATACTTCTTCGCACATTGGAAATTCTATCAGCCAATTTTAAAGATATAGCATTTATATCATAAGCTAACTCTGGATATGTATTTCGATGACGCTCTGCTCTATTTTTCCCATGTTTATCTGTAACAGCCCATACAATATCTGCGATTGTTCGGTTAAACATAAACCAAATATCTTTATAGGTATATTTTGTATCTTCAATAATATCATGCAAATATGCTGCAATCAAAGTATTTTTATTAGTGATATTAAATTCAACTAATACATTATAAACATCATCTAAATGAGTCACATACGGCAATTCCCCATAAAGTAAGGTGTGCGCTTTGACTGCTAATTCTCTAGCTTTTGGTAACATGATATTCTCCTTCACTACAAATATGATACTCTATTTTCTTAATTATGTCAATTAAGAAATAACCATCCCCAATACATTAGAATCAAATGCATCGTATTATCTTGAGCAATATACACGAAAGCTGCAAATGAAGATTTAAGTTCATTTAGATTTGTATTTTTATCAGGTGTTTTATTGCAATATTCTTTTAAAGTTGAGTTACCTTTTAATTTTGATACCAGATTACCCAGACTATAATGATCAATAAAATAATGACTTAAAAATACAAGACAAAACCACTCTATATTCATTTCAGTGAATAAACACACAACCAGAGAATAAATAACACAATGAGTAGTACAAGCCAACCAACCACTCCAATCTCGTTTTGATTTATTTAACGCCATCCAATCATTCTGAAACAAATAATCACCGGCTAAATGTCCTAACAAAAGTGCAAACATAATTTTATACCTTTATATGTAAATGGTTAAAATTGTTAAATCAACCCATTTCCTCTCATTTTCCAAATCATCCAAAGCAGATCTAAACACCATTCATTAGGAATAATATGTGAGTTCATTGCTAGAAATTCGATATCATCACAATCACACACAACTCGAATGAAATCAGCAACTGCTCCTGATCGACAAATACCGGCAGTGCAATGTACGATGATCAGTTCAATATCAGTGGACAATCCTTTAATAAAGGAAATAATATTCATAGCATCATTTACATCCATAGCTTTAAAATCCATACAACTAACAAGTGTCATAGTTGTTTTAGGATGAATATCATCAAACCACACAGTAATAGCTTTATCTGTATCTTTAAAAATACGTTCATCATTTGTACTAAGAATACTAATTATTGCAGTCTTAGTAGAATTTGTAATAATAGCTTCATTATGGATTGCTACAATTTTTGGAACTGCTTGAACTTTCATCAGTATTCTCCTTTATATAGTATAGGATATATGCTATATGGTATTTTTTAATTTTTTATGTAAAATATCTAAATAATAGAGTAGTTATTAACTTTTAATCCTTGGAGTATTATATGTCAGACTTAGATCAAATAAAAAATGTTATAGGTGATTTGAAAACTGACGTTGCTGTTGTAAAAACCGAAGTCAAAGAAATGAAAAATAGTATTACTACAGCAGTAGAAAAAATATCAGATTCTATGATCACCTTAGCATTAGTAACAGAAAAACTAAATAATAATTTAGATGAACATAAATATATAAATCATAAATTAGAAATAATTGAAACAGAACAAGAAGAACAAAGAGATACACTGCTCAATCTTAAAAATAGTCATGATGTATGTAATGATCGTAGAAAAACTGATGAAGATCGTCGGGCAAATTCACCGTTAGCCAAAGCAAGAGTTAAAGTAGTAGAATGGTCATTTATATTTTTAGTCGCTTTGGCTATATTTACGATTTTTAATCATCTTCCTGATTTTTTTAAGTTTGCCGCAGATTCCAACATTGGTATACAATTACCATAACGGTACTTATGAAAAAAGCGTGGAGTAACTTCTGTACATGTTTTATGTCGTTAGTTTTATTGGTGTCATTAATCTATATACCAATTCGTATGCATTACTCTGACTTTTTTGAATATACGTGCTCTTTGTTTAGTTTTGGGAATTTAAACTGTATAGATTTACTATTTTTAATATACGCTATTTATATTTCAAAACAATTTTTAAACTTACATATATATTTTGAAAAACGTAACAGATTACATTTTATAAAAAAGTTTAATTTTAGAAATAATCATTATCTTGTATAAGGTCAATCAATAAATTTATTGATTGGACCTATAGAGGCAGAACTTTCAGTCAAACTAAATCCGATATCCATTTCAAGTTCACCATCCCAATTCCAAATATTAATATAAAAACCTCCAGACATACACCGATTACTTTCGTTGAAATTATCACTTTCTAGTATAGATCGAAATAATTCATTTAAATGTTCTTTCATTTCATTAATATTTGGAACTCTGGGATTTAAAAATCCCCAACACCAATTAGATTCTGTCATAAATTTCAAAATTTCTTCATAATTAATGGCATTTTCAGCAATACGAAAACATTCAATAAGACGGAGTTTCAGTGATTCAGTCATTTTTGTGATCTCCTTGTTAGTTTATTAAGTTTATATTACGACAGCCTAGAAATTATAATCGTAAAATTTAATAGGGGCAGTTGATACATCGTACCGATTCCCATATATATCTTTCCATTGACCATTTTTGTGCATTCTAATTTCACGAACAGTACCATTTTCATCAGAAGAGTAGGTATACTGCTGGTCATGATTATTAATGGTATTCCCTAGAAATCCACCAATGATAGTTTCCGGTTTCCAATCAGCAGAAAGTTCAGCATTCATACTGCGGATAGTGAATTTCTTAGCAGTATTTTTCTTGATAATTTCATTCGGATTGACATCAGTATAACCACATCGATTTGCAAACTTATATTTTTCTTGAGCATAAAGTTCAGAAACATCATATCCAGAACGTACCAGACAACCAATAGTACCGTACACTTGAATACCTTTATCAATCAGATCGAATCGATTTTCATTGGTTTCGATAATGCTTCCATGCTCGTCAATGTAGTAATTCATAGTAATCTCCTTTGGTTGAAGTTGTATGCTGTCCAGTGATTTAAATATACAACAGGAAGATTTAATTGTCAATTAAAAGTTACGAGTATATTATAAATCCACGCAAGACCAAAACACATTCCAACAAATATAACTCTTGAGATTATATTTTTAAACACAACAGATGCTTTAAATTTTTGTTTTACTGGTTTAAACATCCAAATACTTCTGAATAAAAGAACACCCAAAACAAACATAATATCTAGTTTTACATTGGTAATTTGATACATAGTCATGTAATAAATTACCAGTATTACAGGTGCGACAATATAAACTTCAACAAAAATGGCGGTAATAAAAAGTGCAATACCCTTAACAAATTGTTCCCACTTATTTTCTTCGGTTTCCGTTTCCATTTTTTATCTCCTTTAATGTGATTTAAATATACAACAGGAAGATTTATTTGTCTATTTAATTATCTACTTTATTTTCAAAAAAAGCAATTGGATAAGGATCACCCAACAGTACTCTCATTGCATTCAATCCTTCACGGATAGGATCTGATTGGAGATAATATTGAAGAGTGATACGTTCCCATACATCCATTTTTCTAGGGAATGTAAGAGTTACGTGACGTTTAGGTAACCCAGATTTAGAAGGATGAATTTCTTCTTTTTCTGTATAATAACCAACATCATTCCCAAGTTTTTCTAGATTCTTTTTAAATTGTGTAAATTGTTCATCAGTATCGATATCAAGTTGTAATTGATATTCAGTAGGGAGTACTACTACCATATTTAATTCTTCTGCTACTACATATGGATCACGATTAATTCCATATATAAATTCTGCTTTATTTGCAAGTTCTTCCAATAAATCCATAAATTAACCTTTCATTTGAATGAGATATTTAACAGTGGTTTGTGCTTCATTATAAACAATATATTCGTTATTACGAAGATCAGCACCACCTTCCGCAAAGACAGAATCATACTGTCCTTTGTTTTTGAGTTTTGATTCATCCAGACTCGACATCCACGATTCATGACGTTTCAAATGAAATTTATTACCAACATGAACATCAAAAAGTGCCATATATGCCTCGTCAGCACCACCTTTAGCCCAATAAGAGCCTCTTGCAGACGTATAACCCCATGATTTCTGTGCTTTATCCGCAAAATAAGTTCCATAGCCAAACATCTTACCAGTAATAACTGCATTAGTAGGGCGAAGAACTAGACCAGTTTGAAGAATAGGCAACCAGTTTTCATTTCGAGAACCATGAAAAAATAGATCAGTCGCTTTGTTTTTAGAGTTATTCACATAAGAATCAAACCGTTTCTTGGTATTTTTATTTTCAATCATATAACCACGAACATAGTTTGAGCTAAGGTTAGCAAGCTTAGATTTAATTATTTTTTCTTCATCAGATTTGATATTGAAAATATTAATTCCCATAGCATCAAGAATGGTCAAGTTATCGTTTTTGTTTTCTTTAACAAGAACAGTTTGATTGACCTGTTGTGACATGGTATCAAGAAGATCCTGTTCTTTCGCTACAGTTTCTTCAATGTTTCCATAAACAAAATCATCACTTTCTTCAAAAAGATGATCTGCAACTTTCTTCATTTTACGAGGAATAACAGTGAATAGTTCAATGAGAACTTTATTCATTTCACGATTCGATTTAACTTGCATCAAAGCATTCAGAAGATTCTGTGCTTCTTTGATTTGTTTTTCAGTTACAGTATCAGCGGTGACATTGTAGTTATTTGCTACTTTATGTTTGGTGTATTGTTCTAGTTTACGAATCAGATTTGAAATATATGTGTCAGAGATATCAAGAAAACTAACTGCATCTTTTTTATCTTCAGTGACAAAAAGTTCAGTTACATCTTTATATCCTTTTTTAATTTTGGATGCATGGAGAGAACTCCACTTTGAAGAAGGATATGAAGCAGTTTGGCCTGATGTACCTACTCGACCAAATTCGATAGAAATAGTAGAACCATTATCTACCATATTATAAAATTTGTTGTTATTCTCTGGGGTAATCATGAGTAGTTTAGCTGTGCGAGTCGCCATTTATTTTCTCCTTTGATATAATCTGATATTAAATCAAAAATATTTGTATGTCAATTATAATCTTCCATTTTATCCCAATCAAAAGGATCAGTATAACTTTCATAAAAATAATCAACTTCTGCTGTACGATCATTACGTTCAGTACTACACAGATCTTCATATTGATCATAAGAAATACATTGGTTGGTTTATTTATGTCTATAATAACCTTCATCATAACTTTCAGATTTAGATCCAGTTCCATCAACAAATTCCCAATCAGTGATAGATCCCAATTTAGAGTTGATAAATGCCATTTCTATTCTCCTTAAGGTTGGGTAGTAATACCGTTAAAAGTAACAACATAACAAGCAACTTCTTTGTCTGAATAATGACCAACAACTTTAGCAATCCCAATATCTCCTTCAGAAACCCCTTCAGGAAATAATCTACCTTTTCCATATACCCAAGTCATATGCTTTCCATTTTTAAAGAAGAGTGCAGTATAGTTATGTTTAAATGCCCATACTCCTGTAACAAATCCGATATCTTCTTTAATATATCCTTTTGCAGTAGCTCTACGTCCAGATTCTACCGGACTTGCTCCATTTGCTCTGGTTGTGATGTGAAGAAGAGTTTTATTCATGATAGTTCCTTTCGATTGATAACTAATATTACCATTAGTTATTTTATCTGTCAATTAAATTATCAATGTGTTGTTTGGCATTTTTTACATTACCTAAAAATTGATCAACCAACACATCGTTTTTAAATAGACGATACGCATTAGGCGAAACAGTAAGAATAATATAATCTTTATATTTTATTGTTCTTGTTCTAAACATGGTGTATCTCCTTAAAGTTTAACAGATTCACCTGTGATGATGTTTACGACAATCTCACCTTCACCGAAAACAGACCTCATTTCAAATAGTTCTTCTTCGGTGGGTTTATGCATCTTCATAAATTCTTTATATTCAAAAATAAAATTAGAGGTATCAATACCACGTTGTCGCTCACTGTTCATATATTGTTTAGTGGTGATCAACCCATCTGTTAAGAATTCTAATAACATATCCTGAAATGGCACATGATTATTACTCTTCCAACGAACTACATTATCTCTATCAATTATGAATTTATCCGAGTATGTATGTTTCATTGTTATACCTCCGTTAGAGTTGTTTCTGCTCACTGAAACAATATTAATTTATCACGAATTTATTGTCAATTAAAAAAGCCCATCTATAATTTAGATGGGCTTTTATGTTTAATTATTTTAATTAAATTATACTTCTTCTGTTTCCTCTTCATCATCGTCTAGATTGAGTTCATCTTTGACCGACATGTACTTGAATTTACTACGAAGAAAGTCACCTAACCACAGAGTAAGAAATTCTTTCCAGAATTCATCAGTTAATTTTGATTTAGAAAATACTTCATCTTTCATGAAATCCACAGATACTTTTTTAGGATTCATTTTGAATGATTGTTTTTCTTTGGTAAATACACCTTCATCTAGACAGAATTGAAGCAATCCAGAATACATAGTCAAACCAGCTTCGAAGTCAATTGTGAATTTGACTTTTGTTTTTTCTTTAGCAGTTCTACATTTAGTAGTGGTAGAAGTAATCAAACCACCAGTAGTACTACCGTTACTAGCTTTCTCTTGTGCTTTGGTAAATTCATTGATGATGGATGCATTGTATAAACTACCAGAACCACCACCAATTACTTTACCACCAAATCCACCAATTTGATCATATACGTGATTAATAGCAATGATAGGTACGTTTTTAATACCTGCTCTCATTGTGCAAGTTCTGAAGAAAGCTTTGAGTTTGGATGCTCTAGTCATATCTTTTGTTTCTGAACCAGATTGTGTATCGTCGATTTCTTTGTTGGTAGAAATATTACCAATAGAGTCAATTCCGATAATGACTTTATCTTCTGGACCAACTTCATCAAGAATATTCAATACAGAAGTCATTAGGGATTCTACTGTGTCTACAGGGATATAAAGTAGTTTGTTAAGGTCGATGCCTCTTTGTTTCAAATCTTCTTTATTATTATTAGCCATTTCTGTATCATAAAGTACAGCAAAGTATCCCATTGCTTGTGCGACTTTGATTGTTTCTAGCATTAGGAAAGTTTTACCACAAGAGTTAATACCAGCTAATTGCCAGATACGACCAGAAGGTAAACCACCATCATATCTAGATGAAATTTGAGCATTTAGAAGAACGTTGCCAGTTGAAATCCAATCTCGAATGGGATACTTATCAATTTCATCCTCTCCCATAAGTTGAGCATAATCAGAAGCAGATGAAGACATTAGACGTTCGCCAAAACTCATTTTCTTTTTCTTTTCTTGTGCTTCTTTATCGTTGTCCTTTAGAATTTTCTTTTCTTCTCTGCTTAATTTAATACCATTTTCTTGTTTGAATCTTAATTCCATTAGTTCTTTTTCAGTTACTTTTGCCATTTAGTTCTCCTTAAAAAAGTTTTTGAATGTTTTATATACAGGGGATTCTTGAATCTTGAGACGTTTTCTAGCTCTTCTTATTAGATATTGTAAAAATCTAGGATCGCAACGCTCTAATCCTTCTCTAATAAGATTACCTGAAATATCTTCAAATAATAAAGAAATTGAACGTTCAGATTTTTTTGATTCAAATGCTAACTTCTTTATTATTTTATCCATATATTAATTCCAAGTTATTTTATGTTTTATGCTGTCACAATCTGAACAATATCCGTTTACATTAATCTCTGCTGTTTTGTATGTATAATTACATATATGACATTCTTTAATACCTTGATTTTCCATTTCAACATTTTTCATAATTTTATATGCATCATCGCCATATACAAATGTTTGATTAACTGAGTCGTAATAGTTTTCATCTTTAATTATAATATCTAACTTATTTATATGATCCAGCATTATTATAGTATTCAATGCCGCTATTTGTGGGGAAATATTGATAGTAAAACTTAAATTAAAACAAACATCTTCATGTACATATAACATAATGAAATCTTCTGTTTGTAGTATTAAATTCAAATCATTGTAAATTAAATTGGTAAAAAATTCAGATCCAAATACTGTTTTAATATCATTTTCTATATTTGATAATTTACTATATGCATCTTGAGTTTGTTCTAAACTACTCATTTATTCTATCTCCAATATCTTAGAAAATCCTTTTTCCATTATAACGTTATATGTCTTGTCAAAATAGCCAGAATCAAGATCATTGTTGTGATTTATAGTTAATATACATTTATTCTGATAATCTGTATGTTCTTTGAGAATATCAAATAAAGAAACTGTTCCGGTTGCATCAAGACCTGACATAACTTCATCAAAAATTAATAGATTAGTATTAGATTTTTTATTTTTATGCATTGCGAATTTTATAAAAGTAAATAGAATTGCAAGATCAATACGTTTTTTCTCACCTTCACTGAAATTATGATAACTATAATCTTCTTTGTGTCTTGTATTTATAACCTCATTAAAGTTGGAATCAAAGTTAAAAATAGTATTTGCATTGAATTTAGTTAGATATGTATTAAGTAGGCGATTAATAGATGGTAAATATTTATTAATAATGAGTGGTTTCATTCCATCATCAGAAAATAAACTTCGTAACACAAGAAGATGTTCTTTTTTATTACATAGCTTATTATATGTATCAGTAAGATCTATCTTTCTATTATTATACTCGTTAAATTTACTTTCGTCAATTGTAATTACTTTCTCTCTAATGATAGAAATTTGTGATTGTAACTTATTAATTCTGTTTGTATTTTCGATAAGCCCATTATTGACAAAATTTTCATTATTTATAATTCTATTCGCCTTATCAATGGAATCAAGAATAGATTTCAAAATTAATTTATATTCATCTAACTCAACTTGATAATTCTCTAATAATACTTTATTTTGATTATTATTTTCGTCATTATTTAAATTTATTATATTAGGGCAACTACCGCAGGTATTCTTGAGGAATAATATCTTCTCTTCATGTACACCAATAGCTATTTCTAATTCAATTTTTTTGTTTTCGATTATATCTATTTTACTTTGGATATCAGTACGACTTTTGATAAGATTTGCTTTATCAATTTTCTTTTTATTAATTATTTCTATTCCAGTTTTAAATTTAATATTTTTATCTTGTAATTCTTTAATTTCTTCTTGATATGATGAAATTAAAATGTCTGCTTCTAATTTTAATTTAGTTTGAAGATTTTTCATTTTTTCGAGATTAGCAAGTTCTTGTTCAATTAATAAATTAATATTATCAATATCTTTTTTTGTATCTCTAATTGTTTGGTCTGTTTGGTCTGTTTTAATTTTAAGATTCTTAGATATTGTAGTAAATAATTCAATGTCAAATAAATTTTCAATAATTGATCTTTTTTCTGCTTTATCTAATGTCATAAACGATGCAGATTTAGTAAGACTTTTAAATATAACTTGATTAGATAAATTCTCATTGAACCCAAGGATATCATCATCTAGAATTTGTTGATATCCTCGTTTGTTACTAGATACAGGAATTATCTCATTATTCTTATATATTTTAAATGTATCTGGTTTTAGAGTACGAGATATAATATATTCATCATCTTGTTTCTTAAATTTAAGATGTACTTCCAAACCTTTTTTATTTTTAGAATTTATTAGTTGTTTAATTTTTATTTTTCTATACGGTTTGCCATATAACGCAAAATAGATAGCATCAATAATGGAACTTTTACCCATACCATTACTTGCTTGTATTTTACAAACTCCCGTAGTAAAGTCAAAAGTAGTCATATTATTACCATATGATAATAAATTTTTCCATTTGACTGTTTTAAATTCTATCATTCATCCTCCATATTAAACGCTTCATCATTTGCGTTTTTATATTCTTCAATAGCACAATCAACCAATAATGTTTTATCTATTCCCGGCTCAAATGTCATACCTTGAATACACGCTATTATCAATTCAAGAGTAGATTCTTCTTCTATAAATTTTTCATCAAATGAACTAGAATCAAAGTCTTCAACAACATCTTGAGTCTGAACAACGCTAATTTTATAATCATTACATGATATGGATGATATACTAGCTTGATATGTTTCGAGTGCTAAAGGATTATCACTTTTTTTAACATATATTCTGACATAGTTATGTTTAGCTATATCTAGGGATTCTTCTTTTGATATAGGTTTTGATTCAGATAACCCATCAACTGTTAAATCACCGTTGTCATACCATATCTTTATAAATTTGGGATTTGTGTTATTTTCAATAAATCTCTTTCCAAAATTATCATCTAATACATAGAAACCTTTCTGTGTATTAAAATCATTCCAAGTTAATTGATATGGTGTGCCTATCATAATAACATTATCACGCTGAAAATTTATATGATAGTGTCCAGAGAATACATATTTATATTCCTTAAATTTAGTATGAGAGTATCCAGTTTTCCCTGTGATACCTTTTATCATAGGGAAATCTTTTAATTCAAGATGACCTATCAAAATATCACATTTTTTAGGAAATACCTCTTTATTGGTATCTACGATCCAAGGAACAAATCCTATAGTATATTTTTCTATAATCTTTACTTCTTGTTTGTCATAAACGATTATATTTCTATATTCTCTTGTAGTTTTTGTTAAAGAATTTTGTGATATTTTATCTTTATAATAGGTATCATGGTTGCCTACCAGCATATGCAAAAATACATCATTAGAATCAAACCAAGCAAAAAATCTATCTTTAATTTCATCTAATATAAGCCAATCAATTTTTTCTCTGGAATGAAAAAAGTCGCCAGAGAAAATAACATTTTTGATTTCATTTTGGATGATATAGGGAAAGAATTGTTGTTCGAAAAAATTCATTTGTTCTTCAAACATTGAAACTGAAAAATTTGATATTCCAAAATGTATATCCGACACTAAAGCTATTTTGGGATTAAAATCCATCGTTTTGTTCCTGTTTACACTCTTCTGCTGCATCTTCATCATAAAGATTTATTTTATCTAATGAATACATACTCTGTTCATTAATAGTATCAAATTTTATTTTGGATTGAGTATCTTCGTTGTTCCAGATTTGACGAAAGGAAAATTCAGTGATTTGAGTGAAATATGAAAAGGCATTATTAGATTTTTCAACATTAAAATTATGGGCATATTTGACACAGGTTAAAATAGCTTCAGATCGCATTTCATCGATATAAGTATATCCCCTCCATCTTGGTTTCAATGCATAATGATTTACTATTTTCATAATACAAATAGCAATATATTCTGTCATTGGTGTCCATTCTGTTCTATTCTTATCTCTATCATTTTCTGAATTCTCTGCTATCCATGCGGCTACTGCCTCTGTAAACTCTTTGTTGTTTACATAATGTGGATTTTCTGTAGCTCTTTTTGATAATTTTCTTTTTGGTTTTACTTTATCGACCATTTATTTCTCCTTCTTATTATCAAAATATTTTTTAATTACTGGAAAAATCAATTCATTGTAACATCTGTTACATAAATCAATCACATCTGTTCTTCCTGATATTGAATTAAGATCTGAGTCAACGTATCCGTTCATTATTCTACCTTGTGCCATATCTGTTAAATGACATTTATATTGGAATTTATTAACAGATCCTTCTTTCCCACAATGATCACAAAATTGTTTTGTTGCCATAAATAAAAATCCCCTTTGTTAGTATATAGACATTATATACCAACAAAGGGGATAGAGTCAAATTTTAATCAAACTACCAATTCACGGTAGTTCTGGTTGCATTCCTTCAATAATAGTTTTTAAACTTTCAGAATCAAAACCTGCTTTTTTTAGATCCTCGATTAATTTTTCAGATGTTACTGTTAAAAAATATTCATCAACCTTTGTTTGAAGGTCAATTGTCCATTTAATATCTTCTGCAATGATTCTACAAATATCACATGTAGTTTCAATAACATTATCACCACAATTAAAACATCTACATGTAGCTAATACTTTATGGCAAATTTTACAGACTACTCGACCATGACCATTTAGTAATTTTTCATAATTAATTTTCATTTTTATTTCCTTTTCGTATATTTACGTTTTGCTGGTTTAGCAGGGTTGAAATTAAGACAACCATCTTCAGGAAGATATTTAAAGGCATCTGGATCGCTACCACCAAGAACTTCACGAATTAGATCAGTAGTAGCATTTTCATATACTTCAATTTCTACTTTAGAAGGAGTCTCTTCTGTATTGTGAACCAGAAAGAGATTTTGTTTTGCTCTGGTACAAGCAACATATTTGAGATTGATTTCCTGCACCTTCTCCCAATCCATTCTGGCCCATTTGTTTTCAGCAGACTGCAACCAGAATACGTTGTTCCACTCACGACCTTTACTTTTATGAATGGTGGAAAGGATAACACAACCTTTCAGATCATCACCAAAGATATTGTCAATTTCCTCACAAACACTATCAATAGGAGTAGTGCATTTGGGGTTGATTTCCTGAACCCGTTTTATAATAACTTTGATACAAGCAACTTTATCTTCAATAGCAATTGCCTGTGATTCTTTTTCTTTGATACGATATTTCGCGGATTCACGATCACGGTAAGTATCAAGACGATCAATCAAAACGCTAAAGTTTTTGCATTTGTAACGGCGAACCAAAGTTTTGATAGAAGTTCCAATTTCACGACCTTCTACTTTAGCAGGAATCCCTTTGGCGATGAACTGGTATACCAGAGAGATAATAGGACGAGTGAAGCGACAAAGAATAGCATCACCTTCTTTTGCAGTTTCTGTGATGTTGGTTTTAAGAACTTCTACTTTACCAACAGGAGAAGAGGGGTGAGCAACAATATGTTTCACAAACTGGTTTGCGTAAGTAACGATGCTTGAAGGGCAACGATATGTAACAGTGAGAGGCATCTGAATAGCATCAACTGCGTTACCAATAAGGTCAAGAGCATCAGAATCAGCGCCAGTGAAACCGTAAATTGCTTGGTGGCGATCACCAACAGCAACCAGTCGCCCCCCTCGTTTAAGCATTAGAAGGGCAAGAGCGCGTCGAGAAGCATTAGTATCCTGTGCTTCATCAATAAGAACCCAATCATGTTCATATGCTTTAGCATGATGAATCAGGGGAGCAAGAATCATATCATCAAAATCAATAACATCAGTATCTTGTGCTACTGATTTAGTAAATACTTTTTTGGCGCGATTAAGGATAAGTTCATCGTTATCCATACAATCGATATTAAAGTGTTCGATAAGATTATACCATGCAGTGTCTTCATTTGGCACAACAGCACCAATAGCTGCTTGTTTTGCATAAGAAACGAGATTCACAGTAACAGTTTCAAATTTACGATCTTCATATTCAGTGAACATAGAACGATAAATGTTACGACATTTAAAATTATCAACTTTAACATTACCAGCAACACGCCTCCAAATACCAAATCCAGCAGAGTGCATTGTTCCGATGTTTAGGCCAGTTTTATTGGGTGCTTTTGACTTGATTTCGTCGGCAATCTTCTTATTATAAGAACCAAAGAAGATATCACCTTCCATGAGTTTAAGAGCTTCAATCAGAGTAGTAGTTTTACCAGCACCAGCTACTGCTTCGAGAACGCAAGAACCTTTACCAGTAGTGATCCAGTTGAAAAAGTTGCTCTGTTGCTCGGAAGGAATGAAAGTCATGGTTTGCTCCTTTGGGGTTGATGTAAGAAGATCATACCCTTTATTGATTTAGTTGTCAATTATTTTCTAAAATATAATAATTTACATCATTTCATTAATTCTACTTTTATATTCCTTTTCACGAAGGTCGCAAATAAGTTTATATTTTGGATTTTTCTTCATATTTTTGAGTTGTTGAATTTCTTTATCAAGGTAAGATTGTATGGATTGAATTGTGTGCCATTGGCCGGGACCAGCATCCCCATATGCTGAAATTTCACTACGATATTGTGATTCATTTTCAGCAAGAGCTTCCATACCATGCTGAATACTTTCTTCGAGTTCTTCCAGTTTAGTACGAAAAAAATCTAACATAATAATTCTCCTTGATTTTGAGATATATTATAATTAGATTTTTTATTTGTCAATTAAATTTTGAATATTTCTTCTTTTACATCCCAATTCTCTTTATCGTAATATTTCTTTCTGACTATATAATGGTCAAGTGCATAATTTATAAACCTAGTTTTGGTTTCAGGTATAATAAAACTTGCATTATCAATGATATCGAAAAGTCTAGCACAATCCTTATCTTTATGTTTTCTCAAGGATCTACCTATAGATTGAAGAACTTTAATACGACTTTTGTATCCAGAAGCAAGAACCAAATTATTCAAATTTTTAACATTCCAACCAGCAGCTAAAGTTCCATAAGTAGCTAGAAGTATTACATTTGTGTTATTTTCTAAAAATGTTCTAACATCTTCTCTATCTTCTAATGGTGTATCACCATCTACATATAATACTTTTTCTGTTCCGAAATGATTTTCAAAATATTCTTTTAATAAATATCCATGTTTTGATTTTTTAGTAAATAAAACTAATGTATTACCTTTTAAATTATCTACCAATTTCAGAATGAATTTATTTCGTTCTTCATTGCTATACATTAGATTATTTTGTATCTGATATCGTTCTGCTGGTTTCGTTGCCTCTTCAGTAGCATCATAAATTTTACGTTTAAATTCAGAACTATAATTTAATACAACTGAATATATTTTTAATTTAGCTATATAATCATTTTCTTGGAGATATTTGTATGTTGCTATTTCCACGATTTTACCAAAAGCACCAACAATAGAATACCATTCTGCTGTGACTGATTCTGGATAAGTACCTGAAAACCCATATCTATATTCTGCATTGACACAATATCTAGCTAATGATTGTATAGATCCTGCATCAGATGCTGCCTCATGCACTTCGTCACAAATAAGACAGTCAAAATCATTATATGGATTATCTTGTTTTACTTTTGGTGTTATTAATGATTGCCATGTTGCTATAATTATAGGGCTATCATAAAACTTTCTCTGTCCACCATAAATACGATGACAGTATTTTTCTGCATTAAATCCATAATCAATAAAATCTTTATACATTTGTTCTACCAATCCTGTTTTAGAACAAATCAAAATTACTTTCTTTTTCAAAAGCATCATGAATCTACATATAATATATATACATAAAGATTTACCACCAGCAGTACTAATAAGTGTATTCATATTTTTATAACATAATGATTTATATATAGCTTCAAATTGATATGGTCTTACTGTAAGAGGTAGATTTAAAGATTCTATAAATCGTTGTAATTCTTTTCTATCAATTTTATTAGATAGAGGATAATTACAATCAATACTATATCCACCTTTTTCTGCAAATTCATACACCTTATAAACTAATCCGATAGGAAGTTCATTTGTTGAAATTTTAAAGAATCTAATTTTCCCATCCCACATTTTAGCCTTGTATTTTGGGGAGAATCTATAATTAGTTGCAAAAGATGAAAAATAGTTATATAATTCTCTTGCAATGAATTCTTCACATCGGATGGTGACTGTGGAATGATCTTTTTTTAAAATTGAAATTTGAGTTTTATTTAACATAGGAATCACTTTTGAATTAAATTTGACAGATTAGAAATCTGATGTTATAATGAACCTTAGGTGCCGCTGGAGTGGATAGATATAAGGTAAATTAGCTAGTTGTATACTATTATTTAGGAGAGATAAAATGAGTGAAACGGAGTTATCAAGGCAGGATAAAATTTATAAAAAGTTTAAGGAATTAAAAATTGAAGCAGAAAATGTTGTTAAGCTTGACACCTATAAGATGTCAAATGCATTCAATAATAGTTCAGACATTGTTCGATGGATCACAAAAAAAACTGAATGGTCAAGAGTTTTGAGAGACTTAGAGGTTAAACGTAAAAAAGCATATAGAATAGCATATGAATATTATCAAACTGAATTTGCTTTGAAACTCACCACTAAGGATGAATATATTTTATTCATCGAGAGTGATGAGAATTATGTAAATCATATGCAACTTTCATTGTTAGTAAAAGAAGTCATTCAATTTATTGATTCAACAATTGATGCATTGAAAACAAAAGGTTATGATATTAAAAATTTAATTGAATGGAGGAAATTCACCAACGGGCAGTAACTAACTGTAATAAATTTCAATATTAGATAAGATATTGTGAATTTTTGATATCTTATCTGTATCTGAACTCAATCTATTTACTTTTAATTTACCTTGATTATTTATCATATACTGTTCCATATAATATTTTGAATATAATAAACCGCTTGTATGCATAAAATTTCTAGGTGATGAATATTTTGGAATTAAAAAATATTCAATATTAGCCAATTTATCAATTAAAAATTTAATATTATTAGAATCAATATAAGATTGATATTCTATGAATGGGAAGATAACTGTATCATACAGACTTCCCATTAAATTTTTTATGGCATTGTCTTTTGCTACTTTAGAATTATTTTCGATTGATACTCCCATTGCTGAAGGCATATCTACTGGGTCAGTTGGATTATTGAGTTTCATATAATTAATTAAATTAAAAACTGATTCCGGTATAGCTCCTAAGAATCTAGCCTGTTCAGTAACCGTCATCGTAGTAGTAATATCAATAGACGAATCTACTTTATATTCAAATTTTTTAGCTTTAGATATAATAGCGTTTAAATCATTTAGATTTTTGATTATTATATTATAATTTTCTGAAGTTAATAGATCAACAGCAAGCAATATATCAGATTTTATTAATGTTGATGTACGATATACAGTATCTAAAGTTTTTTTATTTATATTATATTCATTTATTACTACTGACGTTATAATATTAGGATCATTACTAGTAATAGGAAATGATTTCATATCTTCTTTTAATTTGTCTAAAAATTCACTCATCCTATATTAACCTTTGGTGCTGATATTCTAACTAATGCAGTTGAAGAAATAGTTGCTGGTCCAGTACTATTGATAGTTGTTTGCCCACTACTATTTATATTGACGTTTCCTGTGACTGTTATAGTTAAATTACCTTTAGTTGTATTATTATAATCACCAGATATAGTTTCTACGTGATTCCCATCAGTTTTATCAGTTTTATCACCAGCAATGGATGTTGTATTATTTCCACCTATTTTTTCTATTTTATTTAATTTAATATCTTCTGTAGAAGATCCACCGATTAATGTATCAATATCACCACCTATATCGATGTTATCATTTCCAGAAATAGTTCTGAATTCACTTTTTCTTACTTCTATTTTTGAATCCCCAATTATAATTTCGACTTTATCTTTTGAAGTTGTTACTTTCCATTCTCCGTCTGTAATTTCTTGTCTATCTTTAGTTATTTTTCTATGAACAGACCCATCATTTACCATTGCTTCATATGTTCCAGATGGATGTTGATTTATTTTACGTTTATTACCGGGAGTTTCATCTGTTATTTCGACAAATCCAGCTTTATTTTCTTTTACTACAATTTTCCCATATTCTGCTTTTTCAGGAGTTGGTGCTGGTTCGTTAATTGGTGTAATAGATTTAGATGGTATTAAAGGTGGAGTAAATCCTAAAGTTTCACCAATAGAAGCAAAAGAAGCCATATCATTAAGTTGACTTGTTGAAGGAGTATTTGGAACACTTGGTTTTGGTGGCATTGCTGTTAATAAAGATTTAACAGAACCACGAATAGAACTAAGAGAAACAGTTTTAGCACTATTAAATATATTTGTCTTAGGAATCAAAGACGATAATGATGGTAGTGATGGTAATTTAGGTAATGTTAATTGTTTATATTGACTAACTGCACTTTCAAACATAGAAAGTTTAGGTTTTAATATTACAGCATCTGGTGTCCCTTTTAAAGCATCTGGATTAGATGTTAATTTACCAGCTTTATTTGGAACATTTCCTTGAATATAATTTGAACAAGAAGATCTTCCTTTATCACGTTTAAAGAAATTATTTTTAATACCATTATCATTGGAATTATTAATATTAAAAGATCCAATTGGATCTGTTAATTTACTTTTGAGTGAATTTAAAGCAGCAGTTTGATCATTTAATTGCTTTATATCTTCACCAGTATACTTTGTTATAGATGCGCCAACACTATCATTTATAGCACCAGCTATATCTAAAATTTGTGAATTAGCTACATCGGTTAATTCAACTGGTATTTCAGCGATAGTATCAAACTTACTTTGTAAGTTTAAATTTATACTATTAGAAACATCTTGTACAAGACTTGCTCCAAATGTTGAAATAATATCAATATAACTACTTCTAGTATCTAAATGGAATGATGACAATTCACCTACAGCATCATCTATAATAACTTGACCAGCTTCAGCGGATGGATTGCTTTGTTTTTTACGCAGAGTTGACATTTTTCTGGAAGTTCTAGAAGTAAGTTTAGCAGCTTTTCCACTATTTCTAGTGGTATACTCTCTAGATTTATTATCAGAATAATTAGCAAAAACTTCTAAACTTGACTTTTTTTTCTTAGCAGAATAGTTAATTATTTCATTTTCATATGTACTCATATTATTTCCTTATCCTGATAAACCTCTTACCCATCCAATCCAACAAGGTGCCATGGGAGATTTTTGCATGAACATAATGTAAAGATAATCTCCTACATCAGGTATTTCACCTGAATTTTGTTTACTAGGAGCTATGTGATTGGCCCAAATAGAATTTTCAGGAACATCATTAGACATATCATGAATACCTAAAACTCTAACTCTAACACGTTCAAGAGCTTTAGGATCTTCATTACTTACAACAAGACCAAAAAATAATCCACCTAGATCTATTTCATTATTTATATCGAATTCATACCCCAACATATATTATCTCACTTTTCCCATTTGATAATATCAGATTCAAATTCCTTATATCCATCTGATACTAACGTTATATATTGTTTATAATCTTCATATAATGAAAATACATGTTTTATTTCACGAATAAGATACATGCCTTTAAATAATTTATTATCAGTAACATCAGGATTGGAAGTATTTTTACCATCTTGTGATGGATATTCTAATAATGTCAACCATCCTGCTCTACGTGTAGTTTCACCTAAACATGATATATTTATTTTAAAAGCATCAGTAGTTAAAAAGGAATATTTATTATTCAAATGACCTTCTATAAAATCTTTTAAAGTTTGTGTATTATTACTTTCTGCTGTTTGAGGAAACAACGGAACAAAACTAGAAGATGTATATTTTGGTTCCAAGAAAGCTGTAGGTAATGGAAACTTATTAGCTAATCTAGTTTGTGTTGTTTTATTAATTCCAATATCTGTTATAGTAAATTTACTATTATTATAATCAAAAGCATATATATCAGTTTTAGGTAAACCATTATTTACCATTCGAACTGTATCATAACAGCTTTCAATATTCATTTCCATTACTCTACCTTGATATCTAATATTGGTTGGATTAACTATAAAGGATTCATATTTACCTAAACTACCTTTTGTTAAATAGTCTAAAGATGTTACATTTACTTTATCTGTTTTAAAATCAGTCCAACATAAAAATCCACCATTTGATTCTTCATTTGTAGAAAATCCTAATAGATATTTAATGGAATGATATGGTGTCCATAATGGAGTGACGAAGTTTTCAAGTGATTGTTTTGTTTTTTCTACTAATCCTATTTCTGCACCACATTCTTTTAATAAATCAACTACAATTTCACTAGTGGTAACTTCTTTATCAACTTTTCCATATGGTTTAGATACAAGTCTAGTAAATGCATCAATTAACCAAGATGAACAAAATCCTAATTGCAACGCATCATATGTATTATGAGGAAGAAAGATTGAACCTTCATTTGTATAAATTTTATATTTTAATGTCAGTTCATTTTCTTCAGAACCATCAACAGCAAAACTCAATATAATTTCGTCATTAGCAAAAATATTACCTATTTCTTGAAGACCTTCATAATCTCTTATGTTAATAACACCAACAATACCCGGTTGTGTTATAGATTCATATATCTCAACAACAGTAATATTGGCTAGATTTATCTCATGTTCTTTTATTGTTACTTTACGTAACTTTAAAATTTCAAATGTTTCGTTATTATCCATTTAAGATTGCTTCCCTATATTTCCAAATAATATCTTTTACAGTTTGTTTTTTTGGTACAATTATATTACGTTTATCTTCATTCGTTGCATTAATTAATCTAGCATATGTATTGTATGAAAATTTATGTTCAGTATTATATATTCTATTTGTGACTTCTATTATTTGGCTTTGAGTTAAAGGCCAATCATTATATGGATCTTTAATATCATTAAAAATAGCAATAATCCACCATAAATTTACATCACCATATAAATCGTATGCTATTGTCTGCATAGTATCATTATCTTTTATTTCATAATTAATAATAACTTCAATATTATCTTTATAATTAAAAACAACATCAAACTTATCAAAAAGATTTTTAACTGTGGTTTTTATTGGTTGTTTATTTGTAAAAGTATATTTATCATCAATTGATATATTATTAACTTTATTTAAAGTATTTAAATATCCACTTAGATCATAATCAATATCTACAAATTGATCAAAATATGAAAATTCAGCCATATCTTTACTCCTCGTTAAGAATCCAATGTTTTTTGATATGTTGAAATGATAATGATAAATTTATTTGTACTGGATTTTTATCATGGTATATAGCTGCACTTTCTTGTTCGGAAGTATATGAGACACTGCAATTAGTAAGTGCCATAAATTCATAACCTTCAATATCATTAGATATACCTATACCATTTATACCGATAAATTTAATATCCCATAATGGAGGAAATTTTAATAATATACCAGTACTATTGTCATCATTAATAAGACTTGGCATAATATTTTTTTTAAAAGTTTTTGCTATCTTTACTATTGTATTTCCTTCATCTTGATCATATGGAACCAATTTAAAATTAAACGTTACTGACATAGGATCTACATTTTGAAATATCAATATATCTGTTGGTAATGGTGCTACACCACCAACAGCTTTAGCTGAATTAATAATTTTACCACCATCAGCACCACTAAATCTTTCTGTTATATTAGAAACTAAAGCAGCACCCCAACTATTAGTACCTTGATAAATTGATTCTAAACCCCAAGTAGCATTTATATTTTCAGAAAAGTCTCCCGGCATATATAACGAAATATCAGGTATGCTATTTGGTTTCTTTTCTGCTTTAGCAGTTCCATTAAATGATTCTTTAGATGATGGTGTAGTATAATTATATGATTGAAATAAAACAGATGGTATATTTTTATCATATTTTGTTGGATATCTATATGTTGCTTTATTTGCCATTAATATGACCTCGCCAATCTACCAATATATGATTGTGTATCACCAGTTACGATAATTGATGGAGGAATAACAGGACTACTACCTCCACCTGAACTAATACTTATATTATTTATCGCTTCTCTTGTTGTGTTAAATAATTTTTGTTGATTTCTCATATCAGTTATAGTTTCAGTATTTTTTAAAGTTGATCCTTCTGACACTTGATTTCGTCCATTTGTATTATTAATAATATTATTAACGCCACCCTCATTAGTTAATCTAACAATAGGAGATTTCACTGTTGGTAGATTTCCAATGCTTGCAGGAGTAACGTTTGAAATAACCAAACCACCGTCTGTTTTTGTTATATTTTCTTGATTGTTTATATTAGAACTATTGACTAATGACCCCATGCTAGGAACTGTTTGTGCTGATGAAGGAGCTGTATCTGTTTTCATTCTATTTAACGTATCAACACGATCTTTTTTGGCTACTGCTTTTTCTTTTTTGTCATCCCCGAAAAATTTATTGAATCCTTTACCTAATAATCCAACAGGGCTAAATTCAACCATTGCTGATAAACCTTTATATATTGTTTCAGGTTTAACTAGTCCTAATGATAGTGAAGATAAGGCACCAGCCGCAGTAGCCCCTGTTTTTTGTAATACTGATGCTTTTTCGCCTTTTTTAAGACCAGCTATTTGATCCGCATTTTTGAACCCCTTAAATCCACCGTGTATTGCCTGTCCAGCAGTTATAGCTAGTCCAATAGGACCAGCAAATTTAGCTAAACCACCTAGAAGAGGACCAGCTTTGCTAAGTAAACCAGCACCCTTAGATAGCAAACCACCACCTGCTGCACTAGATAACAAACCACCACCTTTAGATAGTAAACCACCACCAGCTTTAGATACTTTAGTTAACAGTTTTCCTATTGTTGATGTTCCCTTTGGTCCTTTTGGTCCTTTTGAAGTAATTAAATCAGGGAAACCTCCATTTAATCCACCACGCATTTCATGCCAGTTAGTTATATATACTGGTGATCCTTCTCTACCAACAGCTTTAACTACAGTACTCAAACCGGGAATTTTTTTAATAAATTTATTTTTAGATAATGCACCAGTTAATTTACTGAATATAGATGATGATATATTACTTAGAAATCCACTTTTCTCTGGTTGAGCTTCACCTTCAGTGCCTTCTTCTATTGTACCTTTACCTCCAAATAATGACCTAGCAGAAAGAATATTTTTAGGTTTAGATAATAAACTACCTCTAGCAACAGCATCTCTAGAATCTTCAAGAGCTTCTTCTGCGGTATGTTCTAATTTTTTTAAAGGTATTAATCTATCAGCAATTAATTTTAATAATTGAGTAGTATTATCTTTAGCAGGAGTTACAGTTACTGTTTCTCCTTTATGAACTCTGAGATTATCTATTAATCCACCAGCACCAGATTCCTGTCCACCTTTAACACCAAATCGACCGCCTGTTTTAGCAGAGAAAGAAGACGATAAACCACCTGATCGTTTAAGTGATTTTATTAGTTTACGCATTTCATCATTTGGTTCTGATGCTGCGAATGAAAGACCTTCGACACCTTTTTTTGATGTCGAAGCGGTGTGTCTTAATGATTTTCTGAAATTATATATTTCACTTTTTATGTTATTTTCTTTTTGCATTCTCTCATTTCTTTTTTGTGAAAGAGAAGTTGATAGCATCATTAATCCAGCAGAACCACCTAATAAACCAGCCGCTTTTAATCCAAGAAGACCTGCTGATTTTAATTTTTCTTTACCTGATTCTTTTTTGAATTCGCCTGCTCTTTTTATAAGAGCATTTATTCCTTCAGGTATAGCCAACGGCAAACCACTACCCAAAGCAAGAGAAGCAGCTATAGCTGTTGCATTAACTCCTACTTTAGCATATTTTTTTACTTTACTAGTAACAATTAATGTTTTTATTACATCAGATTCACCCTTAGCGAATGTACTGATTTCATTTAAAATAGCATTTGCTATAGTTATACTGTTTATTGTTGCCTTATGAATCTTTACATCTTTTTTAATTTCTTCATTTATTTTACGTAATTCTTTGGATTTTTCGGTTATTTGAAGTTTAAGAGTATTTGAATTAGATATATCTAATTTAGATTTTCTTTTTTTACCCGCACCAATGTGTTTTAATTGTAATTTTAAATATGAAATATCATTTTCTAATAATTTTTTATTTACTTCTTTAATATATTTTTCTTTTTTATATTCTTTATTAGTAGTAACTTTTAATTCAGTAGAAAACTTTTTAAATTCGGTGAATGATTCATTAAGAGCCTTCTTTTGAGAATCGACAAAACTTTTTTTACCTATTAATTTTTGGCTTTCGTCAAAAGTATTTTTTAAATTAAGACTAACAAAAGACATGATTGAATATAACATAGTTCTTAACGATGTTACTTGCACCATATCATTTTTTCTTTGAATTTTAGCTTCAAAGATACGTAATGCTTGTTCGAATTTATCTAATGTTGTTTTTGCCATATTTATCTACCAATAGTTGATTTAGCTGCTACTCTATCTTTTATATCTTTAATACACATCGCATGATATATTTCCAATTCAAAAGGATACATATCAAATATTTCAAATGTACTATATCCACTTTCTTTTTTCATAGCATACATCATAGTATAAAGTTCAGATATAGATATATCAAAGATTATAAAACTAAAAAACTTAACAAATCACCAAAGTCAATTTTAATATCTTCTTTACATTTAATACACTTAATTGTTCTACTTAGAGATACATCTGAAATTTTAGAATTAAAACTTTTATAAATTTTTTCCATATCAAGAGGATCAAGAGGATCAAGGAATGTAATAACTTCATCTTCAGTAAATGAAGTATATGTTGTATCTTTATATGTAATACCTACTATTGAATTAATAATATAATAGTAAGTATATTTTGCATCAGAAGATCCATACTTTTTCATTAAATCCATAGATTTATTATAAGAAAGATCGCCAAATGTAATAATTAAATCATTATTTACAGGAACAGGTGACATATCAAATTTTTTAACCACTAGATTATCAGTAAGATTTACTTCATCCTGCAAAGACATATTACATTTAGGACATTTGTAGTTATATTCAATCGTTTCACCTTTAGAAAGTTTTCTAATTTCAACACAAACTTTTTTGATATCTTGTTCTGATAATACATTAAATTTAGCTGTATCATCAACACAATTTTTTAAAAACGAGATTATATATTTAATTTTATTTGCTTCTGCATCTTCTTCAGATTCTAATGCAAATAATAGTTCCTTTTCATCTTTAACTTTCCAACCTCGCGCACCGATTGCTTTACCTGATGGTAAATTGTTTTTAACAAAATTCACTTCTTCGTTCATTTTTGGTAGTGCCATGATTTATCTCCTTTTATTTGTTCCATTCTTGTCTGGAATCTCTATTGCCATTTGTTGAAATATGATAGTTATCGCTGTTATCTAACGGAGTTATATTATGAAACATGTATTTAAATTTTACAGTTGTTTGAATTACTTCACCACCTCTAGAATAGTTATAAGTAATACCAGATACATCATATGGAAATACATTAACAAATCTATCACAATAATAAGCATCACCATGATAGTTCAATGGAAATATTAAAAATTCTGATGGACTTGGCATATAATCTGCCATATAATTACGAACAACCCCATTCTCAGATACATTCACTGCTTCTGACATCCAAGAGAAAAAGAATCGTCTTAATAACAAGTCAGGAGTTTCATAGAATGTTATTGAAAGATCAGAGTCTGTTCTGCCTTTGAAGTAAAATCTTTTTGCGCCATTTATTTCTAATTCAGATGGACTAATTGATATATTTGGTAATTCACAAGATGCTACTTGAAATTCTAACCATCCATTTTTTCTAAACTGTGCTTTATTTTTTGGTGCATTGAGTAAACAAACAAATCTATTAGATAAAGGAATACCATGATTATCACCAATAGTAGAAATTTGTTTAAACTGTTCTATATCAATAAAATTTAAATATGATTTTGGTTGAATTCCATCTAATGTATTTGGCATTTTAATTCCTATTTAAATTATGTATACTTCTTATAAATGTTATGCATTGTAAATTTGAAAGTTACAGTAAACTCTTCAACTGCATTTTCTGTGTCTTGTGATAACTCGATAGCTGATATAGTTTGGGGCCAAGCATTTGTTAATTCGATTGCATATACTTCATTTAATTGACTATCAAATTGGTGAATCGAAACATGCCCTTGCATCGCTAATAATGGAATAGATCCTTTATTTTCTTCCCAGTTATATATTGCCACACGTTGCCAATTGTTAAACATAGATCTTAAATTAAAATCAGAATCATTAATGAATGTAATAGACACATCACCATAATTAACTTCATTTGTAGGTATAAATAATTTTTGTCCAGCACGTTCTAATAGATATTCTTTAATACTAATTTGTGGGAAATCTGCTTTTTTTGCAAATGCTGTTATTAATTTATCTATATTTTGCCATTCTGCTTTTTTATATATATCATCTGGTGGAACAATGTTTACTTTAAAAAGATTTGGTCTTGCTAAATCTCTAATTAATTGCGATTTTAAATAATTAATATGAAAACTAGACGGGTCAATACCAGATTTTAAAGAACTAATATCTTTTGGATATTGATTAGACTCTAATCCCTGATTATTACCACTAAATTCAAATTTACGTGGAGTAATTGGTACTTTTGATGGTATTGCCATTATTTATTCCTCATACATATCTAGATTTTCAAAATAAGAATATGAAAAATCAACTGTAAATTTTTCAATTTGGTCAGTATTAGTCATATCTAAATCAATAGCTGACATACTAATTGGGAATACGTCATAAAATTTATAGCTTGCTAACGATGAAACATCAGTTCTTCCTTTTTGATTTACGACTATTGTTGCCCCAAGCATATTAGCTGCATATGTTTTTTCGTTATTGTCTGCAACTCGTTGGCCACCAAATTCCATCCATTTTTCAATTAAAGATTTACCAACAAAATCATAATCATTTAAAAATGTTATTGATAAGTTTTGTTTAGAATAATCTCCCGGTAATTTTAATTCCATACCATGAAACTTAATTGAGACTTCTCCTTGTGATCTACTAGGAATTGAAGCTGATTGTGCAGTCCAAGTAAAAATTTCTATTTTAGATGTATCTATACCTATAGTAGAAGGTATATAAACCTCTACTGTAAATCTATTAGGTCTAGCAAAATCTGAAAGTTGATTTTTAAAATCTTTAAGTTTAATCATTATTTCTTTTCATGATCAATTGAAATTATCTTATCGATGTTGATAAGACATTTATCTAAAATAATTACGTTATTATCAAAGTCAACAACTAAACCACTCAACATAGTTTTATTGTCTAAAAATACCTTTACAGGAATTTTTTTATATTGTGCATCATTTAAATATTCGTTATATGCCATTGTCTGTCTTCCTTTATTTTATTAGTACAATTCCTGTGATACCAACAATACATGCTGAAACAAATCCTACCCCAAACCATGTAAATCGTGACGGTTTAGATTCTGTACATTTATTAAACCCATCTGAACATTTATTATATTCCTCTTCAAACCTATCACCACGTACTTTATACACATCTTTATCTTTTTCTAGAAGTGATATTTTTTTGATATATTCATCAGATAGCAATAAGTATTTATTATTTTGTTCGCTTAGGAGAAATATCTTCTTTTCATAAAATTTATTCTTCTCTAATGAAAAATAATATTCACTAGTTATTTTTCTAGCAGTATCTAATGTAATACCTGTAGTAATTGGCGTTTGATCTTCACTTTGTGCTGGAATCGCTTGTAGTGGTATCAGGGTTATTATTCCAATACAAATTAATTTCTTCAAAAGTTTTATCTTTGAATTTATCATAGGATGCCTCTTTTGTTGGTTTAGTTTTATCCAACTGTTTTATTTCATTATTAGTCTTTTTTATACTCTTATTTAGTACATCTATATCACGATCAATTTTTGGATACTCTGTTTTTTCTCGGTCTTCTACTTCCGCTAATGGTTTATTGATATCAATTTTAGTTTCTATTGTACTATGACTTCGTTTTAATGCTTCTAATTCTGTTTTTGCTGATTGCATAGAATTCCACATGAATATAAATCCAAGAAGAAATAATATATAAACAATAGTATTAGCTATTAGTACTTTTATTTTACTGTCCATAATTACTCCTTATTATTTTAGTTTAGGTACTTTTTTGATTATACCAGTTAGTTTAAAAAAATTACCATCAATAGTTCGTAAATATAGTTCGCTATCATGATTAGATGGTTTTAATGCTTCTTTTATGCTATCCATGTCTTTTGCTTTTATTGAAACATCTATAATAGTTTTTTGCATATAATTCCTTTCATACTTTTATATTATTTATAATAAAAAAGAGACTGGAAATTCCAGTCTCTTTTTGATAAAGTATGTGATATAATTTAATTCATATCAAATTCATGTTTCTTAAATACTTTTACTACTATTTGACTATATCCACTTACCATTTGAACTGTTGCATCAGGTAATAATTGTTTTATATAAGAAGCCAATTCACCAGAAGTAAATCCCTTTTGATAACTACCTCTAGTACGATCAAGTATTTCTCCATTTTCTTTATTTAATACTAAAGCAGTTTTGGCACCTAGCACGTCAGCCTTTGAACGGACACCAATGATAGCAACTCCTTCAGGCTTTAAATGTGACCAAATGTCTTTAACGATGTGATCCCTTATATCTTGTTCTACTACATTTAAAACAGCAGAATTTATAATATAATCGTACTGTTTATTTGGAAGTGAATTTAAACCACTATGAGTAATATCTACAGCTTTGTTATGTGGAAATGGTTCGTATGATTCTATATGAGCATCATATTCATCTCTAAGCATTGCAGATCCCATACCAAGACCAGCAGAATAATCCAATCCAATACCTTCTTTGTTTTCAGGAGGAAGAGAATTAAAAAATTTAGCATATGATGCAGTTGTATTAGAACGTTGTGTTGGATGACCAGCATCAGGGTTGAATTTGATACCTTCTTTTTTTCGGATAGCATCTACTTCTTCTGAAGTGAAACCTCCTTTATGATCATCAAAATAGCTATTATCATCTTCACTTAACAACATATATAATGCAAATTTACTCATAATTAATCCTTCTTCTGCCATGCATGGTTGCAGTTTTTACATTCATACATTTTTTGTTTAGGATATTCTAATACTTTTTTGTGTCCACACTTAGGACATTTCATATCAGATGATTGATATTTATCTTTGTCTAATTTCTCAAGTTCTAAAAATAATTCAAATTTAGATTCTTTCATAACTTTTTCTCTTGTACGATTGATAAGCATTTGACGATAACGCATATTATCAGGTGTTATACCTTCTTTATCAAGTTCAGATGTTACTGAACGCCAAACACGCTCAACATCATCAACAGATTTTTTAATACCTTTTGCTTTTGCTTGTAAAGATAAATCCTTCCAATAATCTTCTACTTTACTCATATTATACATCCTTATTTTATATTGTATTTAAAATTTGGTTCATGTCATCCCAAGATGGTATTTTTTTCATTGCAGATGGTAATAAATCTTCTCTATGCAATCTCTTTATAAAATTTTGAATAAAAATTTCATAATCATTTTTATTCTTGAAATTTTTGAAATTTGCCATTAATGACGCTTTTTTCTGGAATAATTTCTCCCAAGTCAAATTATCAAATTCTTTTTCTGATAATTCTCTTTTAACTTGCTTTATTGCATGTATTTGAGAATTAATTTCAAAATTAGTATGATTAACACTATTAAATTTTCCAATTATCCCTTTAATATTATTATATTCATTTGCTTTACTAATTTTTTTAGAGATAAAAGAATTATGTGTTACGTCATCAATCCAATGTACTAGTTCATGATAAATAGTTGCTTTTATTGAATGTGAAGTAAATTCATTAAAAAATCTAGGAGTTTGGACATTTAAAAATTTTTCAATTGAACTTTTATTAAATTTTTGATTTCGTAGAAATGTAAATGCAGGCATATTTAATGATATTTGTAATGTATTATTATTAGGTCTATAAAAACTTCCATTATCAAATATACCAACACGTATAGATACTGGTTTTATTTCAGATGCTTCTATGCTTGAATTGTTTTTCAATTCAGTAGAAGGAAATATAGCAAACTCATACCCATCACTAGAGTTAGTTTTTCTTAAAATATCATATATATAATCTTCATCAATTTCTTGCAAAGCTTTGATAAATTTATTCATATTTGATTTATTGTAAATATAATCAACATCATCATTTAAATCATATGTTTTTTCGATAATATATTGTTCAAATTTACTCATGTATTTTTTCTACTTTATAATTATTAGATTTAAAATGATTAGAAACTAACCCTACATTTCTATTTAGTTTTTTTGCTAACTGAGAAAGCATATTTCTATGTGCAGATACTTCACTTGGAGCAGATGTATATAGAATATGATTCTCTTGATACCAATTATAAGTACCTTTATACTTATTTTGTGCTTCAGTTAAAAACTGTTCGAATTTAGTCATTATATTATTCCTTTATATTTATTTATAAATAATGAGTGAGATTTGATATTAGTAGTATCAAATCAACAGTAGGGTGAACTGCTGTCCTCATTATATCTATTTATAGGGTGAATACAATGAATAATTTCTATAATTATATCTATCTTGATCCAAGAAAATCTGGCAAATTTACATATGAAGGCTTAAATTTTAGTTTATTGTACGAACCATATTACGTTGGTAAAGGTTGCAGAAATAGATATATTGTGCATTTAATGAATCATTCGTTAAAATATAAAAATTTTAAAAATTCTATAATTAAAAAATTGCTTTCAAGTAATATAGATAAACAAACATTAAAAACTTTTATAATGAAATTAAATGTAAATACATCAAATATAGATGCTAATATAAATGAAACATTATTAATAACTACTATAGGAAGACGGAATAATAATACTGGTAGTTTATCTAATTTATGTGATGGTGGAGATGGAGTAGTTGGTCATATTAGTAATAAAAAATATAAAAAATATGAAGAATTATATGGCATTGAAAAGTCAAATTTAATTAAAGAAAAGATAAAATATATTGGTATTGATAACGGATTTTATAATAAAACCCATTCAGAAAAACAAAAACAACTTTGGACAAATACTCGTAAAGGAAAATTAAATAATAAAGCTAAAAAGTATAAATTTATATCACCTAATAATGTTGAATATATTGTACACGGAGAATTAATTAAATTTATAAAAGAACATAATTTACCAAAAAGACAACTACTTTATCATATGGATAGATATTGTAATGTTGGAATAATAAAAGATTTTATGATAATACCAACAAGAGGGAATGCTAAAATATTAATTGGTTGGATTATAACACTACAGTAATGGAGCTACTTGAGTATTCCAAAAATTTAAACTTCCTATTTTTGATTTTGGAATATTATTTTTATTTACTATAATAGTCCAATGTAATGAGTGTTGTTTACTTTGTTCTACATCAAACCCATCATAATTATCATCTACAAATTGCCATTTATGATGATAAATAATTTTACCACTTTTTTGATGTGTTTTATTATTTACCCACTCATCTATTATAGGTTCGGGGTTACTATTAAAGTCACTAGATTTTATAAAAGAAAATATACCAGTTTTCGGATTATACTTCACTACCACATAGTCATAATTTTTAGGGAGAGCATTCTTTGCATTTTGAAGTGGACCAGATGGAAACTGATCTTCATATTGACGATGAACATAAACCTCACCACCGATAACTTTACCAATTGGATATCCAGCACCGCCACGTTTTAATCCAAGCTTTTTTAGCTTAGAATCAATATCTACATCTTCATTTATATATTGTTTAAATGAATATATAATCGTATGTCCTTAACTGTAGTATTTCTTTTGAACTTCTTCATCAAATCCATAATCAATAATGACTGGTTTGCCCTTATAGATTCCCCAATTGGCTAATCTAGTGAAGTCTCCTGTCAAGAAACCAAAATTACCCACCATATCTATTACTTCGTTATAAATTTCAGATTCTCTAATTTCTTCTTGTTCTTCTTCAGGTACACCATATGTGAAATTTCTATTATAACGATTTCCATTATTTTCAACTTCCCATTGTTGTAACATTTTTCCAAAATTAACAAAATTCAAACCAGTAAGAGCTTTAAATTTAGAAGCAGTCAATTTATCTGCTTTCTCGAACTGAATCCATCTTGGAGGGTCATTATCATCATCATGATCAATTAAAGGAATTAAAACACTCCCATGCATATTATGTAAGCCATAATCTGCTTCTTTTTCATTCTGTGCTAATCCTTTAGCATTTTTTGCTACTTTAAGAACAGTTTCTCTACCCTCAAAAGGAATAATAAAAGCAACTCTAGAAGAGCCAGTTCCTATTTTAGCTGCTCGTTCTAAAGCATAATCTAATTGCTTTTTAAAAGATCCTTTAAATGCTTCTTTATCCCAATCAGGAGGTAAAGGCATTTCATTTAAAAATTGTGTAAATGATTTCATAAATTTCCTCATATATAGTTTACTTTATTTATTAAAAAATAAAAAGGCATATCGTTAAGACATGCCTTTTTATTTTCTCTATTATTTTAATTATTAAAGATATTTACTATATCCATGCATTTTTTCTTGTGAAATCATATTCTCTGTAAACAATTTTGTTTTTGAGTTTAAACCTACCATGATAAGTTCAATTAAATCATTATTATCGATAGAACTTATTATAGAATCAAACGATTTGTTTAATAAAGTAACAAATTGTTTCATATCATTATTAGATTTTTGTAAATAATCTACATAGTTTTTATGTTCTTTGTTAATTGTCTCTAATGAGATTATATTATTTTTTAGATTTTTGATTTGTACTTCATAATCTTGAATAATTTTTTCTTCATCGCTCATAATTTTTCTCCTTATGCTACCACCTTTTCTACTGCAACAACTCTACCATCTTGAACATGAGTTTCAATCCAACCAATTTCACTTGGTTCATATCCAGCAACTTCAGCATAACTGATTGCATATGTACCGGGATCGCTGTATAGCTTCAAGAAGCTACCTGAACAACCATACCATCGACTATCAGGTGGAATATAATCAGCATTTTGTTCTGTGAGAACATGATAATGTTGTTTAATACTAACACCATCATCTGTTAAGAATAATTTATCTTCAATAGTAGGATCTACTACTATTAATTGGTGAGTATGACCACAACTCATGTAAATACAGTCACTAAATCCACTCTTGCACATTTTATTTTTCAGTGATGCTTTTTTATTAGCAAGTCTTTGGATATCATCTTTAGCATTACTGTTAATATTTCCGTATCCGTGAGTAAAGAACATTTTATGCATTAATTGATTTTTCTTATCAACAGCAGTAAACTTAAAGGCATATGTGCCATAAGGAACATCTAATTGATTAGCAATATATCTACCAAAGTCCATAGTGTTCAATAGTTTATACTCATGATTTCCGAATCCCCAACCAACAATCTTATCTCTAATTGGCATAAAATCTTTTACAACTGCATCTGCTTGTTGGATCGGTGTCATTAGATTATCTTTAATATCTAATGAACAACTTGCATATCGTTTATCATTAGGTAGAATAGCTTCAATCGAATCTCCTTTATTGACCAAGAAATAATCTTTTCTAGATGCTACTTTGTTGATCATTTCTTTGATGCTATCTCTAGCACAATTCGCACTTCCATAATGATAATCTGAACTATCGATTAATACATAATCTCTCGGCATTACTTTTTTAATTAATTCCATTAATTTTCCTCTCAATATTTAAATTACCAAACAAATTCTACAGAACCTTCCATACAATTTATACATTTTGTTACGCTAGTTCTTTCTATTAATGGTCTTCCACATCTAATACATCGATTATTTTCTTTTCTTTTTTTGCGTACTCGTATTGCTTGTATTCTGTCATTTTCTTGACATATGGGACATCGATACGCATATTGTGATTTTTCTCTACCACATCTAACACATAGATTTAATAATTTACGTTTGATGGTTAATTCACTTTGGGTAGTTTTCATCTTATTCCTATTATATTTTATATAATGAATATTATCAACTTTTAATATTTGATCTTTTATTCATGAATAAATTTCTATTTCTGATAGTGAGTTCGCCTTCATTTTGAATATGATTTGGAGTGTCATAATGATATTGATGAATTGCCTTAACTCCATCATCATTCACCTTTTTAATTCCAGCTTTATTTATATCAAGTAAAAATGCATCATCATCATACGCACAACCACTAGCAAAATCTTCATCGAAACCACCAAACTTATCTAAAGATAATTTAGATATTGCTGCACAAAAATGATAGTATTTTGGTCTATATATGGAATGGTTATACCAACCATCATCACCACCAAAAGTTACTGCTCTATTTTTAAAACTAACCTGATTTAATTTAGTGGTAGAGTTTTGTGAATACACAGCAAAGGCATGATAATTATCACGTACATTTTCTTGAACATATTTAACAATATCATCACAATGATAACACTCTGCATTTTGTATGATAATCAAGTCACCAGAGCATAGTTTGAATCCTATATTAAAAGCCATACAAGGATTGATCCACCATTTTTTCTTTTGAGTTATATTGACATGGATAATAGGTAATTCGGGGAATTCTTCAATAATAGGAGTAGCACTATCGCTACTCCCATCATCAACAATAATAATTTCATATGGAATAGTATAATTAGAAATAGAAGTTAATGTATTTCTTAGTTGACTACTTCGATTGAAGTAAGTCATACATATTGATACTTTCATAGTTTACCTCAAATAAAATTTGTATGTTTTGCATCTTTTTTGATGCAATAATTGATGAATTCATTTTTCTTTTCAAACATACAAGGAAGTCTACAAGATTTCCTTGGATTATGATTAGCCATGAAGTTTTTTGTTTCTGGTGAAAACCACATATCTTCAAATGTTTGTTCTTTGAGATTACCAACATAACCAAGATCATTGTATGCAAGAGTACAACAAGTATATACGTTAAGATCTGCGCCAATATAAGGTACTAGTGATTTCATGGGGCAGAAGTCATAATTTTGAGTGCCTTCAAATAGATCACCGATTCGATCATTAAATAAATTAAAGACAGTGAAGTTTTGATCATTTAGATCTTCAACTGTTTTTAATGTTTCTTGTTTAGCTTCATCAAACCATCCATCGTAATATTTAATTCCAGTATCAGTGAATGCGGCAGATATTCTAAAGTTATCAACTCCCAATTCTTTGAAAAATTTGGCTGATTGATATACTTCAGTCCAGTTATCTTTAGTAATAACGAAACCAATTCCGAACACCATATCTTTAGATTTCTGATCAACTAGAGATTTGACATTGTTTATCATTTTGTGATATTGTTCTTCTTTTACATTTCTAGTTTTAGCGTATGTAGTTGGAGAGAAGCAATCTACTGAAACTCTAACCCATGAAGCATTAGTTAAAGAATTTATAATACTTTCGTTCCAATTTACTCCATTTGATACAAGGCCAAGATCCATCCCACTAACTAAAGTAAGATCAAAAGCACGATCAATATCTTTATGTACAGTTGGTTCACCACCACCAGTAAACTGAATAGCTTTAACGCCACAAGTATTCAAACTTGAAATAATATCTAATAATTTCCCTGTTTCCATTTGATCACCACCACCAAAATTTTGTGATGATGAATATCCATGCATACGATATGCACAAAAAGAACAATTTTGATTACATCTGTTAGTTGGAACTAAATGTACTTGTAACGGAATTACATGATGCTTCATTTTCATTTGGCTAATTGTATTCCCATGATGTACAATTTTATATGGGCTATATTCTTCGTTCATTCTTTCTCCTTACATTCAAATATAAAAAATCTTCCTTCTTTGTTAATAATTTTTACAGATTTAAAATAACTAGATAATATTTTGTACCACCAATCAACATTTTCTTTAATTGGGTGTAATTCTATTCCACACTGAACATCACTATGATTAGCTATCCCAAATAGACATCTTTTTGATAATTTCAAACACGCAATAATAAAATCATCAATCTCATTATATTGTATATGTTCCATAACGTCAAAACAATATAAACAATCATATACAATATTATCATCTGCATACTCAACTACGCCAATATTTTTATGTGGTAGTTTTGAAAGATATTTATCACAGCAAACTTTGCTAATTTCAATACCAAAAACATTTAAATTTTTATTTAAAAAATACGTAAGAGCATTACCTGAACCACAACCAGCATCTAATATAGAATTATGGTCGCCTGCTAATATAAATTCTTCTATAAATTCATATTTATTTGGAGTAGGTGGATTATAGTTAGGGTTATTTTTATATACTAAATTATAAATTTCGCTATTTTTCATTTTATAATCATTCCAATTCCACCCCAAGTAGCACCTGAAATAAATTCTTCATATTTATAATCATGTTTAACTGAATTCCAAGTATTAGAAACAAAACAATTTTGAATCCTATGTTCATGTGTATCTACGATATCATGAAAGAAAATCATACCACCATCTTTTACCAAATTGATGTAATTTTCAAAGTCTCGTTTAGCTCCCAATTCAGTATGATCACCATCAATGAAGAGGAAGTCTACTTGTTCATTTTTGAAAAAATCTTGTACATTTTTTATAACATTTTCTGAGGTAGAATTACCAATAAAGAACTTATGTTCACAGTTATTTTCAACTTCAGTTGTATCAAAAATTTTACTGATATCAATAGTTCCTAATTTTGAACAAATCTTAGAAAAAGCAATTGTGGTTCCACCAGTATAACAACCAATTTCTAATCCTACTGCTCCTTCTGGAATTCTATTAAGAACTTCTTTAAATTCGCTTTCGATTTGTTGAATTTTATACTGTTTACATTTTTGCCATAAATCATCTGTTTTCATATTTCATACTTTCTTTCCATTTATTAAATTTTTTATTGATTTCGTTTAGTGAAGGTGATAAATATCCTGTTGAATAATTTCCATGTGAACAGAAATATGAAGGTTCGTATCCCATCATATCAGCAATATGACTGAAATCTCGTTCAAAAAAATATCTATCGGAATATTCATTTATGTTCGTTGTGAAAAATGAATCATCTACATTACTTATAAATCTTTTGAGTATGTGATTTTTGAGTATGAAGAAAGTATTAATATAATAATATTCCATGACTGGATATTTTAATATATCATCTGATATAAATCTACGCATTGAAGACATTTTGCCGATATCGTTGCCGATATTAGTACATGTTAAGAAAGGTGCATAAGATCCTACTTTTTCATCTGCTAGACTTTCTTTTATTAAAGTACCATCAAATAGTAATTTAAACATATGTTGACGTAATTGATCATTATTTGATGTAATGCCTTTTGTGTGACAGAAATAGCATCTATCAAAATTCATATCAGATTCTTTATATAGTTCTAATGCAGCAATAAATGAGGATGCATCAGAATCTATCATCATTTCTGGTGTAACTCTTCTGGTTTTAATTTTGAGATTACCTTTAGATTTACGAATGAATTCTTCTGTTTCAGGGATTGAATTTGATTGGATTCCGATGAATACTGTTTGTCCAGTTTCTTTTCGACTTAAGTATTCTAGAATTTCTTTGAGGACATATCTTTTTTTGATGCTTGGTAGATAACAAGCTAATAATATACAATTATTCATTATTTCATCCATCTATATTTAAAATCTTTAGCAGTAGATGATTTTAAATATGTAAACTTGACATCAGATTTGTATTTTTCAATATTTTCCATTAATTTAGGAACATTTTTTTCGCGGAAAGAATCTTTGAAATCTCTATATTCCTTTTCATTAACTTCTTCCATTCCATCAGAAGCTTTAAATCCCGGTTGAGTTGTGTCAATAATAGCCGCTTTACCAGCAGGAAGATGGAAGAAAGCATCTTCGTCTTCCATATATGCGTTATGCTTGCCTCTGACAGCTAATCTGATATAATAGTCAGCATCCTCTTCCCCATAAGTTTGATAACTATTTTCATTAAAATATCCAATCAAATTCTCTATATAATCAGATATTAAAACACAAGCACCACCTATATTTCCACCTTTAACTCTCATGTTAATATCGTTGTCAGAAAAATTAATAGGATAAGATACTGGTTCGACATTATACCCAATTGTACCAAACTTTGGATATTTTTGTAGGAAAAGCACCATATCATCTAACCATCCAACTTTTTGTGCAACCATATCATTATCAAGTTTTAAGAAATATTTTGCGTTTGGTTCTTTTGTCCATGCAGCATTAGCACCTTTGGCAACACCAACATTTTTAGGATTTAGACAAAGATTGTCAATTAGATTTGATTCTTTGAGGGATTTGAGATATTCAGCAGAACCATCAGTAGATCCTTGATCTATGACAGTAATTTTGAAAGGATATTTCCCTTTTGTTTGATGGATAGCTTCAATGCATTGTTTGGTATAATTTAATCTATTAAATGATAAAATACCAATATTCACGAATTCTTTTTTCATTAATTGATTCCTTTTACGCAGATTCCCATGGTTCTGCTAATAGTAATGATGATGCGTGTATCCACATTCCTTCAGATTTGTTGTTAATATAACACGATGGATTATCACAAATCATAAAATAATTTGATGTTGCTATAATCTTTTCAGATTTTGCCATTAATCCAAGATTACACATTGGGCATTTATATATAAAATCTTCGTGCATTTTTTGTTTTCTTTCAAGGAGTAAATTCATATAAGTAAATATCAACATTATGACGTTGTGATATTTTTTCAATTATCCCATATACAGTAGACCAGTCACCATTAGCTAGACCGCATCCAACTAGATAAGGCATTCCAATTTTATTTCCTTTTTCGGGGAAATCAGTAATAAGAAATTTAATATTGATAATGCAATCATTAAGTCCTCGTTCAAAAGCAGCATAATCGGTATACACTACATTTGGATCAGCCCCGTAGTAAAATTGACCATACATATTAAAAATATATTTTTCTAAATTATTGTTTAACATGTGAGTATCTAATGCAAAGCTATAAGATCCCAATTTACATTTAGGTGTTCTTACATCTTTAATAAAAGATTCATATGCTCTTGGGTAAATTTTTCTAATTTGTCCAGCAATACCACTACCAAATCCACCGTGACAATTACTTTGATGGATTATATATCTACAATCAGATATTAATAAATTTCCTTGTATATGATGAATCATATTTAATCCTTATAGTTATTTTTCTTATAAACTTTACGCATACGATATTCAAAATATCGACCATATCTACCAAGGATAACTGCCATTTGTTCAGGAGTTAATTCTTTCATTTGGGTAATACCTGACATATAATACATTCGAAGACCTTCTAAACCAGTTCTGAATTTAGGCTTTCGTAGTAAATTATATGTCAATCTCATTCGTTCTTTTTTCCTACCAACTGTATTAGTTTTCTTCATTACATCCATAATATTTTCGTAAAGTTCGATTCTATGCGGTTTGGCTATCCAGTGCATATTAAGTCCTAGAATGGAATCTGGTCTTATATCTATTATAAAAATTAAAGGAGTTTTGTCATAGACAGGTAATGTACCTTCTCCTATAGCTTTATATCTGAAACTATATACTTTATTATAATCAATTTTCATTTTCCATCTTTTCAATTAATTGAATTATCACTTCTTTATTGAATCCATCTTCTTCTTTTGCTTGATACAGCAGATTAAGAATAGCATCCTTCTCGGAAGGACCAAACCCAGAAATATTAGGAATCTTATCAACAAATGCGATATATTCGTTGTCTTCAAAATCGTAAGCTACTTTTACTCGCATAATACCTCAATTATTTAGATGATGTTAAAACAGAAAAGATAACATCTTTTCTGTTTCTATAACAAAAATACTATTATAATAGTATTAATATTTAATAAGTGTACAACTCATATAAAATACTATTATACCGGCATTAATCATTTAAAAAAATCTTTACTTTGAGTAAATTTGATAACTTGTTTTGCGGATACTGATACAGCTTCGCCAGTTTTAGGATTTCGTGCCATACGAGCAGGTTTATTTTTAACAACAAAAGAACCTAGACCGGCAATACGTAATCGTTCACCTGACTCAATCCTATCAACAATTCCTTGAATTACACTCTCAACAACTTCCTTGCCTAATTTTTTAGTTAGGTTATACTCAGTTGCTACTCTTTCAATTACTTCTTTCATTATAGTTCTCCTTTTGGTTTCTTATTTATCCATATTTACAGTAAAACATCTATCTTCAATATCCCTGATGATTTTTCTCAAACTTTCTTTGTTTGTCTCAATATCACATGCATTTAAATTATGATATCCTTCAAACATAAAATCAAATCCTTTTCTCACATGATAATCAAAAATTATAGTTGCATCACTATCAAACGTGACATTAAAAATGAAGGCATAGCAAGTATATTCTTCGATTATGTGTTTTATTTTGAATAAGTAGTCTAGCATAAAAATTCCTTATGGTTAATGACAATATAACATAATATGATATTAATGTCAATTAAACTCAATATTATTTTTATATTTCATATCACGGAAGTCGCCTCTTTTTTCCTTGCGCCCTTCAGCATCTTTCATAATGCGATTGGCAGGGATGGCACTACGCCCACGAACTGTTTTAAATAGGGCATTTGTGTCAATTTTTTTAGGTGAAGATTTCTTACTCATTATGATTACCTTTCGTTTATATTATTTTATATCCTAGTTTAAATAAAATGTCAAATAAAAAAGGACTAGATTTCTCTAGTCCTTTTCTTTTAACTTTTTATCTATTTAACTTAAATTACCAAGATTGACCAAAGTTATAACCACCACCGAAAGAAGAACCAGTGAAGTCAACAAGGAATTTACGATAGTAGTTTTGAACTCCGTACATATTTCCGGCGATTGCATCTCTAGTCATGAAACCAATTTTTGGTTGGAAAGTAACTGGATCAACAACTTTTTGCATTTGTAGAGGAACATATGGGCAGTAGATGATACCTGAGTCATAAGTATTGCTACCTTTGTAACCAAGAGTTACATAATCAGTAAATGCAAATGTATCCATGTAAACAGTGAAACGACCGTCTAGAGTACCAACTTTAGCTACACCTAGAACTGGTTTAACTTGACCGGGAACAGAAGCATACATGAAACCTTGAAGAGTTTCAAGAGCCGCAACGACATTAGATGAAGCAACAATGAAGTTAGCAGAACCACGGCGAGTTGAAAGAGCAATTTGGTTTGCTTCACGAAGAAGACGATTGTATAGGGTACGGATTTTCTCTGCTTCCCAACGACCATCAGGAGTAGTACCAGTAGCTGAATAAGTTACTAGACCAGCACCACCATAAGACCAAGTAGGAGTTACAGTAGCTTTAGCATTCATAAGGTCAATAAGTTCACGGTCAAGTTCAGCACCGATCTCATATTCCATGATGTTGATTAGTTCTTTCTCAGCATCAAGTCCATGAATGTTTTTTAAATCTTGTGCCATTTCTAGGGTGTATTCAGCTTTCAAACGACGAGTTTGAGCTTCTACACTAGCACGTTCAATTTTTAGGTTGAGGTTTTTGATATTAGCGCCAGCAGTTTCACCAGCAGCAGTGGTCCAAGTAGTAGCACCAGCATTACCAGCATATCCTTTGAAGATTAGGTTGAAACCTGCTTCATTTTGGAATCCAGCAACAGTAGAAGTAGCTGAGAAACCAGTACCAGTTACAACACCACCAGCAGTTACCGCAGTAATAGCATCAGCACCTGAACTAAAAGATACTAGAGTACGACCAGCTTCTGAATACTTAACAGTACCAGATACACCGTTTGCAACAATAATTGAAGAAACAGTAGGGAATGCAGTAAGATCAGCTAGGATAAGTCCAACGTCAGTGAATACAGCACCACCAGTAGTCAAGCCACGGTTGAATGCACCACGATCAGTAGGAGTTTGACCAGTACCATCGCCATATACATAACGTAGAGCGTATGCGTAACCAGTAGGTTGTTTAAGAGCTTGAACGCCAACTAGTTCATTAGCTAGAAGGTTAGGGAAAATACGACGAACGGCTGGAACGAGAATAGGGGTATATTGAGCGATATCAGATGCAACACTGCTCTCATTCATGCTTACTTCTTGGTTTTCAAGAAGTTGAGCCATAACTTCTTTGGCTTGTACTAAAGGAGCCTTGTCGCTCTCAATTAATTCTGCCCATTTTTCTACGAGAATATTACTCATTTATTTTGTCTCCTTTATAAATTTATTTTAATTGTGAAAGATACTGTTTCATGGTATCTGTATGTTTTTTATCTTCAACGATTACAGTTTCTTTTTTTTCTTCAAGCTTTTCTTCAAGCTTTTCTACAGTAGTTTGAATTTTGGTAACAAAAATATCTAGTTTTGATTCAAACAATTCTTCGTCAAAATCAACAGTTTTTGCCATTTCAACAAGTTTTTCACGTTCTACATCAGTTGCAAGTTTTTCACATGCTTCAGAAATCATAGCTGCTTTTTTTACTAGTTGAGTTTCTTTACGAGATTCAATAAGTTTATTTACCAAAGTAGTGTTTTCTGTTTTCAATTCTTCAATTTCATCTTCTGAACTAATTGACTCGTCATTTAGAGAAATATTGAAAGCTTCTACCATTTGTTGAAAGTTACGAAGTACTTTTTCTGCTAGTTTAACTTTAGCGAAATCTTCAACTACTTGCTCATTTTCTTTGATGTACTCTTTGCAGAAATAATCAATATAGCTATCAACTTGTTCTACTAGATCTTCTTTGAACTCAGTAATTTCAGTGCGATTTGATTCTTCTAATTCCTTTTCCTTACTCTTGATTGCTTCATTAATAGCTGATTCAAATAAAGTAGACATTTGAAGTTTTACTTCATCAGTAAGTAGTTCAGACTCAATAGATTCAAATAATTCTTTGAGTTGTTCCATAGTTTATCCTTTCTTGTGAATTAATAATTATCTGATATTATTTAGTAACTTACATCAGTTATGCCATTCACAACAAATATAAGTAATTGAATTAACTAAACAATATCTAAATATTTGTTATTTAATCTTTGCATTAATTTTTTCTAGATTATCTTTAAATAGTTTTAGAAATGCAGCCTGTCGATCTTCAATAGAAAATTTATTCTCTATTACAATAGTATCAATATCTTTTTTTGTTTTTTCTATATCTTGTTCTGATAAAATACCATCGACCATAACCCATTCTTTGCCTTCAGTAATACCATCAACCCAACAACCGGGACCAGAAGGATCTGAAACAATATCAACACAAATAAGACGATAATCTTGTTGAACAACGCCATTCTTTAAAGAACCAACACCACGACTTGAAACTCCTAATTTGACACCACTTTCCATTAAAGATTTAGCAATCTTTCCACAAGGAGTATCTAGGATCTGTGCCTTGCCAATAGCAGTATTACCATTCATTGATAATTCTTTGATTAAATGTGAAACTCTATCAAGATTAATCTCTGAAGATGGAGGATGACCCAATTCTCCTAATGCACGATTCTCTTTAATTTTCGTATTAATATGTGCAGCTACTTCTTTCTCAATAATAGCTCTAGGATAAATACGTTTATTCCCATTCATAACTTCTGACTGTAAAAATGGTCCTTTGATGTAAAAGTTTTTAACTTTAGCCATTCCTTCTTGGACTTCGATGATTTCAGACTCCATAAGAGCTAAATCAATTTCTTCAATAATAAGTTCTGCCATAATTATTCTTCCTTATTAAATGCATTCTTTTGTAAAAAATCATTAAAACCAGATAAATAATTCTTCATCTTAGTTTCAAATTCACCACTAATTGCTTTTTCAAATTCTTTGTAATCTTTTTTAGCGGCTGCTGTGATAGAACTTTCAATTGTATTTTCGTTTGTCATTTTTATTTCTCCTTACTTCTATTTAGTAAATAATTGTATCTTTATTTGCCATATCTAATGATAATGTTATTTTTTTCATATATGCTTCTTTTCTGTAATACAAAGAATATCTATATGTGTTAGTACGCATAACTAATTGTGTTGCTTCCTGTATAGTTATTTCATGCTCATTGTTATTTATATCTTTAATTTTAATTAAAAATGTAATATTACCACCACCTGCTCCACCAGATATAATAGGTGTAGACAACATGGTATCAATATTTTTTTGTAATGTAGAAGTATATTCTTCACTACATTCAACTGTATATCCAAATCCAGTATCAAATCCTAATGACATATACTCGTTATATTTAATATCAGAAATTGTATTAAGCTCATTAATATTATTGATATAAAACTCATATATCATTCTTTTTTTATTCCATGCTGACCAAAAATATCTCTTCATTTCTAGAGCTAGTAGTTGTGCTTCTTGAATTGTAAGTGGATGACTAATATTATCTTTATCTCTAACTGATACCATTGTTTGATCATTACCACCAGCCCCTCCTAATTCTTCAGGAGTATTTAAGAAAATATTAAGTCCATCTTCCATCATTTCATAATCAGCTTTGTCACATTGCATAATAAATCCTGATTGTGTAGAATACCCATTAGAAATAATGGTTTTGTAATATCTATTTGATATTTCTGTTGCTTTTGTTAATATTTTATCATTCATATTTTATCCTTAGAAATTAATTGCTTTTGGTATATTAATTAACGGTACTGTTGGTTTAATTCTAACAGCTACTTCTATCATTCCACCTAATGTACTTAGATCAGGTGGCACCCCTGTCATACCTGCTGTATAAGATGTTATAGCAATAGAAGATATTATAATTTTTTGTGCTGATTGTAATATATCGGTGTATATGTTGGGTATCTGTAACTGATTGTAATTATTATAATAACCATATGCATTATTATGATATTCACCACCACTAGTCATAATTGTTAAATAAATTTCTCCTTTGATAATGTTATATGATAATATTTCATTAAATGTCACTATATCATTAAATGCATCAAATGGCGTATGTCCTGCATATGTTAATTTTTTTAGAAACATGTCAGATAAAATTGTTATTGTATTACCATTGTTTACAACATATGGTGCTTTAGTGGTAGGATCTACTAAATGAGAATCAATTATAATACATTGACTTCTATCTATCATAAAATAGTCGTTATTCCATCCCCAGAGTTGACCATTACAAGATTGGATAGCACCAGAATCCTCGGAATTCAAATTAAAAAAATGATAAGGAAATATAGGAGTATTATTATTACTATCGAGTAGTTCATTAAATGGTGTATTTAATGTATAAGATTCAAATAAATTACTGTTAGCATCAACACAATTAATATATTTATTTGTAGTGCTTTCTATGAGTAAGTCATCAGTTGTATAGTAAGTGAATCTACAATTATTATATTCAGTGTTTGTATATAAATTAATAACATCTGTTAAAATACAATTAGTAAATATAACACCATCAGCAACGTTAATACGACATAGAGTTGAATTTAACACAATTGTCATAGGAGCTAAATAGAATGGATCACCGTTATGTAATTGATTTACGTTGGTTATTAACCAACGTAGACCTACATAATCATAAACAAACCTACCTACTCCAAAACCATCATCATGAAAATCCAAATCAATATTCTTAAATGTTGCATTTATTAATATCGATGAATAATCCTCATATGTAATGCAATCATATTGAGGATAGTCGGTTAGTGTTTGTTGAATAGTCAAATTATGCATATTAAAATTTGTGAATGGTTCTGATAACAGAGTATTAACACCATTTGCATTTGTAAACTTTTCCCCAAGATATCCACTTTGACAATATATAATAGCATTTCCTGATAGAATAGAATTACCACTAAGCTCTACACTCTTGATTTGAGAAGGAACAGATTCGCTACCATTAAGTAGAATATAATATTCCATCAAATCTGATTCTGCTGCCAATGCATTAAAGGCATCATACATTTCAATAGAATCTTCCCATTCGAAATATATATAATCAGTACCTGTAGTTATGTATGGTACACCATCAGGAAAATTTATAATATCAGAATCTAAAAACAAAAATGAATAATCAGAAAAGTCTAGTTTTGTTTTTTGTGTATTACCGCCACATATAACAATTGGGGTACTAGCATTCATTTCATCAGCGTCAAATATGATATTATCAGTTAATGTATGAGTACCTTCATCTAGGTAAAGTTTATATTTACCAGCAGAAACAGCTTCATTTAATGTTAGATAATCTCCGCTACCAGTAGGACTAATTAAAACAAATCCATTAGGTGCATTGCCAGAAGGTAGAGCATCAATAAGGTCAGTAAAATCTTGTTGAGTTGGTTTATCGCCAGTTTCGAATTTAGTTTTTAAGTATTCTTTTATTTCAGTTGCCATTTATATATCCTTTATATTATTAAACATAGAAGTCAGGTGATTTTTGTTTTGTACCAATTCCAGTAGATTGATAATGGATATCAGTGTAATGTAAAAACACACTACCAGTCCCACCAACAATATCATATGAACTCAAATAACATCTAACTAATATAACAGAATCTGGTTCTATTAATGAGTTATTGATTTGTGATGCAGATGGAGAATTAGAAGAAAGTTGAACTTCTGCAATCATATGTCTATATTGACCAGAAGCACCAATAGATGCTAATTGTGTTACACTTGTATTTATAGGATTAATAAAAGTTTCTTGTTGATGTCCTTTTGCTGCGGTAACATTAAATCCCCAAGTAACAGATCCACTAGTGACACCAGAAGTAGTATGACTCCAATGGGTGTGAATAAATAGATCAGTTCCTTTCACATAATCATGTGGTATATGATAATTGAACCATATTTCTTTATTAAGGGAAAATTCATATTGACTTATGTTACCATTATAAATTGACCATAGAGGATTATTCAACCCACTTCCTCTTACTGTAGATATTCCAATTATATCTTGCCACGGATATGTAGGAGTTATTAAATCAACTTTAATACCAGCAGTAGCACTTTTAGAAAGTAGTGGAGTTCCTGAATGTATATTATTATATTCGGATTGATTTACATGATAGAATTCTCCTGCACTTGTAGGCAAACCACCTTGTAAATTTGTCAAAAGATTATGATCAACTATATTAGTGTTTAGAGAAATACCAGCACCAAAATTGCTTACATCTATTATTTTAACTTTAGTTGGATCGGATAGATCAGTAACACCTTGTTGCATAATAATTTTAGCTCTTAGAATTGATCCTTCCAATGATTGTAAATTTTCAATTCCGATATCTTGATTTTCAGTATCAGATGATGCGATTGCGTCAGATAAAGAGCCATATACATTATGCCCATATATAACATCAACTACATCAGAACTAGGAAAGTAATATATATACTGAATTGAAAATTTATTACTAGGAACTGCTGTTAATATTCCATCGACATCGTAAAAATTTGGTTGAAGTTGATTGAATTCTGTAGTTAAGTATTGATTGGATAAATGGTAATTATAAGAATTTATTGCAGTAGCAGGATTACTATATATAATATTAGGAGATAAAGGTTGTTCACTAAAATTAGATGAATATCTAAATGATATACCAGCACTACGATTAAGAGTTAACGTAGAATCATAAGCAGTAAATGAATTACCTTGCTTATTCAAAGACCCCATAGTATCTAAAAAATCTATCAGAGTATTACCTAGATATAAAGCTGGTGATGAATATTGTCCTACCCCTGCAATTGTAGTATGGTCAAATGTCCAAGCTCTACCTAAAATTGCAATAGTTCTTTTTTCAAGTGCGGTGAAATTCTCAGAAAAAATAAAAGTAGCAGATCCAATTCCAGATCTTTGAATGCCTACCCAAGGTCTTGTATTAATTGTTATATTAGGATCAACATTTTGAGCATTCCAAGACAGAACTTCCACTATAGGATTATTAAAATCAGAAAGATCTACATATAAGGATTTACCTTCAGCGATATCAATAGTTGTGTTGTCGGGATTTATAGTAATCATACCACCACTTAATACACCAGTAGTCAATCCCAATCTTCCCTCGTCACCTGATACAACATCAGATCCAAATAATCCATTATCCAACCAAGTAGCATAATCTTCGCTTGTTATTTTATAACCTGTAACAAATTTAGATTTTAGTTCTTCTCTTATTCCCATAATTTACCTCTTTTTAATGTACTTCTGTTGGTATCTCATCAAAACCTATACCAACTGAAGGTTGGTTATCAGGTTTATATACATATTTTATTGTTAATCTTGAATCTTTATTCAGAACATATGATGGGGTAAATGTATATAAAACACCAATTTGGGTATAATCAATATCTTTTGTTAATACTGATCCATTTACAACTACAATTTCTGAATTTTCTTCTGGTATAAAGGTAGTACGAAATTCTGTTTGCCCATCATATTGAACAATGAAAGTATCAAAAGTATAAACATCATATCTTGTTCTTATTGTTAATATTTCGCCTAATGTTTCAACCACCATTGTTGCTACATCTATATTTATAAACTTTGGACGGTAAGCTTCATCACCAAAAAAAACATCTAAGGTAGAACCACCCCCACCACCAATTAACATATCACCGGAATATGTAGAAGATTTTGGAATTAAAACATCAACCATACGTTTAAGATTGATCCATTCTCCCCAACCATCTACATCTTTTTGAAATCTAAGTTGTCCTTTGGCATATTGATATTCAGGAGGAAGACCATGATCACCTTTATCTCCTTTATCTCCCTTTTCTCCATCTAGACCATCTTTTCCAGAATCACCTTGAAGACCAGTATCTCCTTTATCTCCCTTATCACCTTTAGTGCCAGAAAGACCATTGATTCCCTGTAATCCTTGTAAACCCTGTAGACCTCTATCTCCTTTATCGCCCTTATCTCCTTTATCGCCCTTATCTCCTTTATCGCCCTTATCTCCTTTATCGCCCTTATCGCCTTTTGATCCTATCTCTCCTTGAAGACCAGTATCACCTTTGTCACCCTTATCTCCCTTATCACCAGTATTACCTTTTAGTCCTGCAACACCATTTTTTCCAGTCAATCCAATAATACCTTGATCGCCTTTATCACCTTTGTCGCCTTTATCACCTTTATCACCTTTATCGCCTTTTGATCCAGTTTTGCCTATAGAACCTTTGTCACCTTTAAGGCCGGTATCACCTTTAAATCCTTGATCACCAGTGTCACCTTTATCACCTTTATCGCCCTTATCGCCCTTTTTACCATCAAAATAATCAACACCTTTAGTTGGTGCTAGACCATTCTTACCAGTTAGACCAATAGGACCATGATCGCCCTTTTCGCCTTTATCCCCTTTATCCCCTTTATCCCCTTTATCCCCCTTGTCACCTTTTGTACCTACTTTGCCTTCTTTGAGAACTATTGTAGGTACAAAATCAACCACATTTTCTTCTTGTTGTTTTCTTATAATAGTGGTAAAGGTAGATAAGTCGGTAGGAAACTCTTCATCTATTTCCAATGATTTGAGCTTAAGTAGTTTATTGGATTTTAATTTTTCATCAGAGCGATGGATGATATTGAATTTTGATAAATCAACATCAACAATTTCTGAATTTTTATTAAATGCTTTTAATTTCATAGTTCAATCCGTTTATAAAGTTTATAATGCAGTATTATTTATACGAAATAAATTGACAACTAAAGCAGAATTACTTATAATATTTCAAAGGAGAAATAATGAATAATATTATATTTTTAGATATAGATGTATTTTATATGTTTTGGTTAGAATTACAGAAACATCCTACTTTTTTTCTTTTTGGTGGTACTATTATTTATTTGTGTGGATTTTGGATAGAACTGTCATGTCGGACTATTTCCACTAAATGGATTGGAAATAAACTACATGATACCACCCGAGATTTGGAACCTACAGATGTATGGATTGCTGTTATATGGCCATTACGTATGTTTATTTATTGCCTTCAAACAATTCTTTATGGGATAAACATGGGAGTTATTCTTCCTTTGGCTCTTTTGATTGGTATAAAATATCAAAAAACAAAAATATATAAAAAGATTGATAAAATATGTTTCGCACGTTTTTAAATTGACAATTAAATCAATATCTAGTATATTGAATTCAACATCAACCAAGGAGATTATCATGCGAGGACGTAAAGTTGACACTGTGAAGCAGGAAAAATTCGACACCATTTTCATCAACTCCGTTGATCGTACTCAATTTGAAGACGAAGCACAACGAGAAGGTATTTCCAAAAAAACTGCAACTGTTTACTGGTACAAACTCTGCAAAGCTAATGGCAGACTTGTAAACGAAAAACGTGGCCGCAAGCCTGTCATCAAAACAGATCTTGGCCATAAGATGGCGACCATCGAATCTTTCGTTAATTCCGAAATTGAAAAAGCAAAAAATGCCAAGAAATCAACTCTCGTTCTTTGTCAGATTCTTAATCTTATTGTTGGTGAATAATTATGTATCCTACTAGTTTCAATTTGGCTTGTTGTCATTACTTCTTGTACCAAAGATTTTTTTGGAACAGCTATATGCATTAATAAGCGTTCTGCTGATGTAACTACATTAATCGTGTTCACTATTAGAATGACATTTAATGTACTTGCAATTATCTATCTATGCACAACCAACTAAGGAGGAATAATCATGATTTTCAAAAGAATGTGGAGAAAAACGAAACGTAAAGGATACCTACGTGTCAAATCAACTCATTATGTTGGATGGTTTCTTTTTGGAATTATTCCACTTTACATTAAAACAATTAAAGTTGAATATTACAGATAATAATAGACAAATAATTAATATCATATTATGATTAGATCAACGAATAGGAGATACCACATGTTTATAGCAAATCACCCCAAATTATATATAGTCGGAGGTTGTGTCAGAGACATGATCATGGGTCGAGAGGCTTCTGATGTGGATTATTGTTTCTCCGGTTCTGAATCAGAATTGATGAAATTGTTTCCTAAAGCATATCAGGTTGGTATTTCTTTTCCTGTGTTCATGGTAAATGGATGTGAAGTTGCATTGACTCGTACTGAAGAATCTAATGGAGATTCCTATGGTGACTTTATTGTTACTAATGTTGGGGTTTCTATTGAAGAAGATTTGAATCGTCGTGACTTCACAATGAATCAAATAGCAATTAACACAATGACTCAAGAAGTGATTGATCCTACTGGCGGCAAGAATGATATTACTGGTATGATCATTCGTACAACTAATACTAAAGCATTTGAAGAAGATCCTGTTCGTATTTTGAGAGCAATTCGATTTGCAACTACCATGGGATTTGCAATTGAAACTGAAACATTCCAAATGATGAAAGAAAATGTTCATCGTTTGGAATTCATCACCAAAGAACGTATTGTGTTGGAATTGGAAAAAATGTGGAAAGGTGCTAATGTGCCTTCTGTATTTTTTACAATTTTGAGCGAGATTGGTGGATTGAAATTCATTTCTCCTGTGTTTGAAGCAATGGAAAATGTTCCTGCTGGACCTTTCAAATACCATGGGGATGATACAGTATTTGATCACACAATGAATGTCATCAATCGAATCAAACAACATAACGGAACGTTCAGTGCATTCATTGCTGGATTGACTCATGATTTTGGAAAGACTGTGACTCCTGCACATGTATTGCCGGGACATCATGGCCATGAGTTTAATGGGTTGGAATTGGCTAAAGAATTTATAACAAATAATCGTTTTGATTCTTACACAAATGAGTTGATCTTGGTTGCTATGAGAAATCATATGCTGGTTCGTGTTTTCAATGAAATGAGAACTATCACCAAAGTCAAATTTGTTAAATCTATTCCTAAGCATATGGTGGAAGATTTCAAAGTGATTGTCTTTTCTGATCATGAAAGGTCACAGGAAACTAAAAATTTTATTAGTTTCGTTTTTGCAACTGTCAATTCTTTTAGAATGACCAAAGAAGATATCGAACGTGTTAAAAATACAAAAGATAAAAAAGAAGTAGCTATCAGAATCATCACTAAACATTTGGCTTCTAAAATTAAGGAGATTGAAGAATGATTAATACTGAATCGAAATCATCAAAGTAATTAGAATTATGGATCAAATTACAAATACACAATATCGTAATAATAATATATATTTATTATGAGCATCCAGCTTTCGAAAAAGATGAAAAATTAAGACGCAGGGGTCAACGTAAATTTAGAGGAAGAAATTGGGATTGATTAACAATTACCTTATATTAAGGAATAACTAATGAAAGTATTATATTGTGGTTCATTTGCTCCATTACATAAGGGTCATGAATATGTTTACAATGCTATTGTTAACAAATTTGGCAAAGAAAATGTATTCTTAGGAATTGGAAAAAATGAAAAAAAGAATACTGATATTGCCCAAATTCTTTATTCTATTTGTCCGATTACTTCAAATGTAATCGTGTATGAGGGTCTTACTTCTAATATAGTAAAAAAGCATAACTTTGATTATCTTGTTAGAGGTATTAGATGTTCAGAAGATATGACAGAAGAATCAAAATTAGCATACTGGAATAAAGAATTGTGCGGAGTTGATACTTTGTTTATAGTTACTTCTCCTGAACTTTCTATGATATCATCATCCGCACTAAATCTACTAGATGCTTATGATTTTGGGGATGATATCACGAAATTTATCAACAGTGATGTGTATTATAGATATAAAGCAAAGAAATCATCATTTGATGTAGTATTCGGTAAATGTTGTTCAGGTAAATCAACCCATATTAAAACGCATTATCAAAATAAAAATATCATTGAAATAGATAAAGTATTTTGGAATTATATTAACACTTCTAAACAATTCAAAGATGTTATGGGTACTACATTGAAAACTTTATTTTATAATAAAAATAAAATTGCATTCAATGAACATATGCAAGTTGTGATGTCATATTTTGATTGGGCGGAATTAGAAGAGCAAATTGATTTTATCAAACAGATAAACAATAAAGATACTATTGTTGATTTTCCCGCAATTGGTTGTTATTGGGATTATATTCCAGTTAAAGTTAGAGCAAGAATGAATTTGATCAAAGTTTACACTAAAGAAGAAAATAGGGCAGTATTTGCCGGTAATAGAAATGCAAATACTGCCCTAATTGAATGTTCTGATTTAATGTATCAAGATCCTCCATATCACGATCAAGAATTTGAAATAATGAAAGAATAATATTATGACGATATCTGAATTTTTCGACCCAAGTAAACAATCACATATTACAGCATTTGAATGTTTAATGAATTCTGGTACATGGCCTGTAAATTTTTTACCTAATGATATTTGTTTTTCACCAACTTGGCCATATGACGTTACTCAAAAAATGGTAATCTTTTTAATTAAAGAAAATAAAACATTGAAAGAAAAAGTAAGAATACTTAAGAAATATTATTACTAGCAAACGTGGCAGGTAAATCAAAAACTTCAATTTTATCATTTGGGGCGACTACTTGTTTATCAATAATCATTCTCATATTAAAAAGAACAATCATAACTGTATCACTCCATCCAAACGGATGATCTACTGACAAATAATCAATTCCTTTTAACACTAGAAAGTTCCTAAACGCATTTGTTTGGGAACTTTTTATTGCTTCATAGTTCACCATCATATTAATGAAATTACTAGCTGGAACTTCACCTTTGTCCTTGTACCTAGAAAGAGCCTGAAGTATTTCTTTTCTCTTATTTTTTATAATATAATCATCGACAAATTCCAAGATATCAGCTAAAGGAATGGATGCATCATTTGCATCCATTCCTTTTTTGATTGTTACCATATAAAGCTTGCGACTACCTTTAGAATATTTCTGTGCTGTTTGATAATGAGTTATTAAATAAAGGCCGGGGCCATACTCGAATCTACCTTTTTTCTGAATTTTGGTTTCATCATAAGCATCATCTAAATTTCCACCATGCCAAAGACTCATTGTATTTTGAGTAGTAGATGGAGATATAATCTTTTTAGCTTCTGTTATAAATTGTTTGAATGGTTTCATAATCTTCTCAGTTTACCTTTTTCAAAAATTAATTTAGATTTACCATCAGTAATAATATCGCCTTCTTCTAAAGATTCAAGAATATCTTTACTTAATCCAGATTCTTGAGCTTTTTGTCTAAATCTACTTTCAGATGCTGGTGTTTCTGGAACTGGTGCTTCTGCTCCCGGTTGAGGTGCTTGTGCGCCTCCTGCTCCCGGTACTTCTTGAAAATCAGGGGGAACTTCACCACCAGCAGCAGGACCACCCCCCATTGGGGCATTGCCAAGAGCGTCAGCTTCTCCACCACCAAGATCTCCAACAGAACTCCAATATTCAGCAATTTCAACAACTTCTTCATCAGACATTCTTAGAATTTTCTCTTGAATATATTTTGGTGAAAGAATTCTAGCTTCAGCAGTTGCCAATCCCATAGCATTATTTGCACCATTGACTTTAACATCAATGATTTGTGCTTTTTTAAGCATTGAAATTTCATTAGAAGATGCGTAAACAAATTTAATTTTCTCTTGAATATCTTTCCAATCGTCTAATGACATTACTTGTCTAGCAATCAAATCTTTTTTAAGTAAGTCTACAAATAAGTTATTAAATTTTCTTCTTAATTTCTGAATATATTTGAAGAATTTCATTTCATCACGTTCGATATCAATAGTAGGATTGATACTGATTTTGCTTTCAGCATTTCTTCTACTTTTAGGTACACATAACGAACTATATACTTTATTTACAAAATAATCAACATCTTCGAATGAAGAGAAACTAGTATTGCTCATATTCAAAGGTTCTACTCTAGTTCCTTTGCCTTGCGAATTAATAGGAAACCAAAAATCTTCAAGTATAGAAATAGATTTTGCTGCATTATCAACAGTACCATTTTCAGTATTGTAAACTTTTTTCTGACGATACTTTGAAATTAAACTTTTCATATACTCTTCAGCTTTAGTTTTTGGTAGATTCCCGGTATCAATATAGAAAGCACGTTTCTCTGTTGACTTTGTTAATCTATGAATGATAAGAGTATCTTCAAGTAAATAAAGTTGATTGATAGATTTCATTGCTTTTTGAATTGGACTGTAGTAATAGTTTTTATCAGGTGAATAAATGCCTGAGTTAATACTAGCAATCTGCTCATCAAAGTAAGTTATTTCAGGGTTTTCTAAATCTTTCATTGGATTATAAGATGAATGTTTATCAATATACCATCTAACAGTACCATCATGTTCATTTTTATATTTTTGAATATTAAAAGGTGGAAGAAGAATTAATTTCTGAATACCATCTTTTGGTTTTCTATTATTGTACACAACTTCAAAGTTCAATGTAGAATCTACATACCATTGACGAAAAAGTTCTTCGCCTTTTTCATTAAAATCTAATAGATAAATTATCTTGTCAAATGAATCATAAATTCTAGATTTAATATTTTCAGTTAATTCAATATCATCTAGGTTAAGAGTAATAGCAGGATCAATTTCATCAAACACAATAGCTTCAGAAGTAATTTCAATTAATGCTTCATCAACTTCTGGAAGTAAAGATGATTCCCTCCATCTACGAATAAAATCACCATGATTAATAGGTTGAGCATTACCACCCAAAGCAAAAGAGTTACTATAATTATTAAATGGATCATAAGTAACGTATGGTGTTTCTAATTCTGTTTCTTTTGAAATTTGTGAGAAATTTTTATGGCGATCTTGCATTGCTTCTTTTTCAGAATAGAAAGGACGATTCAATTGTTCAGTAAGATCTCCCCATGCTTCTGTAATATTTTTAAACATATATTATTCCTTTACTGTATTTGTAAATCTAATTTTTAATTAGTTCAATAAATCTTGTGTTTCGTTATATTTATTTATGGTCGCATTCTTTTGCCTTTTTGTACTATATGTCGTTTCCTTGGTTTCATAGCTTGACTTCTCTCAAGAAATCTAGCTTTATAAAGAACTTCTGTATACCTAATTGTTTCCCATACACCAACAACTTTAACATTAGTACAATTTGATATTCTGTATCTTCTAATTCCAGCCAATGAAAAACTCAATGATGGATTATTTTTTATAGTTTTATACCAGAGTCTAAAGAGACTTTCATTTATACTTCTCTTCTTCATTTCATTTATAACTTCAACAAATTTTGGGCGTAATGCGCCGGGTATCCAATGTAGATTGATTCCTAATGCAGACAGACCACCAATATCTAAAAATATTACTTGTGGATATTGATCGTATATATGAATCTTTTGTAAATCAATTGGAGTATATCGAAAATAATATATCTTACTATATTCAAATCTACCTGTGTATTTATTGAAAGTAGCATTGGCTAGATTTTTTGGTTGTTGATTAGGTGGTAAACTTCCACCCAATTGTTTATCTGGCGGTGTAGTATTTTCGTCTCTGAAAAATTCTGACATTTAATTTTCTTTCACGTTATATACCATTATTTTCTTTATAGAAAAAATGGGCAATCTTTTTCTGTTAATATCAAAAATTCAACATCTATACCTGCTTGTTTTTTTTCTGCTATAATTTGTCTAGTTGTATCCCATTTTGCTTGATTTATTATATATGTTTTAACTTGTTTAAAATAATTTTTAGTTTTACGTTTAGGTACTTTAGGAACATCAACTTGACTTTGTGGTTTGATTTCAACCCAGAATTCTTTTGTTTTGCCTGATGCTGTTATAGCCTTAAATGTGAAATCCATAAAATATCTATGGTATTTTCCATCATCAGGTCGTATATATTTAATTATAGTAGATTCACTTGTCCATTCAATAATATTTGTATTCTTGTCAAGATATTGAGATATAAATTTAATCTCCCAACCGCTTCTAGCAGTAATTGGACGAGTTCCTGTATATTTCTCAGGATTCTTTAAATGAGGATACATATCATTTATTTGGTAATAGTGACTCATTATTTTTTCTCTTTTGTTTTTCCTGAAGGCATGTAATTACCAATTACTTTAACTACTTTGAATGCTTGTTTAGTTAAAAATACAGTTTGAGTTGGTTCATTAGGATGTATAATAGCTAGACCGGGATCTATTAATACATCATATCCCAAATCTCTTATTTGTTTATTCCATTTATTAGGATTAGGACTAGGACTATTTGAACCTTTACCACCAGCTAGAATATAAGTAAACCAAAAGAAAATTCCACCGGGATATTTTTTACGAATTGCTTCTTTTGTACCTTTGGTGTATATAAATTCTGTGTCGATTTCTTCAGATTTAGATGATTTGCTTAATTCTTTTTTTAAATAATCAATAAAGAGTTTAAAAAAGTTTTTTGTATTTTCTATCGCAACTTGTTTATCAGATCTTTTATACTGTTTCAAACTTTTACCAAAAGTTTCATTCCATGCGTTATCAAACAGTAGTTGAAACGTATCATAAACATAATGTCCTTCACTATATTTTAGAATAGGCTTTATTTCCTGCATGAAATATTCAGCAATAAAACTTTCAACATCATCTTTATATTCATCTTCATAATTATCAACAAAGAGTTCTATTTTTGTTTTATTGATTAATTGTCCTAGTGTTCCAATAACACCCTCCATTGATTTAATGTTTCCAGTTGAAATATTATTCATAAAAGACATTTTAATATTAGGATTTTTTTCAATGGTTCTATCAATAATAGCTTTCACTTCATCTTCTGTAATATCTTTTAAATTTAAAGTTCTATCTAGTGCGATATTTTCAACTAGATAAATGAATGGAGCTTGTCCCATAAAAGGTAATCCATCTAATCCTTCATTATCAAGCTGATATGCCACATCAACCAATCTATAAGTATAAATTCCATTAGGAGTATCATATACACTTTTAGGATTTATTCCAATTTTGTGAGTTGGTTCATGATGTTTAGATCGAACATTTATATCAGCAGGTTTACCATTTTTATTTGTAACTGCTGTTCTCATACTAATAAAATAATTAGGTTCATCTAGATATGGTTCAAGAGTCTTCATAGGAAGTTCACGTTTGTTTACATCAGGATTTTTTCTTGCTTCGAAAAATAATTTGAATTGTAACATAATATGTCCTTAATCGAAAAGATAGTAACTAAAACCAATACCAATATCAAATGTGAAATTCTCTTCATCTGAACTTGAACTAGTTAATTGAATATCAGAAATGGATTTGAAAAAACAGTTATAGAAAGTAAGTTTATGTTGTATATTATTCTTATTAGTTGTTAGAAATAAAGTAGCATCAAATACTGGTTCTACTACATCTAAATTACCAAATACGGGTTCTGCCCCAGACATAATATAGTTGTATACTTCTTTGAACGCTATAAGATCTTCGTCGCATAAAACAGAAATATCTAGATCATTATATGTCAATGAATCTCCCGGTCTTGCATCATTAACAACCGAACGTGCAATATCTATAGTTCCCAGAGTAAGACCGGGAATATTCGCAGTTGTTGTCATTAATTCAATTTGTTTTACATTTTTAAATTGAATTATAAAGTTTGAAACTTTAAATAAGTTTGTAGAAGTAGTTGTCATATTAAACCTTTCGTTGTTATTATTTATAAAAACAAAAACCTCTAATATAAACTAGAGGTTTTTGTTTGTCATTTAATGTGTAATATTTTATACTACTTCAAAATAATCATATTTTAAAGTAACACTAATTTCTTCCATAGAATCGTTTGAATCTTGAGAAAGATCAATAGCGGCGATTGTAACAGGATAAGCACCTATTAAACGATAAGTAGCAAGTACATCAGATGAAGTTCTACCTAATTGTTGTAGTTGAATGACATCAGATTTATATGCTCCCGGTTGACTTCTCTCATTGCTATCCATTTGAGCCATAACTTCTAACCAATTTTCAAAGAATGATCTTAAGTCCCATTCATAATTATTGATAAAAGTTAAAGTAATATCATCAAAGGTAGGATCGCCAGCAATATTATATTTCATACCTTGCCAGTTGATTTCAATATTACCAATGGTACGACCGGGAAGAGAAGCAGATTTTGCTAAAAATTCATGATATTCTTTCCAAGGACTAAGAGATGCGTTATTATCAGCACCAGATGTAATAATTGCATTTGCTGGATCACCTAAAGCAACCCAGAAACGATTTGGTCTTGCAACGTCAGTAACGTTACTTTTAAATTTCTTTAAACTTAATTCAGCCATATTGTAACTCCTTTATATAAATGTTATTTTAATTTACTCATTGTTTTTTTAACATTTGATTGTTTATTTTTACCCTCACCAAAATATTGATAATTAGCAACATATTGATTTTTTATTTTTGTTGGTTTAGCTACATATGCAGTAGGATATTGTTTTTTGAATTCTTTTATCTTCATAGCCAAATCATCTTCTGATTTAGCAACTAACGATCCTTGTGTTGGCACCATTCCTTTTACAAATCCTTTAACTTTACCTAAGATAGAAGTATCTTCTTTTTTAGGTTGTGTTCTTGGTTTAGATTTAGGTTTAGGTTTTGGTTTAGATGTTGTTTTATCTTCATCATCTTCATCATCGTCATTATCTAATTGTTCATTATCTGAATATAAATCTCTTTTCTTAAGAGTATTGACAAAGTTTTTAAGATCTTGAATGCTATTTGGAGATAACCCTTTAATAGATGTAGTAAGTTCTTTTATTAACTTTTCGGTTTGGTCTTGGGATAGAGAAACCTTTTCCTTTTTCTTGTCAATTGGGTTAACTTTATTTTTAGCTTCTTGTTCTTTTTCAAAATCAAGATATGATTTTTTATAATCGAAAGTTTCTTCAGCCATAACTGTTTCTAATATATTATTAAAATTAATTTTCATTTGTATACACCCTTTTATTTAATCTTATAAAATACATGATAGGGAAATTAGACTGTAAACCTATTGTTCTGGTTCTTTCGTATACTCCTTCTAATCCATCTGTCATATCACCTTTTATTGATCCTGATTGATCTCCGCCATTTCCAGCTTTAGTATTTGCTTCTATTGTATAAATATTTAGATTTTTATCAATATACCTAACTAAACCAGCATGACCATAATAATTATATCCACTAAATGTAGAGCTACCATGTTTCCATGATGCAATATCTCCCGGTTCAGGTGTATAAATTCCCCATTTGATTTGTTTGGATGATATTACTTTGAATGTTAATGGACGTTTACTACAATATTCAGCAAATCTAGCAACTCCTGCATAATTAGGATATGGAGATTTTAAATTTATACTTTTAAATACTACATCAAATGAATAAGCTTGAAATGCCTGACAATATGAGTATCCCGGTCCAAGACCACAAAATTTTAACCATTTATCTATTTCTGGATTATCATTATTATTTGTAGCTTCACGAACATTCAAATGTGTTTTTTCATATGCTATTATTTCATTAGAAATATTGATTTCAGGCTCAGTCGCGTGGCAAGTTGAGGCACACCCTCCATAAACAAATGAAGGAAAAAATATGATTAGAAATAATAGAACTTTTATCATTTATCTGTTACTCATTTTGTAGTCTGCTGCATCCATATCATCACCAGCATCACTACCAGAAATAACTTTTTGAGCAGGACATTTTTTATTATGATCTGAAGCAGATAATGAAGATTCACCATCACAGTCGCAAACAGATTCAACTTTTTTAACTAATGCATCTTTTGATTTACCTTCAGACATTTCTTTTTTAAATTTGCCTTTTTTCTTTTTGCATTTGCATTTATCGCCACATTTACCATCACAACCACATTTACCATCACAACCACATTTACCATCACAACCACATTTACCATCACATTCAAAAATAAGTAAGGATCTCTCAATGTTATTCATAATATTCTCTCTCTTTTCTTTTTTATAATTTTGCGCCATTTTATTTACAGTACCTGAAACAGCTTTCCAATCATCACCATATTCTTTCTTTGCTATGTTCCAAAATTCTTCAACTACCGTTAGAGGTAGATTATATCTTTTAGCGTAAGTTTTAATATGTGGGATAGGCATATTACATCAATCCTTTAGAAATAACTAAAGCCAACGCAAGCCAAATACCCATTTGATATATAGCGGCAGCTATATTATGATCATCAAAAATTTCTTTTTGGATATCTCGTTTCGTTCCTAATTGGAATTTTTGTAATCCAAATCCAACTAAGAGTAAAATTACAACATTGAATACTATACCAGTACCCATACTAATAATAGTATCAATATCTACTCTAGTAAACATAGTTAAGTAACTAATAAGGGCTACTGTTCCAATCACGAATGCAGTATTGAAATGGCTTTCTTTAGCTTCAAATTTGTCATATTTGTCAATCAGTTTGTTTTTCATAATAGTTACCTTTGATTTAAAATATTCATTCATAATTAGTTCCTAGTTTGGGTTAGATTTCTGGTTCTTCTTCTGTAGTTTCTTCGTCAGGTATTTCTTCAATTTCTTCATCTTCTTCGTCTTTGATATTATCAAGACCAGTAAATTCTTTGATTATCCATCCACCATCATCTGAATCGAATTCCAAAGAAGCTTTAATTTTAAAATCTGTAGAGTTTACTGATAGAACTGGTTTGGTTGCTTCAATACGTTTTTGAATTTCAGAGTTTCCATTTTTATAATTAATGAAGTCAACATTATCATTTGCTCCAATTTTTTGAGAGATGATAATTCCCATATAATATTGTTCTGCTGATTCATCTGTATATCCGTGAATCTTTTCGCCTAACGATGCCAAATAGGAAAGATGATTTTTGATATTATGATAATCATCTTTAGTAAAAAATCTAGGATGCCCTTGATTCTCTGTTGTCAACACACCTTGTATTTTTCTTTTTAGATCTGAAGATTTGGTTAGTTGTTCTATTTCTTCTTTTTTGAAAAATATGATTCTATATATATTTGAAGTATCTCTAGTATGATATTTATCAGTATAGTTACCAAAATTCTTAGCTGCTAATGCCCATTTACCTTCAAATACATCTTCAACAAATGCATTGAATGTATCATCTTCTTTTGCTTCTCTTAAGAATTTCTTGAAGTTATTAAATCTCATTATTCGATCCTTAAAAATGTAAAAAAGTAATTTCCATTATCATTTTTCTTTAATTCAACATGTAATTTTTTAGTAATATTTTCATCAGATTTTGATTGTAAATTAAAATGCATATTGGCATCAGTGTTAAGTACAATACCAGTTCCATCAAAAGGAACACCATCTTTTAGAATTACTAGATCAATACCATTCTCTTTAAATAATTGATTAATTTGTGTGAAAAGATCTTTAGGATTTGCTTGTTCGTTATCAAATTCATCAGGCATATCACCATTTGTATATTTCAGTAATATGCTATTAGCATAGCTATATGCTTGTTGTTCTTGTAAGTAAATCCTAAATGGTTTCATGATGCTTCCTTATGTATGTTTGCTATATATTAATTTAATACTTCCATCGTCTTCAACAGAAGCTATTGCGTATTTTGTGTGATTATATAATCCCTGAGATTTAGTTGTGAATCCATAATCTAGAATAACAGGTCTTCCTTTATAAACTCCCCAATTCTCAGTGTTTATCAAATCATCTAGATTCAATCCTGCTTCTTGTAAATGTATTAATTCTTGAATATGTTGAAAATGTTGCTCATTGATATACTTACCTACAACCAATTTATGTAATTTATATCTACGATCATCAATTAACATATATGAATATGCTGATATATGTTTTTGTTCAGGATACAATTCTTTGAAAGCATTACTTAGTTGACCAAACCAAGATTCAAATATTCTATTGAATTCTGCACTAGCTGGTTGATCTGCATATGGCATCTGAATCCAATTTGAAGTTGTTTTAAGTTTTTTACCAGTAGGATCTTGAACTGATAGACTAATCGCATGATTTTTACTAGTATCAATTATAGGCAAAAGACATTTATATTTTTTAAATTTTTTGTATACTTTTATCTCTTCTTCATTTTGAGCTATACCTCTTGAATTCAAAGCTACTTTGATTACAGTATCGGCTAATCCTTCAATTAGATCTAGATCCCCAGTACCTTGTTTGAATTGAGAAGGTTCTACACCAACACGGAAAGCGACTCTGGAAGAACCTTCGCCTAATTTTACAGAAGTTTTATTTAATGCATTTTCGGCTTTTTCGCTACTATATTTACCGGCATCTGGTGTTAATGCATCAGGAGCCATATTCTTAGGTAAAGGCATTTCATTTAAGTATTTAATAAAAGTGAGCATATATTTTCCTACTTTGGATGACAAGGAATACATCCTTGTTCATCTTGAATTTTAAGTTGTTCTTCTGTTAATAGTGTATGAGGTACAATTTTGAAATCTTCAATATGATATGTTACTGTTGACATAACTTCATCATTATTTATACCGAATTCATATTTATTTTCTAGATATGGAAATAAGATCATCAAAATTGCAATAAGTACGTATGTTGCTATGTTCCATTTAGTCATAAGTAAACTCCATTGTCTTTTTTATTTATGAAAATAAAAAAGCCCATCTAAATTAATAGATGGGCTTTTGAACAATTAATTAAAAATTAGTCAAGAATACCAAATTGTTTATCGAACCACTCTTGTTTCTTTTTTGTAGCTTCAATTCCATCAAGGAATTTATTGATATGTTTTGAAGTTGTGGTTGAATGTTTAGTATCAGTCATAATAGCAGTATCACCATCTTTAACAGCAACAGGAGTTTTATAGCTATAAAGAATTTTCTTACCACCTTTGGTAACTACAGTTGTAGAAGCTTCTAATAGTTCCATTGCTTCTTTGACAGAAACTTTTCTACCAGATCTAGCTTTTTCTGCATTAGCCTGACGTTTAAGTTTCATTTCAGGATCTACCTCTTTGGTAGCTTTAATATCTTCTTTTTCTTTACCGCTTTTAGGACGTTCAGAGTAAAGAGGACATTTGTTAATTGTACAAGTTTTAGGATGATCATCACCAGCACATTCATAGCATTTTGCTTGAATGATATTACGAAAAACTTCTGTAGGTTTAGCATTACCTGACTCAAGAGCAGTTACTACTTTTTGAAGATGATTAACTAACTTGTTATCATTTGGTAATGGATTGCTTTGTTTCTTTGTTTTTTCAATTTGCTTTTTGATGGAAGCAATTATACTTGCATTTGCGTTGTCAGCCATTTGATATCTCCTTATAGATTATCTTTGTAGTTATCCATATTCTTTTTCTTAGCATCTAGCATCTTTTGAATATGTTCAGGTGATTTTTGTGATCTAGCATCACCTTCTTTATCAAATTTAATTCGCAATGCTTGCTTAAGAAGAGAATCATTAGTATCTTTACGATAACCAAAAGGCTCATTTGGATCATCATCATACTGAATTTTCTTACGGATAAGTTTTTGTAGTTTTAAGTTACCTTCATCTTCAGCATTGTATGCTTCTGATACGATTTCGTCTTGTGTCTTTAATCCTGCAATTAATTCTAATAACCCCATGTTAAACTCCTTTTGAGTGTGTAATAAATAGTTTATATTATTTAGAAAAATAAAAATAAAGGATCATTTATGAATTGTGAGATCTGCGGCAAACCATATCACCATAAACATCATATCATATCAAAATCATTTGGTGGAAAAAATGGTAAAGAAAATATAGCATTTTTATGTGCTAGTTGTCACGTCTAACCACAAGCATCATATCAACTACTTTTGATGTTCTATTATTTTTTTAATATGATTCAAAAACATATCTACTGAATGATCTAGTTTCATTCTGTTACATATCTCGCAACATGTAACACAATTATCAATATCATACCCCTTTGAATTATCTACTCTATCAATTCCATTATAAATATATAACTCGTTATTATAATTTCGTTTGACTGTTTTTGGCGACGAAGAAGGTGGAGAACCACAATAATAACAATTATCTTTCGTTAACATAGAAAATTCTTTTCTTGTTAATGTAAAACTTTTTTTATATCTATAACTTGCTCTAGTTTTATAAACTGAATATAATTTCCTTTCATTTGGGTTATCATACTTAGCTTTACATTTTCCCATACCACAACTTAATGATCCAAATTTTCTAAAATGATATGCTGATTTAGAATAACTTCTGTATGACTCGTTACCACATAAACAGCGAGTTAACCAATATGCATTTTGATGATTTATGTCATCCCCACGCATTTCATACTTATCGAGAAATGTAATACTTCCTATCACTTCTCCTTCTCTGTTCTTTATTACTCCCATGTCTATACTCCTTAAATAATTTTCCCTTCAATGTTATTTATAAAATAAAACAAAAACATTGAAGGGAAAAGAAGAAAACCCTATCACCGGACTAGCTGATGATAGGGTTTATATTAAGTAGCAAAACATTTCTTACATTGTGGTGTATGAGACTTACCACACTCTTTACATTTCTTGCACATAATCAATACCTCTTCTTTTGAGATATGATTATTTATCTTATTTGTACATTTTAAATTTTTTGAAGAACTTTCTATCCTCTCCATAAATTGGTTCTGTAGCAATTGCAGTAAAACCAGTTTCGTGATCAGGCTCGTAAAACATGTGAGACTTAATTCCTTGTAAATCCAATTTCAACTTTATATCAATCAATTTTGCCTGATCTTTGACCTCAAACAAAATAAAGTGACATGTCTTTTCAGGATGCTCAATTTGTTTCGTTATTTCTTGAGTTGAGTGAGCCGCCTGTATTATTTGATAATGTAAAGACATGTCTTTTCTAATGAAGCAATAAGTATAAGGAGTCTAATTACGCATTGTCAGTCTCCTTTAGAATAGCTCTAATTGCAATCAAATGATCTTCTGTTAAGATACCACCAAACGGTGGTAGAATCCATTCTGGACGTGCATTGCAAACATAATTCATAGCTTTTCTATATGCTTCATTTCCAGTTTTACCTTGACAAATTAATTTTCTCTTGGATTGCTTTTCTGGTGATGCAAAACATTGTTTAGGATCTTTGTCTCGTAAAATTGCGTAAAGAGCAAAGTCGTATCCAGAGAAATTGTAGTTGTCTTTGCATGATTGTTTCCATGCTTTGATCATGTTTAGATATTGTTCTTTAGATTCAAAAATTTCCATTTTCATAGTGTGTAATCCTTTATAGGTGATTAAGTTAAGTTAAGTTAAGTATACTTCACGTTATTTCCTATAAAAGTTACGGTGGTCTATTTGAATGTGTCTATCGTTTCATATCAGCCTCCATGTGTTAGGGTTAAAGTTACGATCTATTCATAAAATCATATCATATCATTAGATTGGTTATCTGTCAATTAAAAATCACCATCTATCTTGCCAACAAAGACAACTATCTTTTCTACCAGCAAGAAAATCTTCTGCTGCACGTAAACAACAAGGATCTGCACCAACTCGTTTTTTATATTCAGTAATTGTATTTTCAGTTTTAGATTTTCTGATTCTTAGTGATTTTAAAAGTTCAAGTTCTTCTTCAGTAGGTTCAAAATTTTCTTCATTTGGAATCCAAGCTTGATATCCATCAACTATATGACATGGATAGTTAGCTGATGAATTACGACAATCATGTTGTCTACCACATGTAGAACAATTTTTTATTTCCATTTTATTTTCCTTAAATTTGAAAATTTAATCTACCCAGATTCCATTATTTAAATGAATGGAAGATAATCATTGTCCTTTGTAGATTTGACAATCTGTTTACAAAGATCGATTGTATCCTCATTACGATGATCAGAACGACCATTTTCAGCCCATTCTTTAATACAGGCCATGAACAGCCTCATTGTGGATTGTTGAAGTGTTCTATGATCGTTGCATACCGTTTTAACAAATCCTTCAGTGTCAGGAGAAAAACTATTGACCAGTCGGGAAAGGGCTTCAGCAACTTCAGTTCCATTTTTTGGATTGATTTCCATAGTGTTTCTCCTTAAAAGTATTTTATTTCAATGATTAAATTAATATTTACATATTAAAGTAAGTACATTTATGGGCTTCAACAATAGAATCATCTTCTATAAATGTCAGACTGATTTTTAGTGTAATAGGATGAACAGCAAACCCTTTCACAGTGTTAATTTTTAGTTTTGACTTAAACGGTTTTCCCGAGACTTTTTTGACTTGAGTTCCAATAAGATCGGAAAAATTAGGATGGTTCATAAATGATTTAACGGCTTTCCTATGCCATGCTCCACTAGACATAATAACTTCTCCCTTTGTATATTAATATACTATTTACTATCTGTAATGGTAAATGCCATATCAGTATTATTAATAGAAGTTATTTTTGAATGATAACCATCCTTAAGTTTTTGTGTTTCAATTTCAATAATTTTAATTTCATCGATATAATTAAATTTCGCAACCTTGATAGGAGGAACCCTAAGATTTTCGGGAAGATGTGTTTGAACACTTTTACATAAGTCAAAATAAACATCAGTAATATCGTGTAATCCGTCACTTGACCAACATGAATTATGATTACTTGTATTTTCAAATTGATCTAGTGGAATGGAGTTCAGACCCCATGCTGTACTGACAGCAGACCAAACAGATACATGTCCTGTAAAAATCATGTGGATAAATTTAACATCAGAAATTGAGTCATAACTACTAAGAGTATTACCATCAAGATAACCATAATAACTCGCGCTCATTTTTAATTTAATATAAAGAGATTTCTTCTTTTTATTGTCATAACTATTCATCGTGTTGATTGCAGGAAGTAGTGTTCTGACCATATTCGCTACAGTAATATTAGCATCCAAAGTAGCAACACCCATGATAAATCTCCTTTTTGATTGGTAGTGGATTTAACTTTATATCATATTTCAATTTCTGTCAATTTAAATCTTTATTAAACTTTTGTTTGTAGAATTGGACACCATTCAGGTACAGGTTTCATATCTCGATATCCTTCAACATACCCCATAATTTTTTTATAGGTAACAGATGGATGTGTGCAGTAATGATCACTGGCACACCCTGCATTAGGAGTAGCCCGTTCTTGTTCGAATACACAAGAATTTCGTCCTCCATGACTACAACCATCAATAGATGTACAAGTACGCCGATTGATAACAGTAGAAGTAATAGGAAACTGATAAGGAAAAATTGTTTCTGACATAATTTATCTCCATTGTGATATGTTTGTGGGCAATGCGGGAATTGAACCCGCGATAGAGAATTTAGAGTTCCCTGCTTTAACCACTTAGCTAATTGCCCATTTCATTTCATTTCTCCTTTTTAAGTTTGATATTCACACAACCCATATGACATTCAATAACTTTTATTGATTTATCAGGATAGAATTGACATTGATTACTATCACTACGTACATCAGACTCTTTGGTTGTTTTGAAGACACAAAACTTCAATCTCCTACTTTTAACCCGTAAAATTTGTTTAAGAAGATCTTCTGGAAACCAACTCTCGAATTGTTCAATAGAATTGAATCCAAAATATTGATTATCATTTCTAGTAAGATCAAATTTAGGATGAATATCATCCGAATCACCTTTATAGTCCATATAGTATCTATATAATCTTAAGCATTCTATTACAGCATTAGCTTTTTTTCTTGCTCGTTCATAAAAACTAATACCATTATTATAAATACCAAATCCATTGCCATATTGAAATCTATAAACAAACATTTTATTCTCCTGTGAATTGGGTTAAGAAGAATATATTATTATTTTATTTATTTGTCAATTATTAATTAGTCGCATTGCTTTGATTATTGTATTTCTAGTTTCATCTGATAATAGATACCATGCGTTGTCTAATCTAACTTCAACCAATGCATTATGACAAATACTAGCCATATCATTTAATGCATTGATTGAAGCTGGAATTTTACATGGTTCTGGTGTGAATTCTATATCTCTCATGATAGTGCCTGTTTAACTAAAACAGAAGCCATTTTCCCATCATATAGACCATCATATTCTTTTTTGAGAATTGACATCACTCTACCCATATCAGAAGGAGAAGTAGCATTGTTTGATTTTGTGATAAATCCAATAACACCAATCAATTCAACTTCTCCCATTTGTTTAGGAAGAAATTCATATAAAATATTTCTCTCAATATCTAATTGAATTGGGTAAGTATCACATAGTTCAATTGTTTGATCAATCCCCTTGATAAATGCTTTAATTTTGTTAACACAATCTGTGTCAGTAATAAGACGTTGGCCATCATTCTTGGCAACCATTTCAATCTCCCCAATAAGAGTACCAAGAAGATTTGCTTTTATTTTGAATGATTTATTTCCAATTGCTTCTTTACGAGCAGCTACCCATTCCTTTTTAATCGTATGAATTAGTTCTGGTTTCATTTTATTTCCTTTTCAATTTTATCTTCCAGTAAATGAATCATTTTGTAATAATCTTTTGCTGTTTTAAGTAGAGTTCGATAATCCATTTGAGAGGATCAGTAGGAAGGGGTAAAAGTTCGAATCCTTCTCCACCATATTCAACTGAACATTGAGCCGCATAATCTAACATTCGATGTACTGAATTCACGCCATCTTCTTCATGTAATAATTCCATTAAGATTTCATTAGCAAACACATCATTATCTGTGATATTAAATCCTTGTTGCTTACCATGAGCAACATTTATTGCATAACATAAAATATCAACACCAATTGTTATTGATAGTAGTCCATCGACAATTTCTACAGTTAACGGTTTATTTCTCATAATCAAATCCTCCCATTTTTTAATCGTATGAATTAGTTCTGGTTTCATTTGAATTTCCTTGTCTAGTGTTTGAATTCTTCATTAATATTTAATACATTCCATCACAAAACATTTTTTAGCTCTAATTTTACCAAATTGAACAGTGATGATATCTTCAAGATTTACACGACATATCAAATATGTTTTATTTGAACATTGGTTTTCCCAATATGTAGCATTTGAGAAATGTAATCCAGAAGTACAAGAGACATTATTATATTCAACATTTAAAGCTTCAATCCAAGAATTCACTGTATATTTAAAATATGGATCATAAAATGATGATTTATCATCATTAACTTGTTTAAAACAAATAAGAGATTTATTCGAAGCTATAAGACCTGTTTGGGCTTTGATGTTTTCTCTGATGTTTTTTGGATCAGTAAGATCCACTTCACAAGTAGAAAAACTAACATACATTTCTTGTGAAATCACTGCATTACCGTGTACTCTAGCATTACCGGATACTTCAGCTTTATCGGATACACTAGCATCACCGGATACTATAGCATTACCGGATACTCTAGCATTACCGTATACCATAGCATAACCGAATACCATAGCATCACCGGATACTCTAGCATTACCGTATACCATAGCATTACCGAATACTTTAGCATAACCGTATACTCTAGCATTATCGGATACTCTAGCATTACCGTATACCATAGCATCATATCCGATAAAGCAGGTAGGTTCTACTGATGCAGAGTCAGCTACCCAACCACCTTCAAATCCATTTGGGTTTTTATGTCGTTTAGCTAGAACTGATCC